TTAATATTAAAATTATAAAAATATTTTATCTTTTATTTTATATAACGATGCTCAAAGATTTACAGAAAACTTTCAAGGCACATCACGTTCTTTTACTTTTAGGAGGACTTGTTCTTATTTATGTTATTTATAACTATTCATCGAATAAGAATTTTTACCCCGAGAACTATGAAACTGTCAACAGACGCAACTCACCTTCAAACGCGGATTCAAATGCCAACCAAAATGCTAGAGCTGGTAACCCTAGCGGCGCAAATGACGGCACCTTCTATGTTGACTATGCTCCTGTAAATTCAGGCGATGGTAATATGGCTGGTATGCCATCAAACTGCAATAGCCAATCCATGAACACACCATCTGACCTTCTTCCTAGCGACAACAATAGTGGTTGGGGATTAAAACCGATGGGTGGTAGTGATTTTATGGGTGTTAATTTCTTAAACGCAGGATACTTGATCGGTGTTGATACTATTGGAAGCACTCTTAGAAATGCTAACCAGCAGATTCGATCTGAGCCTCCCAACCCTCAGCTTATCGTTAGTCCTTGGAATAACACTACTATTGAGCCTGATGCCTTCCGTCAGCCCCTTGAGGTCGGCTGTGGTCCTCAGTAATTGATAAATTAACATTAACATATTAGATTATAACCATTATTTTTGTTAAATAATAATACCAATACTATTATTATTTATTATTTATATAATATATAATATTATTACCATAATATGGAAATAAATATTGCTGGATACATTTTATTAGCTCTTATTACTATTGTATGTATTAAAATATACTTTAGTTCAGATATGTCAAATCTGAAATGTATTACTTCAAGTGTAGATGGGAATAAGTATTGCGTTCGCGAACGTCTTAAACTTGAAATGGCAGCGGATTTATTAGCAACAGTTACTCAAAAAATGAAAAAACTTGTTGGATTTATGCAGAAAACATATCCCACTTATGAAAATGTCCAACGACTTATAAAAAATTTTAACCCACAAACAGTTATGGAAAATGAACCTGATAGCGAACATACAGCATATAGTGAAAATAAGGGTGAAAAAATTGCATTCTGTTTAAATACTACAAAAACAGGAGATACATTAATTGACGAAAATACGCTAACTTTTGTAGCTATTCATGAATTGTCGCATACAATGACAGAAACCATTGGTCACAAAGAAGAATTTTGGAGCAACTTTAAGTTCCTTTTAGAAAATGCAGTTCGTTGCCATGTATATACAGCAGTAGACTATTCAAAACATCCTATAACTTATTGCGGTATGAAAATTAATGAAAGTCCGCTTTATAAAAATTAGTTATTGTGTAAATTTCATATTTATAGATTTTATAGGTGATATATATATAGATACAGATATAGATATATATTTTATGAAATCCCATAGTATTAGTTTAAGTTTATTACAAAACAAAAATATATTGGTTTTATTAATATTTACATTTGGTATAGGAATATTACTATATCAATTATATGTTAACTCTATCCAAACTTCACTAATAGAAGGATTTGATTTAGATACATCTAACCCCGATTTATCAAATATAATTGGTATGTTTTCTGGTTTTTTTAAACAAAAGTGTTTACCAGGTTGCGTTAGACTCGAAAATATAGATAAAACAAAATGCAAACAAAAAACAGATGAAAACAATGAATTAATATATGACTGTCCTTGGGTATGCGACACTAACAAATTTGAAAGTGATATTAAAAATAATATTACATTATCTCAACAGTTATCCACATATACAAGGTGTTCAAAAGATACTCAAGAAAAAGATTGTGGAAGTTGTGTCCCAAATAGAGTATTTACCACATAGTAGAGTTCATTATAGATGATCGTTAGTTCTAACACTCAGTAATACACCATGAAAATAACTCAGCATTATCATTTGTTATATATTGTATGTTATCTTCTTTGTTACTATAATAATAATAATACTTCACAGTGCATTCGTCGTTTCCATTGCCTTTATAATTTATAATTTCAACATGCCTCTTTTGAATTTCTTCAGTATTTTCTATTAAAGTAAATACAATATAATATACGGGTATACATAACCCACTTTTCTCATCTATGCTTTCGCATTTTGAAAAAGAACTAATATAGTAAAGATTCATATTTTCTATTATTGGAAAAAATGTATCACATTCATATTCTTTATCAATATATGTAATACAAAATTCATTAATTAAAATATTACTATCTTTTTTGTAATTTTCATTAATAAAACTGTTATATATCTGTGATCCACCGATTATCCATAGTTCATCGTATCTTTTATTTTCATATTTTGTATTATTATTTTTAACAAATGAATTTCGATTAATCTCACGCATCTCATACGTCTCATGTTTTTCAAGAGATGCATCTACGCCATTTCCAAGGTTGGGGTATTCGGTGGATGAGTTACAAAAACCCATAATATATGAGATGCGTGAGATTGACGAAAAATACATAATTAAATCAGAATCCATTTTTGTCTCATTTTTTAGAAGATATTCTTCACTATTTTCAAGAATAGATGATGATAAAATAATATTGTCTCTATTACGAAGAGGTTCGGGGTATTTTGGTAACGATAACCATGTATTTTTACCCATTATAATTGCATTCTTTTTTATATTATCATCTTGTTTAATATTTTCTTGATGAACACTAGTGTCTTTCTTATTAGTTTCCTTACATTTTAAGTATTTTCCATATATTCCACATGTTTTGTTCGAAAAATATATCAAGTCTTTTTTAATCTTCCACGGAATATCGTTATGATAACCTATACCTCGATTTTTACACATTGCAACAATTAACTTTAACCTCATTGTTATAATATATTATATAATAAACATATTCTCTAATATATAAACATATTCTCTAATATATATATATTATGGAGGATCGAATAAAAAAAGATATATATAAATTAAGTTATATTAATAATACAAATATCGATGGAGACCAAGTCCCAGAAAAAATTATTGTTTTCTATGGAAGAACAAATCCTGTAACAAAAGAGACATGGGAGATATCAGTAGATGAAGTAAAAGAAAAGTTTGGTTCATACATAGAAAAAAAAATAAGTTCTCAAACTAGCGACATAAGTGAAGAAGATACACTTTTTAATGATATATTTAGTAACACCGAATTGGAAAACATTAATACATATAAAATAAATGTTGAATTCTCGTTTGATAGATTATATGGCGATGATACAGTCGAAACAATAAAGAAAAAAATAATTACAAACTTAAAAATAGAAAATTCACCTTCATTTGATGAACTATATATTTTTTGTAAAAGAGGTATCGAATATACACCTACACAACTATACAATAAACTATCAAATAATGACACATCAACAATAACAAAAATATCTCTTATTAATTTTTTAACCAATACTCATAGATGGAACCTTAAAAGTGAATGCGAATTGATTTTAAGAACAAACAAAGATGACCTTAAAGATGAATATACATATGAAGACATCATGGATCTTTTTTTTAGATATAAAAAAGAAAAAGATGTTGAGGGTAGCGAAGAAGAAGAAGAAGAAGAAGAAGAAGAAATTATTGAAGAGTCGGTTATTCCATTAATAGAAGATATACCTATAGGGCAGAAACTTACTTATAATCAATCTGAATATACATTTACAATTAATCCTTTTAATGTCATTGAAATAGATAAGTTTTTAAAAGATAAAGCAAAAAATATTATTTCAACAACAAACAAAACAATATTGTTAGATTACCAACCTATTATCTGTAATACCATTTTTGCATGTTTGGCTCGCGATGTTCTAGAATATGTAGAATTGTTTAATAGTAAATCAGAAGAGTTAGAATTAGAACCACTACTCTCAAATAATATGATACAAATTTACTATCCATATTTAGCCGAAAAAGACTATTATACGCTTAGCGATTTAGAAAGCAACAGTCAAGAATTAATCATGTCTACCTCTGAATTAATAAACGATAAATCATATATAAGTCTTATAGAAAATGTGAATCTATTTTATGATGTGTTTTATCAAAAAGAAAAAGATAAAGATTTAAAATATATTAAAAGAGGAATTTCATATATCGAATTAGAAATTAAATCAGATTCTACTATAAATATTCCTATTGATATTCTATTTAAAGTTATTCACACAACAGATGAAAAACCACTTATTAAATTAACAAGAGGAAAACGAGACGAAAAAATGTATAGGTTATATGCAAACAAGGTTACCAAAAATGGTAAGAGAATACCTTATCTTAAACGTTCGGAAATTAAAAAAATAATGAAAGAAACGCAAATAGAAAAACGCGTAATGGTATTAATACATTGTGTATATTCAGAGTATGATAAAGGTGAATATATAAAAGATCATATAATCCCCATAAAATGTGAATTTGATAACCATGGTAGTATATTTATTTCATTTAAACTAGAGCAACCATTAAATGATGATAAAGTATCGGAAATTATTGAAAAAAGTGTTAATCCTGTAATTGATGAAGTAGCGGTATTTATTGGACAATATGGATATTCTATGAATAAATTTAACAGTCTTTATTCTAGAAATGTTATTATTCGCGAAATAAAATATAAAACTCTTCTAAAACTTCCTAGTAATTTTAGATTCAATATTCCTGAAAATGCTGGATGTTTATCAAGTATATTTAATATTATTGAATACAAAGAAGGTCAGCGAATTATAATGAGATATAAACGTGTATCAAATTATAATGAAATGGAAGGTATTGATGCTTTTATAATGCAACAATTTTTGAAATCCAGTTATCAAGCAGATGTCGTTACAGGCTTAATGGAAAATTACCAGCATTTAACATATGATGATGCATTACGGCATGTATCAGATTTATTGGATCAGTTGCAACTATCAGATTTAAATAAACAAGCGAGAATAAAAATTAATAGTCATCCAGGATTTTTCACATCTATTATTCAGTATCAGCTTGCTACAATGGGAAATTTTGAAATAAATATAGAGAATATTGATAATATTTATTATTTGGATCATATTGAGAAAATGATTGACTCATTTTTGCGGTTATTGCTTTATAAGAGATCAGAACCAAATACAAATGTTTCAAGCGAAGAAATTACAAAATTGTGTAAAAAATCTGTTAGTTCTAAAGATAAATCTGAAATAAAAGAAGTAAAAGAGTTTGTTGTTCAAGGTGATAAATCTGTTCTAAGAGATAATACAATTATAGCCGAAACAAATCCTGTTGATGAGTCATTTGTTAATGAACATTTTAGTAGACCTGAAGATTTTAAAAATATAGATGATGCTGTTTTGGAAGATATATTTTTTGGAAGTGACGAAGAAGGAGAAGAAGGGGAAGCTAGTGAGGAAGCTAGTGAGAAAGCTAGCGGGGAAGGGGAAGCTAGTGAGCAAGCCGAAGAAGGAGATATAATTGATGAATTTCATATAGAAGAAGAGTCCCCAGAAGAGTCCCCAGAAGGATCCCCTGAAGAGTTAGGCGAAAAAATAGATGAAATTGAATTTGGAAGCGACGAAGATAGTGATGAAGGTGGTGAGGAGGAGGAGGTTGAAAGTGGTGGAGGTAGTTCAAGTGAGAAAGAAGAAGAGAAAGAAAGCGGAGTGGTTCGTGCAGAAATACCATCATTTAGTTCAGACACAGAACCCGAAGAAGTTCAAAAACAAGCAGCAGTAAAACCATCCTCAAAAAAACCATCTATTAATGTTTCAGGACTTAAATCCTCAATGGCAGCTGCCAGTTCTGCAAAAGAATCCGAAGAAGGGGAAGGTGTTACACTATTTCAAAGAGGAACAATGGAGCGCAATATTACAGGTGCAAAATTATCAAACCCAAATCCTGTTTTTCAAAGACTGTATTCACTTGACCCCGTTTTATTCCCAAAAACAACATCAGGAAATGTGAAAGAATATTCACGATCGTGTCCATGGAATGTAAGAAGACAGCCGATTATTTTAACAGATGATGAGAAAAGACATATCGATGAAAATCATGCTGGTTCATATGATAGAGCCATGAAATACGGTTCATCAAAAAGTAAAAATTTTTGGTATATATGTCCACGATATTGGGACTTGAAAAAGAATGTAAGTTTGACCCACGAAGAAGTAGAACAAATTAAAGCCAAAGAAGGTGATGTTGTTATTCCGCCTGGCGCTGAGACAATTCCACCAGGTAAATATATTTTTGAATTTACAGAAGATAAATATCATATTGATAAAAAATCAGGACAGTATAAGTCACAGTCTCCTGGCTTTGTAGATAGTAAAGAAAGTGCTGGAAGTAAATACTGTATACCATGCTGTTTTAATAGTCAAAACTTTGCAAAAGATAAGCAAAATTTAGCAAGACAGTCATGTGGTTGTCCAAGTATAACCGTCCATAATCAATCTAACCCCAATTCTAAAAGTTTCGAATGTAAAGGTAAAGAAGAAGCATTCAAAGCATCTCCCGTAAGACGTCTTCGTGGAAAAGGTAAAAAAGCTGAAGAAGAAGGAGAAGAAGGAGAAGGAGAAGGAGAAGGAGAAGGAGAAGGAGAAGGTGCGGTTCAAGGACAAAAACCAAAATTAACATCTGAAGCAATTAGACAATCATTGGCCAAACTAACACTTGCTGGCAAAGATGTAGATGTTTTTGGGGAGGAAGAAGGTTCCGTTGAAGGAGAAGAACCTGCAACACCGTCATCTCTAGCTGTAAGTGAACAAATTCCCTCCAAAAGAACACTTATGCAAAAAAAAGAGTTGAATATTTTAGGCCCCGAAAGACCAACCGAGTTACCCGATGGATCTTATGGATATTTATTACCACAGTTACAAGCATTCTTTTCGCAAAGTGTTAAATCATGTTTATTAAATGAAAAAAGCACTATTCTAAAACCTGGAGTGTCGTGTTTACTACAAAAGGGTGTTCAACCTGGTGAAATAAAAAGTATAAAAATGGAAAAACTAGAACATACCACAAAAGGTATCATTGAAAGAGAAAAAATATTTTATTATAATAAAAATCAAAGTTTTTTAGGATCTGTAGCTGATATTTATTCGAAATACCTTGAAGAAAATACAGGTGTATATAAGAAAGTTTCTATTTCAGATATAAAACGTGTTATTACAAATGCAATTGATATCGATACATTTATGACATACCAAAATGGAACACTTATTAACACATTCAACTATAAAAAAAAACTAAATAAATTATCACCCAATGATGATATTAATAAAAATATCGATGCCGAAGCCGAAGAGGAATCTGATTCCGAGTCTGTTGTGTATGGTAAAGAAGAAACCAATAGCGGTGATAGCACACCTAAAGGTAGTGTTAGTAGCATCCTAGGTCAAGAAGGTGGTGGTAGTTCCAGTGATGAAGGCGAAGGCGAAGGTGAAGTGTCGGATACAGACTTATTAGACTTTATTCAAAGTGAAGGTGAGGGTGCAAAAGCAAACGTTAAATCAGGATCCCAAGAATCCCAAGATGAACCCCTTAATATTAAAGCAACATCTCCTAGTGATATTCCTCCATCATCATCACCATCACCATCACCATCACCATCACTTAGATCCACATCGGCATCTGGATCGGAAACGGGTTTTAAAATAAAACAAAAAGGTGAAATGTCAAAAGAAGAAGAACTACCAGATGAACAAGATATTTGTATTGTAGACGATGATGTATTCAGATTATTATTGCAAAGTCCAGATTTTGAATATAAAGACTCAGTAATTTTTAAATCAATAACAAAAATGGAAGACACCGATGCACAGTTCACTTTCTTTAAAAAAGTGGTCTGTTCATTTGACAATTTTAAAAAATATATAAATAGTAAAACAGAATATATAGACTATCAGTATTTATGGGATATTATAATCACCCCAAACCCAAAACTTTTTAAAGATGGTCTTAATCTTATTATATTACAAATATCAAATAGAGATATAACAAATAATATCGAGGTTTTATGTCCTACAAATCATTACTCCAATGGATTTTTTGACAATAATAGGGAAACGGTAATATTAATTAAAAGAAATATAAAAGATACCACGTTTTTTGAACCAATATACGAAATCCGCGAATTAAAACCACGTAAGTTATCATGTATTTTTAATATTAGAAATACAGCAATACGCAAATATATTAACGAAGTCGGCGTTGAGGTTAAAGAAGCAGCTCTTCCACCCATTCTTAAAAAAATAATAACAAATATTAAAAGAGCATATGATGGTCAGTGTAAACCATATAATAGTATACCGCGCGAAGGAACAGCCAATGCATCAAAGAAATTTCCAAGACTATATGAGTTTTCGAGAAATATACACTTATATGAATTAAAAGAAAAAGTCACTAGAGCTGGATTCTCAATATTAAATCAAATTTTAAACTATGATGGAAGAGTAATCGGAATTTTCATTGAAAAAGAAGATGAAGAACGCGACAACACATTTTCAGGTATCGTAATGTGCGAACCATCACCAATCGATAAAACAATCCCTCAAATAAATTATATAGACGACGAAACTTTATGGCAACCATATGAAGAAACTGTTACATTTTTATACTACGTTCATAGTAAAATTAAAATACCTTGTTTGCCTCGTTTTAAAGTAATAGATGACGGTAAACTTGTTGGCGTTATTACCGAAACGGATCAATTCATTTCTGTTTCAATAAATGGAGAGGAAAGTAAAAGAACAGACGGAATATTTAATATACCGATTATAAATACAAGCGACTATAACATTGCCGATACAGAAATTAATGCAAGATTAAAAGACGATCCAGATAGAGAGAAATATGTAAAATATATATATCTGGAAAATAATTTTTATAGCGTTTTTCGAAATATAGTTAGAATATTATTGCACAAATATGAAAATCTACAAACGAAGGAATCCATATTATCTATTATTAAACGCAATGATATGTTATACTTAATTAAACTAACTAATATACAGTCGCTTATCAGACGGCTTGTATCAAACTATGTAAGTTTTAGTGATAGCCACTACAGTGAAGATCTGTTGAAAAGTATAAGCGAGATAACTACATCGTGCTTAACAAATAAAACACCTAATACATGCGTTGAAACAAAATATTGTATAAAAGAAACTGATAAAGAAGGTCGGTGTAAGTTAGTTATACCTAAAATAAATCTTCTGAATCCAAGTCAAAATAATGAAGTAATGTATATAGCTAGAATGGCAGATGAGATTTTACGGTATAATAGAATACGAGCATTTATGTTCGATCGTAATATATTTCCTCTTATGAATGTAAAATACAATTTAAGAGAAGACGAAATTATATTATCGCAGTCAATGCTTAGTGATAATTATCTTGATGACTTAGAACCAGTCCCTGAAAATGAATATGCAAATTTCAACACATATGATACTACCGAACCATTATTAACAGAACTATACGAAAGTATGTTTGATACACCTTCTTCAGCACATGTAAAATGCACAACAGAAAAATTATTTTTAACACAAGAATATAAAAAATATTTCAGTGCAAAACAAACACAACAACTAGAAACATTAAAATTCAACTCAAATTCCCCTAAGTGTTCATTCGAAATTATTCTTTTTATTTTGAAACTCGAGGCAAAAAGAAGAGACTATAAAAGATTAGAAACCATTACCATAAATCACCTTAAAATTGTAATAGCACAGTTTTATATAGATGCAATCGATAAACAATATACCGAAGGAATAAAAGAAAGATTTGCAAAACTATTAAAATATTATGGAATGGAATCAATATCCGATGAATATAGAATAAAATTTGTATCTAACGAAGATGATAACTTTATCGAAACTTTGCCTTTTTTTGAATCCTACCATTTAACGCGTCTTGATATTTGGATTTTATCAACTTATTACAAAATACCTATTATTATTTTATACTACCCCAATAAAGCTCTTATTGAAACAAATGATGAATATTCCATTCTTACAACATATTACGAAGAAAGTTTACTAAGCACACGATCGAGGGCAAAGTCTGTTGAAAGAAAAGAAAGCGAAGAAAGCGAAGAAGACTTTCCAGAATTTGGCGAAGCTGCGCGACCAGCCGAAGAACAAAAAAATCCAAATGAACAAGGTTATTATTTTATTATTGCACCAGCTATTAAAACAAATATTGCTCCTTCGTATAGTATCATTTTTAGAAAAGTAACTGGTAGTGAATTAGAAAGCGGTGTTAGTGCGGGTGCCAGTGTTGGCAACGTAAGTCAATATTATATACCTTTAAATATTTTGACATATACATCTCAGTCTAGTATCATTGATCAACAGTCAAAACAGTATATTAATATCGAAGACCCACCTCAAAGCGAAGACGATGAAAGCGCACAAATGAAAGAGTCATTAAGATATAAAAATAGCATTACACAATTTATTCAAAAATTTAAACCCCCTTCCAAAAAAGGAAAGAGTGATGATTCATCGTCAATTGGAACTGGTGCATCATTGGATATACAAGAAGAAGAAATATTAGATGCTTCTACAATGAAAAAGCAACGAAAGTCATCAAAACCAAGGCAACGTATTAATATATCATCTCAAGTGTTTGAATCACTCGCACAACCTGCGTCTGAAGCAGTATCCGTTGCACCACCAAAAGCAAAAAAAAGAGAAAAAGGAGCAGGAATACGTATAAAACCATTCCCTTCACAGCTATTGTCAGTATCGGAAGATCCTGAATCACAAGAAGCCCCAATTGGTGTAGAAGAAAAAGGAAAGTCAAAACCAAAACTAAACCCAAAAAAACAGTCTATTAACGTATCATCTATTCAGCTTCCAACGTTTGGTGCAAAAGCCGCGCCTAATCCAGCAGATTTATCCGATATTGCAGAAGCAGAAGCAGAAGAGTCATCAAAAATTTCCGATAGTCCTTAGCCATTATCTTATTAGTGGTAAAATATTATATTTATAAAAATAGTAATATTTTACATTATTGCGCTATACTTATATATAATACCGTGTATAACAAAGTTTAAAACCCAATATTATAGTTCATCTTAACATTTCCAAGGTTCTCTTTCTTTATATTAGAAACAGTCACATTCATCGATAGATTTCCAATAGAACACATATCATCGGGATTCTCCATTTCAAATGCTTTATCGATTTCATCATTCGGGTTTGTAATATTGTATTTTGCTTCACCGCCGAATTTAATCATCTTATTCATATCAAGCAATACCTGAAAACTACTTGTTCCAAAATAACCCTCTTGTCCGCACATAACATTTGCAGATACACCTCGCATCTCATCCAACTCTGCATGTCTCGCCGCTTTCAAAAACATCTCTGGTGTCTCCTCAAATGATGCTTTAGCAATAGGGCCGATATCATCATTGTTAATTCCGTGACGAAATATAGAAACCATCTTGGCACTTGCTGTCATTCTATCTGCCAACATAACCAAGTGGTGGTAATTAATATATGTATTATCAAACTCCAACACTTCCGACAGTTCATTAAAGATGGCAACACGAGCTGCTTCGATACCCAATACGTTATAAATTTCCTGAATATCATTGCTAATTGTTCTAGTGACATCAATATAATCGAGCGACAACGCAGTAAGCAAGTTTGTTCCTGTAGTATCAAGCACCCACGTTTCCTTTTTAGTATATGCGCTATCTATTTTAATAACCGAGTCGGTAATTTTACGAAGCAATACTTTCGATAACCCCTTAACACCCCTAAGAACGATGTTATTCAACATATTATCCTGGAAATTCTTAAGAATATAAATCTGGTCTGACTGATCTAGAGATAGTAAATTAGTATTCTTCTTCTTGGAATTAGTAATTACATTATTCAACCTTAAGCGAAATACCAAATTGTCCGAATTATAATCAGCATACATACACGTAACCTCATCTGTATAAATATTCTTCAGCGCAAAATGAATATCGTCCATTGATATCTTTCTATCCAACATTGCCTCGCGATCCATCGTCATTCTAATAATCCATTTTGACTTCTCATTTGGTGCAGGTCCTGTAGCCGATGTCTCTTGTTGTTGCGCGGCCGCTCCCCCGCCACCTGTTCCCAGATCTCCAAGACTTGAGCTCGAACTTGCAGCGGCGGCAGCAGACGCCGCCAAACTCTTGGTCATTTGTTCTGTAGTGTTGCTCATACATTCATCCACCATTTTCTCAAACTCGAAATACTGCGACATAATATCTTTATCTTGATCAATAAGTGTGCTCATGTCATCGGGATCAAAACATATTTCAACTGAATCCACAATTTCTTTCAAAATCGTAAGCTCAATGCTTGGAATCTTGTCACGAACAAATTCTTTATCCATTTCCTCGTCCTGTTTCATATAAATAGTCAAAGACGGATTCTTCGGGTTTTCAGACAACGATAAAATCTCCTCGATACGCGGCACACCACGAGTAACATTCGACTTAGAAGCAACACCAGCACTGTGAAATGTATTTAAAGTGAGCTGTGTTGTCGGTTCTCCAATACTTTGGGCAGCAATCATACCCACCATCTCTCCAGGTGCAACCAAAGAACGTTTATACATCAGCGAAATCGTTTCCAATAAAATCATTAGTGCTTTCTTATTGAATCGTTTAACCACTAGTAGTTCCTTAGGAGACAAGTAATAGTAATACATCGCTTTAAATAACTCGGTAGGAGGTGCATAATACAGATTCTCCAGTAGTTTATAATTATCCTCAATCATATCGTATACGTCCATCGGCGTAATATCTACCATAGAATTCTTCGTAATATGTTGCATTCCTTGAACGTTGTTGATGATGTGCGTAAAACATACAGGCAAGTGCACATTTTTGTTATCACGCATTTTAAATACATTCTTGACGATTTCATCGCGTTTTTCTATCATCATGTCCGTGTAATATTTTGTCTTCGTCTCTAGTTCGCTTATATTTTTCTTCATCCTCGTCACCGCCGTCTTTGTAAATACCGTCATTAATACACCATCCTTATCATCATTCGTTGATACATAATAGTGTGCATATATTTCATCCAGTGTCATCGATACGATTGGGATGAATTGATTCTCTACCTTTACCGTATCTACTCCGTCATCTCCGTATGCAAATTGCACAATGCGCTCTTTGTTGTTTCGAACCGTCATATCATATCCAACTTTCAAATCTTCCAGGCCCTTGATCAATCGTCTCTGAATATATCCTGTCTGACTCGTTTTGACGGCCGTGTCAATGAGACCAATACGACCTGCCATAGCATGAAAGAACAGCTCCTCGGGTCGCAACCCACTAATAAATGAACTCTCGACAAACCCGCGAGCATCAGGCGAGTCATCGTATTTCGTAAAATGTGGCAATGTTCTACTTTCGAATCCATACGGAATACGCTTTCCATCAATAGCCTGCTGCCCCAAACACGACGTCATTTGCGAAATATTAATTTCCGTTCCTTTCGAACCAGCAGTTACCATTGTAACGAATCGATTATCCTTGCTCAAACTCTCCAAACCGATTTTACCCGCATCATTGATAGCCTTATTCAAAATATTGGACACCTGATTTTCGAATTCGATGTCATTAGTTTTGCCAGTCTTGTTATCAAAAACGCCGATATGTAATTGATCAATTAGTCCTTTAACTTCTGTTTTCTTAGATATAATAACATCGGCAATTTTATTATTCGTTTCAGCATTTGCAATCAAGTCACTGATCCCAACACTATAAGAACTAACTTTCATATATTCGGTAATAATATTTTGAAGATCGTCAATAAATTTCGCCGAGGTCATATTATTAAAATCATTGCATGTTCTATGGATTAGACCATTTGTTCCCGAACCCAATACTGCCTTATCAAGTTGTCCTCTCAAATATTGCCCGTCGCGAATTTCAAGCACATTATTTGACGTGTTGTAGTCTTCCTTCTCGCCGAATGCTTTTTTCTTGTATTTCAGTGTAAGGGGTGGCATAATTTGTGAAAGTATCTGAAAGTTGGACAGGTTTCCATCTACATTACTAAACATCTTCTCGTTTACTGTCTGCAACGCCATTAGAAGATTCATTGCTGCACGACTGTCAAATTTCACACCCACACGCGTAAACTGGTATGAACCCAGCAGTGAATCCTGGAAAATACCGATAATCGACTGATTATTTGCTGGACTGATAATCTGGAATGGAACTGCCGCCAAATTCTTTAACTCCGCCTCGGATTCCTCATCTTGCGGCATATGCAAGTTCATCTCATCGCCATCAAAATCGGCATTATATGGTTTAGTATCACCAACATTCATCCTAAATGTATCGCCCTGAAACATGACTTTCGCAATATGACACATCATACTCATTCTGTGAAGTGTAGGTTGACGGTTAAACAAAACACCGTCACCATCCATAATATGCCTATGAACTATATCACCATTCTCAATATGTATATTCTCGCGATCTGCATAACGCAGCGAAATATTCTCCCCATTTTTCTTCTCAAGGATCTTCGCACCAGGATACTCATCGGGACCATTTCGCACCAGTTTTATCAAGAAACTCTTATTCAAATTATTTACAGTAATCGGTTTCGTAATATTTTTCGCAATTTTGAGTGGAATTCCAAGCTCACGAATCGACAAATTTGGATCGGGTGTAATTACTGAACGCGCAGAAAAGTCAACACGTTTTCCCATCAAATTTCCTCTTACACGACCACCTTTCCCATTGAGACGATCCATAATCGACTTAAGGGGTCGCCCTGAACGCTGCGCAACTTGACCAATTCCTGGTATATTATTATTAATTTGAGTGGCAACATAGTATTGTAAAACATCATGCCATCCATCGATAACTTTTTGAGGTGCTTTATCATTTATTTTCTCTTGAAGTGTTTTATTCATCTTAATAATATTTACTAAAATATGACTAATATCATCTTCGCTTCTTTGTTGGCCATCCATTTTGATTGAAGGACGAACTGCTGGCGGAGGAACCGCAAGCACTTGACAAACCATCCAGTCGGGTCGCGAAAATTGCGGACTAAATCCCATAAATGACACATCCTCGTCAGAAATTCTCCTGAAAATTTTGATGACAACTTCTGGAATTAAATGCATAGTCAGGTTTTTCTTTGGGGCTCCTTCTTCAGTTTCCTCTGCTTCCGTATTTTCCCATTCAGCTATAAGAGTTGCCATATCCTGTTTTTTAATTCTCTTTGGCTGAAGACAACCACATCCATCATGTGTATCTTCGCCACAACGCTTAATTTTGCTACAATATTGAAATACATTATTCCAACGATGGTCGGGCTTCATATCCATAAAGCGACTATTTGTCTCTTTGCTAATAAGTAATTTACTACACTTAATACAAACACAACTAAGAATTTTTCGTATAGTTGTTAAATATTGAATATAAAATACAGGACGAGCCAATTCAATGTGACCGAAATATCCTGGCGTCTGCATGTAATCCAACCCATCCGTTGGACAAATCAAACCAGGCTCGAGCACACCCATGCGAGAATCAAATGGCCCACCTATCACGGGTCTATTATTATCATAAGTATTTCTGTCGGTAATATGAGCAACTGACGATTTTCTAATTTCTTCGGGTGACATAATACTAAACTGAATTCCTATGATTGAAGATACATTTTGAACAGCTAATTTTGTTTGACCCTTTTGAGAAAACATTTCCTTCTTATATTAATAGAATAATATTTAGATTGTTTATCAATTTTCTTAATTACAAAAATATAATTAAATAATAGTAAATAGTAAATAAAAAATATAAACAAGATTTTACGAAATTTACTACTTTATTTTGTAATAAAATCGTAAAATATATATAGTAGATTTTAAAAATACATAACACCGCTATGGAGTATATTTGAGTTATGCATTTTTAATTCTTTTCATTTTATTAACAAATATATAATAAATTGAAGGATATAAAAACATTAATTTAATATATATAACTCAATCTATCACAAAAGATATACCATTAATAGTAATGCCTAGCATAACTCAGATGAAAAAAATGCCTAAAAGTGAAACTAAAAAATCAAAAGAGTCGAATGAAAACGATAAAAAAAAATATAAGAAGGGAAAAGATTCTGACGATGAAGGTGATAATAACAGCAGTGGTAGTGACAATGAAAGCGTTTCAGATAATGGGGCAAAAGTAGAAGAAAAATTTGATATGACAGAGTATAGAAAAATGTTGGCTGACATGTTTCCTTCCAAGTATATGGATAATCGTATTGCTAAACTTGAAAGTCAACAAAAGGTTGCTAAACCTATATCAATGCGTGATCATGATTGTGATGTAGAGTTATCTAAAGAACATAAAACTTCAAGCAAAAACGCTGGCGCCTCATCTAAAAAGAAATCGAATGAAAAAGACAAAAGTAACGAAAATGATAATGATAGTAATAGGAAAGTAACAAGAAGTGCTGCAAAGGCAGCAGAAGCAGCGGCTGCATCTATTGCTATTAAATCGAAAGAATCAAAGTCTGTTGCAAAGGGTAAAAAAAGAGGTAGTCATAATCCACCACCGCCTCTTCCTGACAATGATGAATATGATACATCAAGCACAAGCACGAACTGTTCTGATTCAGAGGATGACTATAGTGGAAGCGATGATGATAAGTATTCTGCAGGTTTTGGTGAATTTGCAAAAGAACAGTTACAGAATGGAAAATTCAATATTGTAATTAACTTGGTAAATGATAAGAAGCATGGCGGTAACCTTGACGAAGATGATTCCGAATATGATTCAGAAGAAGATTCTGATAGTGAATATGACGATGACGACGAAGACTATGATTCTGATGATGATTCGGGTTCTGATTCCGACTATAACCCTGACGAAGATGAGGAAGCGAGCGAATACGAGGATGATCATAATAAAGAAAATGAAGTTAAGAGTCATCATGGTAATAACAGTCATAAAACTACAAAGTCTTATAATACATCTAAAAATTTACAAAAACATACATCCCAGACTGTGGTTGGTGGAAAAAAATCAGAAGATGCAGGTGGCGCTGTCGCTTCATCTATGGAGTCACTTGAAACGATTCAAAAGATTAAACAACAGATGGAAGATATTCTGAAATTCAATAAACATGATAGTATTGCGCGAGAAACGTTAGGCATTATGGTAAAAAAAGAGAAAGAATACAAAGAACGCGAAGAAAAGAAGCTTAAGAATCAGCAACGACGACACGTCAAGATGTTCAAAAAAATGTTGCGCAAAAAGAATTCAACAAATGATCTGAAATACTTTAAAGATAACCTATCTACTTCTGAGCAAACGGAGGTTTTGAAAGAGCTGGAGCATTTGAACAAGTTGACAATTACGGATAAACCGTATCGCCTGGCTCTATTACAGTCTGATATTCCTCAAGCATTCAAAGCAATTGCGCTAAAGAAGATTACGAATTTGCGTCATATGGAGCCAGGGGCAGGTGAATATTATAAAATTAAAAATTGGGTTGACACTTTTATGCAAATCCCGTTTGGTAGGTGTAGCAACCTTCCTCTTACGATTTCGGATGGAATTGAGAAATGCCATGACTTTATGGAGGATGCAAAATCAAAACTGGATGGTGCTGTATATGGACTCAACGACGCAAAGATGCAAATTATGCAAATGTTGGGACAATGGATCGCAAACCCTGCAGCTATGGGCACCGCGATTGCTATAAATGGTCCGATGGGCACAGGTAAAACGAGTCTTGTGAAAGAGGGAATCAGTAAGATTTTGAACCGAGAGTTCGCCTTTATCCCGTTAGGGGGTGCAACCGATAGCAGTTATTTGGAGGGGCATTCGTATACATATGAGGGGAGCACCTGGGGTAAAATTGTTGATATTTTGATACGTTCGAAGTCGATGAATCCTGTGATTTACTTTGATGAGTTGGATAAGATTAGTGAAACACCCAAGGGCGAGGAAATTATTGGAATTTTGACACATTTGACAGACACAACACAGAATTCGCAGTTTCATGATAAATATTTCGCGGAGATTGATTTCGACCTTAGTAAGTGTCTGTTTATATTCAGTTATAACGATCCTCATAAAGTAAATCCGATTTTGCTTGATCGTATGTATAAAATTAAAACAACGGGTTATCAGGTCAAGGACAAGATTGTAATTTCCCAGCAGTATTTGATTCCCAAAATTCGTTATGAAGTCAATTTCAAGGAGGGCGATATTATTATTCCCGATTCAACACTGAACTATATTATAGATAACTATACAGAGAAAGAGGATGGTGTGCGAAATCTGAAACGTTGTATTGAAATTGTATATAAGAAACTTAACTTGTATCGTCTTGTAAAGCCTGGAACAACTTTATTTGACAAAGAACCAGCGCTTGTAGTCGAATTCCCATTTACTGTTACAAATGACATTGTAAATAACCTTATCAAAAAGGATGAAAATAGCCTAAACAAGGCATCGATTAATATGTATTTGTAAAAATTTGTTTCGTGTTCATTATTTATTATGATTTACTTATAATCCATTTAAAAATAATTTACAATAATTAAATATATTTTTATTGTAAAATAAGTATACGAATGTCATATATTATACAGTTTAAACCCAACGTTACTCCTAAATTATATAATAATTATTTAAATGTCTATAAAGAAGTAGATATAACAGATGAAAATGTAGTTAAACAAATGACATATCCATTTAAACCGCTAGCGCTAGAGGTAAATGAACGCGAAACATATAAATGGGGACCATATGAAGGTGAATATTTCCACTTGTATATTGACTCTTCTTATGTAGTGGTTAAGAAAAATGAATAAAATATTATTTTATATTTTTTTATGAATATAAAATAATACACAACCGTGTTATATAGTTATATATTTATTCAGAACTCGTTATAATACGAAGTCTTGGTGTCGGGGATTGTGTTATTTCCACCACGCATAGTTAAGTATTGAAATTGTTTCTTTGACAAACAGGCGCACCCCATACTATTAGAATAAGTGCCAGGGCAGCATGATGCGTCGAACTTGGTGTCTTTAAAGAAATATAATTCACCTTCGGGAAGAGGAATAGGAGGACCGCTATTATACTGATAACTGTCAAGGCGGTTTTCATTTCCCATACCCTTGGAGTATCTCATTGCATCGGAAACCCACTTGGTTAAATTCACATCTTCACTTTCACTATCCTTAATAGGGCCCCACGCCAGTGGTCTTGAAACTTGGAATGGCTCCTTCTTATTTTTAAAAGTATCTTTTTTCTTTTCCACTCCCTCTCCCTCTCCCTCTCCCTCATCCCCATCCTCAATATTCTTTATTTCTTGAGGGACTAAGTTTCCAACGGGGTTAATTGTTTCAAGTGCTTTTTTCAACACATCTGTCGCAGCATTACCGCCACCCATTTGTGTTCCTAAATCACTCAAGGATCCTGCAACACCTCCTATACCAGTCAACTGTGGATTTGTTATAGAAGCAGGAGTAAGAGTAGATTGACCATTTCCGCCACTGGCAGTTGTTTCATTTACTGTATCCATGCCCTCTAAAAGCCCATAATTTGTTCTACAACCACATAGCGCGAATGAACCAATCAAAATACCGAGAACAATACAAATAGCAATTAATGAAAATCTGGATTTAAATATATTTTTCATATTTCTTATACATAAATCTTAGATAAAAATAATTATTTATTGTATTTTATTGTATATTATTATATTTATTTCCTAAATAAATAATTATTAATACTTAATAATACTTATTAATACTTACTAATACTTATTTTTATATTAAGTTTTTCAAACAAATAGCCAATAATATATCTACCTTGTTTTTGCAATTACAGAAGATGTAAAAATCACTAAAACAAGAATCATAATCATAAACGCTACATATATTACGGTAAGCCCTATTGGAACCCATAAGTAAGCTGCTCCAATAGGGGCAAATACAATCATAAACATTAAATATAATAACCAAGCAACGTAAAGAACAGCATACATAATTAATAGTATTATTGACTCTCCCAATAAAATAACATAAAATACAGATGCCCCTGCTTTATATGCTGAGAAAAATACAAATAAAATTGTAGCTAAAATACCTTCTCCTTTTTTTAATGCAGATCTAATCTTGGTGATAACTTTTGTTAATATTGATGAAAATTCTGTTTGCGTTTCGGAAACCTTTTTAGTTTGTTCTGGAATAGCAGTAGTTCTAAAATTTGATATTGCTCCCATTAAATTTGTTGTTACTCCAGTAAGGATAGATACACTCGCGCTTATTAGAATAGACGCAGCTTCGATAGGAGCAAGAGCAATTTGTATAATATCTTTTAATATTACTTCTGAACATTCAGAAAAATTCTTTATTGTATATTCCATATTTGTCATATCTGTTGGCTCCATAATCGTGCCAGCAAATGGCATATACAATGGATTACACTTATTGGTAGCCCAATCTTTTTTAACAATTTCTTTATTATTTTGAATATTTAAATAAATAAAATAAAATGCAACAAGTAGTATTGCAAAAATAGCAAATATTACCGACCCTCCATATCTTTCTAAATATGTTCTTTTAATATATATGTCATTTATTTTATTGAATATTGGTGTTATTGGAGTTATCTGTATTATGGGTGTTATAGGTGTTGGTATAGAGTTAGAATCCATATATACTAAATATATAAATTAGTATTACTATATACATAACCTATAATAATTCATTTTTATCGTATAATGAATTATTATGTTTAATTATTTCTATTTCAAACTATGTTCTATCTTCATTAGCCAACTAGAGGCTTAAATGTTCTTATTAGTTGACCTGGTAAAGCATCCCAAGTTGACTGCGCTGTATCACCAGATGCCTTCAATATAGAAAATGATGTTGTAAATATACCAGACATCTTTCCCATCATATCTTTTAATTTAACTACCATGTATTGTAGTATTAGCCCCAAGCTACCAAATACATTATATAACATAGAGAAGTTGTTCATTACAGTATCTCGTATGTAAGAAAACATTCCCATTGTGTTTTTATGCGTCTTTACTGAAGACTTTACATTTTCGGCAACAACCATGTTTGTATAATTGGACGGCGCTAAAAATGGTCCCATAAAGTCTGTCTGCATCGTTTGAATACAATATGTAAAGTTTTTCATGACATCGTGCCCGAATAAGTTCGCAAAAGGCATTACTAAGGGACTGCATCGATAAATAGGCCAGTTCTTTTCAATATTCTTTTTTCCTATTGCTAAAATATTTGCAATATATAAACCTATAAATACAACTATAATAAATATTGAATTTAATAAATCACTGGTCTTCATATTAAAATATAATAATAATATATTATTTTACATTATTATATTTTACGTTTTATATTTTACAATAATTTTATCTATAATTACTTATGTAATACGTAATATGTATACTTCACCTATGTCGCATACTTCTTCCCTTTCGCCCAATGCTCTTCTTGTGTCTTAGTATCCTATATTTTGTCTTTTTGTGTCTATGCATCGAACGTCTCTTTATTCCTCCTCCTTTAAAGTTAGATGCAACGGTTGGAGACGAAGTTGGTGCAACATTTCCTCCTACTACTTGTGCGTCTAGTAGTCCACTCGAAAGTGATTTTAGAGTTTCTATTTGTCCACCCGATGATCCCAATGGTATAGAAAGCTCTACCTTACCTCCTATAACTGATGGAGAAATATTTGGTCCTGCTCCTCCTCTAAATATTCGTCTATTCTGACGCTTACACTTATGTCTTTTCGTTTTTTTATTATTACATCCTATCATTACTCTTTTTACGTGACCATTACCGCGCTTTCTTGTATTTTTTCTTTTCAACCTGTATCCACCTCCCGCTAAACTTCCATTCCCCGCCTGCATCAGTGCTTCTGTTGCAGCCATTCTAGTCTCATACATTTGTGAGCCAGGCGTTGTTGCTGGCATAGCAGGCAATAACATTGGTGGCGCGGTTATTCCACCTTCTGCTCCACCCGTTGTTATTTTAGGTAGTAATTCTTGAGCACTCATTGATATGTATATATATATATATATAATCTATATATAATCTATATATAATTCATTAAAATATTATGATTTTTTAAAATTTAAGTGTAATTTTATTATAAATTACATTCGTTATAATTTAAAAACATTTTTAATAGTATAATATATAATACATACTATATTGTTAAGTATATAATAATGAATCCACAAGAACGCTTACAATTAGATAAGCTTATTCGGGCAAATGATGTCACTGATAATACAAATAATATTCGCGAATTGAAACATAGTAAACCTCTTGCTGATGATATTATTACGCTTATTAAACTTAAGAAAGAATATCAAAGATTGGCTAAAAGTAATCCCACCCAATTTGATACTATTTGTGTTTCTAGATGTCCTTTCTTATTTAATAATTATACTGATATTTTTAATAAAGTAAAAAAAGACGAGATTGACTTAAATATTCTTTTTCAGTTAATTAATATTCTTAAGCAAATCGAAGATGGTAAACTGGATCAACATACTGGTTCATACGAAGTTGGCAAATTATTGAAAAGCATTTATATAGATAGCGCAATAAAAAAAGCAGACAACATCAATAAGTCTCATGAACACTCGCATGGAAATGGAAATAAAGAACATTCAAAACCACCTACAATAAAAAAGATTTCATGGTCCGAATTTAAAGCGAAGAATATTTCAAACGAACCTAGTTCTTCTTCATAGTCTATAAATACTATATTAATTATATCCTAAAATTGAAATAATTAATATAATATTTATAAATACATAAACATTTGCAAACATACCATATAACCAACTAAACCACTTATCATGTCTAAAAATAAAAAATCCAACTTATCACAGGAAGGGACAACTACTTTAGTTATCGTAGAGTCCCCCGCAAAGTGTAGCAAAATAGAATCATATCTTGGTTCAGGTTATAAATGTGTAGCAACATTTGGGCATTTTCGCACATTAGACGGTCTCAAATCAATCAATATGGACAATTTTAAACTAAAGTTTTCATGTATGGAGGAAAAATCAAAACAGATTTCCCGTATTAAAAGTGAAATCGAGTCGTGTATGGGCAATGTTATTATTGCTACAGATGATGATCGCGAGGGTGAGGCGATTGGGTGGCACATATGTGACATGTTTAAACTGCCTGTATCCACAACGCCACGAATTATTTTCCATGAAATAACAAAACCTGCAATTCAAAACGCCGTAAGTAATCCTGGAACTTTAAATATGAACTTGGTGTATGCACAATTTGCTCGTCAAATATTGGATTTATTAGTTGGGTATCATATTTCCCCGCAACTTTGGACACATATTGCGTCAAGTGTTAAAAATAGTTTATCTGCAGGACGATGTCAAACGCCAGCACTTAGACTAGTGTATGATAATCAAAAAGATATTGAATCATCTCCTGGAAAAACTGTATACAATACAGTGGGGTATTTTACAAAACTGAATTTGCCTTTTACTCTTAACAAGCAGTATGATATACCAAAGGTAATGGAAGAGTTTTTGGAAGAAAGTGTGAACCATGACCATGTGTTTACTTTATCACAGCCTAAAAAAACTACTAAAACGCCGCCTTCTCCATTTACTACTAGTGCGCTGCAGCAAAAAGCAAGCAGTGAGTATAACTATTCTCCTTCGGAGACAATGTCGGTTTGTCAAAAACTATACGAGAGTTCATTTATTACATATATGCGAACTGATTCGAAAACGTATAGTCCTGAATTTATTGACAGCACAAAAAGGTATATATCCGATAAGTGGAGCGATAAATATATTAATGCAAATATACAATGTCTGGCACTTGGATCGGCATCAGAGTCGACTGATAAGAAGTCGAAAAAAACAAGTAAAGGTGCCGATGACAAGGGCGTTAAAGCACAAGAGGCGCATGAAGCAATTCGTCCAACAAATATCGAAACTTTAAAAATTCCCGATACATTTACAGCGCGTGAACAAAAGTTATACAAATTAATATGGACAAACTCTATCGAAAGTTGTATGGCGCACGCAACATGTGTTACAATAACAGCATCTTTGACGGCTCCAAACGGCAACGAATATAAATATAATGCCGAACTAATCGAATTTCCAGGATGGAAAGTTGTAGATGGTTATGAAAAAGAAAACCCTAGTTATAGTTATTTACAAAATATTAAAAAAAATTCAATTATTCCTTATAATAAAATCAAAGCATCAGTTACTATGAATGAACTAAAATCGCATTATACAGAGGCGGGACTTATAAAAATATTAGAGGAAAAGGGTATAGGGCGCCCATCGACATTTTCATCTCTTATAGAAAAAATACAAAAAAGGGGTTATGTAGGAAAACAGGATGTTGTTGGTAAAAAAGTAAAATGCACTGACTTTGAATTGTTGCCCGATGAATTACAGGAAATACCCATAGAGCGTGAATTTGGAAATGAAAAGAATAAATTGGTAATACAACCACTAGGGGCGATCGTGATGGAATTTATTGCCGAACACTTTAATACATTATTTGAATATAATTTTACAAAAAAGATGGAAGATGATCTAGATAAGATTGCAAGGGGTGAGATTTTATATACAGAAACGTGTCTATTTTGTTTAGATAATGTTAAAAGTTTGACGGCTGCTTTGAAGGATAAAAATATACAAAAGGATACAATAAGCATTGATGAGAATCATTTATATATGGTGGGAAGTAGAGGTCCTGTTATTAAACATACTACTGTTGACGAAGCAGGTAAAAAAAAGATAGAATATAAAAGTATTAAACAGAATGTAGATGTTGCAAAGTTAAAAAGAGGTGAGTATGAATTGGAAGATGTAGTAGATGAAAAGGGAAATATTGATATGGGTGGTATAAAGCTTGGTATATATGATAGTAATGAAATAATATTAAAGCGTGGCAAATATGGATTGTATTTTGTATGGGGTGAACAAAAAAAGTCTTTATCGGGTATATTTCCAAAAAATAAGAATCCCAGTAGTATTACATATAATGAGGTTATTAAAATTATAGAAAGTTCTAAAGCACAACAACCTGATGATACTATCGTAGGCGACTGTGTAAGTGGTGAGAGCAGTGTTGGCAATCATATACAAATAAAGGGAATGGTTAGAAAACTATCAGATGATATAAGTATCAGAAATGGTAAGTATGGAGACTATATATTTTATAAAACAGCCGAGATGAAAAATCCTACATTTTTAAAAATTAAGGGATTTTCCCAAGATTATAAAACATGTTCTATAGATGTTATTAGTGAATGGATTAAAAAAACATATAAAATATAGAACCATTCAGAATATGGTCATAATAAGATTTTCGAGTATAATGTGGTTATTATTTATATTTTTTTTAATAATATTTTATACTACAATATATATATAATATGGTTTTTGGTAATTTATTTAAGTTTATATCAGATAAACAAAAAAATGTAAGTCAAGCAAATATTGAAAAAGAAATATCAAGATTATGTGAAAAATTAACAACTGGTGTTACCGAATTAGCCGAAACAGCAAAAAAGATTAATGAATTAAAAGAAAAATATAGTAAAGCATCAGAAATGCCAGATGATACTAACACCAATCCTGTAAACAATTCAGAAAATGAAAATACTCAACCTAAGGAAAAGGATAGTGGCACAGATATTGGTAGTATTGTTAGTAGTTTCTTTAAGTCTCCACCAAAAGAAGAACCTGTCCCACCTATACCGCCCACACCGAATGTCGAATCTCCCCAATCACAACCACAAGATTCGTTGGGTGAATATTCTGATTTAGCCTCTTCTACTCCTAAAAGTGCAACAGAAGAATATACCCCAGGTGATTATGCTCCCATAAAAAGTGTTGATAACTATAAACCACCTTCTTTAGATCCAATGACACCATTCCCAGCGAATGACATGTTAGAAGATCCAGAACTTGCTACACCTGTAGCAACAAAAGAAGCATTACCAGCAGCAGCAAATGTAGTCCCAACTGCTGCAGGTGGTAAAAATAAAAAAAAGTTAAGAAAAACAAGAGATAATACTCATAAAAAAGTAAATAATAGAACAAAAAAACAGTCTATTTCTTCTCAAGGACAAGCTCAGCAGCAGGCGCAGGCCCAACAACAGGCCCAACAACAGGCGCAGGCCCAGCAGCAGGCACAAGCTCAGTCTCAACAACAGGCACAAGCTCAGTCTCAACAACAGGCACAAGCTCAGTCCTATTTTTAAGTATTATGAATAATAATTTTGTGTTGTATCTAGTAACATAAAATTATTAAATTTTATTATTAACCACTTATAATTATGTTCTATATTGAACAGGAACGCGTATTTTAAGTTCGCGTGCTATTTCATCTCTATAACAATCAAACTGCAATGTGAAACTATAATCATTATTACTAAAATCCACTAATTTCCCGTCATGGTATCTAAATTTAAATTTTAACTTTGATACTCTTTCAAGTGGTGGATAAAAGTGTGAAAAATTTTGAAGTAATGCATTTTTAGAGTCAAAATATTGAGAAACAGGAACACCTAAAAATGGTATTTTTGCAAATGCCGAATTTACTCTTCCACCATAACTACTATCTTTAGTAGAGTTTACTCTTCTTGGATAAGGGTGAAGCTCATCAATTTGATTATATTCATACATATCTAGATAAAAAACCGTTTCTCCTAAAGTGTTTATAATATTTGGCGGAATTAAATAGAATCCACCAGGAGGCAACCAATGATACAAAGGATCATATGAAGCATTTCTGTATTCCAAATCGGTTGGGAGAAAAATAGATGTTTCTTTTGCAACATATTTTTCTTTATTAAATCCTAAAAAATATGGAAGTCCCCATTTCGTGTTTCTACAATGATCTACTTCATTGGGGGGAAGAACTTGACAGTTTGTATATATACTATTGCTAGGCTCACTATAGTCTTCTATTTTATCGCATAGTAAAGTAAATGTGTTTTTTGTATTACCAAACCATAGTTTCTGATTTACTTCATTATATATAACTGTAAAACCATCATAACCAGGTAAAATTAATTCAGACACTGCTTTATTCATAAGGTTTGTAAGTTCATTTGCCATTAGTATAGGAGCATACAGGCCTGTATGAATAACTATTTGTAATTTATATATAACTTCTTCTATTGTTACAGTAAATGACATTTTCGTGTTTTGTTTTACTGTGGTAAATACGTCATTAATCGACGGAAAGTTTGTCTCGATTAACCTGATTGACTGAACATTTGTTATTGCCTGCGGAAGCATTACTTCAAAATGTGCTGAATTTGGCCACGCACATACATCTCTATCTTCTGAGTGAATCGTTACTAATTTTCTATCTAAACAATATGTTTGTTCACGTGCTATTAGTGGATGTTCTGTATACGTGTTTTTATTTTGCCCGAACATTTATTATATATAATATAACATATAGAATTTATTTTTATATTAGAATTAATTTTTATATATAATTGTTATTTCTAGTAAAAAAAATAATAATATAATTTATAGTATACTCTATTCCATAAATTATAAAATGGAGAATAATAATGCTACCATAAATTTTTCACCAATTGATAAAGTTAGTTATAGATTTAAGACAATTTATTATTCAATTAACATTTGTATTCTTTTAGCGTTTGTTGGAATTATTATTAAAATGGTGTTCACGTCTCTCAGTATGGGCGACGATCAGGGTCCAGCATTTGCAACACTAGTCGGATATATTTTTACAAGTATTGCTCTTTTTGGTCTTTTAATGAGTGTCGTATCTTACTACTTTAAAGTTAAAAATTCCCCTTCATGTTCTAGTTTATACCCTTCTTTCTTCCAAATAATAGCACTATTTATTATACTATTCGTTATTATTCGTCAGTCTATTTCGTTTTCTGTAATGATTAACACTTATCAGGTAGATCCAGAGTATTATAAATTTTCAAATTACTCTGGTATTCTTATTTTCTTTCAGATCGTTTTGATATTTAGCTACTTACAAGGAAACTTAAATTGTATTAGCTCAACCGTCGGCACGTTAACTAAACCATCTATTGGAACTTTATATCTGAGTGTTGTATTATTTATTCTTAATATTCTAACAGTTGGTATTATGGAAGTCATATTGCGTCTATTTTCAACTTGTTTTTAACTTTTTTGTTTTTAATTATTAATATTCTATTATGAATTATTAATAATTTATTAATTATCTCAAATCTCACGCTTCTCTTGCTTCTCTTTCATTTTATATAGAACGTCTCTAATCGAATCCTTGATGTTTTTTACTTTGTAAAGCGACTCCAACCTCGATGTATCCAGAAAATTATTGGAACGCTCACTTGCCAGTATCTGTCTTTGCTCCTCTATGTTAAAATTATCCCATGTAAAATCTTTATCAACTATTTCTTTATACATTTCCAATATCTCATTATGACTTATTAAACCAGGATTTGTCAGGTTAACTGTTCCTGATTCTTTTTTGTCACACATATCGATCATAATGGGTAATAACTCAGGTAAAACTGACATAGAATTATGTATAGAACATATTTTTTTATATGTAGTGATTTTGCTTATGAAATTTCTCGAATGTATTTCATCTGTAATAGGCATCCTTATCCGAACATTCAATACATTATTAAACATTTTCATAAGCATATCCGTATATCCCTTAACAATAGAATACGATGACCCGAAAAAATTAGGCTTCGACTCTTCTTTAAACCCGTTTAACTCTTCTTCATATGGGTGTTCTTCATCATATGTATATATACAACCTGTTCCTAAATATGCATAGTGAATTCCATATTTATTAGATATAAGAGCAAGAATTGTTGGTGAGTAAAGATTGTCTCTAACATTTTCTCGCAACTTTCCCTTCTGTTCCAAGTAGTCTATAGTGGTATAGTTCACACCATCTATTGTGCCATGTGTTCGTCCAATTGTGGAAATTATATTTGTTGGTTGAACTTGTTTTACCTCTTCTTCAAGTGCAACAAAGTCTTCCGCTCTTACATTACCTATAACAACCTCATGCTCTCCCTGAATTAATAATTCATATACTTTTTGCCCGATCCAGCCATTTTTACCGTATAATAAAACTTTCATCTTTGAATCCTGATTTATTCAATATATTTATTTATATTAATGTTTTTAATTTGTTTTAACTTGTATTTTATATAAACTATAATTTATAGTTTACATAATTATGATAATGATTATCACTAACTTTCATATGAATTAATTAACTTATCAATGCCTTCATCAAAATTTTCAGTTATATCCCATCCTAGACTTTTGATTTTTTCATTACTTATATAATACCTTTTATCGTTAAATGGGCGATCAACAATATATTCTATATATTCTCCGTAGTTTTCATTATGTTTAATCTTCTTAATCAACATTTCAGCAACATTTCTCACTGTATATTCCTCTTTATCATCTGAACCTATGTTATATATTTCCCCAATAACACCCTTCTCCAATATAATATCAAACGCCTTTACTACATCATATACATGAATAAATGCTCTCACATTTGAACCATCCCCTTGTATAGTTACTTTGTTATTTTCCTTCAAATGTTTTATAAATTTTGGTATTATTTTTTCAGGATACTGATTGGGACCATATACATTGTTGCCCCTTGTTATAATAATGGGTATATTAAATGAATAGTAGTAAGACTGTGCTATTAATTCCGCGCTCGCTTTTGTTGCAGCATAAGGATTTGTGGGACATAATATACTTTCTTCTGTTTTTTTGTTTTCATTTTTTTCTATCATTGACTCTCCATATACTTCATCAGTTGAAACATGTATAAATTTTTTAATTTTACCATATTTTCTTACTGCTTCTAAAAGGTTATGCGTTCCTACTATGTTATCTTGTGTATACTGTAGAGCATCTTCGAATGAATTTTGGACGTGACTTTGTGCCGCAAAATGAATAATATAATCTATTTTATAGTTGCTAATTATATGGTATACTAAATCATAGGAACATAAGTTTCCCTTAATTAGTCTATATCTTTCCGAGTTCCTCACCTTCTCGACAATATTATTTTCTGATGCACAGTAATACATTGCGTCTATGTTTATGATATTAAAATCATCATATTTTTCGAAAACATAATTTATATAATTCGAACCTATAAATCCACACCCTCCTGTAATTAACAAGTTTTTCATTTATTATTTTTCAATATAATAAATAACGTATTATTACTTATTATATTTTTAAATAGTATATTTATATATTTTTAAATAGTATATTTATATATTTTACAAAACAGACAAAAATTTATATGTTATACCGTATGATGAATTATCTTCCCATAGTCCTGATATTTTAAGAATCACATCTATATTCTTTTTTTTATCATTAGAATCCGAAAACAATTTTAGCACTCCTGTATTAACCTGTGATGCTAAATTATATGCAGGAACTTTACTTGATGAGTATTTATCTAAAATAGTTTTCTCAATATTTTTTATGTTATTTATTGTATCTGTATTTTTTTCAATACTGTAATATATAATATTTTTATTATATTGCTTATCTATACCGTCTATATTTATTTTTAATAAAATATTTATTCCATTAAATATAATATTTGGAGTTGAATATAATATTCGTATAAATCGGCTTTCATTTATAATTGTATTTTGAATTGGCTCATTAAAATATATGTAATTTGAATTGAAATTTTCTGGTTTTGTATCGATAAGTTTCATTTAATAGATATTAAAAATGTTTTATATTGAATTATTTTATTCTACTCTAATTAGCTTTATATATTTAAGTATTTCTTATGTATTTTTAATAAACTATATATTCAATAATAATAAATAGTTGCTGAAATACATATTGAGTTAAATACAATTTAAATCTAAATTATAAAATTAAAATAGTATTATAAATAGTGAGATGATGAAATTTCTAGAAACGCATTTTGACGATTACGTTGTTTCGAATAAAAGGTGTTCTCTCCATCCAAAATTAAATAAGTTATATGATTCTTTTCCATCAAAGATCGAAAATTTGAAAAATATTATTTTTTATGGACCCAAGGGTGTTGGAAAATATACGCAGGCGTTGTCCTGTATAAGAAAATATAGTAACAGTGAGTTAAAATATGAGAAACGTCTTACGATAAATTCAAATAAGGAAAATTTTATAATAAAAATGAGCGACATTCATTTTGAAGTCGATATGTCGTTATTGGGTTGTAATTCAAAAATATTGTGGAATGATATTTACAATCAGATAAACGATGTTGTTTCTACGCGTGTAAATACATATGGTATAATATTATGTAAATATTTTCATAAAATACACAGCGAATTATTAGACATATTCTATAGTTATATGCAGTCTCAGTCTTTAAATAAGATAAAGCTTATTTTTATAATTATAACAGAGAATATTAGTTTTATACCCGACAATATAATTAACAATTCACAAATAATAAGTATACCTCGTCCGAAAATGTCCGCATATAACAAGTGTTTATCTTTTAAAAATACAACAAATGATCCACTAAAAAATGCACATATACAGTCCGAAAATATTTCGAATGTTTCTAATATAAAAAATATAATAACAAATATAACTGAGTTAACTAATCCTCATGAATGCATTTGTAATGCTATTATAGAAAATATAAAACATCCTGATAAAATCGACTTCTTACCATTTCGCGATGTTTTATATGATATATTAATATACGAGTTAGACATAAATGAATGTGTGTGGTATATTCTTACAATACTTATTAAAGACGAATTAATAAATGAAGATAATATTTCAGATATTTTGTTAAAAACAAATATATTTTTTCAATATTATAATAATAATTATAGACCAATTTATCACTTAGAAAATTATATGTATAATCTAATAACAATAGTTAATGGATATACAAAAAGCGCGTAATATTCTAAATCTAAAATATAATTATACACATGATGAGTTGAAAAAAAATTATAGATTGTTGGCGCTTAAGCATCATCCTGATAAAAATGAGAATAGTGTAGAATCTTGTGAAATTTTTAAGGAAATTAATAGTGCATATTTATTTTTATCGAATTTCGACATTTCTCTCGAATCTCATGCGTCTCATAGTTTTAAAGAGGGAGACAATACCGATACTCATGAAGATAGCGGCGGATCAAATAGTTATGTTTCTATATTTCGTATTTTTATTCAATCTCTCTTGAAAAAAATGACATCTGTATCACAGGAAAACACATCTACTACAATAAATACACTAATAAAAATAATTGTAGAAGATTGTCATGAGTTATCATTAAAGATGTTTGAGGATTTGGACAAAGATGCCGCCTATAATATATATGAAATAATAACAACATACCACAAAGCATTTCATATAAGTGCAGAGAAGTTGGCACTATTTGAGAAAATCATGAGAAATAAAATGGCTCTTGATAATCTAGTTGTTATTTCTGTATCATTTGACGATTTATTTGGAACAAACAATATATATGTATTAGAGCACGACGATAAGAAGTTTTATATCCCTCTTTGGCATACAGAGTTGTATTATAAAATGGGCGAAAAAGATAATACATCTGTTGATCTAATCGTTCGCTGTATCCCAACAACACCTTCTCATATATATATAGACACAAATAATGATATTTATGTAGACATACGTATGAAAATTGCAGACTTACTAGAGAAAGGGTGTATTGATTTCGATATAGGTAATAAAGTTTTTACGGTAAATGCGGCTGCATTGAATATAAAGCATAACCAAACACATGTGTTACCTGGTGCAGGAATACCTATAATAAATACAAAAAATATGTATGATACTGCTGAGAAGTCGTCTGTAATCGTTAACATAGAGTTGTGTTAATGATTTTATATTGTTTTACTATATGTTATATCATCATGATATATAGTAAAAGGTTACCTAGTAGTAATGAAGGTAAATTTCAAAATAAATTTTTAATAGTATAAATAACCATATATATGATAAATCATTCTTTAAAAGAAAAAAATAGATTAAATATTCTTTCATGAAGTCAAAAAACAATATTAACCATCTAGTATTTTGTGTATAAATATATAATCCTATACCTACCATTCTGTATAATAAAAAGTATAAGAATATATTATTTAAGTTAAAAACAAAATATGCAAGAATATAAGATAGTGTATCAAAGCATTTATCTACTATATTATAATACAATGTATCATAGTTTTTTTTACCATTATTGTAATTATTTAACTTCGCCTCAGGTGATAAATCATATACGCATTTTGCCTCACTAGAATTAGGTTTATAGTAATAGTAATATAAATCTGGGATTAAATCAAAATAGTCTAATAATAATAATATGATCGCTAATATTACTAAAAAATATTTATTACAAAATTTATTACCACCCTTCATAAGTGAATACAAAATAGTAAATGATATAATAGTAAAAACCGTTCTAAAAATCATACCATAGTTTGTTAACTCTGTGCATAAAAACATATTATATATGGAGAGTTATACTTATATATAATAAAAAGCTAATATTTTTTGTGTAAATAACAGTTTTGAATTTTGAATTATCAAATAACGAATTTCCCTATTTCTCTCGAATCTCATTCATCTCTTGTTTTATAAGTTCTATCAATTCATAAAACAAACTCAACAATTCCCAACCATCTCCCGAAAACCTCTATAACCAATCTATCAAAATATATAAAAACATCCCCCAAAAACATACATTACTGTTTCCCATAAACAACCTCGCAATATTATACCCCATCTTTTGCAAAATATCTGCGATCTTTCATTCCACATCATAATGCTCTAATATATCTAATAAATAAAAAGTAAAAACAAATCATAAAGGTAAGATCGCCAGATTGGGAGGGCGGACGCCAAATAAGTGATGATGAATGAAAATTTCAACTCTCGAGGCCGTTTTTCAAAAATGGACATTTATAAATGTCCATTTTTCAAAAGTGGGGGTAGAATTATAAAAAAAGTAATGAAAACGTCACTCAGAGCATAATGCTCTAAATTCCATTTTTTTGTTGAAATATTTGTTACCATAACTTTTTCATATATTTTTATATTTTATACGAAAAGGGTTTAGGCGTAAAATATATTCTATACATAGGTATAATATAGAATGGAAATTACGCCAAATTACGCGAATAAATTCCATTGTAATTTTTGTGACTTTACATGCTCTAAAAATATAGATTGGTCGCGTCATATTTTGACACGTAAACACATTAATAGAACAAATTCGCATAGTTTAGAACAAAAAATTACGCCAGACGCTAACAAGTGTGTTTTTGTATGTAAAAAATGTAACAAAGACTATAAGGCAAGAACTAGTTTATGGTATCATGAGAAAAAGTGTAATGTTAAACCTTCGCCACAAGTCAATTATGATAATAAAAATATAATAGATCAAGATAGTAAAGATATGGCTGTATCTATAGAAGATATTATATGCTCCGATAATAAGATAATTATAACTAAACACATGTTTATGGAATTAATAAATGATAATAAAGAAATGATGAAAATAATAAAAGGACAACAAGAACAAATAAATAACATAATACCGAAAATAGGTAACACAACTAATAATACAACTAATAATAATACAACTATGAATAATAATTTTAGTTTGAATGTATTTTTAAATGAGAAGTGCAAAGATGCTTTAAATATATCAGATTTTATTGATTCGTTAAAAATAACACTAGAGGATTTACTATTTTCAAAGACAAATGGTATTTCGCGTGGTATAACGGATGTTTTAATTAAAGGACTAAAAGAGTTGGATATTTATAAGCGACCAATTCATTGCACCGATATAAAACGCGACATCATGTATATAAAAGATGAAGACACGTGGCAAAAAGATGATAATAATGATAAGATGAAAAACACTATCGTAAAAATAGCCGATAAAGAGAGAAATGCTTTACAGAAGTGGGCAATAGATAACCCAGATTGGATGGATACAGAAAGGAAACAAATCGAATACTTGACAATGATGCGGTCAATATGTGAACCGATTGAAAACTATAATAACTATGAAAGAAAAATAATAAAAAATATCGGTAAAGAAGTTTTAGTAGATAAAAAATAAATTAATATTCTAATATATACATATACACTTCAATTTCGCTATTCATTATATATGAAAAATAAAACAAATAAAAACAACAGAATCAGAACCAGAACCAGAATCAGAACTAACACTAGAACCAAACATATAAAAAAGGGTAGAACATTTCATGGAGGTAAACTCATAGGACAGGGTAACTTTGGATGTGTTTTTCGTCCAGACTTGACTAATAAATCTAAAGATGAAACTACTTCTGATATTGTTTCAAAAGTGGTCCTAAAAAATAATGCTTTTAGTGAATATAGGCATGAATATAAGATTCTTAAAAAAATGAGAGAGATAGATCCAAAAGGTCAGTTTCATAGTTTGATGGTAGATGCGTTTGATTTAAAAAGCGACCACGTTCCTCCCGACTTTTCGAACTGTTCTTTAACAACGCCAAGCTACTCGCGCGATGAATTTTTTGTTTTTAATATAATATTTTCAGGTAACTACAATTTAACACATTATTTAACAAAAGTTTTCAGTATAAATAAAGACAAAAAAATAATACCAGGACCCAGTATATTATTTAGTCTTCTTACAAATATTATTGTTGGTATAAAAAAGATGAATGAGGTTAATATATTACATAAAACGCTTGATACAGATTCTATATATTTGAAAGATCCGATTTCTCTTACTAATCCTTACTGCGCCAAAATTATAGATTATGGTGAAGGAGAGTTGCGTAAGTATAAAGGATATAGTGATAAAAATCAAGACTATATAGTTCTGTTTAAAAGTGTGACAAGTATATTAGATAAGATACTAAAACAACATCATAATACGGTATATACCAAAGTTATTCATGAACTAATAAATGGTTTTACAGAGTTATTAAGTATGGTAGAAAATGATAAAGTATCGTATAACGATGTTATTAAAAGATATATTTTACTAATACAAACCACTTTTGGTAAAAAGTATTCTGACTATGCAAAAAGTAAATATAAATTTTGAAAGAATAATAACATAAAAAAATACGATACCTGTGCATAAGAACGCGTTAGTCGTTTTATAAATTATAACACAATTAATTACATACCTGTCTGATTTTATTATCCGTCGTATACTGATACTAAAATTACTTACTGCTTACTATGTCGTTGCTGCTGTGTGTGTGTGTGTCGTTTACTTCTTTACAATCTTCTTTACGATCTTCTTCACGCCGCCTCCAGCACTTGAATCATCGGCGAGTTGTGCTGGGGCGGGAGCAGGCGCAGGCGCAGGCGCAGGTGCGGGGGCAGCTGAAGGTGTGTCATCTTCTTCCTCTTCAACATCGGAATCCTCAGTCTGAGTAACAGGAACGTCATCGTCGCTGACAGTGTCGAGCTCTTGCGTCTCTACAGTCTTCTTGTCGTCAGATGACAACTGAATGTGACACTTTCCGCGAAGAGTGGTCTTGGGTTTGACAACAGCTTGAAACAGCTTCCAGGTAACTCCAAACTTGCCACCTGCAAACCAGACACCTCCGCATTGCAAAACGACAGCGACATGCGAACCCTTGGCAATCAAGTCGACAGGCGTGAGCTGGTCATTGGAAGGATCAGGGAAGATCTTGCGAGACTGGGGATCAAAGAGCTCGACGTTCCAAACACCCTGCCAGATAGGCATCTTGACATTGAGGGTCGGGTTCTTGTTGTGATCGGGCTCACCATTTTCACCCTTGGCGTATTTGAGAATAGGAGTCCAGAACATGTCGACGTGATCCTTGGTCATGGTTGACTTTCCGAACCATTCCTTCTGGTTTGCGAGAGCATCTGCCTTGATTTTCTCCTCGAACTTTGCGATATTTGCGCGGAACCTACTGATTGAAGGCGTATTGTATTCCTCGCCAGGAAACTGCAGCGACATGCTGTATGTTTTTTCACCTGATTTCTTGTCTATGAACTCTGATACGCCCCACGTCATCATGAGCGGCGTCGAGACAAGTGTAACTCCGTTTGTGGATGAGTTGAGAATTCCCACACTCTTACCACCAGATGCATTGACCTTGGGTTTAGAATATTTTACATCCTTTGCTGGGTTGAAAGTTTCGCCGGAAAGGATCTCCTTAGCGGGCTTGGCGGACTGAGAGGTAGCTGACATTGTATTCGTTGGTTTTGTGATTGGCTTTGCGATTGTTCGTGCTATATAATATTATAGATTACCGTGAGTTCAATTTTCTGTTTTTGGAAAATCGACCAAAAATAAATAGTAAATCATAAATCAGAAATAAAGACTAATAAATAAAAAGTAATAAATATAATAAAGATGAAAAATATGTGTTATATAAGTATTGGTAATACGTGTATTAATAATACTAGTATTATATAAAATATACTACGGGGTTTAAGTATTAAAATAAATAATAATTTTATTTATTTTAAGCGAAGTAAATGTATTGTATAATAAGATATTAAAAAAATATTGTTAGTATATAAGAAACATATATACATACAAGCACACATATATAAGTAAATGTCGTTTATTAATGCTGGGTCGGTAAATGTTGAATTGGTAAACAATGTTAATGAGATAATAGTTGCATTTAGTCAAGAGAATGTGAATGCGTCTGGTATCGTAGGGATGAATAGTATAGAAGATAAAAAGGATGAGAAGCGTGAGAAGCGTGAGAAATCATTAAAGTCAGTATCTAAATCAAGTATTAAACAGATTTCTAAGTATGATATGGTATCAGAAACATCAAATGATAAACGAGATGATTGTGGTAAGGATAAAAAGAATGTAATACAAAAGCGAGAAGAGTTATCAATAAAAAATTATAACAAGTTACTTTTAGTGAAATATAGGATTGATGAATTAAAGAAGATGTGCGTTAAGTATAAGATATCTAGGACAGGTAATAAGGACGAGTTAACGAAGAGACTGTATGAGTATTGTAAGAGTTCAATTGGGCCGATAAAGATACAAAAAGTGTTTAGAGGTTTTTTAGTTAGGAAGTTACATAAACTGCAAGGTCTGGCATTAAAAAACCGTAAGATATGCACAAATGATAATGATTTTTTTACAATGGATGATATGAGCGAAATACAGACAAAACAATTTTTTAGTTACAAAGATGAGGATGATTTTGTGTATGGATTTAATATTGTTTCTTTGTATAACTTGATAGTAAAAGAAGGATCGAAGGCAAAAAATCCGTATAATAGAAGTGAGTTTAATAATATTGTAAAGGAAAATGTAACTAGTATGATAAGGATTTCAAAAATATTAAAAATTCCGATTGAGATAGATTTAAAGAATGAAATAGTCGATCCAGCGAAAAGGATGGAGTTAAAAATATTGGATTTATTCCAGACGATTAATTCATATGGTAACTATGCAAATTCCGAATGGTTTAGTGATCTAACAAGGAATTCGCATATAAGATTTGCGCGAGAGTTGGTGGATATTTGGAACTATAGGGCATTATTAACTCACGAAAAAAAACAGGAAATATGTCCTCCTCATGGGACCCCATTTTTGGGAACTCCTTATTTCACAAATGTTGCAAATAATAATATGATAGGGAATCTTTCAATTGAAACAATCGTAAAATTTAATGTCCAAATAATAGAAAATCTTATAAAATCATCAGTTGATTTAGATAACAGAATGCTGGGATCATTATATGTTTTATCGGCGCTTACGTTAGTAAGTCAGCCTGCACGCGATGCTATGCCATGGTTGTATGATGCGGTAGTATATATTCCTTAATATTATGAATATAAAAAAAAACGCACAAGATTGAATTAAAATTTAGACGATAACAGAGAACAATTTTTGAGACATATAACAAATATAATATATATTGTCTAAAAATACTTAAAAAGACCTCACATAGTAATGTATACCAACAACAAGATGGCAAAGAAAACTTCCTCCTCCGCTTCGGCACCCACTCCTACTCCCCTTCCCGCTGCGCTCGTAGTCGGCACAGCTTCTCCCGTTCCTGCTTCTACTCCTAGGGCCGCAAAGGCTCCCAAGACCCCCAAGACTGATGCTCCTGTAGCGTCTACCCCTGCTCCTGTTGCAACTACCGAGGCTCACACTGAGGGAACCGCGATCGAGGCTTCTTCTCTTTCTTCACTGTTTAGTGACTTTGGTTCCAAGTTGCAGACTCTGAGCTCTGGTCTCTCTTCGCTTCGTAGTGATTTCCGCACTTTGGAGCGTCATGTTGCGCGTGAGATGCGTGCGGCTCAGAAGATTTCCAAGCGTAAGCGTAAGTCTGGAAACCGTGCTCCTTCTGGATTCGTCAAGCCTACTCTGATTTCAAAGGAGTTGGCTAACTTCCTTGGCAAGCCTGTTGGCACCGAGTGGGCTCGCACTGAGGTGACTCGTGAGATTAATGCCTACATCAGGACTCACAGTCTGCAGGACAAGGCGAATGGTCGCAAGATCAACCCCGACACCAAGCTTCGTGCTCTCCTTCAGTTGAAGAAGGATGAGGAGCTTACCTACTTCAACCTTCAGAAGTATATGTCTCCCCACTTTGCCAAGGCTACTCCCGCTGTTGCCGTTGCCGCCGCTTCTTCTTAAGTAGAATACTCAAAACTACAAAAAAACATAAAACAAACTACTAAAAATTATAAAACAAACTACTAAAAATTATAAAACAAACTACAAAAAAACATAAAACAAACTACTAAAAATGACATATAACACTATGTCATTTTTTACGAATTAAAATAAAAAATTATTTAGAACCAGTCACCAGATACCCCATCGAGGTAAGTTTCAGCACCATGGTAAATAGTTTCACCAGATTCAATAACACCTCCGACATAATCGTGGTGTTGGAAATCGTGAATAGCAGAACCAGCATCTAAAATGGTGGAACTAGCATTGCCTACAACACCACCAGCATGGCTTGCGACTTCGAGACCTTCGTGGACAACATGACCTACTTCGTGAACGATATGACCAAATTTCATTTTATATACTATATATATATTTTATTTATATATGTATTTTATTTATATATATTTTAATTAAATCTTTTATCAAGAAATATAAAGTTTTCTTTTTCCATAACTTCGATAAGTCGCTTTCGATCGATGGGCCCGTTCATTATTTTTATATTATCGTATAATTCTAAATTATCATATGATGAAATATCGAACAAGTCTATAATTTTAGAAGCCTCCTCAATGTATAAAGACAGATCTTCGTTTTCTTTTAGTATCCATTTATAAAAGTCGTGCTCATTGTCACCATTATCCTCTACTATACTTTTTAAACAGTCTTTATATTTTTTAAATAGTTTATATGAGTTAAATATTGTCATATTTTTGTAATTATTGGTTTTATTGCGTGGCAAATAATCGCAACCATACATAATACATAATTGTCTAAATTCATATACATTCATATCTAATGTTTTTATAATACCATTAAAATCATATAAAATTGCAGTCGAACACGTTAAACTCAAGTATCGAAGAACACGACTACATCCATATACAAACATGTCCGTATCTTCACTAAGACACGCGTAAACTATATTTTTTGATACAAGTTTTGCACAAAGCATATCTGCCTCACCTGGCGACTCAAAATATGTCATTCCATAAGCTTGGAGCAATGTTTTTGCGTTTTGAATATGTTCCGATTTTAGAATTACAAATTTTTTCTTTAACTTATCCATCATGCTGCGAATTTCTATACTATTTGATGGAATACTTACCGTCGTCTCTTCGTCAAACTCTACTATTGTATTAGAAGACTGTTTTTTATAATTATCATCGCCTTCGCATTCAGAAACAATTTCCGAATCAGTGTTGGACTCGATCTCATGTAATATTTGCTTCAAACGATAATACTCCTCACGCGCATTTTTCTTTGTTTTTTTCCTAAACGCTATTGTATCATTCTTTTCAACGGGTGGTTTGCCATCAAATATGAAAATCGGTATTATTTTATTTTCTCGAAAAATGGAAATCATTAAATATAAATTTTCTAGTAGTGCATTTTCGCTAAGAAATTTATAAAGATATATACTAATGTCCACTACTATTTTTTTTCCTGCTAGTTCAGATAAATTAACACAGGATATAGAACTTCTACATTTGTCTTGAAGAAACTTGTTCAACATGCGAATTCCCATTGTTTCTTACCTTTTGCTTTCGTATTATGTTAAAGATTTATATTGAGTCTTGTGTTATGTATTACGTATTATATTTATTTTAGTCATCAATTTTTTAGAAAAAGAAATTGATGAATGTTTTACAACCAATCATATATATAACTCTGTCATCTTAACCACCATTCATGGTATACACCAGAAGTCATGCTCGCCAAGCACATAAAGCACCACAACCACCACAGTCAACACAACCACCACAGTCAACACATCATAATATCAGTTTCATAGATGCCTCGATCGAATGGAGAAAAAACAAAATCAAAAAAGAAAACTGCACATTCGAATATATCTAGCTAGACTATTATTCACAACAATTTATCTATTCCCACCAATTACAGTCATACGCATAGTATTTAATAATATTTCATCATTTGGATTTATGTTTACAAGTTTATCCTCCAAACCAACAACCATGTTTAATAAATCACTGTTCTTATAGTTTTTATAAATAAACATCACAAAACTCTCAACAGCACTACTATCTTTTTTAAAATTAAACAAATTTGTATTGTTATCGATACACCATATTATAAAATTATTAAAATTAGCAATTAGAATAGCTACAATAATATAGTATGCGAATACATTTGTTTTCTCTTTGTATAATTTTTTTACAGTAATGTAATTTTCATTATTGCAATTTGATATAATATTATAGTCAAGTCCCATAAAATTCAAAATTTTAACACACTGGAATATAGAAAAAACTGACTCATGTTGCAGATTGTCATAAAAAATATTTAAAAATCTTTCACTACTGTCTGTCATATTAGTATGAAGCCGTGACCCCTTTTTCATAGAAACAAACTGCTGTTTGTATAACTTATTTAAAACCCGTTTCCTGGTAGTTAAAGGCATAAATAACATTCGACTATGTCGATTCATCTCAAAATATGATTCAAATAATACATTCATAACTCTAGCCCAAAATTCGCAATACGATTCAAATATTTTTACACTTGTTTGTATAGAAAAAATAGATTGGAGTTTTTTATTTGCGATAGACAAGTCTAACATAGAAAAATCAAGACCATAATTGTGCATAGTTTCGTGAATAAATACTTTAAACCATTCTTCTCTTCTATATACAATAATGCGACCATCAACTTGACATATATCAGATAAACCACCATTTACATGGTCGGGAGTAAATACTTTCTTATTCTGACCTACTGCTCCTGCATTATATATACCTTCATCGTCAGCATCGTCATCATCACTATAATAGTTACTATTACTTTCATTTTCGGACGGTTTATCATAATGATATGTATTTGGAAGTTTTCTTTTAAAATGTGTTAAATAAATAAAACATTCTAGATTTTTTCCACAATCGATGCTGGAATATTTTGATAAAAGTTTAAGCCATATATATATTTTTAATACGCAATTTTTAAAATATGAAGCACCTTTTTTTCTAATATTATTTAATTCATAGTCACTTTTATTGAATAATATAAAATTTATTTTTACTGTTCGACCATTACCAAGGTCGCAACTATATTCTAATATAATTTTCGATTCTTCTTTAATATATTTAACAATCTTTGATGGTATATATGAACTTTTCAACAATGACGGTTGGATCACTCTATTATCTTTATCTATTTTTACCATTTTATGTTTAAAACATTGAGAAGATGCATTTGTTTTTAAATTATTAAATTCCTTATCTATTTCGTCATATAAATTTTGTATGTGTTCATTTATTTCTTTTTGTCTTGGATTTTTAGAGTTATAAGAAAGCTGTTGTTTATTCATTTTTCTAATTTTATTGTATTTTTTATCATTAAATTGCATCATTTTTAAAAAGTTATATTCATCATATTTTATGGCATGAGATTGTTCTATTTCCATAATTCAAACTAATATATAGTAGTATAATTATTACTAATATAATACTATATTTTTTCCTATTTATAGAATATTTTGAAATATTTACAATATTTTGCAATTTAATTATTATCATCACCTGATTCAAAAACGTTTATGCCTCCTTTTTTTGTTCTTAACTTGGAACGAACACGCATAAGATGGTATGATATAGTGGGTGGTTTTGAAAATACATAATTTACTAACTTGGCATTATTTGTCATAAGAAGAATTTTAGCAAGGTCATCATTTTGGTTAAACTTTGCCATAGTGCCATCTTCAAGAACGCGGGTATTTAACCCGTTAAAAAATTCAGAGTCAATACTTACATCATCGGGGCGAAGAGTAACTTTCTTATCATCAATAGTTGTTTTTGGGTTTTTCCTACCTGCAACTTTTGCTAAATCTACATCTTGGGAAATTCGCGAGAGGATGGAACTTTCGTCGTAATATTTACTCTTTTTATTTGAATCCATTGTAAATAACAAATAAAATTCTGGATGCCGTTTTAAAAATTTATTCGCCTGATAGTAATGCTCTACTGAAAGCCACCTATGTCCATCCAAAGTAAAAGGAACCGACCATTCGTTCGATAATTTTTTGCGCCAGTTATTCTTACCTTTACCGCTAGCAATGAGTGGAATAAATGCGTTTTTATTGTTACTCGAAATATGATCACCTTGAGCATTACCTGGGAGTTCATCGGCTGATTCACTATGATATATTAAAACAATAGATGGGTCAAAGTGTGGATTTGCTGTAAGAATATTACTTGAAGATCCTCCACCACCTTGTTCTAACCCTTTTTGTAGATCTCCTAAACCTAACTCATGTTGATAAAACATGATAAATTGAGGTATGCGACGATATGATCCTGTAAGATCTTGCATATTTCCACCTGATGATTCAATACATCTATTTATAATTTGCAATTTAACACAAAAGGGTATTTCTGGGAATGTAAACATGGCTGTATCGCGATATGTTATTAACTCATAGTGTGATCCAGTATGTGAAAGAATAATATAGTAATCAGGATTAAAACTTCTTTGTTCGGTGAATTTCGATTTATCTCTCGCTTCTCTTGCTTCTCTATCACCCATACCCTTAGCAGCCTTCCCTTGCATAATCAATTCAATCTCTTGTATTCTCTCTTCTTCGGCATTGCTACTACAAATAACAATATTAGATTCTGTGTATGGCTTCCTATTTCGTTCAATATAGTCACGATTTGATAAAACAATAAATTTAATATTAAGAATAATTTCAAGATTTGAAATAGCCCATTCATCTCCCCAGTATTCACTTGTCATCTCTCCCTTTCTTATCAATGCCTGTAATGCTTCTACATTTTTAATGCCTCTCATGAAATATACTGGCTTTATGTAATCTTTATACAGTTCTATTTCTCTGATTATTTCTTGATTTCTACGTATATTTTCTTCGGATTGAAGTTTCAAAGTGAGTTTATCGCTTGGGGAAAGATTTGGAGCAGACGCACGTTCTGCGAGATCTCTATTATCTTCTGATAATTTTTTATTTTCGTCGCGTAATTCTTTTAGTGTTTTTGCAAACATTTCATAGCGACTTCTATATAATTCAAACTCGGGTTCGGTCATAACATCTGCAAGCATTCCTCTTAGTTGTATAACACTTATGTCACTGTCAGGATCTATACTTAAAAATGCCTGACAAATTGCCAAAAATAAACAATCACCACCGCCATCATTTCTAACAAGTTTAAAATTATTATTACGATAGTATGATTGTATCCAAGATTCATCTTTAACATGACGATATGCCTTATTTTCTTGAACTGACTGTTCTAGTGTTTGGACGGGGATATTTTTTCTTTTCAATGGGACATCAGATAACCGAGATCTTTCAGGGATAAGAGAAGCACGAATAGCGGCTTGTAAAGCTGCATCACTTTGTTCATCCTCTTCAGATAGTTCGTCTTTACCAAAGTGTGGGACAGCAACCTTTTCTGCTTGAGCCTCAAGAGATGCGAGAGAAAATGGTTTAATACTAAATCCCGATTTTTTATTTCCACTTAATTTTTTCTCAGGAGCCTCAGGGGCTTTTGGTATGTATATAGCTTGCTGAATCAATGATTTTTTAACAAATGAATACAATAAAGGAGCAGGGGCCCTTTCTATACTTATATCACCTTCTTCGTCCAATAAAGAAGGAATATCATTTTGAAATATTTCATATACGCCTATTTGCGATACTACCTTATCATTCTTAATAAGATAAATGGGATAATATACAATATTACTGGATAAAAATGTATTTATAATATTACCTATACTTATAATTGTATTAATACCTAAAACCGTTGCTTCATATAAAGGAGCCTTATAATTATTTTCTTTAGTATCAGAAGGATTTAATGCTTTTAATTCTGTATAGTTAACACTTGGAACAAGCCTTGAACGCACCATTATAATAACTATACATATTAATTTTATATATTTAATTAATTATAGGTTATAACTAATTAAATATTTATATGTTATAACTAATTAAATATATTAACATAAAAGTATAAACATATTATACACACACACAAACATATGATTACGTGTATTATTATGGGAGGGCTAGGCAATCAATTATTTCAAATTTATACTACGATGGCACTATCGATTGAAATGAAAACCGATTTTAGTTTCCCGATTAATAAGTTGGAGACAGATAAAAGAAGCGATACATATTGGGATAGTTTTTTGAAAGAGTTGAATAAAAATGTAACAGTATTAGACATTAAAAATATAAAGTTACCTGTTTATAAGGAGCGCGAATTTAAATACAATAAAATACAAATTTCGCCTGACATTATTAAAAAAGCTGGTGGAATAATGTTATATGGTTACTATCAGAGTTACAAGTATTTTGATAAAGAATATAAAAATATAGCGAGGTATATAAGGTTAGATGAATCTAGACAATCCGTAAAAGATATATTTTATAAACAACATGAATCTAAAAATGTAATATCGATGCATTTTAGACTAGGTGACTATAAGTCTCTACAAAATTGTCATCCCATTCTAGATGTTGAATACTATATAAATAGTATAAAATTTATTTTAAATAAAGTTCAATCACGAAAGCAAGCTAAAAATGGAAACGACGAATCCAAGTGGACTGTATTATACTTTTGCGAAGAGGAGGATATTTTAGAAGTAGGAAGTAAAATAGAGAAAATTAAAATGGAATGTTGCGAGTATGCTGATTTGGATTTGGATTTGGAGTTTGAAAGAGCTGCGGCGGGAGAAAAAATGGAAGACTGGCAACAACTACTACTAATGAGTTGTTGTCAGCATAATATAATAGCCAATAGTAGTTTTAGTTGGTGGGCTGCGTATTTTAACAACAACCCTCATAAAGTCGTATGTTATCCCGAGAAATGGTTTGGATCACAACTGTCTCAACATGATACAAAAGATTTATGCCCTACATCATGGAGTAAAATATAGAAAATTATTTTTTCAGTATCATTGATACAGAAGGAATAGAAGATATTGAAGGTATTTTAGAAAGCATTGAAGATTTATTTTGCTGATTTTGTTGCACATGCTGTTGCTGATGAACTAGATGTGGTTTATCTAAATCTTTCATTATATTTTCATAGTTTGTTTTTCTTTCTTCGATATCACTATAGTCTTCTCTCTGAACAGCTACAACGGGAGCAAGCATGAACCATGTATGCTGCTTTTGCAACTTGATCCAAAATTTATCAATAGCATATATAATATGTTGGTCAGGTGTCTTCATTAAGTTTTCTACTCCCGTTTTTATATTATAGCTCAGTATATCATAGTAAGATTGTTTTACAATATATCCCGTTGTCGTCTGACAATGAGAAACCTGAATACACGTATTATCTATTTTTCTATAGGGAGGAACATTATTCCCAGCAAGTAATAACATATTCCACATACTATCGCTTCCCCCATGCATACTAAAGAACTTATTGATATGGTCTACAAATGTTTCATTATTTAATATCATTAAATCATCCTCGCAAATCATCACATAAGGCCAATTATTTTTCTTGGCAATTTGAATACACTTTAAATGACTCATACTACAACCAATTCTTCCATTTTTTAATTTAACAGCGTTGAATCTTATCGGCTTTAAACCAACGTCGCCCAACTGTTGTTCAATATGAATTTTTCTATCAGGTCTAGTTTCTAAATTAATATATAAACAATATTTTATATCACTAATATCTTTTATTAAAGGTGTGTTCATGATGACTATATAAATAATACTTATATGTAAGTAATACTTATATTTAATATATAATAATTTTTATATTATTATATAATTAATAATATTATAGGTAAGAATGTCTAAGAAAATAAAATAAAAGATGAAAAATATTTATCCTTTTTAAGAGCATCTATTTTTTCTAACATTTTTCTAAACTTAAATACTATAATATGATTTGCTTCATTCGTTTCAAACAAAATAATTTCTTTTATTAATTCTGGTTTAAGAAGTTTCTTTGATTTTGAGGGTTTTTTCGTTTTATTGTCTTTTGCTTTGGATACTTTTACTTCAAATACTGCACCTAGTCCGTTATTATTATTTTTAATAATATTATAGTAACTACCAAGATGTGTAAGCATTTTCATATTATAATTCATTGAATAATCGAGTTCCAACATATAAGAATTATCTACTGTATATTTTGTTTTTATTTCATCTAAGGTAATTTTATACATATTTTCTGATTCGTCGTCCTTTTCACCGTAGTTGTCATTATCAGTCGACGAAGATGTAAAATGTGTTTTTGAATCTTCTATACCATCATATATATTCGGCGTATTACATTCTATTTCATTTTTTTCTGTTATTATACAGTCGTGTGCAAATAATAACTCATCATAACTACTATCGGCTCTTTTTAATTCTTTTTTCGGTTTGTTACACTCATCCGAATGATCAGATTCAGTATCATATAAATCAGGATTAGAATATTTATGATTATTTTTAACTTCAAGCCAAAGATTATTAATTCTTTTCCATTCCCTTTTATTTTTTTCCTTTAATGTGTTATCAACTAAAAATTCAAACATAATAATATACTATTCTTACTATTATTATGTTTATATAAATATTTATATTTTTAAATTTATTTTAAACTACTCATACTGTGTTAACTTCTTCAAAAATATCCATATGTTTAAAAATAGTTTTATTTGTTATACTAGGATATTCCTTCATTTTTGGTTTTAAAAGAGTAATAAATTCGACATTTTTAGCAACACCACCCCAAGCATCTTTAGTTTCACCTTTACCTAAATAATCTTTCGATTTAGTAATCAAAATAAATAAATTTTCAGTTAACTCTTCTACTTCGTTTGACTTCTCTGGTTTGCGTATATAAGTTTCAATAAGCATCTGCAACTGTTTTATAATTCCAATAATTTCCTCTTTGTCAATAATATTATTTGCCATTAAGTTAACAACAAATAGACTCATTGCTCTACGTTTATCATTCGTTTTAGTATACTCGCAAAATTTATCATAATTTTTCTTAGGATCGACAAACTCAACTGACTCAAATAAATTCATGAACTCTTTAAAATTGTCTTCAAAAATAGTAGTAAATATCTCATAGTCGTTCATTAAAGACTTAAATAGTCTAGCATACAGAGCCGAATAAAAACTATTAGAACTTGCAATATTAAATATCGAATATCCAATTTTCATCATATTCTCACGAGATGTTTCATGTTCTATTAGTTGAGAAATTTCTGCCTTAATATCTTTAATCATAGCATCCTCATTCATATCAGTAATTTTATTTAAATATCCTCTGATGTTATCTACATTCTTTTCAATCCCCTCGCTAACATGTTTCTGAGTTGTTTGAAAAGCACGAATAGCATCCCAATCATCATCAGTAATCTCAGAAGGTTTGTTTTTAGTTTTTTTAAAACCCATTCCACCACTCATCCCGCCACCGCCAACACCACCGCCAACACCACCTCCCACACCATTGGTAACCCTTCCATCTTTTTTTAAAAAAATAGGAGTTTTTATGTATGTTGGAGCTCCAACTTGTTCAGATAATTTAGATATAATATCTAAAGTTTCTTGCGATAAGTTACATATAAATCCCGCATTTGTTATATCGTCATAGTCTGAAATATTATACTGTTTTGTAATTTTTACTGGAGAAGTAGTAGTAGCCATAAAATCCTAATAATATATAATAACAATTGTTTATATCTATTTTATTATTATTTATTTATTATTTATTAATTACTAATAATATCAAAAAAATATTAAATAATAGATAATAAATAAATAATAAATAAATACTTAAATGTATAAGAATATATAATATAGAATGTCAGGAAAATACCCCCCACCGAATCGTCATAATAGATATAATAATGGAAATAACAATAGTAATGGAAGTAATAATATAAATAATGCAAACAATGCGAATAATACAGGCAACACAAGTAACACAGGTAAGTATCGAAACGATGAAAGTAATAAAAGTCAATCATTTATAACTAATTATGATAGTAGTAATAGGTATGATAATCGTAGAAATAATAGAAATAATTCAAGACCTATGTCTGGTGTTATGGAAACCCAAAATAGTGGTTTAAACATAAATAGAAATGAAGTTATTCCAAAACCAGAAAATGGTGCCACGGATGAAAATACTGATAGTGTCGACAACGTTGACAATAGCTATGTTCCAAAGGAGTTTGATAAATGGGAAGATTTGGAGGGCATTATAAGCGAGGAAATTATGCGTGGAATTTATGGATATGGTTTTGATTCTCCGAGTATGATTCAGAGAAAGGCGTTGCTTACTATTTTCGACAAAAGAGATATTATTGCCCAAGCACAATCTGGAACAGGTAAGACGGGTGTTTTTACAATTGGAGTTTTGCAAAATGTAAATACGGAAATAAACAAAACCCAAGCTATGATTTTAGCACCAACGAGGGAACTTGCTAAACAGATTTACGATGTAATTACTTCGATCGGTTCAATGGTTAAAAATATGCGTTTTCATCTTCTTATCGGTGGAACATCAACTGACGAGGATGCACATCAGTTGAAAACTATAATGCCACATATCATCGTGGGATGTCCTGGTCGTGTATATGACATGATGAGACGAAATCATATAGTATCTAAAGACATCAACTTGCTTGTATTGGACGAGGCAGATGAAATGCTTTCAGTAGGGTTTAAAGACCAAATCTATAATATATTCCAGTTTTTGAGTTCAGATATTCAAGTTGGTTTATTTAGTGCAACTATGCCCAACGAGTTGCAGTCCCTTACTGACAAATTTATGCGCAACCCTGTTCGTATTTTGGTGAAGTCTGAAATGCTTACACTAGAAGGAATTAAGCAATATTATGTTGCTCTAAATGATGACTCGCAGAAATATGCAACATTAAAGGATATTTTTAATATTATTTCAATGTCACAGTGTATTATATATTGCAACAGCATTAAGCGTGTAATGGATTTGACAGATGCAATGATTAATGATGGATTTCCTGTATGTTGTATTCATAGTAATATGGAGAAGTCGAAACGTGATGAAGCGTATACGGATTTTAAGGCAGGCAAACATCGCGTGCTTATCTCTTCAAATGTAACATCGCGAGGTATAGATGTTCAACAAGTGAGAACAGTTTTGAATTTTGATTTACCTAAATGTATATTTAACTACTTGCATCGCATTGGGAGGTCTGGCCGTTGGGGTAGGAAGGGAACAGCAATTAACTTTGTTACTAGATGGGATATTAAAACCATGAAAGATATTGAGCGTCATTATCATACCATTGTAGAGGAGTTGCCTTCAAATATTACAATTGATAACTAATAAAATTAATAAAATTAATAAATTAATACTTTAAGACATTAATAAAATAAATTCGTATATTTATTTTATTATTTATATTTTAACATATAAATATGTTTGATCTTGAAAAATATTTAACACAATTGAAAGATGAACAGGTTAAAAAACTGGAAGCCTTAAATGGGACTTATAGTAATACGAATAGTTCTAATAATAATACAACATCTCCAACATCGCCAACATCGCCTACAAAGCCCACACCACTGACATCGTCATTTAAATTTCCAATTTCATATTTAGAAAACAAACAAGAGATTAACGATAATATAATAAACGATTTAGAATTAGTAGCAACAAAGGATCCCGATGGGGAGTCAATGTATTCGCATATTTTTAAACCAGAATCTATATTTAGCAAAAAGTTTTTAAATGAGTGGAGTAAATATTATACAACTGATGTTAAGTTTTTAAAAGACTCTCAGGTATTTTACAAGTCTTATACGAATCAATATGGTGGCGACTTAAAGGTGCCAGTGAAACTTTTAACAAGTGATAATAATGAGGTAACGGTTGATCCTCATGATATTTTCGAAAAAATAGATAAATTATGGATTGATATTGCTGGAGATAAAAATTTCAAACAGCGATTTAGCTATATTGATATTCCAATACTAGACCGCCTTAATAAATCTCCAGGTTTTCTTCAGCTATTGAGTCTTTACAACCTTACATCTCCTGTTATTTCTCTTCTTTCTCCTCTAATTTTACTTGTTATACCATTCTTTATTCTTAAATTTCAAAAGGTAGAGGTCACTATTTCTGGATATATAGGAACACTTAAAAAAATATTTGCAACACATCCAATTGGTAAAATGTTTTCACTATTTGATATTTCTAGCATGTCGTGGGATAAGCGTGTATATGTATTAATGTCATTCGTATTTTATATTATTCAAGTTTATCAAAATATAGTATCATGTCACCAGTTCTACAAAAATATGATTTTAATTCATAAAAATATTTTTATTCTTCGTGATTACTTTAAGTATACCGCGCGCAACATGACACACCTTATAAGTATTGCGTCTCCATTAGAAACATATAGTGAATTTGTAACAGACATTTCATGTAACAAAGAAAGACTGGAAAAATTATGCAAAGTATTTGATAAAATAAAACCATTTAAAATTTCATTTGGTAAAATGTTGGATATTGGTAAAATAATGAAGTTAAATTATGAAATATTCGTAGATAATGATATTAAAAAGTGCGTCGATTATAGTTTTGGGTTTAATGCCTTTTACGAACAAGTTGATCACTTGAAGAGCATAATTGATGGAGGTAAAATTAACTCTTGTTCTTTTATTACCAAATCTGCAGATAGTGAGCCTGAAACTGAGGAGAAAGTTGATGCAGAGGTCAAAGAAGAGACAAAAGACAAGATTAGTAAAAAGCACAAAAAAGATAAAAAGAATAAATCTGACAAGTCAACTATGTCCACCATGTCAACAAAATCTGGTAAATCAGCTGTATCAGCTGTATCAACTAAATCTGAAGACACAACGCGATCGGAGTCAACGGCAAAGAATGTTACAAAATTCACAAAATTATATTACCCTCCATATGATACTCCTGTAAAAAATGATGTAACCATAGATAAGAAAATCATAGTTACAGGACCCAATGCAGCAGGTAAAACTACTGTTATTAAATCGACATTATTGAATATAATACTATCTCAGCAAATAGGCTATGGTTTTTACGAAACCGCAGATATTATACCATACGATTACTTACATTGCTATTTGAATATACCCGATACATCTGGACGCGATAGTTTGTTCCAAGCAGAATCAAGAAGGTGTAAAGAAATATTGGATTGTTTAGAAAAAAATAGTGATAAGAATCATTTTTGTATTTTTGATGAATTATATTCAGGAACAAATCCATACGAAGCGGTGGCAAGTGCTTATGGATATATTGACTACCTGTCTGGCATGAAAAATGTAGACTTAATGCTTACAACACATTATATCGAGTTGTGCAAGAATTTGAAATCGAATAAGAATGTTAAGAACTACCACATGAGTGTAAATATTATGTCGGATCATAATGTAGAATATTTATATAAATTTAAAAAGGGAATATCGACAATTAAGGGAGGAATAAAAGTATTGTATGATTTAGAATATCCTGAAGCAATTATTGCGAATACTAAAAAAATTCTTAGTTCTTTGTAAATATTATTAATCATTTATCAATTAATAAAATAACATTAAGCGTTAAATATTTTATTTTTATTTATGTATAAAAATAAAAGATGTCTCTATTTAATTCACAAACTATTTTTAGTCTATTAATTACATTATTAATTGGTGCTGCATTATATTATTATATAAAATATAAATATCGTGTTTTAGAGCTTACACAGCGCGAGCAAGCAAAAGTATTACAAAGTGTAATAATGTCTATGAATAGTAATACCCAAAATTTAATGAGCATGGTTCAAAATAGAAGTCAAGAAGAAGTTGTTTCAGATGCAGTTAATGAAGATACTAACAGATTTCGTCAAGTAAACTCTTCTAATGAGTTAATCGATGTTTCTGATGACAGCGACAGCGAGAGTGGCAGTGAATGTGATAGTGATAGTGGTAGTGAGAGTGATAGTGAGAGCGGTAGTGATGGTGGTGATGTAGAACAAGATAATAATACAAGAAAAATCTTATTTACAGGATCAGTTGAATCGCATATTGTAGAACATTTAGATGGTCCTGATGTAAAAATAATTGAGTTAACTCATCCTTTGTATCCGAAAAATAGTAGTGAAGAATATAACAATAAAGAGGATGACGATGATGAAGCAGATGACGATGATGCAGATGACGATGAAGATAGTGACAGTGAGTCCATATCCTCCGATATTGATGGACCACATGAGCCTACTGGAGGACATGAGAACCATGAGAACCATGAGATTAAGGAAAATGTTATTAATAATCAAATAGATTTAGAAACAGATAATATTTCTGAAGTTATTTCAGTAGATAATTCTTTAGATAATCTCTCAGTAAAAACCGTTTTTAAGAACAAAGAGAACAAAGATTCCGAAACACATGCTGATTATAATTCAATGAATGTCCAATCTCTTAGACAACTTCTTAGAAACAAACTAGCATCAGACAGCTCTCATATGAGCGAAGCATCTATTAATAAGTTAACTAAAAAAGAACTTATCAAGCATCTGTCTTAACTATGCACAAAAATAAATCACATATAATTTAATAATATTAATATGAATTTGAATCTTAATATTATTTTTATCTAGTTTTAGTATATATTATACAATACATAAATGTCTTGGGCTACTTGTTACGCAGGTTCAGATAATATTCATTTTAATTTTCCTCCTATTATGATGGATGGTCGCAACTATGCTACTTGGCAACCAGGTGCGGTTGTAAATGATAAAATTCGTGAGAACAATAATATCACTTCAAATTGGGACTATAGAACGTTTTTACAAAAAAATGCCGTTAAAATTATGCAAGCAAATTCTGTATCCTCTTGTAATAACTGCGGAGCATGTCCCCCTATGTATACAGGTGCTCAAAATCCTGTAACACAGTCGAATACACCTTATGTGTTTTCATCCGCATTAGATAACAGTCAGCCTTTCGGATACGAAACAAGTGATCTAAAAAATGTGTATCTTTCTCGATACGAATTGCAAAGTCGTATGATGGCACCTTCTATTTCACAATCTGAATATTTAACGCAAGGTATTCCTCGTGCAAATTAAATATATATTTAGGGTGATTAGGGGTTATTATGGGTGATTAAGGGTGTATAATTATAATTATTTTTTAGATATTTGTATTATATATTTTTGTATTATATATAAGAATATATGAAAACGGTTAGACGAAAACATAATCGTCGCGGGACTAAAAGACGACAACAACGATATCATAGAACTAAAAAATTATACCAATATGGGGGTAAAAGTATAATATCATACCAATCAGGAGGAGTGCCACCAGATAATCCCGAAGATATATATGATGCAGGCGAAGAACCTGCAGATGTAGAAGACTATACAAATGTAGAAAAAATATTACAAACGAATCCACCAGAATCACCTAGAGTTAGGGAGTCTATTGTCGAATTATTTAGGTACCGGTTCCCAGACGCAGAAGGAAGAAGTTGTATGTATACCCCATCTAAAAATACATTAATTGGGAAAGCGCTTGAAGAACAAGCAGCTAAAAAATTATTTAAAAAATATTATCCTGATGATTGGCAAGAAAGATTTAAAGCATATATTGATTTACACCCTACTGAAGAACACGATATACCTCCTAATTTAAATGATGGAAGAGCTGTAAGTATAAAAAGTAAAAGAGTTGGAGTAATTAAAAGAAAAACAATAACTATACATAGTGCTTGTAGTTTTCATGTATGTTCATCTGATGCAGCCCGTTTTATGCATCAAATGTTACATGGTCCTCCATTAACTTTGTTACTAATTTATTATGAAATTACAGAAAGTGGTATTGTACCCAAATCTAAACAGCGTGTATATGATATTAGCTCACAAAAAGATACAATTTGGGGAAATTATAGAACTGAAGATGCACGCCTAAAAATAGTGCATGATATAACAGAATTATCTGATAGATTTACTACTGCTCAAGATAGCCCTAATGTTGAAACAATAAATATTAATCTTCAAGCTATTAGAGTTGATGTGGCAAGACTACAAACAGAAATGGCAGATAGTGGATGTTCCATAAAATTAGCACACAAAATATCAAGTAAATGTGGATTGGTTAAAGGAACATGTAAGGAACAATGCCGTCTTCAAGTAGTATTAGATGTAAAAACTCTTACTGAGCAAGCTGGTGAATACATTCCACCACTTTCGCCAACAGTTTTTTCACACCCACCACCAAAAAGTAATGGTCGTGGTGCGAGTGCGAGTGCGAGAGGTCGTGGTGCGAGTGCGAGTGCGAGAGGTCGTGGTGCTAGTTCAAGAGGTCGTGGTGCGAGTTCAAGAGGTCGTGGTGCTAGTGCGAGAGGTCGTGGTGCTAGTGCGAGAGGTCGTGATGCGAGTGCGAGAGGTCGTGGTGCGAATTTGAGTGGTATCAATGAGGATGATATGGGCGCGAGTGCAAGAGGAAGTAGTGCGAGTAGAGGACGTGGTGCGAATGTTCGATCGAGAAGTCGTAGCGCATCCCCTTAACAATAACAATAACAATAACAATAACAATAACAATATTTTACCTTTAAATGTTAAAATATTTTTTCCCAATTAAAAAGTTCAACCCTTTTTGAGTATTATCAACTTCGTAAATAAAAAATAATGCTACAAAGGTAGATGTAATACAGTCGATAGTGTAATGGTTTCTAGATGCACATATTAACATAAATGCTAAAACATAAACAATAAAATATAGTAACCAATATTTTGAACCATAATACCTATAAAGAAGCCCTAATTGAAAAACAATATTCACGAAATGCGAACTAATTCCCAGACTATTACATGTGCCCATATTCATAGCTGTTTTAAAAAAGTCAGCACCAAATTTGCACTTTTTACTGCTATCAGGTAGTGTAGTAGATATAAAATAAATGAATGTAACTAGACGCATAAGTATAAAGATGAAAATATATAATATAAGATACTTGTAGTTTCCGTTTAATAAAAAGATAACAAAAAATAGAAATGTAATAAAAGAAATAAATAAATCGCTTATAACATCTAAGTTACGCACATTTGATATATTTTCTTGTATAATATCAGGGATTACTACATTATTAATAGGCTTTCCTTTTTCATACGATCGTTTATTGACTATTTTTTCTAGAGTGTAAGATATTATAAATAACAAAACAAACAAACATATAAGTTTAAAATATATACTCGTTATCATTTAAAAATATTATTTGCTTTATTATAATAGTAATATAAAAATAAATATTTCATATTAAATGAAAACAATTCTTAGTTTTGATGTAGGTATGAAAAATTTAGCATACTGTTTATTCCAAGTCGGTGATGATGTAAATAATCTAAGTGACTATAAAGTATTACAGTGGGAAGTTATAAATTTATGCACTCCCATAGTTAAAAAATGTAACAATGGTGGATTGAACAACTGTGGTGAAAATGCTAAATATTGTAAAATGAATAAAAATGAAAATGAAAATGAAAATGAAAATGAATCTCTAGAGGGTGACTATTATTGTAATAAACATGCTAAAAAATGTAATTTTAAGATACCTCCTAGTGAATTAGATATTAAAAAACTAAAAAAAAGGAAGTTGGTAGATATTCAAGGCATAGTTGATAAATATAAAATAACTCCTATTAATCACGAATCTCACGAATCTCATGAGCCTCATGTATATAATGTAGCTACCGATCCTGTAAACACGTTGATACCTAAACGACAGAAAAATACGAAAGAACAACTGTTAGACATGATACAATATGAATTAGAAAAAAACTATTTAGAAAACATAGAAAATATACGAGCTGATCAGATCGATTTATTAACACTTGGTAAAAATATGATGACAGAATTAGATAAATTTATAATTCCATATACAGGAGAAACTTTAGAGGGTATAGAAAGTATGGGAGGTCTAGCAATCCTTGACAAATATAAAATAGATATTGTAATTATAGAGAATCAGATAAGCACGATAGCAAGTAGAATGAAGACGCTTCAAGGTATGATAGCGCAATATTTTATAATGAGAGGAACACCATGTATAGAATTTATATCTGCAGCAAATAAATTAAAAATGTTTATGACAAAAAAGAAAACAACATATACAGAAAGAAAAATAGAAAGTGTAGAAGTAACAAAAGAATTATTAGAAAAATTACCACAGTTTGAAAAATATAGAGGATGTTTAGAGAAAAATAAAAAAAAAGATGACTTGGCTGATTGTTTTTTACAAGGTATCTATTATCTTACATTAAAAAAAATGATAAATATTGAATTATAATACAATTAAATTATAAATATTGAATTATAAATATTTATAATGCGCACAAACTTAAAATTAAAGTTCTAAATTATAAATAATATGGCTGACGAAATCATTGATCTTGGAAATTTATCAGAACTTGATAATAGTTTTATGGGAGGAAATAGTGGCGGCGGTGGTCGTAGTGGGAATAAATCAGTAAATTTTGGTGGAGGTTTAGAGCTTTTAATGAATGATAAATTAAAATCAGGTAATAAAAATGGCGGAGATGGTAATATTGATTTAGATGACTTAAATGAATTAGAGGACGAGTTAAATGAACTATCAGATTCTGTAAATCCGAATAAAGTAAGCAAAAATTTTAAATCTGATTTTTTTAGTGGTTCAAATATAAAATTAAACAATTATGATAATAACGACGATCGAAGTGATGGAGGATATTCTGATGCTAAGTATAATCTAGGAGGATTAAGTGGACCACCAGTTGGTGGAAGCAATACTAGTGGTGTAGGTGCATCTACTGCAAATACAGATCCTGATAAAAAAACATGGGACGGTTTTGGAAAATTTAATAATGTTCCCATGAACCCCGATTCTCCTATTGATTCAACACCACAAATGACAAAAGAGGAATTACTTCGCGAGAAATTTAAAATTCTTCAAAAATTAGAAGAGTTAGAAGTAAAGGGCATCCGTCTTACAAAAAAATATACAATGGAGTCATCTTTACTCGAAATGAAAGGCGAATATGAAGCACATGTAGAAGAAAGAGAAAAGAAAAATAGTATAAAATTTCAACAAAAGTTGCTTATGACGGCAATTACAGGTATAGAGTTTTTAAATAATAAGTTTGATCCATTTGATTTGAAGCTTGATGGGTGGTCAGAACAAATCAACGAAAATGTAGATGACTATGATGAAATCTTTGCAGAGTTACATGAGAAATATAAGTCAAAGGCAAAGATGGCACCAGAGTTGAAGTTGCTTTTTCAACTAGGAGGAAGCGCCATTATGCTTCACATGACAAATACCATGTTTAAGTCGGCGATGCCTGGTATGGATGATATTATGAGACAAAACCCTGAGCTTATGAAACAGTTTACACAAGCCGCTGTAAATACCATGTCGCAATCTTCTCCCAATTTTGGTAACTTTATGGGAGATATGATGGGTGGTATGGGTGGTGGAGGACAGCAACAACAACCACCTAGCAATTTCAATAACCAGCGACCTCCTCCTCCTCCTGTAGCAACAAAAGGACCCAACTCTATTCCCCCACCTAGAAGGGAAGGGGATATTTCAAATCGTCCTGATTTAAACTTTGGAAGAGGAAACATGAATGATGGTGTAAATCTTTCGGAAAGTTATATAAATCCTTTTGAATCAAAGTCTACACGAGGAGCACCACCACCTCTTCCTCAAAATCCAAGACCTGAAATGAAAGGACCATCGGATATTAATAATATTTTGTCTGGATTAAAGACCAAAAATGTAAATATTACATCAAATGTTAACACAAACCAAGCATCTGAAGATAAAGGGAGCACTATTAGTATTTCCGAATTGAAGGATTTGCACAATGATAATATGCCTAGTAGAACAAAACGTAAACCTAAATCTGAAAGAAATACAATTAGTTTAGATATTTAAGGTGTTTGGGATATTTAGAATAATACAATAACAATAATACAATATAAAAATAAAATATTGTATTATATCATAACCTCTTTGACCCCCTCCAATGCTCAACTACTCTCTTTCTGAGACTGCCTCTTTACCTAGTCGTGTTCGTGCTCACACCCAAGCTCGCGCTACCAACAGTGCCCATTTGTTAAACTTTAGTAAACCCGAAAATGATTTTACTTCTACTTCTGCCCCTGCTTCTAAAAGCTGGCTCACCAAGAAAGTTATACCTGTTGTCAAACGCGTAGGCAATATCGCAGGTAAAGTAGCAACTATTGCTAGCATTCTTTAATAATTATACGAATCGTATATAGTTATCTTTACAATTTGTATGATATTTGAAATATAACAAATATCATAAATTAATAATAAATTAAAGATTACTGTATAACTACTGTATAATTATTGTATAATTATTGTATACATATTATATTAACAAAAACAAAAAAGACAACGACAAAATGATTTCTATTGTAGCTTTAATTGACAATAGTAACAATAATAATACAGAAAAAGAGTTTGACGATTCTATTACTTCAATCATAAATCAAACATATAAAGAATGGGAACTAAAGATTGTGTTATATAATATTTCACAGTCGGATAAAACATTAATGCAAAACTATAAAGAAATTGATAACCGTATAGACATTATAAAATATTACGAGAGTGATATAAATATACTCTCAAAAATAGCCGATCATGAATGTAAGTATAACTATATTTCTGTTTTAAATATAAGCGATATTTGGTCGCCTAATAAATTAGAACTACAGACAAATATACTTTTAAAATACCCTAGAGTGGAGGTTTTAGGAACTAAAAGTCGGTATGAAAACGAAACATCATGTAACCCTGAAGGAGAATTATACCATTATAATATTTTTAAAATAAACCCTTTTATAAATTCAACGGTAGTTATTAAAAAGAATGTTTTAAAATGTCTCGAAACATTAACATTGAAAGACATAAATATGCCAGTCATGTTAAATGCTTTATGGGTTAAACTTGCGATTCAACAATGTGTATTATATAATATAGGTGATATAACAGTAAAACATAGCAATATTATAAATCTTACACACTATAAAGAATGTTACGAAATGATCGAGTTCAAGAAAATATTGGATGGTTTAAAATCACAATATATAAGAGTCAAATTTTTTAGTGACTATTGTGTTTCGGGTCACTGCAAACAAGAATACGAAAGAGCATGCCTAGTTCAAAATATAGACTACTATGGTAAAACTAAAAAAATATATTTTACAACAACAGAAACGTATACACACGCTATTATACTTAATTGCCCCGTGCCTACAAATTTACAAGTAGAAGCTAGAAACGTTGTTGGATTTGCACAAGAACCACATGATACGCCATTTCTAAAAATTTATCAAAATAATTTTATCGAATACGCTGTTAAAAATATTGGAAAATATTTAATCGGATCTGTTGATAAGTTTCCAACACCAACTTTTGTAGGACATCACGGTTTTCTATTTTATGAAACCCCGAAACCTTTACCTTTTAGACCCCAAAAACCGATGTTAATGTCGATTATGGTTTCGCATAAAACATATACACCAGGACACCGTTATCGTCATGCGATTGCTCAACATATTTTAAAATACAATTTACCAATAGACATGTGGGGTAATGGTGTTGATAACTATAAAAAACAATATCCTAATAATAAATATATTAGAGGTGGGTTTAAATCAATGGAGGAAATGTGCAAAGATTACTTGTTTACGATTGCTATTGAGAATACGAGTCACGATCATTATTTTACAGAAAAAATAATAAACCCTTTTATTAATAATACAATTCCAATCTACTGGGGATGTAAAAAAGTTGAAGAATACTTCCCCAAACATACAATTCGACTTACAGGAAATATTACTAGAGATGTTATTATTATTCATAGCGTATTAAGAAACCCTAATAAATATATTGCTGAATATAAAATAGACCAAGAAATGGTATTAAATAAAGTAAATCTTGTTAAAAATATTGAACGAATATTTGAATAACATTATCTACCTTTAAGCCCTTGAAAATTTAACATATTTATATTTTCAAATAGTCTTTCACTTGTGTTGGATAGTCGGTTATAATACCATCAACACCATATTCAATATTTTGTTTTATTATATTCATGTCATTAATAGTCCATGGTAAAACTTTAAAACCACTTTCCTGTAATTTTTTAACGATTTGTTTATCTATTAACTTATATTCGGGGGATATTATTTTAACACCTAACTGTTTTGAAGTATTAATTAAACTATCAATACTTGGTAGTTTTTCTTCTATTATATATGAGGTTGTTATAGAGGGGTCTATTTCTTTAACATCTTTTAAAGCTCTTATGTCAAAAGACTGTATAGTAACATCACCTGCGATATTATATTTATGAATTATGTCTATTAATTTATTAGAAAAGTTATATACTTCATCGTCGGTGTCGAGAGACTTTGTAGTTTTAATTTCAATATTCATTTTTATATTTTTATTTTTGTATTCTGTTTGAATTAGATTAATCAACTCTATAAAAGTTGGAATTTTCTCACCAGGAACAGTTTGTTGATTTGGAAAATTTATATTTTTTTTAGAACCACAATCATATTCTTTTATTTCTTTTAGAGACAGTGTTTTTATAGGTTTGCTAATACCATTGCAAATCTCTGTATTTATATTTTTATCATGATAAATTATGATTTCATTATCTTTTGTAATGTTAAGATCTAATTCTAGAGTATCTATATTGTTTTCTATTGCATATTTAAAAGCAGCAAGTGTGTTTTCAGGTAAAATACCACGTGCTCCACGATGACCTTGTATTTCTATTTTTTTATGTTTACCTGGCGCGTAATATTCATACAATCGTAAAAATATAAATATACAAACTACAGAGTAAATTTTTATACGACTATGTATCATAAAATTATCTATATTTCTAGAGAAATGATACGATAAGTCGTAAAATACATGATTTTTGTTTAGTTTACATAATTTATTTTCAAAAGTTGTAAAAAAACATGTATTATTCCACATTATCCATGAGAATAAAGTAATAATTAATATAATTGACATAACCCATAAAATATAAATTGGTGATAAAAATCCATAAAATATAAAAAATATAAAAAAATGATGTATACCTCTAATTATTTCTCCAAGTAAATTTTTACATGGTTTTTCATTTACTATCTGAAATGTATAAGATAATATAAATACAATGCCTGCAATTACAAAAAAACATATTTTATAACCTTTTGTATTAGATAGATCGTTAAATTTTGATATTAATTCAAGCATATATCAATACTATATATAATAAGTCAATATTATATATAATAAATTATAAATCATGTCTGTGATGTTAAAAATGAAGCGAACGATAACCATATAACGTATGGTATTAAACAGTATCCAGCAACACGACTAATCGAAAAGAATAATCCAGTAATAATAAGTGCAAAAATAGCTAATAATACTAAAGTTACTGTAGAAAATAGTTTGTTGGGATAATATACAAAATAAGGCCACCATGCCATAACCAATATAACTTGAACCCCATATAAAAATAAATAAAAATATTTACTATTTATACTCAAGTTGTTACTATTCCATATAGTATAAGAAGCATAGCCCAATAATAAATATAATATCGGCCATACAACACCGAATAACCATGAAGGGGGGTTCAAATAGGACTTTACTTTTGGAATTTTTTTACGAGATACAAAATAACCTGATCCTAAACCTAAAATGATTGGAGCAGTCAATAAAATATAAGATATTGTCATATTCTTATTATTCTGCATTGTGTTATTATTCTTCATTGTGTTAACCTGTTATGATTTAGTAAATATTTTATTATAATATATCAAAATATAATATTATATTAGATGAATTACATGAATTATATAATTTTATAGTAAATGAGTTATAATTATTTTATAATATTATTTAGATAAGTTAACAGTATTAAAAGTAAAATAATATGAACGATATGAAAAATATTGGTGAATGCGCTGGTGATTTATTAATAGACACAAATAATTTAGTAGAACAAAATATAAAAAACAGCGCTACTGCAGAAATTACAAATTATGATTTTAAAACAGTTTGCTTGAAAGAAAGTGTATTTTTAAAAAGAGAGAAATCATGCAATATATTTTTACTACAATTTAATTTAGAAAATAAAAATAAAAACTTACATGATTTAATAAATCTTAATATGTATAATTTACTTTTTAATTTAAATAAAGATAACTTTGAAAAAATAGAAATAAAAAAGTGGCTTTCCTCAAATGAAATCGAAGTCCTTTTTTTATTTAAACCATTCGGTAAAGATTTAGGTATTAAACCAAAGTATATGTATATAAAAACAATAGCACATATATCAAATGAAAAACATATATATAATAGTTTTGATATTGAATACCCCGATATGGAAGAGTTAAAAAATTATGAAAGAGTTAAAAATACGATATCAACTATGATTGTAAACTTCGAGTCAGACTATAAAATAAATATAAATTATATTTTTAAATTAGACTTGATACATGTATTGCCTATATATATGGAAAATGTGCTAGGCCTTATAATGAAAAAAATGTTTTTACACTTGAAACAATTTATAGAAATGGTATAATAATTTATAAATATATAAAGATTATGATACATAATATTATTATAACATATTACTATGTATCAAAGAATAAAGAGAACTTTTTATAATGAAGACTATAGTAGTGATGATATCCCAGACCAGCTTGAAGATATACATATAGATAAATATGATGGAGGTGACCCTAGCGATGACCCGAACGATGAGTCTTATAATAATAACAAAGGCATATCTCTAAGAAATAAAATATCAAATATTTTTACTTTTATTTTTAGTGGATTAAGAACAACAGTAGTATCGGGGTTATCTAAATCGTGGTTTATAACATGTTGTTTGGGTATATTTACGAGATACTATTTTGTATATAAGTTATCAAAAAAGACACCACAAGACTATAATAATATGATAAAAAATATTTCCGAAAAAATGGCACAAAAAAATATATTTTTTACAAAAATATTTCAGGCATTTGCAAATAATAATAATTTAGTTGACAAAGAATTATTTAATCATTTTATTACATATACTGATAATGTTAAATACGATACGCGAGAAATAGACTATAATGGTTTATATGACTTAATAAATATTGCAAGAAAAAATGGCGATGATCTTATTATTGAAAACGACACCCCTATTAAATCTGGAAATATTGCTTTAGTTTATACAGGAATATTAAATGGAAAAAATGTTATTATTAAATATCGTCGTAAAAATATTACAGAAAAATTTAATAAATCTATTAATGAATTGGAGTTATTGGTAAATATTTCTAAAAAAATGCCCCTTTTATGTGATTTGAATATAAATGATTTATTTGAAGAAAATCGAGAGATAATGATTAAACAGTTAGATTTTTTAAATGAAGTAAAAAATATTAATATGTTTTATGATAAATTTAAAGAAGTTGAAACAATTTGTATTCCAAAAGTATATTCATATTTTACCGAAGATAACCCATGTGCTATTATAATGGATAAATTAGAAGGTAAAAGAATCGAAAATATTTTACACGAAGATAAACATGAATACTCAAAAATACTATCACGATTTAATTTGAAGTGTGTTTTTTATGATGCAATTTATCATTCTGACTTACATTCAGGTAATGTTATTTTTATGAAAGAATTTTGTCGCAGTGATGGGCAACTTTTTACCAAAATGAAAATAGGTATAATAGATTATGGAATTATAGGAACTATGACAAGGGATGAACAGAATACATTTTTCGTATTTTTTAAAATTCTTGTTAGCAAAGATCATAAAGAGTTGTCAAAATTTATTTTAGAAAGTTTATCAGAGAAAATAGATAAGACAAAACCAACTATTTCAGAAGAGTATAAAAACATATTAATTAATCAAATTTCTACTGTATGTTGTAAAGTATTAAGCAACGATACTAAGTTTTTTGGAGGAGAAGAAATATACGAAATTAATAAAATTCTAAAGACACAAAATCTACAATTTTCAAAATTCTTTTGTCGCGTTGAACTAGCAATCGCTATTTCTGAAAATGTTTGCAACTCACTCGCTACAAATTCATCATATATAGAACAAATGATGATTGCTTTTAAAGATATTTTTGGTAATAATGTAGATGAATTATTATAATATCATTATTATATATTATATATCATATATAATTATGAGTATTATGAATATAAACATGAACATATTTAAAACTATTATTTTTTTTATAATTGCCATTTATGTTATCGTGTTTATTAATAAAAAATTTTTTGATATATACGATGTCATTCAAATGAATACTAAAAAAAATTTAATTGATTATTCTCAATACACGTTTTTATATGTCCCATTAATGTTTTGGATTTCATCTAAAGCAAAATATTTTGATCTAGCAGATGGTTATTTTGAACTATATGTTACAAAAATGGTTGAAAGTGTAAATAACCATGAAGATTCTTATCGTAAAACAGATTTAGTTGCTGGAGGAATATCAAATATAGCAATTTATATATTTTCTCTTTTAGCCATAGCATCAGGTGCTGGTCTAGGGAACGAAGGAGTTATTATATACTCTTCAGTATGTTTACTGTTATATTTTTACTTCAAATCTAAAAAAGCATTCGGTTTACAAAATATATATACAGAAATAATTATATATTTAGGATATGCAATAGGTTTTACTATTACATATGGTTCAATGATATCAACTTTTTTTTATATTTTGGAGCATATGATAATTAATAAAGATATAAACTTTTTTTCTAATTTTGGAGTATTGGTATGCGCAATTCCATTTATTTACTATTTGGTAGGCGAAAAAGATAACTTGATAAAAATAGATAAACTTACTTTCGATTTTAAAAATTTCGGATATATTGTATTATTTTCTGCATTAATGGGAATATTATCACTTGGTTTTTTTAAGTCTATTTCTTATATCTTTAAGTATATTAAAAATTCAAATTTCAATAATTTATATGTTATTGTATTTGGTTTTCTTCTTGCTTTTATCATTAAAAAATTAGGATTCTTAACAATGGGTGTCGGTGAGTCAGCAATAAATGAAGGATTTCAAGCTGTTACTAACCAACAAAAATTAAAACAGTTAGAAAAAGAACAAAAATATGACGAACTAGAAAAACTGCAAAAAATGGAAAAAGAAGGAAAATTTGATACCATAAATAGATTTAATGTATATAGCGTTTTTGGTAGAATCGTAAATTGTATTATTTCTCTTAGTTCGGGTCTAACAGGAGGTCTTGTAGTTCCTACCATGACAATTGGTTGCGGTATTGGTTCAGTTATATCTAAGTATATACCAATTCCTCCACAAAATCTCATGTATTTGGGAATGACATCATTCTTAAGTCCATTCTTAGATGCTCCTATAACAAGCGCACTCGTTATCAATAAAATATCAAATCAACCATACCATACACTCCCCCTTTCTTTATGTGTTTCTTTTATTTCTTACTTTACTTATACTTTTTTAAACAATAAGTTGTCTTAACTAGACCATCATACTACATTACCTAGTTATTTATTATCGAAAAATCAATAATAAATATCATATACATTATTTATTAATTATGCTTTCTGGTTTTCTTATTAGTTTTCTTATCTAGTTTATGCTTTCTCGTTAAGTTATCTATTCTCTGTATTTTAAGTTTACTATTTTTGCTTTCTGCGTGTATATTTTTTATTACTTTTTTTGTTCTACTTGCTTTGTTTGTTTTGTTCGCACTGATTACCCTTTTTGTTTTTCCTACTTTGTTTTGATCATTGTTTATACCTCCACCTAGTTTTGGTGGAGGAAAAGGTGGTGGTGGAGGCTTAAGCAAATTTTCGTTAATAGCATAAGACCAGTGTCCTCTTCCACCTACTAAAAAGTATGAATTGGGATAGTAAAGTAAAAATATAGATATTTCTTCAACATCAAGAACAGCTTGAATACTAGACTCGGATAAAAATGCTAATATTTTATCTACATCTGCATCGGGACGAATAATATACTTATCGAAATCATCACCATCTATTTCATACCTATCCCAATAAAATACATTAAAACTACTAATATCATTAACTCCAGTAACTGTGACTACTGGTTGTTTATATAGTAATGATGCAAAGTATATTTCAGAATCTGATCCATAATAACTACTACCAACAACATCAGCTATCTTTTTAACATATTTAAAATCTGGACCATTTTTTATTATATATTTTATAACCGATGAATTATTATATGTCTTACTACTTTTATCGGCGTCTTTTATTTTATCATAAATTCTAGTCAAAATAGTTGTAAGATCACCCCTAACTCTAGTTTGCTCTACCATCTGTATAGCATTCTGCTTGTTTATACTTTTATCGAGATATTCATTGTATTTTTCGTCTGATTTTAAATAGTCTGAAGTTAACATACCAATAGAATTATAAAAACAATTGCCATTACCATCGGAACGTTGCTTAACATATTTAACTGATCTTAATAATCCTGAAACACCTTTGGGTGGTGGTGTTTTTTTTAGTATGTCCTCTACTATTTTTAAAGTAGGTTTAGTTTTTTTTGAAGCAACTAATGTATCATTTAAACTACTAATTAAACTATCAACTTTGGCATCTTTCTTTTTAATTATATTTGTATATAAATTTATTAATATTTCTTTACCGTTTTCTGGTTTCGTCGGGTCTATTAAATATAAATACAAACTATATCGTTCACTATCGAATAAGAATCCCAATATTTGATCTACCATATTTTTTAATTCTGGATTAGAAATAGAAGTTATGTAATTCTCCTTATTTGTTGTAATAGTTCCCAAATTAGTCATAGCTTCTGGAGTTTCGCTCATATATTTGTCATTAAATTGCGCCGTCGTTAGTAACTCCATACCTTGTAATAAATTTTTACTACCCTTTGATGCATCTGCACTTGAAAACAAATATTCGATAAAACAGTAACTTGAAACTATTACTTTGGTTTTAAAATAATAAAAGTCATTTAAAATATAATATACATCAGCATCATAGATCTTTATTAATTCCTTTCTTATTTCTTTGTAGTCTTTAACTTTACTACCATCGCAAGTAACCAATTCTTTTATATAGTTATCAAATATAACACTATCATCCACAGTGTCAGTATTAAATATATTAAAAGAATCTATATCAACAAATATGTTTCTATTTTTTCTAGGTATTCTATCTTTTTCACCAACAGATAATTCTATACGATAGTCAGAAAAAGTTTCAGAATTTTCTACATCAATATCATCATCGACAAAGTCTTCTACAGAAAATTCGGTTATATCTTTTATTTCATCAATCATATCTTTACCAAGATTATTACACTCTATTCCATAATAATTTTTATCCACTAAATAATTTATATTACTCAAAAAACAATACACAGCTTTACCTGTATAACGCATAATTTCATTCTGATATTCTTTTAACTTATCGCTTGACATAGGACCAGACATATTCAATATTTTTTTTCGTATAAGACTAGATGATAACTCAAACTCATCAGAATCAGGCATTATTATCTCTATTCTTAAGTAATTATTATTTTCATATTTTTCAACTTCTTCCATTTTCTTTTCGATTTCAGCTTCTTCCGACTTTCTCAATACATAAATTACACTATATCTACTTGAACCAGAATAATTATTTATAAAAAAATCTGAACCACATAAGTAGAATAGATTTTCTTTTTTTAGTTTAGTTTTTTGTTCTGGTTTTCTATCACTATCATCGATTATTTTCATAATTTTTTTAAATATTAGCGCTTTTGGATCAGCATCAGCCTCTTCCACTATAATCATATTACCCGCATTAAACTTACCTGTTTTGTCCGTCCATTCATATGTGTCGCATGCCAACTTGCATAATTTTATTCTATCACTTGAACTTAATACTTCATCAGAACTAAGACCCTTCCCCATAATATATTTTCTTGTAGATACTACCATTATACCATAGTATTTACCTACCATTGGATTGGGTAAACTTTTGTCTGTAAGGGTATTATATGCTGACTCAAACATTTTAATATGTCCATTGTGTGGAGGATTAAAACTACCACCATTTAATATAAAAACATCACTGTCAATATTTTTGATCATTAAAGATAACACATCATCTACAGATAAAATTTGCGACTTACCTATTTTTTCTAATCCTGGTGACGGTGTTGGCATAAGCGACGGGGGCGATAGTGACGGTAATGTGACTAAAGATTTTAAATACAATTTTTCATATTTTTTTTCATCATCACCGTTATATTCGGGGTCTTTAATACCATTTAATATAATATTTAATATGTTTATTTTTTTAATAAAATCTATTTTTTTGTAGCCAGGGAATGATAATATTTTATTTTTTAATATAGAGTAAAAATTTTGTATAGAACTTTTTAGTTTAATATAGTCTATATCACTTGACATAATCTCTTTTAAAATTTCTTGAGGTAGTTTCTTAGGGGTTCCCTTGGGTTGTTTTTCTATTTTTTGTATCATCGTTTCATAAGTTGCTTCTGTTATATCAATATAATTTTGTCTTAGCATATTATCATTTATGTATTCTTTAACTGATATAGTTTTATTACCAATTACGTCGTTACTTGCCTTTGGTCCTAATCTAAAAAATGTAGAACATGGAGTATTTCCTGGTAAATCTGAAGGAAAAATATACCACATCCAGTGTGTTGTTTTTTGTCCTGCTTTAATTTCAGATAATGCTACATTAAATGTAGAACCTGTTTCATGGTATGTAATTGTCTTATCTATTCCACCTGGTATTGCACCTCCTGTTTTAATACCATTTTTATGTGCATCTGTAAATTCCTCAACAGTCGCTCTTTCTATTATACCTTTTATATTTACGACTAATGCTTTGGTCTTCGAAGGTGAAGATTTTTTTGTTACTGGTGATGTTGGCGATGACGGGGTTGGCGACTTTACACCTTTTTGAACAGGCCAATCTTTTATATCGGGTATCGTTAAATTTAATTGTTTCGCTAACTCTATTATTTTATTTTTCATTTCATTACCTAACATACCATTACTATTATTATAAGATGTCAGTATGAAATCTATCAAAAATATTACAGCATCTTTATATGATTCAACGGGGTTTGAAATGCAGTATTTTATAGTTTTATCCATTTGTTGTTTTTGAGGATCACTAAATGGTGACAAACTAGCCCTGGATGAGGATGAGTCTAACCATATAACCATGCCATCAGAACCCAAAGGATTAAATACATTTAACTTAAAAGCATTTTCAATATTTTCTTTATAATTTATTGCTGGTGTATTTAAAGAATACCAACATTTTATATAATCATTATTCTTATCTTTTTTAGTAACATCATAGTAAAATAAAGATGATCCAGCTGGTATAGCAAAAACAAATACATTATTTTCTTTTCTTTTATAAAAATCATTTAACTTTAAGTCGATTATTTTTTTTTCTACAAATGAATTATTTACATTAACATAAATTTCATACGTATCACCCGAGGTAAGTACATATCCTCTCGGTATTCCTAATTTTAATACACTATTGTTAGTAACTTGTTTCACTATTTGTGTTAAAGATGTTGAAGAAGAAGTGGGAGTAGCAGAAGTGGGACTAGCAACAGGAGCAGTATTTTTTTGTTTTATATACTCTTTAAATGCTTCGACAAATTGATTTTTATTTTTGATCAAATCGGCTTGTTTGTTTTTATCTTCTCCTATTGCTGCATAACACATACTGGAAACACCAGAACCGAACTGTAGTTCGACATTTGCAGCATTTACAATAGCATCAATTTTTATCCCACTTTTTACTATATTTATTGTCTCTTCTATTATATTTGTATTACCATTTGCTACAATTACAGATTGGTTAATAAATAAATATTTTTTATCTGCTCTATAAACTGCAACATCTAATGCTTTTTTTTCATCAGACTTCCATGGACAAAAATATATTTGTTTGACAGTATTTACTATAGTGTTTTGGCTAATAAACAAATAGAAGTCTACAACACCCTTTATTAAAGCTTCCGCGTGCGACGTCTTATCGTGAGTTCGACCTGCTGCTTTTTCTACACTAACTAAAGTATCATAAAATATACTGCCACCAATAAATGGAAATATAATATTTTCAACACCATTTATAGCGGCTACTATAAGAGAATTCATAACCGAATTGGACAACGTATTTATAGTAATTAACTCCCCAGATCCCGATTTAGCAGGAGAAGCCTGTATCATATATTTTACAGTAACAGTTGATGGTGTGGCTGTTGTTGCTGTTGGGTGACTATATGTTATATTATATAAAGGTTTATCTGATATATTAAGTAGTGTAGCCGACCCTGGAGGCATTATGTTTATATTAGCAAAACCCATATTATAATTTGTCCCAACTATAGATACGTTTTTATATAACAAATTACCACCCGATGATGATGCAGGCAATGCCTTGAATATTTCTTGTTCAACTGGATATGTAATATTATTAACTGTCGTAACTTGAGAAACAACAGGTGCTGAAGATTTGGGAGGGCTGGTATCTGACGCACTGAATGTCACCTTTTTCGTTTTAAATAAAATTTTAGGGTTTGGTTTAGGGTAAAATAAAGCGAAGTCTATATTTGTTGGATTATATTCACCCTTGTTCTCTCCACCAAAAGATGATGGTGCATTATTTTTACTTGTATATATGAATGTTTCTTGTCCTGGAACGTTTTCACATTTTAAAAATGTAGGTTTAATTCCAATTGGAAATGGTTGTAACATATTAACATTGAAGTCACCGCTAAATAAAATATTATGATCTTTATAGTCGTATATTTGTCTAACTGCTGATACAACAGCATTTAAAAATGTATATATTTGTTTTTGTCTTTGATACATTCTCGGTTTATCTTCTTCTTTGGTGGTCTCGATAGTATTTAATGAAAAATGAACTGATACAAGTATTAGTTTTTTGTCACTATTTATAAAAAACCAAATTCTTGAAAAATCCGACTCAATTTTTGTGGAATCATACCCATTAATTTTTATTGTTGACTGTATATAATCATATACAAATTTAGTAAATGTATTATTACTAAAATATTGTATTTTCGCAGTTCCATATAATAGTAACCCTGAGCTGACATATCTTGAACTATCGGCATTGCTTGTTATTAAATAAAATTCTGAATTTAACCGATTACCTTTCACATCTGTAATAAAAGACTCTGTAACTTTTAAACTATTTTTTAAAAGTTCATTTTTAAATAAGTCTATTACATCGACGCCATTTGTTTCCCTCGATGGTCCTTCCTGTATTATTGTATACTCATATCCTTGATCCATTATTTGTTTAATCGCGCGAGCATTATTTGTTAACCTTAGTTTATAATTTTCAATTCCTTCTTCTTTTGCACCATTAAACTTATGATAGTAAAACTTCCCCGTTTTGTCTACTCCACCATACATACCAATATTCCATGTTACTGCGTTTATTTCCGTTGGAACAGCTCCTCCTTCCATTTCATCAAACAAATCATTATCGCCACCACTTTGAATTTTACTACCTGATGTTTCTGCGAATGGTGCGCATTTACTGTTACCCGAATTATTAATTTTATATAAAATGGGAGCATGGTCTGAATATATTTTAGTGGTATTATCATTCCATTTATCAATCTCTATATCTGTTAAATATTCATAGTCAGGCTTACCTGTTTCACAAATAATCACAGAATTTTTATATGGTGATGCTTTTATAGTTTCATTATTAGACTCGGTATAATTATATTCGTGTAACTTTGTTAAACTATCACCAGTTATAGATATGGCTTTTGGAACAAGTAAGGTAGATTGTTCAATTGACTTTCCAGAACTAGAAACATCAAAATTGGGGACTTCTTCTTCTTTTTCTTCTTGCGTTATAGTTGCAGAAGATGCAGGAGGTCCTGGGGATTTTGAACGACTTGAAGATGCAGGAGACATGGGAGACTGTGGGCGACTTGAAGATAATTGGGAACCAAACGCTGTTTCTATTATGTCTTTTTTAGCCATATTTTGTTCCTCTACTTGTTGGTCAACCTGCTCTGTTTTAATACTTTGGTCTTCATCTACTACTACTTTATTAGCAAAATTGGTATCTAATGCAAAAACCGCACCTATAGCAGAACTATTTGATGGATTTGTTTTATTTGGGAAAATTGGCAACCCTTCAGGCGATTCAGAGTTAACTATTTTATTCATTTCTTCTTTAGCACAAAGTAGTAATTTTCCAGTAGTAAAAATAAGCTCACTTTTAGTTACTTTATTATAGTCGGTTAACGAATATGTATCCCCAAACATTTTATCTACTGTTTGAGCATTTGTATACCCAATTAGACGAAGTCTTCCATTTTTTGTAAGTCCACCATATAGGTATGTCAATATTTTGATGTCACGAATAAATTTGTCTAGTATTGCATCATATGGTTTCAATACATCATATTTTTCGGGCTTAAATACATTATTACTTCTGGTTAACAACAAAGCCAATGCGGGTGCTTTTGTATATACACTTTGTATTGTATTTTTAGAAATTACATCGTTTGCTGGTATACTAAAGTTAAAATCTCCCGCCATAAAATAAGGGTTAATATCAGTTGATCCTGATAAATAATATCTAGAACGAAACTTAGCAATAAAGGCTGCTACTAATAATACCTCTAACATTTCTTTATTCACTTTTTTTTCTACAACAGGAGTCTTTGGGTCAGTCTTGGTGTCAGTCTTGGTGTCAGTCTTGGTGTCAGTCTTGGTAGATGCTTTTACAACCCCTGGCAAAGGTGAATTAGTTTTTTCTTTAATTTTTTTTAAAGTTTCAGCTGTTTCTAATTTGATATTAATAATTCCGAAAATTTGCCCACCTGGAATATAACTAGGGTTCATATATTTTTTGCAAGGTTCAGCTTGAAACGGAACTTTACTTTTTTTACTATCATCTAAATTACCTGTTACCTGTTTTAAAAATCCTATTTGTTCCGCATTATCCGTATTATACCATTCACTATCATCTCCTCCAACTTGACCACTTGGTATAGAAGATTTTTCGGCACTACTTTCTGGTTTTGTTCCTTCACTTTGACCTTCGCCTTCATCTTTATAGTCATTCATATCATCAACCTCGTCTGATTTTTCATCAGGTATTATGCTATCATCTTCATTTACTTTTATGGAACCAACATATCCTGGCAACCCTGGTTTTAACGCGGATGCTGATACTGTTGGTGATACTGTTGCGGATGAAAGTTTCGATATACCCGATGGTGCTGCTGATATAGTTTGTCCAGGAAATTCACCAGGTTTTATATATTTACCCCCTTTAAATACACAATAAGTTACAGTAGCAAAAGATGTATTACTATAAATTGGTTCAAATATCTCTACTCCTTCTTCGGATAAATATTTTCTATTTTTACGTATAAAAGGAGCAATTCTGATATCATATTGATCTTTTATGTCAAATTTATCCTTTCTAACCATAGTAAGATGACCCACAGTTGTTTTTTTATTTATAGTAATTAATATATCTCCACTATATTCATATTCAAAAAAATAAATAAATTCATATAAGTTTCCATATCTTTCATATATTTGCGCTACTATATTTGTGGTATCATCTGTTGCTTTTAATAAACTATTTATTACTTTTTTATATATATTAATTCTCTCAACCTGATTTTTATTTATATCTTCTAGTTTTAATTTTTCCTGTTCTGTCAATAAAGATGTCACTATTTTTCTGTATGCCTCCAAGGAACATTGAACATTTTGAAAACAGTATATATCAGAGTTACAAATATCTATCGCTTCGAATAGTCTTTCTTTGCGTTTAGACCATGAATTTTCATTTTTCCACGACACTCCTGCAAAAGAATTATCTATATTTTTAAATTCATTTACTAATTGTTCTTGACCCAGAAAACAGTATTGAACTAGCGATATTTGATTTACACCAGCATTTAATGGGGTCATTAATTGATTTGCATCGAGTTGTAATGCACTTTTTATAAAACCAGGAAGAATATCTGTAATAGAAGGTGTTTCTTTTACTTTAATTGACTCTCTCAGTTGTTTACCAACTTTTTTCCAATCTTGTTCCAAGAAATTTCGTTTCCAATAATTTTTAAGTTGCGATCCCCTAACGGCGCATGATGAAAATAATGTTCCTTCGCGGTCTATAGCTAATTTTCCTTTTTCTAATTTTTCTAGAAATAATTCTAACTCAATATAATATGCAACTTTGTAGTTTTCTAGAATTTTATTTAGTTGTTTAAAGGTATTATTCCATTCAACATAGTCTATTATGTATTCAATACTCTTATACTTAAATGCGGTTTTATTCGAAAATAGCACATTTAAAATAAATTTAATATTGTATTTAATAACATTGTTAAGTTCGTCTATGGATGACTTTGATAGTTGTTGTTCCAAATCTTTATCTCTCTCTTGATAAATTTCACCTTTTTTTTCAGTTTTTCTTAGTTGTCCTGAAATAGTAGATAACAAGTTCTGTTTCTCCAAAATTCTAAAAACAAACTCTATTATTGTTTTCATTTGCGGAGTTAGTTGTATTTTTATTTGCATTGTTTGAATTTTATTTTTTATTATATTAAATAATGTATTTATGGGGACTTTAACTATTTCGATAGAAAATGCTCTTGCACTTTCTATAATTGAATCCATTTGAGCATTTGTAACTTGTCTCGAAAAAATAACAGTTTTTAACTTTTCTATATTACTAGTAGCCTCGATTTTTGTGTCCTCTGTTACAACAGGTTCAAACATAAATTTTCTTGCTGTATTTGAAATTGATACTGGAAGATAACTTTGACCAGTTATTTTTTTATAATCATAATTAATTTGACCATCTACAGTGCTTTCACTTGTATCAGTATTATACTCATTCGATGATACTGTTGCTGTTCCACCATAAGCTGGTATATATGTTTTTTTTTTATTATCGATTTTTCCTCCAATTAGTCGATAGTTATTATCTTCTTTAATCATTAACATTGAAGCTGAAGCTATTTTTTTACCAAGATCTGCTTGTTGTTTTGTTTCTTGTTCTGTTGGTCTAGTATAAATAAATGCATAAACCGAACCTATAAGTGTTTTATCTTCTTGAGATGGATACCAGTTTCTAATAAAATCACCCGAAGTTTCAATATCTGTTTTGTATATTTTATTTTTAGTATTTGATTCAGATTTCTTACTACCACTTTCTTTATTAAAAGCTGTAACCTTATCTGCTTGGATTAACTGATTATCGGGATTATATAATTTGATTGGTTCTCCCAATCTTTTTAAAAATGCTTTAAATAAGTTTATGTTGAAAAAAGTGTCTACTTGGCTTTTTACTGTAGAGTTATTTGGAAACCCTGCATTACTAAATTTTACTAATGAAGAAATAAATGGTTCTGCATCTGGTGATACACGTGTTAGTATACTTGAACTTTTCTCAGATGAAGTTCCAGTTACAGCAGTTGTCCCTGGCCTGGGGTTTAGATTCGGATTTGGCGTAGTATCATTATTATAATTAAAATCTGAATCAAAAAATGCTCCTCCTTTCATCCCTACCTTGTTTTTTTGTAAAATAGCTGGAGCAGCTACAGGAGGAGCAAGAGGAGCAGGAAGAGCAGGTGCTACTGCCACTGGAGCAGCTACAGGAAGAGCAGGAAGAGCAGGAGCAGCTGCTACTGCTGGCACGAGAGGAGCAGGTTGTAAATTATTTTCTTTTGGTTTATTTTGTAAAGCTAATTCTTTTTCATTTTCTTTTTGTGTTTTTAATAAATCACCAGGTGTTGAAGTGTATTCTCTTTTGTAATAAATTTTATCTATTTTTTTTCTTTCTTTACTTGTCATGCTTAAAATTTCAGGACTTATAAACATTTGTAATGTTCCTATGTTATATTTATCAATAATCTTAGTTGTTTTATCTTGTTCTGTTTCATACCATGATTTTTCTTCTTTTTCTTCTTTTACATCATCTTCGCTCATTTTATATAATATTGATAATATATATTATAATATTCATTTAATTAATTTGAATATTACAATATTAATTTTTATTACGTATATTTAAATTATCACTTTAAACGTATTATAATGGGTTATCGTATATTTAAAACTTATCCATATTATAAGCATCTAAATAACCCAATTGGTTGCTTTTATTTTTCTGAATTTTTGCCTTTTCTAATAATTCAATAGCATCGTTAACTTCCTTTTCGGTTATAATTTTATTATCTGTAAATTCGCCTAGTTTTCTTGATTTTATAAATTTTTTTGGAAGAAGACAATATTTACTCTTTTCATTTAAAATGAAATCTGCTAAAACAACAAAAACTGCAGTTAAAACAAGAGCCGTGTATATGTTTCGAGTAGCCATCCAAGATATTGTGAAAACCAAGATTTCTTTTGTAAGTGCATATTTTATATAAGATTCGGTTGATTCGTCTAAATTAAGTTGTATATATCTCGAACCTATATTTAAACATATCATCATTATACCAGCAAAAAAAGTGCTAGAGTTTAAAGAACTGATAGCATTGTTTATAACATTCATTATTTATAATTATGAAAGTATATATTATATATTTACTATACAAATAAAATTTATAAATGTGTTAATTTATATTTAATGCATATTTAATACATATTTATTTTATTAAATATTGTAAATGGTTTAACTACAACCCAATATTCAATATATTATTCGTTACTTGGTAAAAACCAGTTGATACTAGATTAGAAGTTATTAAACATTTCCCTAAAATGTATTTTAAAACTTCGGTCTAGAAATAACACACAAGTTCTGGTATGTATTTTTTAACCATTGAGCATCTTGTTGAAATGACGGATCAACGTTTTGTGACACATTTGGATCTAATACTTTTGTTATTTGTGAGTCAATATCTTTAATAGAAGAACAAATACTGTTTAAATTATTACTTAAGCACAAAGGTGTATTAAATATTCTAGAACTAATTGTTCCATTATTTTGAGAGTTTTCAGTATTTTTTACATCAACAGAGTAAATATCTCCTGGAAATCTTTCACCAGAATAACTTATCCATCCACCGATTGTTACAGGACCATATGTCATGTTGTCTCTATATGATGTGCTTGCTACTTGTTTCTCATTAAAAGATGGACTAGACAATGTTACAGTAAGAATTCCATCACTTCGTTTTACATTTACATTATATTTAACACCAATTTTGACTATAAATCCTGGTGCATCCCATGTGGATGATTGCCACGACCAGTGAATTCCGTTACTTGCAGATACCCACAGCCCCCATCCACGCCATGATGTAGAATTATACATGTCGCCGATTAATGCTCTCCACGAATTGGATCCACCGTTACATTTAAATTCGACATCAAATTCCCAGTTTTTCATACTTGCTAATACAGGGAAGTTGCTCAAAGATAATGTAGGTATTGATGGATTATTTATAGAATATAATGTAACTGCTCCACCACCATTACATGAATTTTCAGCATTTTTTATTTTGTTGGCATTTTCAACTGCTACATTTATATTATTAACACCACATCCTGATGTCCATCCATTCAGACTACTTTCGTTATAATTTTTCATACCATACCAAGAATATGGAGAGCATTTAGCTCCAGGAGGACCATAACATGATCCACCAATATAAGTCCATCCGCCCATACATTTATTCGCAACTTTAGAATTAGAAGTATTCCATTCTAAATTTTGTTCTGGAGACTGTCGCGTATCTACGGAACATATAGTATTTGCTTTATCAATATTATATTTAGCAACAGTTGAAATATTAGCGTTTTTAGAATTATTTGCTAAATTATTCCATATATTCATTTTAGTTGTATCAGGCGTTTGTTTATTGGATTTAGAACAATAAAAATCAGTAAAGTAACTGAAAACTTCTTTTGGATCTTTTTTTTCACCTTCTTCTACTTGATAATTTCTAGTAATTATACCACTTTGTCCTGCTTCGAACCCTTCATATAAGGTTGATGATTTTATAACTATGATTGTTACAAAGATAAGTCCTAAGTAGAAGTTTACTTTTGAGAAATATGCAATAAGTAAAATAATTATTATTCTCCCGATGAAAGAGCTATACATATAGTTGTATACGGACGGTATAAAAATACATAGTAAAGCAAATAGTAAAATATTATAAAATATTAATGGATTCATGTGTTATTTAATATATATTTAGAAATAAAAAATATTTATATAAGATAAATTATATATTTATAAGCGTTACAGGCAAATGAATCTTAATAAAATAAATTCATTAAAACCACATGTGTCTTATAAAAAAAGACTGAATGTCCCCACATATCCTTTATTTTTATCTTCGCAACATACTCCCGATACTTACCGTAATGTATATCATCATAAAGAAAATGAAATAATGCCTACAATAAAATGGGATACATCTGCTTGCGTTAATTCAGAGATTGAAGTATCTCCTGAAAAAATAGGATTTATAATTTTAAGACACGTAAATAGTAGTAATACAAATGAATATTGGAAAGAGTGTTATAGGTGTATTAAAAGATTGTATCCAAAAAATAGAATATTAATAATAGATGACGATAGTGACTATACGCATGTGTCAAGTGAACCGTTAGAGAATACAATGATAATAAAAAGTGAATATCCTAAAAGGGGAGAATTTTTACCTTATTATTATTACTTAAGAACGAAATTTTGCGAGACGGCTGTTATTTTGCATGATTCAGCGTTTATAAAAAAATATATAATTTTTAATGTAAATAATTATAAACTGATGTTAGAGTTCGGTAGAGAATGTATTACTGATGGTCAGTCTATACCTTATCAAAAAACATTATTGTCTGCATTGAATAATCCAAAATTAACTCAGTTTTATAATAAAAAAGATTTTAATTTATGGAAGGGGTGTTTTGGTGCTATGTCGGTTGTTAAATATAATTATTTAAAGGGTGTTGATAGTGAATTTCGAATAGCTAGTTTAATACCACATATAACGTCACGCTTAGCTAGGTGTGCATTTGAACGAATAATAGGATGTCTGCTTCAAGTAAACACAAACGAACCATCTTTATTTGGTTCTATTCATAAGTATTGTAAATGGGGTTTAAGCTATGATGAGTATTCGAGAAACGAATATAGTAATAGTTTACCGTTGGTGAAAGTGTGGACGGGTAGATAATATGCTAAACATTTAAAATGTAGTATATTGTTATTATTATTATTGTTGTTATTATTGTTATTATAATTTAATTTCCGTTTTTTTTTTAAAATAATATCTCATTTTTTTATAGGAATGACTATACCTTTAGCGTTATTTGCTTCGTCATATAATGAAGATGAAGCAGATGGATCAACAATTCAAAATTCAAAATCATCATATACTCCTGTAAAAAATAATAAAGGTAACTATAGTTTAGGCAATAATGATAATGATAATAACTACTCTAAAAGTAAGAATTCAAATTCGAATTCGAATCTTAGAAAAACAATTAAACATAAACAAACTGCCCCAAATGAGTCAAAATTGGCTGCATTATTAAAATCGATGGATGAAGCAAGTGATTCTGAGAATGAAGATGATCAGAGTAATTTAGCAAATTATAAAGGTATTAGTGAAAATAATATGCCTGGTTCTGGAACATTTCCTCCTTTACCTGAAGTAAATTATAAGGGTCCTTCATCTTCGCCTACATCAACTACTAATTCAGCCCCCAAAAATAACTCATATACTCCCGATATACCTACTGTATCAACTGGTGCTATATCAACTACTTCATACAACGATATGCCCAGCACATATGCTAACCAGTATTATAAACAGTTCGCTCCATATTTAAATCAAAGTTCATCAGAAGTCCAAAACCAGCCAAGAGGTGATTTAATGGAAAAGATAAACTATATTATTGATTTACTGGAAGATCAGCAGGATTATAAGACGAATTCTATTTTTGAGGATTTGATATTATATGCTTTTCTGGGTATATTTGTAATATTTATCGTAGATTCTTTTTCGAGATCTGGTAAATACGTAAGATAAAAACACATGAGACGTAAGAGATTCGAGAGAAATTGCGAAATTCAACAATATATAAAAACATATAAAACATGTAAAATATATAAAATCAACTCATTATTACAACATTTTCTGGTAATAATGTCTTACAAATATAGTTATGAAATAATAATGTATGTTTTTCAACTAAAATAGGTTTATTGTTGATCAAAAAGTAATCTATTATTTTTTTATTATGTGACAGTGTATCGATTGAGACACACCCTACATCACTTCCTTTTTTTTCCATTTTCAGAGCATTTATAAACCCGCAAATAAAAAAGTTATCATTTGTATGTGGTATTTGAATACATGTAGGTATTTGTGTTATACTATTAGTTCCGATCTTAATATTTTTATCTACTATCGTATTATTAGACCTGCGAAACATATATACCGCAAGTGTTATATCATTATTTGCACTTGATATTCCTGCATTGTTTTTTTGTAACAATATATATATTGAATAAATCTCGCTTTTTATGAGGTGAAAAATATGAGAAAATGATGGAATAATTGATACATCAAATAATGTATACTTCCCATTATCTGTATCATTATTTGTGTGATATAGTTGTAAATAGTCTAAAAAAATATTTATATTTTGTGTTCCTATTTTTATTAACTGTATACTTGGATGAAATCTATATTCTATTTTATTCCAGTTTATTATGGGAATATAAAAAGAATGATATTCTACAAATGGAACAACTAATTTAGGTATATTAATTCCTGTATATTTGAAAATAGATGTATATATCTTTTCTTTGCTTTTGACTATTTTCAGTCCGTTTTCTATATAAGGATTTTGATTAGTTAACAGTTTTGATTTAATATTTACTTTGTCTGATTTTTCATTAATCTCTCGAATCTCTTGCGTCTCATGTTTTTCAGGTTGTATAAAATCTCTCTCTCTCTTTAGAACCTCGTCCCAATCATGAAACATTTTATAGTTATATGTTTGTATCATTTCAGTAACATGTCTTTCATCGATCTCTTGAGAGTTATAGTAAATTTGTGAATAATAAATTGGCATTGCATTAACCATCGATGAAGACATTTTATTAGATACTTTACTTAATTGGTTATTTGCCTTTTTATTCTTAAAAAAACAGTATAATGGTATTGAAATAATAACCCCGACTACACTATTTACTGAAATAACATTAGAAGTATCATTATCACTTTTGTATATATTTTTATAGTTTATTGTTATTATTGGATTATAGTCATGATTTTCTAATAATATTTTTAATAAAGATCTATCCATTTTCCTATTTATATCTAAAAATTTCATGTTACCATTATTGTATTTTTTATTAAAATATGGATAACTATTTATTAACACTAGTATATCTTCACAATATTTTATACTTTTTTCCATTTCGTTCACATATATATTACCGACCTGTGTTGCCACATTGGTATGCGTGACATAAGAAACATTATTATTTAAAAAGTTTAAATGAATACTACCTGTTGGTTTTTCATTAGACAATATAGTATGCAGTCTACACCAGTTTAGAAGATTATAACGATAAAATACAGGCTGACTTACCCAAAATTTATACTTTACTTTACTATATCCATGTAATACCAAAATAAATAATACTATACTTATTATGATATAATACAAAAACATATCATAATAATTCCATATAAATATATTTACAGTTTTTTACACGTTTTACAAGATTTATAAAACATCATCAATTATACAATATTTATTTATGCTTTGAATTTAGCATTTTCTCTCGAATCTCTTACGTCTCATGTGTTTAATGTTATACCATATGCTAACACATACTCACCAAAAATGGTCGGTCTGATTAGTTTGCAGGTTTATACAAGACATATATATATTGGAATGGTCTATCATAAGGAAGAAGATCAAATTGTGACAACATATTAAATCCAGAATCTTTTGCTTCACTTAAAATGAGTGACTGGTCAGGTGTATAAAACATCTGAACATTTTGTCTCTTTTTACCATTTTTTCTATTTTTAAATGTCTCACGTAATTCAATATTTTCTGGATCTTTCATTAACATATCGGATCGATAGACAATATCATCAACAATTGCATCATTATTGCCTAAAGGATTTATTACACTTTTTTTATTAAACAAACGCATAACTGTTGGAGAAAACCTACGCTCTCTTGCACCATATACCTGTGAATCATAAAATCCTCCAACATTTATTAGATGAATTGCTAAAAATCCACCTGGAGTTAACCATTTATAACAGTTCTCAAATAACATTCGCCTATTTGAAATCGTATAAATTGTAAAATCAAGCAAAGTAATTAATGTAAATTTTTCATTTTCAAATGTAAGCTGGTTTGTTCCATCTCCAAGAATATATTTATTTTCTGGATATTTACTTGCAGAATACTCTAACATATCTTTGGATTTTTCCATACCATAACCATTATAACCCTTTGAACTAAGAGTGTCGACATGTTTTCCAGTTTTAGAACCTATTACTAAAGCATCTGTTTCTCTAACTGGGGATGCTTTATTTAGGATAATACCTACTTCATAATCGTCATATACATCTTTATAAAATAAATTTTCATACATGTTTGCATAAAAAGTATCAAGCGACTCTTGACCCGACTTTAATGTGAACTCTTTACTCATAGCAAATCCTTCTTGTTTTGTATTAGAACCATTAGCTTTAGACGTTATGTCTAAAAAGAATAAACGATAAATGTATACAATCGATACAAGAATAATTAAAAATACTAACATTACAACCCAACATGAGGAAGTATTTATTTTATTAATAACTGTGTCAATAATTGTCATTTATTTATATGTATTATTATTATATATTTTTTATAGAAAAAATAGTATATGGAATCTGAATTTCAAATTAATGATATACGAAGTATTGCTGAATTTAAAGGAGAATCATTTTCAAAATATAAAAAAACCGATGTTAGAAAAGAATTACTAAACTCTATGTTGAATGGAAAAATAGAACACGCTTGTAACTGGAGTTCGGAACTTATATGTGCAGGACAATTTTTAGACTTGTGGGATATTATACTCACGTTTTTAGGCAAACATATTCATTTAGCTAATCCAAAATTAGCAATATACTTGGAAATGCGATATGAAAATTTCAAAACTATCATATCTTCTGGTTACAGTGACGACATACTCCGCTTAAGAAATAACCCCAAAATAAGAAGCATGTTTGCTGAAATAATTTGTGTTATATGTTCCAGCAATAAAAAACACAGTTTTCAGGGCATAAAAATAAATAAAAAAGAAGAGTATGACATAATTCACATGTCAAACAAATTGAAAGCACCATCGGTATCATATGCACAATCTATTTATTGTAAAGATGATCCTAAAGAATTATTTATAGCAGTTAACGAATTTGCTTATCATATTTCATCAGAGTCAAATAATGCCCTTCAGGCTTGTTTCTGGCTCGAATGGATAATGGAGTTCCAAAAAATTTGCGCTAATAAAAAAGAAAAATGTTTGTGTGAAAGAAGAAGCACTATCCCCGTAGAAGAAAAATATCAAATGGATCCTATATGGATCTTATGGGAACTTATACTTAAAAATTCACATAATCTTGATAACATAAAAATTAAAATACTAAATAGTATACTAAAGTTGTATTGTTTAAAATACACACCAGGTGTAAAAAAAAGGCGTCGTTATTTAATATATTACGCGATTTCTATTTTAACAGAAAAATATGATACTAAAATAGAAATAACAAAAGACAAAGAGTTAGTAGAAACTGTAGTAAAAAAAATAAACTCAGTATACAAACAAATAAAGAAAAATGAAATAGGGCCTAAAGTAGACTACCTAATGACAGATGTTCGAAAAAGCTCTCTAGAAAAAACAATTGATAAACTACAAATGCTTAACAAGTTTGATTTTATTATGAACGAACAGGTATAACAGGTATAACAGATTTAATGGGTATATTAAATTAAAATCCCTTCTTTAGTGCATATGTAATAGTTGTAACAATGAAAAATAGTATAGCACCCCATAACGTGTCAGTAATTGCTGTCTTTAAATTATACTTTTTGAAAATAGCCATGTTTGTAAAATCAAATATACCATAAGAACAGAATCCAAGAATAAACGCATCAAAAGCAGTTTTATTTGCAGATATAATAAAATAATTAAGAAGAACTGCCATAAGAACATATGTAAAAGCAGCGGGAACTATACTTACAACAAGGGCGGAGTTCTGTATTGCTGCTACAGTTTTATCAAATACAGGTTTTCCAACAAAAAATAAATAAACCGAATCAATAAGAACCAGCAATATAGACGATACAATAAAAGAATTCATTTGGACGTATGGTTGGGTTGTTTAGTATAGTATAATATAATATTATATATAGCAAAATATTAATGAATAACAAAATAAATAAATAATAAAATATCTAAATCATTAAATATTTTATAGTTATATTTTATTATGACGAACGCAAAATCAAAACCGAAATCAAACTCTTTAAAGCGTTCACTCAAAATATTGATGGGAGGACAAGAAGAAATAAATAACCCAAAAGAAACTAACCCCAAATCTAAACCCTTTTTCTCCTTTTTAGATGGTTTAAAAACAGAAAAGCCTAAAGATTTTAATGCATCAAATGCTCCCGAAGAGGAAGAAGACAAAGGAATAACATTTAAATCTAGTAAGTTATTATCCATATTATCGCCAACCGAAGCAGCATCGGTCACAAGTGGGAGTGAAGCACCTCCATCAACATGGTGGTTTGTATTTAGAGTAATTATTGTTTTACTTATAGTTCTTATTTTTGCTCTTAATTTAACAGGATATTTAGATAATGTTTTAAACTTGTTTAAGGAATTCTATTATTTATATATCGCTCCTCTACTTGTATCCATTGGTCTAATAAATTCAACTCCTGTCATTGCTAGCAGAAGAAATGAAATACCTGGAGATGACTCAAACACTGGCACAAACACAGTTAATCAACTCGATAAAAATGTAGGCACAAAACCTATAACCACTACAGCACCAACCACAACATCTCCAACAGCCGCCACACCCACAATGCCTCAAAAGGATCCTTATATAAAACCGATACCAATACAACCAAATGAAAGACGAACACCGTTACAAAATAAAGGCGCATCAGCAGTTCCCCCTGCTTCACCACCCGCTGCATATGAAGAAGAGACGAGTCGTGAAAAACAAAAGGAAGATTCGGTTAAAAAAGCCCTAGAATATGCACTTAAAAACCAGATTCCTGCGGCGGATGATGCTACTAGTAATACGCAGATACCTAGATCAAAATCGGGATATTGTTATATAGGGGAAGATAGAGGATTTAGGAGTTGCATTAAAGTTACAGAAGATATGAAGTGTATGTCGGGTGATATTTTTCCAACGATGGATGTATGCGTAAACCCAAGACTTAGAGTGTAATATTAAAAATATTATATAATAATCTAATAATCATTATATTATAATCTTCAAAGATAATAATACAATGGCTGAACCAACTAGACCTACAAATTTAGCAGCATTAACTGAAGATGGGGGTATTGTTTCTTTATCATGGAATGCTTCCACATCAAGTCCATCATCCTCAATAACATATATTATCCAATATAAAATAGGTGGCTTCGGTGACTGGATGGAACTCGATACAACTTTACAAACAAGTTACTATATTGAAAACTTCGAGACTGTCGCTATCGTAAATAATAGTGTCACATACTGCTTCCAAGTATATGCTACAAACACATCTGGTAAAAGCGCGCCATCCAACATTACGCAAGCAATGCCGTTTAATAACGACTTGCCAACGCGTGAATGGGAACGCTTTCAACCAAATTGTCCTAGTTTTAAAACATCTGCAAATAGCGTAGCTGAAACAGCCTACGATATGCAGAGGAAAGGAAATATTTTACAGTGTCCTGTAAATGGAAAACTTAATTTTACAAAAGCGATGCGATGGTCTATGGCCGCGAAGAATCAACTTACACGCAAAAAGGCGTGGGCGTCACAAACAGAAACAACCACATACCCGAATACAACTAATATAGACAATATACCAGGAGTGGGCCTGAGACAAGTAAATAATACATTAACATGCTGGACCTTCACATCACCCATCATATGTAACTCGTCTACTAGCTCAAATGTTCCTGGAAACCCTATTATACTTTGTATGGCGGCAGATGCACCATTTAATAACTATAGACAGCCACAAACATACGCATCAGGTGGAACAAAATGGCCGATGTTTACTACAAAATAGAATACTTATTGTGGAACACTATTTTGGTCAAAATACCATCTATCCGCTAAATACCTTGGTTTATTAAAACCATCGTCCAAGTTCTTCTCAGCGGCTTTCATATTAGGACCACTTGTTAGGACATCTTGAATCTCTGCAATACTGATTGCGTTATTATAATAAGTCAAACTTGATAAATACCCCGAAAATCCACCGCTTAAACAGACATTTACGTCATCGTAGTTTTGTTTTACTACATTTTTCATAATGCGGCGCTTTGTTAAACGCCCATTAATGTATACATCGCAATTTTTACCCTGAACACGTATCACAACATTCATCCATTTTGCTATAGGCAAATCATTTATGTCTATAGTGTCACTCATCGGATCATTGAAAGAGTTCATTACTATTCGAATACCATTGTATTTGGGATTTACATATAAACCTGGCGCATTATTTGGAGTAACAATACCATTGCTTCCTATTTCCTTATTTCCCTTATTAAATACATGATGATATTTGCCATCCGCCCCATCGGTAAAACCATTCAAAAATATCCACACAGACCACGTAAACTCAATACCGTCTTTCTCATTGTTGGAACGAATAATAGTTATAGATTTTTTAATACTAGGATCTTGCGATATTATAGTAGAGTTAGAACCATTTATATAACCATCGACGAGTATAACTTTCCCACTGGGTGAAAAAATCCAACTAATAAGAGCAACCACTAGTCGAAACAAAATAGCAAACCCTATTATAACCATTAGCAAAAAAGCAATTTTTGCAACCCAACTATTTGATTCTAAAAAATCTTTAGAACCCGACACTGCAGCCGATGACTGAAAATCTTTAAATCCTGAGTCAGGTGCTGTAGCTGGAGCTGGAGCTGGAGCAGGAGCTGGAGCTGGACTAGAATCTAATGATGCACCTTTTAAAAGGTCTTCGGGGGGTTTTAAAGATGATGCTTCTGCCATTTATATTTATATTTATATTTATATATTAGATATAAAATATTTATATAGTGCTTAATATATTATATTCAAAATAATTAATCAAATAATGATTAATGATTTTAATATTTTATTATAGTGTTTACATTTACACGTATATTACAAAATTTCATGCTTTATCTAAATCTAAATACTGAAACTCTTCAAAACCGAGTTATCCTTCAAGAAAGCCAACTCCAGTTTATATCTCTTCAATGCATTCAAGTCAAAAGCAGAATTAGTATATCCTCTTGAATATATATCCCACACCTCTTTTGGACTAAATACATCAGGACTGTAAACGACACTTGCTATGAATCCCGAAAAACCTGGAACCTGATTATTATTAGGGGTTTCCTTTCCGCCTATAAAAATACCGCTAGAATTTGAAATAGGTGACGCAACCGTAGTCATGCTACATGTCTTTATTAATTTACCATCAATGTATACATCTATAGCACGATTGTATACACTAACCGATATATTTACCCACGTCTGTAATGGAAAATTTGTTACACTGCATGTAGCGGGAATTGAGTTATATATATTCTCGGTTGTTTTTATGGGAGACTCAGGATTTGCGGGTTCAACATATATATTTAAATCATTTGTAGTCTTCGAAAAATAAATTGCGAAAAAACATATACTATTTGAACTCGTTCCTGGAGCTATTGCTAAAATATTTTTACTGTTTCCATAATTTACACCCCAGTCGCTAATATACGTCCATACGGAAAATGAATAATTATTTCTAGAACTATCTACTACATCCTTAAGAGACTTACTATATAAAACATTGCCATTTTGGAAAGACATCAATACCTCCATTGAAGTGAAAAAGTAACTCCATATAATATATAAAAGTATTACAACAATTACAACACCTAATATTAATTTTAAATCCATTTATAATATACATCTAGAAATTTTTCTTAATAATAATAATTATTGTTAATAGTTTATAATAATAAAAACTAACAATAATCTAAAATAACAATAACCTAAACTAATAATAACCTAAACCGTCACAGGAGGATTCATTTCTTTCATCGACTCATACATTAATTTTATATTTTGTGCTAATACAGGCGTCTTATAATACACTAAACTACACATCTCGCCATATATCCCTGGTGATGAACCTATAATTACCCCATTTGGATTTTGATATGGTATTATATTTGGTTCAGATATTACTAAATCCCCGTTTATAAATATATCCATTCCACCATCAATAAAATTTACAAAAACATTATTCCATCTTGAGTATATTATTTTTACATCTCTTTGGGATTTTTTATTAGGAACACTGACTGTTCGCTTACTTCCATTTACATCCGTAACATCTATTGAAAATACAAGAGCACCTTTTTCAGCATCGAATTGTATATCAGGAACATTTCCACAATTAATTAATGATGTATTTTGAACATATGCTTCGCTTGTGTTATTTGGAACAGGATGTATATATAACCAAGTAGACACACCATAATTTACATTTTTAGTCATTGCTTTCATTGACGCTGACACAGAAACGCGATTTTTAATTTCTAACGGGTATACCTTATCGGTTAATGCTACACCATCACTCGTTATTACTTTGTTAAATAATTTCGGAATCAAAAATTTAGAAGCTATTAATGCTATTTCTATAAGTAATATAATTACTACAGTATACTCCTTCTTTGCAAGTTGCAACTGTTCTCTTAAAACATTTGAACAATCAATGATAAAACAAGGAATATACAATAATAATTTTAGAATGAAATTAAATATAAACCCTAATCCATTATTGCTAGATAAAACTAAACCAGATGACACATTAAATTTGAAAACACTAATTATCAATGCTATAAGTCCCATTAATAATAGAAAGTTAACAAGACTTATAATTTGATCTAATGTTGAAGGGATCGACATGACTTTGGTTAACGCGTAAATAACTAACCCTAATACAACCGCAAAACCAACAAATGATAAACCTATTTTCGAAATAAGCTCACCGTATGGACCCATCTCTTTTACGCCTGATCCACCTGACATAGAATAAATCACCAACACTAAGAGTAACAAGCCAATCGCAAAAAATCCCAGAAGGGCCAGGGTTTTATATGTCGTTAAAAATTCAAAACTATTTTTATAGTAAATATAAACTGTAAACCAAATATAAAATAAAAATATAGCTAACAGAAAATACTTAATTATACCTGTAAATAATGACTTTATCGTTTCACAGTAAAAATTTATATCCGTCAAATAAGAATAAAAAGCATTTGTAGACGACTTTTCAGATCCTAACGTTTGGGTAAGTGTCTTTAAACCCGATGATCCAGAAAACTGATATACGTAAAGATATGCCCATCTCGCTAAAAATAATAGTGACAATATCTGAAACACATTTGCCAATAACCCATTCTCGGTATACTTATATAAAAAATAATTTATAATACCAAAACCAATAATAACAATTAAGTTTATTCCCAATGATATACTATTTGTAGCGATATATGCAATAATATTTTCACCATTCATGATAAGTAAAGCCCCTAAAACTACTAATGCCAAAAATAACAATTTTATTTTTGTGCTTATTTTATCCCAAAAAAATACAACACTTAATATAATCGTTGCTAGTATTAAGCCTATAAATAAGGGCAGTAATACTCTAGATAGTCGCAAAACCCACCCAATTACATAGCCCATAAATGATAAAATCGAATCAGCTGTGAAATTTAATCCTAATAAAATCGTTAATATAATTGAAAGCGGATCTGTAATATCTTTTGTTTTCTGTGTTAAGTCTTTTCTAGAAATAAATAAAATCATTAGTATTGGTAAACACCATAATAACATCAAAAAATTTATATTTTGAAAAATACCTAAATTTGCTATATTATTGTAACCACATATTGATACTATAAGTAAAAATAAAATTATACCTACAATGTAACTTTTTATTAATCCGCCTGTGGTAAATAACATAACCAACGATACGAGCAATAATGCGAAAATAATAAATCTTGTTACTGATAAAATAATATTTAATGGTGATGATGATGATGATGTCGCATTTGTGGATGGTATATTATCCATTTTTATATATTATCCTATTATAATTAATATATAAAAACATTTATTCATTTGCAATTTATTGTATTGTTTTTATTTTGAATTACAATATACAATATACAATATACAACTACGAATGGTCTAACCTATCCATGGCTGTTTTTTTACCATGACAGTCGCGACATAATGCTACTAAATTACTTACCTCATTAGAACCACCATTATGTAAAGCTATTACATGATCCACTTCAAACCATGCTGGCAATTGACGCCTGCAGTCTCCGCATAACCAATTCTGGTTAGCAGCCACAAACTTTTTCTTTGTTTCACTTACACTTCTTTTAGTTGTTCCTCTACCCGACATCATCATTCTATTAACATTGCCATTACCGTTTCCACCTCCGCCTCCATTGCCAGTTTCACTCCCCAAAGCACCACTATTCATATAAATATCCTGATTTGTATCTGTAAATGATTTACTATTTGTTAAATTTAAAAATGGACTAATTAAATCCATAGAGTCACGTGTCATAGGTAACGTTTTTATCATATCATTTGCTCGACCAAAAAACTCCTTAGAATTTTCAGGATTCTTTTTAAAAAATAAATACAATGATAGACCACCAAATCCAAATGTTGCCATTTTCAAATATTTACTATTTTTTATACTATTTAATATCTTTATCAACTTACCATCATAATACGTATTTGCTATTAACAACCCAGTTATTAAAAATATTACTAATTCTAGTTTCATTATATGTTGTCAACTATATACTCAACATATAATAATTTTGTTTAAATATATTGCTTATTTTAGATTTTCAATTATATTTTTCTATTTTTTTATATTTTTTCTAGTTCTATATCCTCCTTTAATCATACTAACATTAAAAAGGGGTGCATTAAAGCTATGTTTTTTTTTAATAGACTTTTTTTCTATATTTTCAAAAAATAATTTATTTCCTGAGAGTTTTTTGTCAACTACTAATTTATCAAGATCTGTTGCCTGAATATTATTTTTATTATTCTTTGCACTATTTAAAAATTCATTTAATTTTCTTATATCTTCTACTAATTTTTGGATATTTATCGGTTTACTACCATTTGTATAGACGTTTTCTATTAATATATACATCGCTTTAGTAATAAATATTTTATATTCTTTATCTGATAGTGCAAACATTGTTTTTGGTCTATCAATTATATCAGTATATAAAGACAATATACCCCACGTATCCACATTCATTAAATATACATCATTAAAATATTTGACCATGTCTAGTTTATTGTTAATGGTATATGTTATCAATACATCAATAATATACTCAACGATATAGTAAATAACAAGATTATTCACTATTAATTTATCGGAAACATCTGAATCTTCTTTTTTTAAATATTTTGTAAAATCGTCACGAAAAACAGTATAAAATGTTTCATATAATACACGAAACTGATTATCGTGATCATCTATAAAATTCATATATGATGAGATAACAAATGAGCGTATACTATTTTTTGTTAACTTGATGCCATCAGTTTTTAAGTTTTGAAGAAAAGCATGATATTCTTCTTGTAGTTCTTTGTCAAATAAATATGTAGTAAATGGATGATGCCATTGAACTGCCAAATCATATAATGCGGCAGGCACCGTTTCTTTATCATGATTTGTTATATATGATAGTCCCCAATCTATTAATATAGGCGTATCTGTATCAGTTAAACTAAACATCATATTGTTACTCTTAATATCACCATGAATTACGCCATTTTTATATAAACTAGGTATAATATTCGTTATATAATCAATTATAATATTGTTAATATTAACTAAGTCACCTGGAACAAATTTAGTTTTTTTGATATACGTAGACAAGTCTATACCTAACTCGGGCATATTTATTATTTTAAACTTGTATAAATAGTTATTTATATTTTCTGCTGTTAAACTTTCGTCGCCTGCTGTATTTTTTGCTTTAGCTAAGTTATTTTTACATATATCTTCCATTTTAACTTTATCCTCTTCTGTTAATGGTTTTGGATTACACATTTTTATGTTGTCAAGCAGAAAATATTTTTTAATACTTTCAGGCAAACCTTCTATTTTTTTTTTAATATCACTTATATACTTATACTCTCTTTCAGCATTTTTTTTAACTATTAGCTTGCTTATATAATTCTTAGGTGTTTCTGAGTCTTGACATTTTAACGCAGGTTTAAAGAGACACCCATATCCACCGTGTGCAAATGCAGCACCACCATTATATGATGATGCGATAGCTTTTTTTATTTTGTGATTTTTATGTTTCATAGTTTTATGTTTTGTATTTTTATTTTTTAGTTTTTTCATTATTATAATACCAAGATATTTTTTAATTATAATATGTATTCTATACTATTTATACTACCAAATATACTACTTATTTTTTATATAAATAATATACGCCTACAATACCTCCAACTAAAATAAGAAAAAATACTAATTTTTGTCTATATCTTAATTCTTCTTGTATTTTTATTGCTTTAGGTTTATAGTTATAATAATATTCTTTCAATGCTTGAGATAGTGATATTTCATCTTTACCTATCATTTTATTCACACGGTTATGTATAAAATGAACCCACTTTATAAAAGAGTCGCGACTATCTAAATAAGGAGTTATGGGATATTTATCTAATAATTCACTAAATTTATTACCTATTCTAGAATCAGGCATAAATAGTGGAAAGTTATGAATTAATTCATAATATTTTTTTTTTGTTACATCATTGGGATGTATCGGGTAACAAATAGCAATAGACAAAAGGACAAACCAATAGTGAGGTCCCCATACATTTGAATCTAATACCATTTCTAATTAGAAACAATATAAAAAGATAACAAAGAATACATATAATTATGAATTCAAAATCATTAAAATTAACATATAATAATTTTTGTAATAACTGTGGAAAAACAGGACATTTGTTAGTAGATTGTAAAAATCCTATAACAAGTGTTGGAATCATTTCATTTAGGTATAATACTTCAAATAATTGCCTTGAGTATCTTTTAATACAACGAAATGACAGTTTCGGATTTGTTGAATTCATACGTGGTAAATATCCATTATTTAACTTACAATATATACAAACATTGATCAATGAAATGACAATTGAAGAAAAAAACAAACTGTTAAATATGAAATTTGAAGATATGTGGAAACTACTATGGGGTGAATATTCTGGGCTTCAATATAGGGGGGAAGAGACATCTTCTAAAGATAAATTCGAAACTTTAAAAAAAGGTATAAAAGTAAAAGATGTCGAATATAATTTAAACTCCTTAATTAAATCTTCTACTACAAACTGGACAGAACCTGAATGGGGATTTCCTAAAGGTCGCAGAAATTATCAAGAGAAAGATATTGACTGTGGACTTCGAGAGTTTATTGAAGAAACAGGTTATGCTATATGTGATTTTAAACTTATTGAGAATATTATACCATATGAAGAAATGTTCATCGGTTCAAATATAAAAAGTTATAAACATAAATACTACCTAGCGCATATGACTAATAATACTAAAGAAATTCAAGACTATCAAAAATCGGAAGTTCGAAATATAAAATGGAGTAGTTTCGAAGAATGTGTAAATTTTATTCGTCCTTATAATTTAGAAAAAATTAATATAATTGAAAAAATAAATAAAGTTTTACAAGAATATAGATTATATTAACATTATATAAGAACTACTTATTCATTTATATTATATATTAAATGGAACCCGATCCAAATAAAAAAAAAGATACAAATCCAAAAAAACCATCAATAAAAATTAAACAAATCAATATCCCCGAAAATCTTCGAAATATTCTTAACCCCGCACAAGGACAAGGAGAGGGAGCAGGTGTCCGACGTTTTCCTGGTGCTGGTGCTGCGCCTGCTATAGGTCGTGCAGGAGCTTCTTCACTATCAACTCTAGATCCATTTATAAAAGTTATGGCTGACTCAAATAGGGGCATTATTTTAATGCCCGTTCTTTCTGATGTTAAATTTTCTATACCATCTGGATCTATTGGCTCTTTTGTAGATACTTCCCTATCGTCGCCATCATCTAGTCCTGACTCGCCGCATTTTCCAGAAGACGCTAGTCATAGAGGCGATCGGCTTAGCACCATGCCAACATCATCTACACCAGATATATCTAGTGGAAAACGCCAGCTAAGTTTTCCTAATTTTTCTAGTCTTTCCAGGTTAACATCGGCAGAAGGTGCACGACGCGAAGAATTGGGAAATGTATCATCTTCAATGTCCAAAGGCAGCAGAGAATTTAATATTTCTTTTCCTAGTGGCGATAAAAAAGCAGGCGTTGATATTTCTATTCGCCCCAAAGAACGGTTATCGTCTTCTAATAGTAGCATCACAGGTGAAGAACAACAAAGACGTGCTCGCGATATTGGTTCATCTAGTCGCGAAGGAATGACTTTATCAAATACACCTTCACAAGAAACTAGTATTGGCACTGGAGTAAGTATAGGTATCGGAAATGAAAATTTATCGGGTGCACCATCATCAGAAGTAGCGGCAGCGGCGGCAGAAGGTTTACAACAACTTAGACAAAACAGGCTGCCCCCAACGCCACCATCACCGTCATCGTCATCATCTTCAACGACATCATCATCAAGAACCGAAACAGCTCCATCAACGAGTTCAACGACACCATCATCAAGAACCGAAACAGCTCCATCAACGACATCTACCACGAAAGATCCGTCATCATCATCGTCGTCTAAAAAAGCAACCACATCATCAAGAACAGCAACAGCTCCATCAACGACACTATCTTCTGCACAAGGTCGGTCATCAGATAGTCAAAGAGAAAGAGAACTAAGTGAATCTAGTTTTCAAGAAGACCTACAAGAACGTCTTCTTTCAAATATGTCACCTGAACAACAAGAACAACAGAAAGAATTTGTTTTCAACCCTGATGTATCTAGAAAATCTAAAAAACAACAAAATAGATTTTTGAAAGAAAAAGGCGAAGCCGAGAGACTGTCCATCGAACACTTTAATAAACAATTCTTACAGAAGGGTTTGAATATTCCACAAGCAGAAGGAGATATGCCTCCATCTCCACCCGAAGAACTAGAAACACAAACTGATGAAAATGCATATAATTTTTTATATCCAACTTTGGATGACCCCCAATTTAATATAAAAATTGCATCTAAAAAAGAATTTGCAGATACACAATACGATGGAACCGTCTACAATAGTCTAGAAGAAATAAAAAAACACTCTGATAAAATGTGTAACGCCAATTTCGAGTTATCACCACATCAGTTGTTTGTTCGTAACTTTCTTTCTTTCCAGACACCTTATAATAGTCTACTTCTGTATCATGGTCTGGGAACAGGTAAAACATGTTCTGCAATTACAATATGTGAAGAAATGCGAGACTATCTTACACAAATTGGTATGTCAACATCCCAAAAAATTATTATTGTTGCTAGTCCAAATGTTCAACAAAATTTCAAGTTACAGCTTTTTAACAAAGATAAACTTAAACTAATCGACGGTATTTGGAATATTCGCTCATGCACGGGTAACAAATATTTGAAAGAAATAAATCCAATGAATATGAAGGGTATGGAAGAAGAAAAAGTTGTATCAGAAATTAAAAGAATTATTAGGCGCTCTTATAAGTTTCTAGGTTATGATCAATTCGCAAACCTTATTGAAAAAACATCATCTGTAAGTGAAGAAATTGTCGACAAGTCCCATAGAACAAGAATTATGATGCAAAAATTAAAAATAGTGTTCGGCAATTCTCTTATCGTAATTGACGAGTTTCATAATATAAAAAGCACTGATGAAAAAAGTGGCACACGAGCAGTTGCTGACCAGTTAGAAAAATTAGTTAAGTTTGGTCCCTTACTTATGACACGCTTACTTCTTTTAACAGGCACACCTATGTATAATAGTTATCGAGAAATTATATGGCTAATCAATATTATGCGAATAAATGATGGGAGGGCTGAGATAGATATTAACGATGTTTTTAATTCTAATCCTGATGAAGGGATATTTGTTGAAACAGATGAAGGGCGAGGTCAAATTATTGAAACAGGTCGCGAAAATCTTCGCAGGTTTTCAACAGGTTATATATCTTATATACGTGGTGAGAATCCTTACACATTCCCATTTCGTATATATCCAGATGAGTTTGCTCTCGAGCATACATTTTCAGGACCTTTAGAGTCTGGAAGTGAAGAAGTTAGAAAAGCGGGTTACGAAATTCCTACAATACAAATAAATGGGATTCGTATACCCGAACATCGCGCATTATCTAGAATGCAAGATAAAATATATTTAACTGAAGCATCAGAATATCAGCAAAGTGTTTACTCGTATATTATTCGACAATTTCTTACACAAAAACGTGAAGAAATGCGCAACATCGAAGAAGCTGTTACTGTTGGTATTAATATCTTGAGAAGCCCCATTGAGTCACTCAACATTTCATATCCAGCTGAAGACTTTAACCCCGAAGATGAAAACCCCAACTACGATATTCGTCTTCTTGTCGGCAAATTCGGACTTAGAAGTATTATGAACTATAGTGAAGAAGTAAAAACAAATTTCGAATACAAAGAAGATAAACCACACATATTTTCGCGAGACTTAATAGGCAATTACAGTTCGAAAATAAAGAATATTTGCGACAATATATACAAATCAGAAGGTATCATATTGATTTATAGTTTTTATATCGAGGGTGGTGTAATACCTATGGCACTTGCACTGGAGAGCATGGGTTTTACACGTTATGGAACTAAAGCGAGATCTTTATTCAATAGTCCTCCTGATGGTGTAAGACAGATAGATGGTATTACATCACGTGAAAGAAGTAAAATGAAGGCAAATGAGACTTTTTTCCCTGCAAAATATGTAATTATTTCTGGTGAAGCAGCGCTATCCCCTGATAATATAGGAGATGTTAAAGCGGCAAGTAATGAGGCGAATTTTGATGGAAGATTTGTAAAAGTGATTATTATTTCGAAATCGGGAACAGAAGGTCTAGATTTTAAAAATATTCGACAAACGCATATTTTAGAACCCTGGTATAATATTAACTTAATAGAACAAACGATTGGCAGAGCTGTAAGAAACTGCAGTCACAAAGACTTGGAGTTTGAAAAAAGAAATGTTCAAATATTTTTACACGGTTCTGTATTAACAAGAACGCCTACGCGTGAAGCAGCCGATATATATATGTATCGTCTTTCAGAAAGAAAGGCGCGGTATATAGGCGAGGTAAGTCGAGTATTAAAAGAAAATGCCGTAGACTGTTTGCTTAATATTGAACAAACAAATTTTACCGAAATAAATTTTGACGAAAAGTTGCAAGATGAACCTGTTACACAAATACTTTCATCCTATAATCCCGAAACCAAAGAGCCTATAGTTATTACATACAAAATAGGTGATAAGAATTATTCTTCCGTTTGTGACTACATGGAGTGCGTCTTTAGTTGCAAACCAAGTATGGATAAAAGTCGCATAGGAACAAGAAAAGATATGTTTACTGATGAAATAATAACTATGAATACTGATAAAATTATACAAAGAATACGCGACATTTTTCAAGAAAGATATTTCTACAAAAGAACTTCTTCAGGGGAAAAAATACAGGATATATCTAGTGATTTAATTTCAACGATTAACTATAATAAAAGATATCCAATTGAAGCAATTGATGTTGCTCTTACTCAGCTTCTAGAAGACAAGAACGAATTTATTCAGGATAAATATGGAAGGTATGGAAGACTTGTAAATATAGGATCTTACTATTTTTTTCAACCACTTGAATTAGATAATCCCATTATTCCTCTTCGTGATAGGCAAAAACCAGTGGATTTTAAACGCGAAAAAATAATATTTAAACCAAATAAAGAAAAAAATTATTTTGAAGAATTTAAAAAATCATATATTTCGAGTATACAACAGTCGAGAGCGTCAGCTGCACAACGGTCTCTTAAACCAGTAAAAGATCTATCAACACTAGAGGAAGTTGCAGAAGAAGGTGATGTCGAAAGTGAAGATGAGCTCTTTAAATATTTCTCAACATTTAAAAAGGAACCAAAGTCACTTATAAGGGTTAGAAAATTATTTAAAGAAGCTTTAGAGGAACATGCTTATAAGCGAGGTAATAATGACTGGTATTATAACTGTGGTAGTATTTTAAGAACAAAATTATCTTTTATTCCGCAAGACTTATTACAAAGATTAATTGTATCGCATATTTTAGAAGAATTAAATATAGAAGACACTTTACCAATTTTGAATTATATTATTTCGCCAAAAGGAAAGGAAGCTATTGCTCAAAGACGTGATAATCCTGACGAATACATATTTGATGAACTTATGGAAGAATACTATGCCAATAATATTTTAAATAGTAGAATTAAAATGGAGGCAATGTTATTGATTAACCTTGACGGAACATATCAGCTATACATAAAGGACACGAATATTAATATATGGAAACCCGCGGGTCCAGCAGATATAGAATATTTTACATCAGATATTTCTGAAAAAAATGCTATTACATCTGAAGAGCCACTAAATGACTATATTGGTTTTATAACATCCATCAATAGTAAGAAAAAAGATTTCTCGTCATTAATTTTTAAAACAAAAAAAATATCCATAGTTAAGGGAAGGAAGAAATTATTTGGAAGCAGTTTATCTACTCGATGTGATCAAGCAGGTCGCGCAACAATAGAAAAAAATATAACAAATATCTTAAAACCACCAAAAATAACCGAAATAATCGATGCTTTACCAGAAGATAAAAAACAGGAATACTTAAATTATGGTATTGAAAGTCGTGTAGATGAAGATGGAGAAGTCATTTCTTTAGATAATGATACATTAATCCAGTTGTTTATTAATCGCATTCCTTTAGATAATAGTAAAGAACTTTCAGTGGCAAATAAAAGAGATACAAATGAAATTGAGTTATGTATTTTACAAGAATTTATTTTACGTTATTTTGACACTATAAGACAAGATGGAAAAAGATGGTTTTTAACCCCTATACAAGTTCTACTGAATAAAATTGAAATATTAAGATGAAATGATTTTAATTTATTTTGATTAACTTCTATAAATTTCTATAAATTTCTATAATTAATTAATATGTAAATAAATATGTAAATAAATATATATAACATTTATTTACATATATTATATATAAATTAAAACATATTTAAAACATGAAAAGTAGCAGCAAATTATCATTACTATCCTCGAGGACAGGATCATCAAAAATACAAAGGAGAGTTAGTGCTACGGTGGGGAAAATGTCATTATATATTAAAAATATAATCGCAAAAAGGTTATCTGTTCCAATAAAATATGTCGGAACAAATATTGCAGAGGTGCTTGAAACTATTTTAAAAAATAATTTTGCTGGTAAATGTTCAATAGAAGGATATGTCAAGTATGATTCAATTAAAATTATTACTTTTTCTAGTGGAACTATCGTAGGAAATATTGCAATTTTTACAGTTGTTTTTGAATATCAAGTTTGTAATCCACCTCAAGGTATGAGAATATCATGTGCTGTTAAAAATATAACGAATGCTGGTATTTTAGCACGGATTGACGATAGTGAATTTTCTCCATTGAATATTTTTATTGCAAGAGACCATCATTATAATATTCCTTATTTTTCTGAGTTGAAAGAAGGAGATATTATTATGATTCGTGTAATTGGGCAAAGATTCGAGTTAAACGATCCATTCGTATCTGTAATTGGTGAACTAGAATTAAGAGTCGAAAGAGAGTCAAGGACTAGTATTAGACGCGAAATAGAAAATGCACAGAAAAAAGGTGTCCCTTTATCTGCTATTTTAGAAGAAAATAGCGATTTACTGGGAGAATTTCCAATATATGACGCTGCAGCTGCTGCACAACCCGATGTTGGTGATGTAGGTGAGGCTGCAGCTGATGTCGAAAAAGTAGAATCAGAAGAAGAAGAAGAAGAAGAAGAAGAAAGAGAAGGAGAAGGAGAAAAAGAAAAAGAAGAAGAAGGAGAAGGAGAAGGAGAGGGAGAAGGAGAGGGAGAAAATCCCCCCAAAGAAGTTGTAAAAGATGACTAGTTTAAAAGAGATATATTACATAGTATTCATATTTGTAACTATTTATATTTAATGATTTGTATTTATTTTATATTTAGATTGTTAATATAAAATAAAATTGAAACTATTATAAAGATAAATTAATATATTAAAGTAACATTCATTCGTATCAAAAAGCCTTAAAAATATGTCCGAACAAACGCCGATTACTTTTACAACTAGTTCTACTGTGGTTGAACCTAAAAGAAAGGTGGGTCGTTCTAAAAAAAATGCATCAGCCTCTACTACAACAACTACAAATACCACAACTATTACAATTACTCCCAAATTTATAGATATGGATAGCAACTCTTTCAAAGAAAATCACGAAGGTTCAGGAACAGAATCTGTTTCAACAGATCATAAATTACAAAATGAAATTATATATCCATCTGAACAATCTTCATCAAAAGTCTCAGAGAAAAATTTAGACAGAAGCAGTAATAATACTCATACAGAAAACATAAATATAGATATATATGCGAATTCAGATGCGGATGCGGATGCAGACGCGGATACCAACTCAAATGGAAATCGCGAACAAATAGACTCATCGAAAGTTCCAAATAATCGCGATGAGGATGATGAGGGATTATATAAATTAACCCAATTTAACTATGATATTTTGATACCATTTATATTGATTAACATGCATGCATCTAGTAGAAATAATATTTTAGCTCTTCTACATACTACTCTTGTTAGTTGTATCGAAGGAAGATGTATTTCTGAGGGGTTTATTAAACCCGAAACTGTTAGAATTGTAGACTTCAAATGTGGTAAATTAGTTGCAAAAAATGTCCAGTTTAATCTTGTAATAGAATGTCTCATTTGCAATCCTATCGAAAATACTACTATTGTATGTGTCGCTAAGAATATCACACAAGCAGGTATTCGTGCTATTTCATCTGATGAATATTTACCAGTCGTTGTATATATCTCTCGCGACTATAGCATGCTTACTCAAAATACTTATTACAATACAATCAAAGAAGGTGACAAAATATATGTAAGAGTCATAGGCAAACGTTTCGAAATGAATGACAAGTTTATACAAATTATCGGAGAATTAGTTTCTCCGAAAAAAGATCGCCTTTCGGTAAAAAATTCTAAAAAATTATTTACAACAACATCTACAACTAATCTTGGAACTATGGGTGAACTTGTAACTACATCTACTTCTACTACTTCTACATCTACATCTACAACCAAGACAGCAACGTCTAAAGCACCCAAAGAACCAAAAGCACCCAAAGAACCAAAAGCGCCCAAAGTCTCAAAAAAGTCAATTAAGAGTAACATAGATACATGAAATAAACATTATGATTTATAAATTAAAAATTAGAAATTATAAATTATAAAATATAATTTTTTAATAAAAATACATAGAAAGATTTTTTTATTTAAGTATAAATGGAAGAACCTGAAAATATATCGTCATTATATCATACCAAAAAATATGTAATAGATAATAAATACTTTGTAGACTCTTTAAAGTCGCTCAAAGAAAGAATAGAATCCACTAACTCATTTCACCAAATAGAAATATTAAGAATATTTAATGACAATGGAGTATCAATTAATGAAAATAAAAATGGAGTTTTTATTAACCTCACATATGTAGACTCACCTATCTTAGACAAAATTTATAAATATTTAAGCTATGTCAATAAACAAGAAGATCAACTTAATGAAATAGAAAAAGAAAAAGAAAAAATCGTTACCTCTTTCTTTAAGTAATTTATGGGAGGACTGGATATATATGAAATATAATACTTTCATATATAATATTTTTAAACCATAATAAAGACATATTTTAGTATAAGTATAACACAATAACAAGACACTAAATCGTAAACACCCATGTCATTATCATCTAACGAATTAAAAAAAACAAAAAATATGAATGGCGAAGAATCTGTCGCTTCATCTCTGAATTCCGTTGTTAAAAAACAATTTACCAATATGACAGATCAGTATAACTTATATGCATCAGCAATAAATGAAATGGAAGAAAAAATAAAATTATTAAAAAATATTATGTTATCTGAAACCTTTTTAAAAAGTTGTCAGAATTTTACTCTAGATAATGCTACTCCAACTAAAAAAAGTAAAAAGGATAACAGGGATACTACAGTGTATGATAAATTACCTGCAAATGAAATTATAACAACAAACGAAACACAAGAACCTGTATCAAAAAAAATGCAATATTTTACACCATCCCAATCAAATTCACTTTTTTGGTGCTTTTATATTATTTATAACGGCTTTTCATCTTATGAATATGAATCTAATTATTTTACAGCCGAACAACAGTTCAAAATTCAAACTGTTGAGAAAGTCAAAAAGGGAGAAAATAAGGCGGCTTTAAAGGAACACAAAATATCAAGGTCGTGTTTAGAGTCAGGGCTTATCGGAAATACGAATATTACAGCAAAAACGTTATATGCTCTATGTTTATGTTATAATTTGAATATTTTTTATGTATATAAAAATACTTATTATGAAATGATCGCAAATATAGAAAAACCTATCCACATTATTAAATACAACACAGAAACAAATAACTATTCAATTTGTTTACCTGTAGATATACAAGCAAAAGAAACACTTAGTGAACATTCGGAATATATAGAAAAAAGTAAACAAAGTTTTTGGAAATTAGATAATCTCGAAAAACCTCTTCGCCCTATTACTGTATATTCGGTTAACGATTTGAATAATATATGTTCCAAGCTAGATATACCCATTGTTTGTGACGCAACAAATAAAAAAAAAACAAAAGCAGAGTTATATTCTTCAATACTACAAAAGTTATGATTTATGAAGTATGATTGATTGTTTGTTGATTCTGATTTAGATTTTCATTTTTGTTTTATTTTTGATTTTTAAATTGTAATATAAAATTGATTATAATTTAAAATAATAGTAAGATTATATATACAACGCCGACAGAGATATGTCTCGATCGAATCCCAACCCTAATCCTAAAGAAATGTTTAATATTATGACACAAAAATATTTAGACAACATTTTGAAAAAAGACGACGGCATATCTGAACTTGAAGTAAAGTTCGGAACAAGAGGCATCAAAGAAATAACAAAGGACGACTTCGATAATGTAATCAAAAAATTAATTTCATCAGGCTTTACTATCGAAAAATCACAAGAATACTGTCTCAAAATTCAATCAGAATTCACCGATATGGGCACAGGTAAAACAAAAATGTCAAATATTCGAACAGAAATTTTCGGTCTAAGTAATATACAAAAATATTGCAGAAATGACCGCCTCGATGATATCAACTACCGCTTCATACAAAAAACACAAGCAAAAGAAGGTTCAGAATTTATAAGACCCGTCAACTTTGACGACTTCAATTTTCGCCTCAGTTATCAAAAAGAAAAAATAATTCCAATATCCTCAAGTCTTGGGCAGTCCCTTTTAAGTAACTGGACTAAAAATAAAAAGATTTTCCGTTATATTAATCGCACAACATTGATTCACGATGCATACCCTTTTCATATAGACATTTCCATTGTAAAAGAGTCTCATCGACGCGATGGCTACACTATACCCGAATACACATTCCAGTCATCGCGGATAACCGAATGTGAACCAAAATATGAGATTGAAATCGAAATGGATAACGAATATGTTGGTCCTGGTAAAGCAATGAAAAACGCAATTATAATTGCAGATTCATTGCGCTCAGGAATTAAAATAGTTTTAGCGGGCCTTCAGGGGACAAACTTCCCCGTATCATATGACGAACTCAATATTAGCAAAAAAGACTATTACTACTTGTTACATCCAGAAGAAAAAAGAGAAAAATTTAAATCAAAATCCGATAAAGGGGCAAGGGGTTCTGAACGCGACTTAGATCTCAGTGACCCAGAGACTATTAACTTAACCCCTAATCATTTTATCGGTCCATCTTCATATACACTCCAAGTATTAAATATCGCCCCACTAAATGAAGACTGTAATATACCAAATATTAGAAATAATTATACAGTAACCGATAAAGCAGATGGCATGAGAAAAATGTTATATATTTGCCCAACAGGTCGCATATATTTAGTAAATACAAATATGAATTTCGAGTTTACGGGCGCTGTTTCACATGAAGAACGCATCTATAATACTCTTCTTGATGGCGAGCATATTATACATAACAAAAAAGGAGAATATATTAACTTGTTCGCCGCGTTTGATATCTACTTCTTAAACGGTAGAGATGTTAGACGCAATGCATTTGTTGCTAGCGAACGTGATGTTGAAGGTGAAATAGGGTTGGGAGAATTCGAGTCAGAAGAAGATGTGCGCGAAGGAGCGCGTGCTCGGTCTTCTAAGATGAAAAGCATGGAATTTCGCGGAGAAGAATTGCCTCGTGGTGCGCGAAAAGGAACTGAAGAAACGCGCCTTATACTAATGAGGCAGGTTATTCTCGAAATGAATATTCACTCTGTCGTTGTAGGTGATAATATTCCAATCAAAATCAATGTAAAGAAATTTCAAATTGCCTCCCCCGATAAAAGCATATTTGCTTGTGCTAACTCTATTATATCGGGGCAGAAAACAGGAATCTTTGAATATGACACCGATGGTCTTATATTTACACCATGCAGCACTGGTGTTGCAAGTAATAAAGTCGGCATCGCTGGTCCATTACATAAAGTAACATGGGATATGTCATTCAAATGGAAACCACTTAATCAAAACACGATTGACTTCTTAATTACAACTAAAAAGAACCAAAATGGCACAGACTTCGTCGGCAATATATTTGAAAATGGTATCGACACTATGAAAAGCGAACAGCTCCAACAGTATAAAACTATCATTTTGCGCGTCGGTTATGATGAAAGAAAACACGGTTATATTAACCCGTGTGCAGCTGTTATTGAAGATAAATTACCACACGCTGGAGAGGTTGATAACGGCGAGGGTTATAAACCCGTCCCGTTTTATCCCACAAATCCCTATGATCCCGATACATGTATTTGTAACATCCCCTTACGAGAAGATCAAAACGGCGTTTTACAAATGTTTACTAAACAAGATGAAATTTTCGACGATGAAACAATAGTTGAATTCAGTTATGATGCAACACGCCCCAAACATTGGAGATGGATCGCTGATCGCGTCCGATATGATAAAACCTCCGAATATAAACGTGGTGTTAAAAATTACGGAAATGCATACCATGTCGCTAATAATAATTGGTATTCAATTCATAATCCTATTACCGAAGAAATGATAACTACAGGCCAAAATATCCCCGATGAACTTGCCGACGATGACGTATACTATAATCGGTCCAGCGGTGACAGCAATACGCGTTCTATGCGCGACTTTCATAACTTGTTTGTCAAAAAAATGCTTATTACAAAAACCGCAGCAAAAGGAAATACACTTATAGATTATGCTGTCGGTAAAGCTGGTGATTTTCCAAAATGGATTGAAGCAAAATTAGCATTCGTATTTGGTATAGATTTGTCAAAAGATAATATTGAGAATCGTCTTGACGGCGCATGTGCTCGGTTCTTAAACTATCGTAAGAAGTTCTACTCCATGCCTTATGCGCTATTTGTAAATGGAAATAGTGGAGTAAATATTAAATCAGGTGATGCAATGTTCACCGAGAAAGGCAAAGAAATCGTTCGCGCTTTATTTAATGATGGCCCCAAAGATGAGGCTATTTTAGGAAAGGGCGTCTACCGACAATATGGAAAAGCTGTCGATGGATTCAATGTATCATCATGTCAGTTCGCATTACATTACTTCTTCGAAAATATAGAAAAACTAAACCAGTTTCTTAAAAATGTAAGCCAGTGCACCAAAATAGATGGATATTTTGTCGGGTGTTGTTATGACGGGGCAACGATGTTTCATGCGCTTCGATCTGTAGAACAAGGAAAAACTATGGGTTTAACTATAGATGGAAATAAAGTATGGGAGGTTACCAAACAATATAGCCAAACAACATACGATCCCGATATAAGTTGCGTAGGATACGCAATCGATGTTTATCAAGATTCGATTAATAAAACAATCAAAGAATACTTGGTGAACTTTACATATTTTACAGAACTTATGAGAAGCTACGGATTTGACCTAGTTAAACGTGAGGATGCCGTTAAACTAGGAATCCCAAATAGTGCAGGCATGTTTTCCGAATTATTCACACTCATGGAAAGCGAAATACAACAAGACCCAAGACAAAAAACTAGATATGGTTCTGCGCCCCTTATGACACCCAAGGAAAAACAGATTTCATTTTATAACCGTTATTTTGTATTTAAAAAAATCGCAAGTGTCGATGTCGAGGATGTTTATCAGAGTGTTACAGGTGTGCATGTATTTCAGGAGAAGTTGAATCGTCGGGATACATTGGCTGCTCAAATGGTTGCATCACAGTTGATGCTTGAGGAGGGTGAGAGCGCAGGATTAGGTAAAGGTAAAATGTCTTATAGGCCAACAAAAGAGTCAGAATTGAAATTATTGGGAGAGAAGGGATCAAGTTTGGGATTGGGCTTGTCGGAAGCAGAGTTGGAGAGTTCTGATACAAGGTTAGCAAAATTATTTGGATCAAAGATGAAGGGGAAAGAGAGTTTAGGGAAGAGTAAGAGTAAGAGCACGGGTATGGGCGCCGAGGCAAGTGCATCAGGAGTAAAGGGATATAGTGACAAAGATTTAGAAAAATTGGATAAAGCTGAACCAGTTACACTAAAGAAGAAATCTGCACTTTCAGCTGTTAAACTACCTAGCACAGGTGCTGTTGCCCCTGAACCTGGAGCTGCCGCTGCAATATTAGAAAAATCTAAATCAGGATTGAAAGAAACGTCATTGAAACTTGCAGCTGAAAAAGTAAAATCAGCGAAAGAGTCAAAAGCCGCCATGGCATTGGTAGAAACGGGCGCAAGTGAAGCCGATAAACCAAAAGATGTAAAAGAGAAAAAATCATCGTCATCTAAATTTGGATCAATTAAGTTGAACCCTGCTGCTCTTGCAGCATTATCTAGTAATCCAAAAACTGGTGATAAATAAGTTGTGTAATGATTGACAATCATTATTATAGTAACGATTGCGGTTACTTTGATGAATAAAATATAACTATTGTTATTTTTTATTCTAATTATTATATATAATTAATATCATCCAATATACTTATTGTTTCAGGATGAGTGATAGTGATGATAGTTGCATTAGCGTTGTAACTGGTGATGAAAGTGATGGAATTACATTTAATGACAGCGGACTACTGTCTGATCCAAATAGTATTTATACATGGCTTGAAAAGAGGTTTAAAAAAAATATTGGACCTTTTGGGTGTCTTGTTGGTTTTGGCAATGCATTACAAAATGATTATTTCGGCAAGGTAAGATACACCCAAACTAGTGAAATGACTGCGTTGTCACGAGAACAATATACAGACAAAAATTATGCCGATAATTTGGAAAGTAGTATTAAAGAATTTGTAAAATTATATAAAAATAGTAAAATTCGTAAAGTAGCACCTTCGTTGATGGATAAATTAATTAAAGAATTTTCTACTACACACGAATCCACTGGACATACAGCTAGTAATGTTTCACGCATAGTTACACATCATGTTGCATCAACAAAGCTTCATCAACATAGGAGCGTAGGCATAACTCATTCGAGTAAACCTGGCGCAATATTAAGACGACCTCGACCTACGCTTACCAATATTCTGCATATGGAACATAGTTATCCTAGAACACTTCCTGAAGATGCAAATGAAAGACTTACCTTACTTCAGAATAATATATCATCGGTGTTATTTACACATTTAAAATCTCAATTATCGGGCGAGGATATAGAGGAGATTAAAGAAATATTAGATCATGCGGTAAGGCAAGGCAGAGTTCTTAATCCTGAGGTTCATTGGGAATTGGTATGTATGTATATTAATAAAAAAATAGAAAATTATATTACTAGTAACCCTGGATTAACCGCTCAAGGACTTATGGATTATTTTAATCGTTATATTGTTTTTTTCGACTCATTGGTGGGAATGTTAGACACGGGATGGTTTGCGTATTTTAAATTAAATAGAAGATTTAAAGTAAAAGTATGTATTTTGCATAAATTTGTGGAGTTATTATTAGTTGAAAATTGTGATTCCATACGTAATTTAACAAGAGATCAAAGATATCAAGCTATCGCCGATATAGTTTATAGTAGTATGCCTATTTTTAATAGTAATGGACTATACTACCCACCAAATTTTATTAATACAATTTTATATCAAATAGCGAATGGTATACATAATTTTGATGTGAAGTATCCGCCCACTGTGGCTACTACAATGGAGGAAGTCGATGGCGGAACACGTATAAAAAGCAAGAAAACCCGTCGTTATAAAAAGCGTTTATCTACAGTGTCGAGAGCGTCGAGAGCTTCAAGAGCTTCAAAAAGATATCGTCGACGAACATATCGAAATAGTCGAAAACGAAAACATAATTAAATAATACAAAAAATATATTAAATAATACGAATAACTATATACATATACATAGACATGCCGTTTGGTAAATATACATATGGAACACCTAATATACACTGGGCAAATAGTAACGCCAAACTTGAAATAGGTAATTTTTGTTCAATCGCTGGAAACGTAAATATATATTTAGGTGGTAACCATAGAACCGAATGGGTTACCACATTTCCATTTGGTCATATCCATCAAAATGTTTTTAACAGTTTTAATGGTTTGGGGCATCCATCTACAAAAGGAGATGTAATTATAGGTAATGATGTATGGATCGGTGCGGGTGTAACAATTATGTCAGGTGTAAAAATAGGAGACGGTTCTGTTATAGCAAATAATAGCCATGTTGTTAAAAATATAGACCCTTATAGTTTGGTTGGAGGTAATCCTGCAAAGTTAATTAAATACAGATTTACTGCATAGCAAATAGAAAAATTATTAGAAATTAAATGGTGGAATTGGGATGATAGAAAAATAAATAAGCTTGTTCCACTAATGTGTAATAGTAATATTGACGAATTTATTAAAGCAGCAATTTAAGTATTTATAAGTTTAAAGTAAATGTGTATACACAAATAATATTATTATTAACAGCAATATTAATAATAATAATTAAACAACCTAAATATTATTTTTTAGATACATATAACTATCTCTATGTCATATTATAATTTAATATCAATTAAAAACCCTGAAATACATAATTCTATATCTTTTTCGATCGATTCGCAAGTATCTTCGTCTTTGACTGTATCGCCAGCATGTTATATATCATACTCATTGTGTGACTATTTATCAAAATTTAAAAAACAAATAGAGGTTTCATCTGATGCATGGGATAATATTAAAAAGTATACAAATCCTTATGAATTTATTCATACACTAATACCTGGTAATAAAATCTCAATAAGCAAGTTAAAACCACTATCTAGGTCTTTCTATAAAATGATAGAGTTATGGAAAATGTTTAAACTGGGAGAAATAAAAAACGCACAATCTCTTACACAAACTATCAACACATTTCACATTGCTGAGGGACCAGGAGGATTTATTGAAGCGACATCATATATGCGTAAAAACTCAAACGATGTATATTACGGTATGACGCTTCTAAATGATGATCCAGGTTGTCCAGGGTGGAAAAAGAGTAATACATTTTTAGAAAATAACCCGAATGTTAAAATCATAAATGGTAAAGATGGGACTGGTGATATTTTAAAAATAGAAAATTATGAATACTGTAAAGATAATTTTATAAATTCTATGGACATAATTACAGCCGATGGAGGAATCGACGTTTCAAATGATTTTAATAAGCAAGAAAAACTAGTTAGTAAGCTGATTATTGCCGAAATTATATATGCGGTGACTATGCAGAAAAAAGGTGGACATTTTATTTTAAAAATATTTGATATATTTTCAAAGCTTACTGTAGATGCTTTGTATTTGTTATCGTGTTTATATAGCGAAGTATATGTGACGAAACCACACACAAGTAGACTCGCAAATTCGGAGAAATATATTGTATGTAGAAATTTTTTATTAGACGATTCGTCCTGTCTATATAATGCATTTTATAAAGAATTTTCAAAATTAGATACACTTAACGAGATTCAAAGCATATTAAGTATTGAGCATGATTATTATTTTTTAAATAAAATCGAGGAAATAAATGTAGTATTGGGTCAGCGTCAACTAGAGAATATAATTACTACACTAAATATGATATCAAATCGCAACAACTATGATAAAATAGATAACATGAAAAAACTTCATATACAAAAGTCTATAACCTGGTGTGAAAAACATGATATCACCTGTATTAAACTGTATTCTTCTAATAATATTTTTTTGTCAAGTGTGTATGAAGATGGGACACCTATCTCTTTTTCGAAGCAAAACAACAATGCTTTCTTGAAAGGGAAAAGTTCAAATTTTACAAATCATGTATATATCAGTAGCGGTGGTGGGGGTGGGATGTATAATAAAAATAAATCTGTTACCCCGCCCGAAAATATTGTTGAAGAGATTTTATTCGATGACTCGCCAAAAGATATCGATGATCGTGGTGATGACGATTATGAAAGCAAAAATAAAGATAAAGATAAATGTGAATAATGACAGTATCAATTTTAATCATATAACTTTCGAAGATATATAATTAAACTTTATATGAAGTAACCATAATAACTATTTATATTTATTTGTATGTCTAGCGATAGTATTTTTGTATGGAGTGTCATAAAAAAATTGACCATCAACATATTCAATGTTATTAGCATACATTATAAATGATATTCCACAGTCTTCGATTGTATATGGATAACTTTTAGTATATATATCATATGCAAATATATTAAACTTTATTTTTTCCATGTGACGAATAATAATATCACATGCTTTATTTGATAAATAAAAAATCACACCAGCTGCCCCATAAATATTAGGACGGATAGTATATTTTGAAAGAGTTGAAATGTCCATATTTGTCAAACCATTCTGAGGATTTGCAAAGTCTTCTATATGGTTTTTATAATAGTCTATCATAAAATTGTCATTTCTAACCCTTTTTAGAAAACTTTTATTAAAACATTTAAAACCAGTTTTTATAGGCGACTGCCCCCAGTAGTCATATTTTGTGTATTTAGTAAACTCTAGTAAGTTATCTTCGTTAAAAATTAAATCATCTCCGCATCTTAATATTCCTTCTTTTACATTAAATAATTCATTAATAGATTTCATAGATAATACTAATTTTTTCAATAAGTGTAAATATGAATCTTCACATCTTATATATAAAAAATTACCTTCTAATATATAGTTTTTTTTCAAAAATATATCACCTATTACATATATTACTTCCCAGTTATTGTAATTTGTTTTACTTAATGAAAACTCTTTAAGTCTTGTGTTTCTGTGCTTTTGACAGGATAGTATCAATATAATTCCATCTACATCTTTTTTAGAAAAAGTTACACTTTGGTTATCTGATGATTTTTCTGTTATATCCATTTTATATTATACTTATTTATACTTATTTATATTTATATTTTTAATATTTATAATTATTAATATTTATAATTATTAATATTTATATTTATATTTGTTAATACTTATATTTAAATATATGTGGTATTTACTATATAGTATTTATTCCATTATAACAAAATAAAAATAAAGGTATGCAGTCAACTATAAATTTTATTTATAGCACAATCAGAACAAAAAGAAAGAGAGAGAGATTCGAAACAATATTAGAACCACTTCAAGCAATATTACAAATAGGTTATCTATCTTTTGCACCGATCGGGACAAAACTCACGATACATAATAATATATTACAGATACAGATTCCAAACTATTCACAACCAGTAATAAGATGGTATAACAATGATACACAGGAAGATTTATTTTATTTATTCAATATTTTTTATAGGTTCAAGAAATTCTATCACTTTCTTAATGATTCAAAGACAAGTCATGAAAATAAAAAATTATATGATCTTCTTATCGACCTAGCTAAATCAGGAATAGGAAATTTAATCCGAACATATAGTCAAACAGATAAAATTCATATATTACACACACTTCAAATGTATAAAACTATTTTAGAAAGTGATGGAAAGGGGCAAAAAAGTAACGAATTATTATACCAAAAACGATTTGAGAATTATGAGATACCGAATTTATCCAATTCTCACGGATCTCATGCGTCTCATGGTTTTCAGTCTCCACCAATAGTTACATCCTCACAGGGCGGGGGCGCTTCTGCTGGTTCTTTTATGACATCAAAACGTGAAAAGGAGAAAGATAAAAAGACAAAAGTAATGCAAAAAATACTGCGCGATGATTCTCCTGAAAATGATAACGAAAAAGAGAAGGAACATTTATTAGATAATGAACGCGAACGTGAACGTGAACATTCTAGAGAAATTGAAATGAATGAAGACGCAGAGTCTTCAAAAGATATAAAAAATATTGACGATGTGTTTATTCGTATAACTAACATATACACACAAGAAATCTACAATATTATATATAATACTTTAAATCTTATGAGTAAAAATGATACAGGTTTTGAAATATATATCGACGGATTGAATAAAATATTAGAACCAACAAACAAAACAATAAAAAAATGGATAGATGAAAATATTGTATTTTAGATGTTGTTTATTTTTATATTTTCTAAAACTTTTTTAAATATTAATGTATTGAAGCTTTCCCAATCATCATATATAATAGCATTGCTCAAATCTACCCAATTCCGCAAAGCGATTCTTTTTAATTCGGGAGGCCTACTTTTTATATTTGTTTCGTGTAAATTTACAGAGGGTTTCATTTGAGTTAATAATTCAACGCCGATCCATTCAGAATATATTGGATCGTGGCCCAAAATTATTTTAGGTTGTGTCTGTAAATAATCACGGTTGTTTACCATAATTGTTTTATATATGTTACTTATTATATTCATATTTTCTACTGCGATTGCATCCCGTAATTGATCGTGATAGTTAGTATTATAAGATGACCATATAAAGTCATCGATGTCTAAAAATAAATCTGGATATTTTTGTATTAATGTTGTTTTACCACCGCCTCCGCAAATAACTATTAGTTTCATTGTATATTTTTATAATAATATCATATTATATTCTTCATAATATTAATGTTTCACTGTATACCAAAACAAACATAATGGATATTTTACTGTTTTAATGTGTTAATAAACTGTATTACTTGATCAGGGGTATCAAAAAAATGAGAATTCAATTTTTTTAAACTATTTTCTGTAAAACCTTTTCTTGATATATCTTCAAAGTAATTTATAAATTCGTCAAAAAAATGATTTATATTGTAAAAAATTATAGGTTTTTTAGAAACACCGATATCATTTAATGTTAAAACTTGTAATAATTCATAATATGTTCCGTAACCACCAGGCAGTATAATATATGCATCTCCTAAATCCACTAATTTTTGTTGCCTATCCGTTATATTATTAAATACATATTCATCTTCGATGGAAGGATCAACAAATTGTTTCATATTTGAAGATATCAGGTTACCTTTATACTTGGATATTTCTCCCATCAAACCTTTTTTTCCACCCCCATAAACAACGTTTATTTTATTTTTATTTTCATTTAATTTACTTATCAACTCTTCAGTTTTTTTAAAATATTCTTTACTTATATTATCTTTACTGGATGCAAACATTGTTATATTAATTTTATTAGAGTTTACCTCTCCAGTCATATACCCATTTATAAAGTAAAATAGTAATAATATTACAGCAACAACTAAAAAAATAGAAAAATATGTTTTAATGCCCTTGTTATTTTTTGACATTTATAAATTTATCATATATATATATATTATATATAATAAATGGAAATATCATATAATGGTGTAACGGTTACGTCGCAAAAACCACCATACAAAGAGATCGATTTAGCCCAAACCCAAAAAGAACCCACTGTAAAAATAACACAATTCCCTAAAAAATATTCAAGCTTAATTATGTATGATCCTGATTCGGTGAAAGGAATATTTATTCACTGGTTGGTAATAAATATACCTAATAATAATAATACTAATATAAATAATGGTAACGTATTAAAACCCTACTATCCACCTTCTCCACCTATAGGAACAGGGAAACATCGTTATATATTTAAATTATATAGACACGATATGCCATTGAAGATTGGTATGGAAATAGTAAATAGTTATGCAAGTGTATCAGAAAAATTATCGCAAGGTGCTATATTGGAAAAAACATTGGCATTTTTAAGTGAGAATAAAGGGGGCGATATAAAAGTAGGAGGTAGGCGTAGAAAGAGTAAAAAACGGAAAACATTTCGTAAAAAAATGCGGAAAACTAGAAAGTATTGAATTATCCTCTAATAATACTATATAGATGAATGCCGTATTGTTTTATTTCATCAAAATGTTTTATACAGTATACTATTAAGAATGGCAAGTAGATTAAAAATAAAAGTGCAATATAAAATATAAATTTTGAATAAAAGTAGAAAAAGGAGTATCCTGGTTCTGGATTTTTATCCATGCCTAATATTCTAAAAACGATATTATAGTTACAATATGTAACTACCTCTGATGCGAAAGACAAATATTTATTTTGGAATTTGGTATTTTTAGAATTTTCAGTATGGTTGTCACATATTTGGTAGCATAATGGTGTATAATAAATGAATCTACTTGTGAAGTTAATATTATAATTAATATCCCAATCGGTGACGAGCATTCTTCTATTAAAATTTTCTAAGAAGTCATCACGATGTGACTTGCTATAAATGACACTATGTGTTCCTGTTGAAAGCATGCATCTATAGTTGTAAGAGTCGTATGGTATTAAAAACCATGGAATAGCGCCTAAAAAATAAATAAAATTATCGTTTGATTTTTTATCCAAGAAGTTATTAATATTTGTGATATGTTCTTTTTCTTTTATTTTTTCATTGAATACAAAGTCATCTTCAAGAATTAGGACATTACCGAAATTTTGTTTTTGAGCATGTTTAAATATTTGTAAATAGCAGTCGGTTAAATCGGCATGAGAAGATTTAATACCCATTTTGTTGCATTTACTGAATCCCTTGTTGAGTAATATATAAACTGTTTTTGTGGGCTTGTATTTTTCTAGTTGTTTAATGATATTATCATAACGGTGGCTATTCTCTAAATGAATAATATACGTAACATCTACACTTGTATCTAACAAACCAGAATTGTAGGTTAGTTTTTCAAAAGTGTAACATGCTTCAGTATCTTTTAATCTTTTATCTAAATCAGCATTTATTTTACTCATATTTATATTTTTATCTTATATTATATATTCATTAGATTAATTATAAAAATATCAATAAATTTTTATTTTTATAATTATAGTTGGTCGATTTTAGTGGGTGTATCCTTTGCGACACACGTAGGTGTATCCTTTTCGACACACGTAGGTGTATCCTTTTCGACACACGTAGGTGTATCCTTTTCGACACACGTAGGTGTATCCTTTTCGACACACCCCTCTCCACACAACCTATTTTCTATCTTATTATCATATTTTTTACACTCTAAATACCATAAAATAATAGACGAAAAAAACAATAATATAATACCTGATGATAATAATGTTATTAAACCCACCAATAAACTATCCTTTACCCATTCCGTTCTACATACATACTTTAATATAAGCACTATTCCTGTAATTATTATAATATTTGGTATATAGTGGTTCGTATTTTCTACACAATCTTCGCTACTATGTTTTGTCCCAAACATTACATCGCATATATCAGGACCAAAATTTAAATTTACCTCTGTATGATGCAACCTATGCACTCCATTTACTTTAAATATTGAATAATTTATATTGTGCACAGAACAATAAAATAACATAAAATATATAACTATCCAAGGATCAAATATATCTATTCCCAAAAAATACGACAACATTACAAACGGATATGGTATAGATAATTCTAACATAATCTGAATAAAATGGGAAAATAAATTGTCGTTTTCATGATGATAATGATGCACTATTGAAAATATATTCTTATGAACATGCGCCACTACATGGTAAAAATATGCAATAAATATAAATACCACAAAAGTTAATACACCTAATAAAATATTAGGATAAGAAATAAAGCATATTGTAGACAATATCAACAGCCACGATGGTGCGTTTTCTTTTAAATTATTTATTACTTTTATATTTTCAGATAAATTTGGTCTGAAAAATATATTCAAAAATTTATATAAATCGTCAAATGATCTACTTATAATATTATTTACTTTATCTAAAATAAAGTCCATCATTATTTACTATTTTAATATTTATTATTTTAATACTTAATTTTTATTATGTAATATTTTAATATTTATTTTTATTCAATCATTCGAATATATGTTATTATAATTAAACAGTTTTATATTAAACATCTTCATTATTATAATACACATACACTTACCCGCAACCATCAACCAAACATTGACAAGTAATTCGATCTGTTTTTCATACTCATGATTACAATTATAGGATATACCAAGAGCACCCAATAATTCATCACGATCATCACAAGACGAACGTTTAATATATTTTCGTTCTAAAGCCGTTAATGGACATGCATGCATAACTACAATCGCAAAGGCATCAAAACTAACAATTATAAAAAGAATAGCTAAATGTGTTAAATTCATACTGAATAGCGTTATAAAAGAAACTAAAAAAATAAATGTGTCATGGACGTGACGATAAAATGTGCTTTCTTTTACTTCTTTTAAATTGAATTTTTTATATAAATACATGCAACACTTTCGAATAACATTATCTTCTATCATTTTAAGTTTTTTATTTTTTTTATAATGTCCTTCACCTTCACCTTCACATTCACTTTCACCTTTACCTAAAGTCTCAGTCGCAGTCATACAGTTTATATTCGCGTGTATGTGTTACTTTACTACAACTGTTTTTTTTAAAGATTATAACGTATTTATAAATGTCTAATATTATACAAATTTGGAGAAATGGATCAGAATGGTTTTATAACATCGATGTATAAAAATTTCAACTCTTGGGGCCGTTTTTCAAAATTGGACATTTATAAATGTCCATTTTTCAAAACCCAGGTATAGATTTGAAAAAAACAATGAAAACGTCACTCAGAGCATAATGCTCTAAATTTGTTTTTTAAGATGAAAATTTTGTTACGATAACTTTTTACATTTTTTAAATATTATATGAAAAGGATTTAGGCGTTTTTTATGTTAGTCTATATAAATGAAAAAGACTAACGAAAAAAACGCCAAAAAAACGCCATTTTTTGCATGCGACTTGTGTGACTTTAAATGCTGTAAGCAAAGCGACTATGATAGACACCTTGAGACCAACAAGCATAAAAGACTAACCGAGACTAACAAAAAAGAGCCGATTAGTAACCCCAAAACATTTGTTTGCGTTTGTGGTAATAAATATAACCATATTTCAAGTCTAGCAAAGCATAAGCGAACATGTATTTCAGTCAAAATACACGAGTCAACTTCTGTAACCAAAGAAGGATATACTAATACCATAAATCGTGTCAGCATATCTAATGATAATAATGACATGTTGATATATAGCCCTAATCCTAGTTATAGCATTCCAAACAAGGACGAACTTCTACTAAAGCTTATTAAAGATAACGACGAGATGATGAAGATAATAAAAGGACAACAGGAGCAAATAAATAGTATAATACCGAAAATCGGTAATATAACTAATAATAACACAACTATGAATAATAATTTTAACTTGAATGTATTTTTGAATGAACAATGCAAAGATGCATTGAATATATCTGATTTTATTGACTCGTTAAAAATAACATTAGAGGACTTATTATTTTCAAAAACAAATGGTATATCACGCGGTATAACCGATATCATGATAAAAGGACTCAAAGAATTGGACATTCATAAACGTCCAATTCATTGCACAGATATAAAACGTGATATTATGTATATAAAAGATGAAGACAAGTGGCAAAAAGATGATAATCACGATATGATGAAAAATACAATAGTAAAAATAGCCGACATGGAACGAACCGCACTACAGCAGTGGGCAATAGATAACCCTGATTGGATGGATACAGAGAGAAAACAAATAGAATACTTGACAATGATGCGATCAATATGTGAACCGATTGAAAACTATAATAACTATGAACGAAAAATAATAAAAAATATCGGTAAAGAAATATTAATAGATAAGAAGATTTAATGGCAGAGTATTTATTACCCCGACGGAGTATTTAATCATCCGCCTCTAGTTTTACCCATGTTTCTTTGCGTGTATCTCCCGACAAGAAGCCTTTAATGCGACGTTTCACTTCTGGGAATGGAATATTAATCTTTCGCGATTCGCCATCTTTTATATATTCAGCGATCTCTTTATATAAACGCTTTATTGCTGGATAAGATGTGTTTAATTCTAATTCACTTAATTTCTTTATAATCGGCTTTACATCTGCTACCATTTCTTCTTTCGACTTGTGGAATGGTAACAGCTTGGGGAGAGGAGGACTTTGTTTTGGAATAGTTTGAGGTGATTCTTCTTCCATCTATATATGTTATTTATACTAATAACAGTAATAATAATAATAATATAAACTCATTATTTATATTATTATTTGGTATAATATTTTATATATTTACTCGAATATTTATACATAATACGGGGCTATCATCTTGGGTATTCCTAAATAGTAATAATACCCTGCTCCTATATTTGTCTGTGGATAAAATATCTGATTTGGAACCAAACCAGTGTTAATCAACGGCGAATAAGTTGGGTAGCTACCACCACTGTTTGCCGATACACCCCATGCCTGTTGAACAGTAGATGCTATCGAGGATTCAGAATCATATCCTTTCCACCCAACAAGAAATGAACCATTTGTTGACTCACCCGACGGTGGTGCTGGTATTGTATTTGACGTTATCGATGAATAATAACTTGATACTATACCTTGTGCTGCATCAATTGAACCAGGGTTATAACTACATGTGTATGAAGATGGAACACCCGAACCAGTGCCTCCAGTGAATACAAACTGTATTGTTTGACCAGATGATACACCATTCGCAATAGAATTACTTGACGTAACATAAGCTATATTTGAAGCAGTTGATGTAGATAAATTATTTATAAAAAAACCTGCTGTAGCTGGTTCTCCAAATACTAAATACTTATTAAGACAAGCACTATATGTAGGAGCAGAACCACTCGATAATATAAAACTTCCTCCTCCACCTGTAGTATTTGTAATAGTTACACCCGTAAAGTTTGAAAAACCAACAGACCAACTTCCTGATGGTATACCGATTATTAATCCTACTTCACCAGCTACAGATCCAGATTTTGGAAAAATTTGAGGATTATTATATACTATAACTTCGGGCACATGGGTTATATAAACTGTAGAGAAATTAGATGAACCATTATAATTTCCCGTTGAAGCAGTTGTTACAATCAAGTTAAATACTCCTGCAGCAACTATTGTAACTGTTGTTCCTGATACTGTTGCAACTGATGTATCGCTGCTTGTATATGTAGTGGGAATTCCTGTAACAGGAACACCTTCCTGATTAGTAAATGTTATGCCAGTAATTGTATAAAGAGAACCATATGCACTTGTTGTAACAAATGAACCTGTAAAGTTTATTGTTATAGTTCCTTTGCTTATCGTGACAGTAGGAGAATTAATAGATACACTATAATAATTTTGAACTTGATTGGTTAACGCCTTAATTTGAAACTGACCTGCTCCAACTATTGTAACCGTTGTTCCATATAGCCCAGATACTGTTGCAACATTTGTATTAGTGCTTGAATATGTAATATTAACTCCTGCAGGAGGTGGGATAGGATACGTAAATACTGCAGGAATAAAAGTATAAGGAGATCCATATGTTCCAGTTGTATTAAATGATGAAAACTGAATTACAGGTATATTAGAATTTATCGTAAATTTATAGGGTGGAACAGGATATGTTGCTGTAGATGTTCCATACTGACCTAGTGGGGGATTATCGCGTTCTTGTGTTGCATAAATATTGAATGTCCCCGAATTAAATAAAGTTAGAGTATATGTATTTGTAGTTAGGGTTGGTGTAACTACAACCGATGATAAGACCAAAGAGGCTACATTTGCGTTAGATAAATTTATAAGACTAGAGTTAATATTTGTAAAAGTATTTAAACTAGTAATAGTAACTATTATTGAAACAGGAAAAGAAGTAGCGTTATAAGTATATATATCACCAACAGGATTTAGTGTAATTTGTATATCCGCATCTAATAATGTATGGGTTTCCATTATGTCACTCCGTTGACTTTCCCCATTACCGTTTGTAGCTGTAATATACATATCGTATACTGTATCATAAGCAAGCCCACTAACATTAAATGTATTATTACTATTAGGATATATTATAGTCGTTGTAGCATTATTAACGTCACGTGTTGATGGTTGCATATAATCGAATCCATTTTGATAAATAGACTTAGTTAGAGTTATAGGATAATATGTTAATGTATAAAATAAAATTTCACACGAACCGTTGCGGTTAACAAACCATGATATAGTTATACTTGTTGCTTCGATATCATCAATTGTTAATATAGGCTTGCTAGGAACTGTTCCAAGACAACTATTTATAACTTCTTTCATTTTTACATAATAGTTACCAGCAAAATTTGTCCCTTGGTATTTTCCAAAATTCGCTTCTTCTGCACCCTTTGCACTATAATATGAATAACCATTCACGGTGATCGTATCAGATACTAATTTTTTAAGGCGCGTAGACCCCGATACAGCTCCTTGTCTTCCAAAGGCGACATTATTTGGCTTGTAAATAGTTTTTGAAAGACAGTAAAATGGTTCTGCTACAAATATTCCAGATAAAATTTCGTCATCACTAATAAAGAAATTAAATGGGATATCATTTAATGATTTGAATTCTACGTAGTATGTTGTGGGTGGATTTATATATATACTTTTGGGAAAATAAAATGTTAGTGAAGTAGAACTAAAAATTGGAGACTCTGGAGATGTATTTATATATGTATATTCTATATTTGTGCTTTTACATATAATAGTATTATTTATATCATATAAAGTTGCTTGTATTAATGAAGCTACTGGTGTGTTTACATAAAAGCCACCTGTTACATATAAAGGAATACAATTTATTTTTGGTATAAACATAACAGAGTTAGTATATAATTCTGAACCGCCAAATACACGTCCAGTAAAAGCAACATCATATAAGTAAAAATAGTTACCCTTATATACAGTGCTTCCATAATTTACGGGTGCAACAACCTGTGGTCCATTTCGGGCATTACTTGGCCACAGTGGAATACCTTGTCCATCAAAGTATACACATCCTGGTGATTTGTTTGTGGATAAATTTTGCTCATATGTTTGACATCTTGATTCTAATTTGTCATTACTATATGAATAATACGCTTGACTTTGAATTGCGACTCCGCTCTTAATCAGGTTTCCTTGTGGAGAACAATTGATACAGTTTGTATTATATACACCAGTTAATACCTTATAAGCAGGATTTGACGGGTCATTTATTTCAGCAGCTGTTGCATCATAGGGGACAACTGAATATCCATTATTTTGTATTTGGACATCGATTCCTGCTTTTGAATAGTTGTCATCCTTGGTCTCATAACCGAATTTATTATTAGAAATAATATATGAATTGCCTCCTTCTCCAGGAACACACTCGCAGTCAGGTTTAAAGTGATATACGGTTAATCCAGGACGATCTAGTTGAGAAATAACAGCGGCTCTTGAATTATTGGCACCACCTTTATAGTCATATACACGTAACTGTCGGCGCCAATGTTTTAAAGGACGGGGTTTAAAATCGGGGCCATTATAGTCTTTATCATTTATGTTTGCATTTATGCCGTTCGCATTTGGACGATTCCATCCTGGAATAATACTCATTCCTGTAGTTACTTTTGTGGGATAATGCGGCACCTTTGTTGTAATAAGTGTATTTGTATGTCTAAAATTGAGAGGGGCATTTATTCTTGTGGGATGTTCGTTAGGTGGCGATGTAGCCATGTGTATATATGTATATATGTATTATATATAAATATATATTTTGTTAATTGTATTTTGATGCAATGTTATATTATTTTTAATGAGGCATATCTTATTCTTCATCAATAGGTAAAAGTGTTTCTTCAAATCTTAGAGGATCTGGAATATGAAGATTACAACTAGTTGTTGATAAACCACGGTCGCTTAATTTATATTTTTTAAAAAATGGAAAATGTTTATCTATAACATTTTGCATAGTAGATTTATAATTATTATATTTACTTATTCCACCTTTTGATTTATAATGTCCTTCAATCATACTCAATTCATGAAGATTAAATGGTCTAACTGCCATAGAACAAGCATGCTGGTCAAATAAACAACAAATTTTTGAATACAACCTTAGTCTTACCTGTATATTTTCTACTTCTTCGCGTGTATTATCATTACGTAATTTGAATAATTCACATTTAATTATTCCTGAAAGATAACTGATAAATTTTAGAGCATTTTCAGAAGCTCGACCTTCTCCAAGAGAACCCGATCTAGTATCTAAAGTAAATTGGTTACGTATACTTGTTTGTATATCACCTTCATCTAAAATATCTGTATCTTGTATAACAGTTTCGATAAAATCGTGAAATGTGTTAGGAAAATGAGCAATAAGTGTTAATAGATATTGTTTTCGGGGTTCATCATATTTACTAAAAACTACTATTGATGATCTTGGCACTCTTGATGCAGATGGTGCTCTTGATGCGGATCGTGCTCTTGATGCGGATCGTGCTCTTGATGCAGATGGTGCTCTTGATGCAGATGGTGCTCTTGATGAAGAATTTTGTTTTCTTGTGACCGATATAACATTTGATTTTTTTGGCACACCACCCTTTAATATTCTTTTCCTACTTTTATTTTTACTTTTATTTCTGTATTTTTTTATTAATCGTCGAGTTTTCATATTATATTAATCGTAGATATAAATTACGTTTTAGTGTATTTTTTAATTTAATATGAATATATATATATAAATATAAATGAAAAGTTCAGTTAACTTTGCTATTAATAGTGCTGTAAAAGGTAAAAATGTAAAAGGAGATCTAGTTATAAATCCAAATAAAGCATTGACTATTAGAAATTCGAAAGCTGTTATAAAACAAAATATGATTAATAATTATTATATTGAGATGAATCTTTTAAAAGTAAAATGTATAGAAAAATTAGTAAATACATATAACGTGTCGAATAATAATGTTAAATATTTAGTAATGATGGCGTGTCATTGTAATACAGAGTATAAATTATTAACAATAAAACAAAATATTAAATATTTAATGAATGATTCTACAGAACTTTTATTAATCAATTCATCTAATTTGATATATAATGGTCAACTAAAAGAGTATTGTGCAAGTCATTCGAGTATAACTTACATAGAAATGTTAAATGACAACACATATGATTTTGGTAAATGGATTTTTGGATTAAAAAACATTAACTACTCTAAATATAATTTTGTAATATTTACAAATGATTCTTTTATAATTCATACACCGATAGACCATTATTTTAATTTGATATATAAAAATAATGTAGAATTGTATGGATATAATAATTCAACGCAGAGAAGATATCATTATCAGTCTTATTTATTTTCAGTTAAAAGAGAATCTATAAGTAAATTTATAAATAATTTTAATATTAGACGTGGTTATATAAGAAGTGAAAATAGTGACGATGTTATAACGCATTATGAATTGACAATGACTGACTGGTTTACAAACAAAAATTGTTTTTTAAATATAGCTAATATTCCTTCAAATATAAATGGAAATATTTTTTTTACAAATAATTCGTTGTATGATAAATTAAAAAAAACTAACTTACTACCATTTACAAAAATTAAATCTATTAGTTCTACAATAGTTAATAACACTGCAAATTTTATTAAAACTTATATTTATGCCAACCTTCCTATAAATAAATATGAAAATAATACTGTTCCTTGTATTGAGGTGGAGACACCCCTGGAAGATAACCAGGAGACAGTTGTCGATATCCCCCTGGAAGATAACCAGGAGACAGTGGTCGATATCCCCCTGGAAGATAGTTAAAGTATTTAATAATATGTCAAACCCGTAGTATAGTGTTTTTCCAACTCAGAAGAGTTAGAATGAAAACAAACGGTATGATTCTGTCGATATATTGCTCCTAAATTTTTCTGTGAACATATAGGTGGTTGATACTTGCTCTTAAGAAAATAAGGTGTATCTGATATACCGCGATAAGCACACGCGCTTGCGCCCTCTGAACCGAAAGCGGCTTTTAACGATGCCGCGTTTTTGTTAACGGTTGTTTGTTTAAGACGATCCAGGCGTGTGCTGCTATCAACCGCGCCCTGACATGCATATTGGCGGTTATTTGGTTTAAAAATAGTAGTTCCTGCTTTACGACCGTTGCATGTCCGCGTGCTTTGCGGGTTGTATTGGTCGGTTGTTGCATATACTTGCGAACCTGTTGCAGAATCGCTAGGCCATTTAAGTTGTCCATCGGGATAGTAATAGTTGGCATTTTGTCCCTGTATTGGAACAGTAAGGAGTTTTTGTTCATATGTATTTGTTCGAGATTTCATATATGCTTCATGGGTGGTATAGTATGCTTTGCTTAAAAGTGTAGTTGCTGGTTTTATTATATTTGCCTCAGGGTTACATGTAATACATTTTGTGTTATATAAACCTGTTAAAATCTGGTAATTTTGGTCAGTTCCTGATGTAGCCGATGGGTTGCCTACTTGAACATAACCATCATTTTCGATCTTTACTCCACCGTTAAGCGCTTCGGGTCCAAGACTATTTTCTCCCTGTTTTGTGAATTTATCGGAAATTGTATATGCGTTTCCACTATTTGCAACATCTCCACAAGAACAGTTATTGCTATTTGAACGATATATTTCACCACCAGGAGTTGTAGCGAGGTTAATAGTAGCTAATCGACTACCCGACGTGGTTAGTCCACCAAAAGTAGATGGACGCAATTGACGACGCCAGTGTTTTATAGGACGAGCTTTAAATTCTGCTCCATTTGATATGTTTAGTTCTGCAATATTCTGATAAGTACCATTAGCTAAAGGGCGATTTAATCCAGGGACGATACTAATTGCGGTGCCATCTTTAGTGGGATAATGTGGAACTTTTGTAGTAATTAATGAATTAGATGTTCTAAAATTAAGAGGAAGATTTGATTTAGGATGAGTTGCGACCATTTATTATATTTGTATTTATATTTATAATAGAATATAATATTATAATTATAAAATTAAAAATAAAAACTGTATATTTATTATATAAATTAACTCTGTTAAATGAAAAGTATACTTATAACCATATTTATAACACTTTTTAGTTTAATATTATTGAATGCGATTTATTTGAAAATTTCGTGTAATAGAATAGTCGAAGGACTAGATCAAGATGATACCGATCTAGATGTAAAGGAACGACTTAAAAAATTACAGGAAAGAGTAAATAAAATACAAGATCAGATAGAAGAAGCAGAAAAAACAAATGAAGATAATGCACAGAGTTTAAAAAAATTAAAAAGTATCTAAATATTTATTATAATACAAATATAATACAAATATAATACAAATATAATACAAATACAATACAAATATATTTGAAATGAAATTAAAATATAAGAATGAAATATTATATTTCTTTATAGTTTTTTTTAGTTTTGTTATATTATATTATGGTTTAGGAAAGTTATTGAATAAACGATCAATTATAGAAGGTGTTACAAATTCGGATACGAATAAAGCTTCATCTTCAGCTTCAAAAAAGGAAAAAAGTAAAGATGATGGAGATAGTGAAATAAAAACAACGATAAAAAATATGAATAATTTTATTAAGACCAATGTAGACCCGAAGGTGAGTAAATTTTTAGAAAAATTAAAAAACGTAACTAGTGAAATTAATGCTGGTGTAGAAAAGAAAATAGGTTCAAAACTAAATGAGTTTGGTAGTAAGAACGATGAATCCACAAAATACTCTCCTCAAGATAAAGTTCCTCCTTTTTCGGGTTCCCAAATAAATAATGTTATTTAATAGTTTTATATAATTTTTATAATTTACACATATAATAAATAATTATATATGTAAATAATTATATACGCAAATAATAAATATATAAGTAAAGATGTCAAAAAAAACCAAAAAAACCAAAGAACCTGAACCTCCAAAACAAGTTGATAACGAATATAAATATTATAAATACATTAAATCGCCATCTGAAATGGGTATAAGTGTTGGAAGCAGTTTAGCTAATGTAGAAAATGGCGTTGCTGGAATTTTCAGTTATGTCAAGCTATTAGTTGAAGGAGACTCGAAAGCTTCAAAGACGGGAAAACCACTTGGAAATAAATTTTTTTTAGATACAGAACAAAACTGTATGAATCAGAATACAAATGAAAAGGTATCGCGAAGTTTATATTTTGATAATGTTCCAAGCGGAACAGGGGGGTTTTTTAAAGATACTGGGGAGAATTTTTCAGGTTTTAGAGGTATTATTCCAGGTGCGGTTGAAGATATTTTATCAATAGGTCAAATTGATTTTTTTGCTGCTTTTAATGAGACGAGTATGCCTAAATGTCTACCTGTTAAGCTTAAAACAATAGATGTAAATAATAAAGAAGGTTATGATACTCAGTATATTGCGATAAGCGATATTGAAGCTATATCTCCTTGTAATTTTTATACTAAAACAAATCCTGTAAATGGAAATGCATGTGACCCTAGTAGACGTCAAGGTTTTACAATGAGCCACGATGATACTGATGATGATAATAGTGGTGCGGAATTATATAAAGATTATTATAAACTGAACGAAGAAGATGACAATGATACCAGTAACGGCAATAAAAAAATGAAACTAATGATGCCCGATGATGTATTTTTAAAAATATTATTTTATTCTTTAGGTGCTTTATCTGTATATGTTGCACTTAAATTGATGGCAAATATGTATAAAAAACGTGACTAAAATGGTGTGACGAATAGTGTGGATATTTAAATTTATTATTGTTAGTAATAAATAAATTTAAATTATGGATATAGTTAGTTTTATTTACGATGGCGACGATGGTGGTGTTTTTTTGATTTTTTTCTACTACCTCCTTCTTTTATTTGTGGTGGTGATTCTGGTGGCGGTGGTGGTGCTCCTGGTAGTGGGGTTTTTTTAGAACCAAAAAAATTGCTAAAAAGTCCAGGTTTACTATTAGGATCAGCATCAACCGCGGGTGTGGCAACTTGTCCTGGAACAGGTGCTGGTTTTGGTCCGAATAATCCTGATAGCCAACCAAACATACCTCCAGATTGTTTTCTAGTTCTTCTACCATTACTTCTAGCTCTAGTTTTATGTCTTGTCATGATGATAACGATGATATCAATAATTATATATTAAACGAAGATATTAATATATAATTTATTTTTAAAATAAAAAATAATGTTAAAGTTTAGTCATGCCTAAATTACCGACTATTTAACGGCGACTACCGTGACGTCTGCGGTGAGTCTTGCGACGAGAACCACGACGGCGTCTACGACCACCCTGCTGAGATTGAGACTGGGATTGGGCCTGGGACTGAGCCTGGCTCTGAGAGGCACGACGACCACGACGAGTGCCCTTTCTACCCTTTCTACCAGTTCTGCGTCTACGACGACCACCCTCTTGGGCCTGTTGCTGTGCCTGTTCCTGGGCCATTTGCTGTTGCTGAGTTTGCATTTCCGATGCCATTTTTATTTTTATATATTATACAAAGAAAGAAATTTTTTGCTAAATAAATAATTATATTTTTAAATAATTATTTATTGCTAAAATGCTAAAATTATATTTATTAAAAGAAAAAATATATTAACAAGTTACAAATTACAAATTATAAATTAAATCTTTTATATAATTCTAAAGCGGCCAAACCTCCTAAAATTTGTGCTAAAATATATCCGATTAAATCTTCTTTTGGTTGTTTACCAGCCAAAACCATCATTACAGTAACTGCGGGATTGAAATCACCACCAGATATTTTTCCGCCTAAATAAACAACCAATACGAGGGCAGCGCCGATAGCGAACGCATTGCCAGTTGCAATGATTACGTATAAAAAGAACAGTGTTCCTAAAAATTCTACTAAATATTTATTCATCATTTGATACTTCAATACTTATTATATATTTTTAAAATAAAAAAATATAATTCTAATAAATAAAATGGTTTATAGATTTGCTAAATATTAAGAATAAATTTGTCTATTCCCGATAGATGACAAAATAGATGAACCACCCGATTGAAAAGGATTTTCAATTGCTCCTTTCTTTTTTGGTGCAACGCACCCTCCATTACGACATCTTTGGCGACGAATATTTCTAATAGTGTTGTCATTATTTTTTGTCTGATATGGGGCATCAGCTGGAAGACCCACTTTATATGCGGATCTACCAATTGCATTATATTTAACCATATTGATATATTGGTCACCACATATGGGAACAGGAATTGGTTTTCCAGCTAAAACACGACGTTGATAATGACTATGAAACATACTCGTGGTATAATTATTTGGTGATGCAACTTTGCTAGTAGAAGGTGCGAGAGGATTTATAGAGTATATCGTTTTTTCGGCATTCATAAAAGATGCTCGTGCATTTGCTACATTACCTGTTTGGTCGGTTGGATATTGTTGATTGGGTGCAGGTGCTACACAGCTTTGAATTCCATTATTGCCTCGTTGTTTTATAAGAACAGTTGGAGATGGTGGGCCATTAAAATAGTATTGTAAAGTTCGAATAGGGACAGATGTCATTGTAGTGGTGATAGTGGTGATATAAATAGATATATATAATATTTATAATATTATTATTATTATATATACGACTGAGATACTAGTTACTAAAAGTAAAAATAATACTTATTTAAAATCTATGAACTCTTCTCCACGCGGATTGTGATGCAGAGAAATCATCGCCACCGAATGTGTAATCGTTATAGTTTCTATTAACTGCTTGTAATTTTTTAAATTGAATATAATCTGAACCATCATATACGAATTTAGGATTGCACGTAGATGATGGAATACCAGTGTTATCTTTGTGGGGCTGAATAGCACCACCAAGAACTTTATAACCAGTTAACCCACCCCGAATATTATTTACCTGATTTGAACCACCAGATGTATAATTTTGACGAGAAAGAAAATCGCCTGCATTATTAACAACCCTAAAGGGTCCTATTTTGCGCGGGTAGCCGTTTATTACACCTGTTGCTGCGGCACCATTCCATGCCTGGACTAAAGAAAATCTATCTTGTGCCCTTTCACTACTACCTATCATTCCACCGCTACCATTTTTACCAGACCCACCTCCAATCATTGTTGGTGCAATACCTTGAAAACCTCCTCCTAAGTTTGACATTATTTATTATATAATATATATATTATAAAATATATATTATAAAATCTATATTATAAAATATAATTCGTTTTATCTAAACTTGTTTGATTATAAAAAGTAAAAAAATAATAAATAATAAATTATCTACTAAATAGTTTTATATATATTATATAAAATTACAACCGCTGTTACTATACTTGCTGAACTTATGTCATAATCCTTGGAGCAATATTCATAGTCTGTAATTCCTGAAATAGTAGTTTGCAGGCGTATGGTATTTCTACATATGCAAAGCTTGTCCTATTGTCGCATGTTCGGCAATTATGAATTCCCATTTTGTCATTATAAGCTGCAATCATACCACAGTCACGGCACACATGAACTTGATATTTGTCTGATGCATCGTATAAGCGTCCTCGTGTAAATCTAGCCGCTCCATGCGATACCATGCAATTATGTGCCACAATTCCATTAGCTAGAAATGAGTGTGTATCTTCTACGCTAATATCATATACTTGTTTGGGTCCAACGGGTATTCTTGAGATGACGGTTAGATTCATTGTTGGGATGGATCCACAGTCGCGCGTAACGCCATATTTTCCTGGGTCGATGTCCAGCGCGCTATCGGCTGCGGCGTGTTCCGAATCATCTGCGTCAACATCCACATCATCATCATCAGCGCTTGGAATACACTTCACACTTTCACTCTTGAACCAATCTAGTGCACCAATTTTTTCAAGGAATTCTTCAGCGGTGGGGAATCCTTTTGCTGTGAATTTTCCAAATTCTGTTCCTTTGATAAGATGATCCGTAATATCATGCGTGCTTGGAATAGCGTATTCATGTAGAAGTCCTTCCGTTTTCTTTAATTCTTCGACGGCTTGAATAATCGCTTTTTTAGTTGGCACATTTTTTTCGGGAGTTTTTTCCTTAATTTCTTTGAATTTTGTAATTTCATTGACACGATTTACCATCCAGTTGTGTTGGCGTGTCACTTCTTCGCGAAGACGACGATATGATACTCCAGCTTCCAAGCGTTGAGATTTATGACAGCAATATCGAAACCCGACTTTTTCAGAGAATGGGATTAGTTGTTCAATAGGAAGATGGAGTGTTAACTGAAAACTGCGCTCTGATTTATCTGCTTTATCTTTTTCTTCGAATTTTTTCTTTGAAAATGACGTCTCCTTCGGGGCTTGAATAGTTGTATTATGAATACCACATTTAGCAAGTAATTTCTGGATATCTTCAAACATTTTTTGTAAAGATGCACGATGTTCGTATGTTTTAGTTTGTGAAAATGAAACCGATGTAAGTATGTCGCGTTTTCCTCTATGCATTCCAAGAACACAAGTGTGTCCGTCTCCACCGAACATCCCTGCAAGAAACTCGCGCACAATAGGGCGAGGGCATTTTTCATCCAATATGAATTTAGGCAGAGTTCCAGGTTGATTTACTTTTTTGCCGCTTATTAATCCTGGAAGTTGAATAATATCATTCTTTAACGATGCAGGAATTCTAACGATATATAAATTTTTTGAATTAAAGTTTGTTTGTTTGCTTTCACAAAATAGTTCGATATCTTTCATTATAGATTCGACATCTAAGATATGTCCAAGAAATAATTTCGCTATTTTAATTTTGGAATTCATATGTCCATCTGTAATTAAATATCCAACTATACGCGCAAACGCGAGCGTTTTCATAAATTCTTCGCGAGTATTTGTTTCGAGTATTCTTGTTCCATATTGAAGCGTCCATCCAGCACATTCTTTAATTTCTTCATTAATATCAACAAGGGGGCAGGTTATACTTGTCTTAATCTTAGTAGAATTCAATTCAATATCTTTAATTTTAACCCATATATTATCAGATGTCAAAACGGGATGGTCTTCAGTGCATATAAGTTTTCTACCATCTTCATATGTTAGTTGAACGCATTCTCGTGTTCCTTTATCCATAAACGCTACTTGCCTAGAAGGAACCATTCCATTTTTTTCTTCGCTCCAACCCATAATATTTACACATCCATTATTTTCATCGAGCGATTTTATTTTTACACTAAGTCCATTTGAGAGCGTAATTGGTGTGTCTTCGTCGGCACAATCTCGTTCCATTTCGCCAAACCGTAACCCTCCATCTCGCGAACGGCCTTCAGCAGGTTGTCGTGTAAGATTTACCATCGGTCCAATTGAACGACTATGTTGCTTATCATTTACCATATGTTTGAGACGCTGATAGAATGCAGGCCCGATGAAAATATCTGACTCAATCTGTTCTCCAGTCATGCCGTTATATAGGAGCTCATTTCCGTGGCATTCGTGTCCAAGTTTCATCAATTCCTTTCGAATATCGTCTACAGCGAGCTCGCCAAACGATGTGCCGTCACCGAAGAGTCCTAGCTGAACGAGCACCTTTCCGAGTAGTGTTTCCTTAAGTTGCCCGATAGTCATACGAGATGGAATCGCATGGGGGTTGATAATAATATCGGGGCGCATACCGTTGGCGGTGAAAGGCATGTCGCTTTCGGGAATGATATTACCTACGGTGCCCTTTTGCCCGTGTCGTGATGAAAGTTTGTCACCGATTACAGGTTTGCGGGAAGTGCGAATACGGACTTTGGCGATACAGTATCCATCACCATTGCGATCGATAAAATTCTTGTCGATATATGACTCTTCGGTGGTGCGATGAATCTTGCTATGGTCTTCGTATTTGATGAGCTTGGTGTGATCGTTGCGGTTTTCCTTGATGGGGACAACTTTAGCGATAATGATGTCGCGGTTTTCGATAAATGTATTTTCAGGGACGAGGCCTTTATTATTGACTTTATCGTAGTTGCCGAATTTCATACCCTTTGTCTTTGAAGGATCGGGTTTGCAGCGGATTTCCTCATCGCCGTTAATCTTCTTGTCCTCGTCTTTTTCGGTATGGTAAATAGTGGCATTGAATAACCCGCGATCGATTGAACCCTTATTTACGAGAATACTATCCTCCTGATTATAACCCGAGTAAGTCATGATTGCGACGATGACGGCTGAACCAGACGGGATTTGGTCGAGTTTAATCATGCCCATGACACGCGTATCAACGAGGGGACGACTTGGGTAGGTGAGAACATAGGCAGTTTTATCCATACGATTTTGGTAATTTGTGACATACATTCCCATGGCTTGCTTACCCATCGCACACTGATATGTATTCCTAGGAGATTGGTTATGCTCGGGAAACGGGATACAAGAAGCAAGAATCCCGAAAATGGTGCTTGGATGAATTTCGCAATGCGTATATTTATAAATGAAGTTACTTTCGTCCTTCTTGACAAGATCGGCGGGCTTCATAGCAATCATGCTAAAATTTTGTTCCTCGGGGTCGATATATTCTAGAATAGCTTCACCAATTTTTGTATCTGTTAAAAGATCATCCCAGGTAAGATTTTCCGAGTTAAGTTCTTCAATAATTCTCTCTGATATGAATACTTTGTTATCTTTTACGCGCAAAACAGGTCGAGTGAGTCGCCCCGCATCGTTGCAAATACGGATTTCCTTATTTTTAATATCGAATACTATAGACGTGTAGATGTTGATTATACCTTTAGATTTTTTGTCTTTGAATGTATTATATAATTCGATCGGGTTCTCTGTGTTTCCAAGCCACGCACCATTCACAAATACTTTTATATTTAGAAACATCTCCTTTGTATTCAAAGTGTCCATTCTTACAATAAATGGTTCGACGTGTTGGTGCAATGACTCGGAATTACTAGGAATTGTCAAGTGCGTCATATAACTGATATTTTTTACAACACCAACGCTACCACCCTCAGGTGTTTCGGCAACGCATAAAAACCCCCACGTAGTATTGTGAAGCTTACGAGGAGCGATCAGTTTACCACTTTTATCAACGGGTGTATTGATACGGCGAAGGTGGCTAAGACTTGATACGTATGTGAGACGATTCAGAACTTGAGCGACACCGACTTTGTTACTATTTACATTCTTAATACCGAAGTCTCCAGTAGATAGAGCACGCTTGATTCCATTCTCGATAGTAGTAGATTTAATAATTTTATATATATTTGTTTTATTGACAATATTCATATGATCATCCGTAGAGCGCCACGATCCAGTATTGATTTCTTTCACGATTTGCTTTGACATGTCTTTAACAAGTTTGTTGAAATAGTTGCGGAATAGATTGTTTAGAAGAGCACCTGTTAAGTCAACGCGCTTATTTACATATGAGTCGCGATCATCTTGTTTTGCCATATCAAGGCTGCATTTTACAATACGATTTACCATGTATCCCAGAAAGTATATTTTTTGTATTGCGCTGTGACAATGCGGGAACAAATCATTATTGAGAACATCTTGAGTAAATATTCTTTTTTTTGCGGCTCCAGCTTCTTTATCCATATTCATTGGTGTATACATAACATTTGAAGTAATAATTCTAAGAGCATCTTCTTGTGTCATAACAGTATTTGCGTCGATGATGGATGCTTGTAATGCGTCAAGAATTGGTTTAGCGCCGATATCGTCAATATCTAATACAATGTGTTTGCAGATTTCTTTGTCCGACATGACACCGAGTGCACGAAATACAACAAACAATGCGACAGGTTGCTTAATACGAGGGATCTGGACATATATTGGGCACCCGAAACCGTTATTTTTATTTGCAACCATTACATTAATTTGTTTAGGTGAGATACATTTAAAATCGGGGACAGATTTGATTTCTGCCGTCCATGACCATTTGTTATTATTTTTTGAGGTATTAAAACAGTATACTCGATTTTCGGCTGCTCGTTCCTGACCCAAAACTGTTTTTTCGCTCCCATTAATAATAAAGTAACCACCGGCGTCATGTTTGCATTCTCCAGATACATTATTATTAATATGAGTATATTGATTGAGCACGCATATGGACGACTTTAACATAATCGGCAACTTCCCAATATGAACTTTGGGAACAGATTTGTAAAATGTTTGCGCGTTCTCTAGATTTTCTCCTGTCCTTACAACATAACGAATATTTATGTCAATTGTCATAGTTGATGCGTATGTGAAATTTCTTGATCGAGCATCATGTGGAAACATGATTTTAGTAGCTCCATTATTTTCATGAATTTGCGGACGATATAAGTTAAACTTGTCGAATGTTACATGTAACTCTAGTTTATTCTTTTTTGTTCTTCTGCACATATCTTGCTCAGATGCGATTAATACAGGGTTGAACATTTCAATTGTTCTTTGAATTTGATTATTTACGAAATCATTATATGACTCGATTTGATGACGAACAAGGCGTTTCAAGTGTTGATTTCTGAAATATGCACCAATAATAGACCAAGGAGTTTCAATATATGGAATAGTTGATGGTTTCAATGCAACCTCCAACGAATTATCTATTTTTGTATTTTTATCCAACTGTATTTGCAATTCTGATTCATTTTTTTGCTGTGTATCATTTTCTGGTTTAGATACGGAATCCGCTTCTAGTTTTATTTCAAGTAACTTTGATTTGTCTATATTTATTTTTTCATTCTTTTTATTTTTTCTCGGCTTTGCTTCGCCTATATTTTCAGAAATGGTTTCATCACCATCTTTAACCACTATGTCTGTAATATTTAACTCCAAATTTCCACAAGAATTGAGATGTCCTTTGCTTTTTCCTTTGTCCTTTACCTTACCGCCCTTACCAGTTGATATAGAAGCTTTTGACATTCTTTTTCGTTGAGGTTTGAATTCTTATTATCGAATTATTGCTTATTTATTATTTCAATTTATTTTTAAGCGTATTTACTAAACAATATATAAATACCTAGTTAATTAAAAATAGATTTTAAATATACTTATTATAACGATTATCCGTAATATACAATTAAAAAATTTGACAAAAATAAAATCTATATTTATGTATATAACTGTTTTACATGGATAATAGTTTATATTTGAATATAAATAAGGGTCTTTTATTAATAATATTATTTGTTTCGGGTAAATATATAACAACTAAAATTCTTAGTTGTAGAATACAAGAATTATTAAATGGTAATGTATATGTTCAATATTTACTACTTTTTATTATTATTTATTTTACGATCGACTTTACAACCGATGATGGTATAATTGTAAGTCCGATAGAAAATATTAAAATTACTTGTTTAGTTTGGGTTTTATTTATAATGTTTGCAAAAATGAATTTATATTTTACTATTTTTACATTTTCATTATTTATAATAACATATTATATTCAAAATCAAATTGTATATTATAGAAAACTAAATGATAAAAATGAATATATTGAAAAAATAAGCTCTTTGATAGGAGTTGAAAAAAAATTAATAATATTTATAATTTTTACTATTATATTGGGATTTATAATATATTTTATGAAAGAGTATAAAGATAAAAAGAAAGAATGGTCCTTTGTGAAATTTATATTTGGAACATTGCATTGCGATTTTGAAAATAAAAAAATATTAAAAAATTAATATTTAATATATAATTTTTTTATTCGCGGATTATAGTTAAGATTTCTTGACAGAGAAACAACTCGCGTAGTTCCCATATTATTAATATTTCTTTTTACAGATGTTGTAGACGTATTTGTGGAAGTGGATAGCGGTATTGATATAAATACGGTGTCTTCAATATTTAAAGGATTTCCTGATGTTATTGCTGTTCGCTGATCAAATCGGCAAACTTTTTCACCACAGCAGATATCTTTTAGTAGGTGTTTCCATTTATATGTGGCTTGCGAATTATTACGCAAACATGTCAATAGTAAGTATGTAAGTGCACCTGCTGCTTGTCCATTCATATATGCATCAGCGCTTGTTTGGTTATCTTGGCATCCACTAATACAGAATACTTCTCCGTTGGTTTTATTGTAACGTTTAAATTCATAATTGGTTTGTTGTAAAGACCAATCTGTTGCAATATATCTTGAAGGAACGGGTGCCTTTTTATTTGTAAGGTAACTAGAGTCATCATATTTATACCTTAGATCACATCCTGTTCCGCTGTGACATGCATCTAAAACGATATATAAGCGAACGCCTTTGGGGACTAAAAGTGCTAAATTGTTTCGAATTATATCATCGGTAATGAATCCATAACGTGCAAAATCTAAAGGACAGATGCACGAATCTTTGCCACTTTCTTCGTCACCGTTTGCGTCGCGTGTTAAAGAGCCGTGCCCAGAATAGTGGAACCATAGTTCATCGCCTGCAACTACGCCTTTGAGTAATGCTGCAAATCCTGCAAGTATATTTGAACGCGTTGGTTTTTGTGCGGAATAGTCAGTCATAACAATAAAAGAATTATATTTTCTAACAGAAAAAAGATATGCTCCTATATTGTTTATATCATTTATGCACCCGTTTAGTCGATTTCGGGTTCCGATATAATTTATCCCTACTAGTAACGCTTTGCGCATTGTTTTGTGTTATGTTATATAATAATATTATAATATTATTATATTATTATATAAAAATACATATAACATGAGTTGATGATATAGTTATTATATAATGAATAAAATATATAAAAATAAAATGCGGATAGTAATAATAAACATTACTAACTTTGTGACGTTGTAGTATAAATAATATGAAAGTTCAAAAAAGAGTAAACAAAAGTTTCATAGATCTTGTAAATATACTTGATACGAAAAGTGATTATTACATTTTAAATTATTATATGAATGATTTGAAAAGAGAAATCAAGGACAATAACGACAATAAGGACAACAATGACAAAAACGACAACAAAGAAAACGTGGAAACGAGTGATAAAACATTAAATCCTGCTTCAATATTTGTTGCAAAAAATGCGGATCATATACCATTGCCTCTTCCTCGTGAAAACCCTGAGAAGATTTATAGTGTATATGGAGGGAATGATATAACTAGAGAAGCAAGAGAACCGAGAGAAAATGGGAAAATAGATGTTATAAATATTGATATAGATGATAAGAATACTTGTTATGTTAAAAATTGTAAAAATTGTAAGAATAGGATATCATATAAAATGAATAAAGTAAACATAAATGTTGAAATAAATAGTATTAGTGATTTAATAAAACTATGTAATGATTATAAACTAGCTGAAAATGTAGAATATAATATTGATATGAAGTCTCTACATAAAATCAATGAAGATTTGTTAGAACTTAATAACATGATTGGTATGAAAACATTGAAGGAAAATATTGTTGACCAGTTATTATTTTATTTACAAAATTTGCATATATATAAAGACAATAGTGAAAATTCAAATAATAAGCGTATTAATGTAGAAACAGGCGACTTTCTACATACGGTTATTTATGGATCTCCTGGAACAGGTAAAACGGAAGTTGCAAAAATTATCGGAAGAATATATGCAAACCTTGGCGTTATAAAAGGAAAACCATCTGCACCATTATCTGATAAAAAGAAACTTGGGATATCATCATCGTCGTCGACGCGTTCAAGATTTAAAAAGGTTACGCGATCTGACTTAATAGCAGGGTATCTCGGTCAAACAGCTTTAAAAACTAAAGATGTTATAAAGGAAAGTTTAGGGGGAGTATTATTTATTGACGAGGCATATGCATTAGGCAATACTGAAAAACGTGATAGTTTTGCGAAAGAATGTATTGATACGTTATGTGAAGCATTAAGTGATAATAAGGATAGTTTAATGGTAATTATAGCGGGATATGAGAAAGATTTGAATGAATGTTTTTTTAGTTATAATGATGGTCTTGATTCAAGATTTATATGGAGATTTAAGGTGGATGATTATGTAGCGGAAGATTTGCGTGATATATTTGTAAAAAAGGCACGTGATTTTGGGTGGTTTATTGAGGAGGAATTAAAAGTGGAGTGGTTTGAAAAGAACATGAAGTATTTTAAATACTATGGGAGGGATATGGAGACACTATTTACAAAAACTAAAATAGCACATAGTAGACGTGTTTTTTGTAAACCAGAGGAAATGAAAAAAAAAATAACAATGAAGGATTTAGAAAATGGTTTTGATTTATTTATTAAAAATGATGAAGTTAAGAATCGCGTCAATGATAGTGGATTAAAAGTTCTTCAAAATATGTATTTATAATTTGGTTAGTATTATTAGTATTATTAGTATTATTAGTATTAGTATTAGTATTATTAGTATTAGTATTAGTATTAGTATTATTAAAATGTATTAGGTTTTATTCATAATAATATTTTATTTTTAAAATTATATTATGAGCGATCCCACTAAAAAAAGTATAGTAATAAATAAATCATTTTTATCTGGTAATGACAGTTCTAATTCTTCCTTGATAAAAAACAATAAATCAAAAAAGAATACACGCATATTGTCTGAAGAAATAATAAAACCCAATAAATTAAAAAAAATGTTATTGGATAAAATAAATGCAAAACGAAAAGCTGATTTATTTTCTTCACCAAGTAGTGGTAATACAGATACTTTAGATATACCGAAAGAAACAAGATTATTTAGTAGTGAATTTAAAAAATCTCTCGACTTTCTTGATAGTTATATAGGTCAAAAAAGAAATGACAATATTAAGTCAAAGACATTAAAAAAGAATAGTAATTCTACTAGTTTAAACACAGATATTTTAAAATCTCTACATAATAATAATATCAAAAATAATAACAATGGTAAACCATCAGTTGTTTATACCTCAAATAATATCAATCAGCCTATACAGGCACAGACATATATTCCTCAGCCTATTCAACCGATACAAATAATGCAACCTGTTGCCGTTCAAGCCCATCCTCAACCGACCCCTATTTTTCAAAAAATACAACTACAAATCCCTTCTAAATCTCCAACACCTGCTGGTAGTAATGAATCATTTTCACCAAATATGGGATCAAATATGGGATCAAAGATTAATTTATCAATTGGTAAAACAGCGAATCAGAATTTGGTATATACCGAACTTCCTCCCGAGTTACAAAATTTTAACCCTCCTATGTATAGTATTTCGTCACCATCATTGTCGCCAGTTTCACCCGTATCGTCTATATCGTCGTTTGATACTCTTCCTCCTCTTACGCCGCATACTAATTTTGAGATTGAAGATGATAGAGATGCAAGAGATTCGAGAGAAATGGTAGAAATAGAAAATATAATTAATAATGCTGATATGATTGCAGAGAATGATACAAATATAAGTAAAACTTCACTTTCTATGTCTACATCAACATTTTCTCCTATAAAATTAACAGATGATGCACCTTATGGATGTTTAAAAGATGGGAAAAAGCCGACATTTAGAGTTTATAATAAAACTATAAAAAACAATCTTAGATTTGCGGACAATGATAGTAGTTCAGATAATATTTATTCAGATAGACAAACGAAGTTGAGAGACTTACAAAATAAGCATGGTAAAAAAACATCTATACAAGATAATAAAAAAATACATCATAATACTGGAGAAAGGTCAAATGGTGATAGTGATGACAGTAACGAAGATGCAAAAAATAATAATCATTTAAGAATGACTAAAATAAGAAGACATCTACGTAAAACAATAACTAAAAAATTTAAACTAGGTAAACAACAAGGAAATATAGTCGGTGTGCTAATAAAAAATAATGATACTCGTAAAAATATACAAAAGGAGCATGGTTTATTGAAAAATAAGCAACTGGCAGATATAAAAAAATATTTAGTTGAAAAAAATCTTATAAAAATTGGTTCTACGGCACCTCCTGGCGTAATTCGTAATATATATGAAGCTTCCATGTTGGCAGGAGAAGTAGAGAATGTTGGCAAGGGGGTTGGGCTTCATAACTTTTTAGAAGATAAAAAGTCGTGGTAAAACACAGTAGTATTATGATATCTTATACTACATTTTCAATTATTAATATTGGGTGTATCGAAAACAATACACACAATATTACATTAGTAAATTGGGATATTTGCAAGTAGCATGCCTGTTTCAATTCCTTTATAACTATTACCATATTTATCAAGTGGTGGTGAAACAATACCAATTCCCATAATACCTGGTATAACAATCATGATAACACCACCAACTCCACTCTTAGCGGGGAAATATGTTTTTTTCCACCATCCTAGCGACTCGTTATATAAACCATTTTGGGCCATATGATGAATAATATAGTTCGTATTTTCTTTACTTAATATATTTTTATTTGTAACGGGATTTATACCATCATTTGCCAATGTTGCAGCCATTACTGCTATATCTTTACTATTTACCATTATTGAGCATTGTTTTGTATAAGATTTAAGTATAGTATCAGGTTCCCCATAAAAACGATCGAATGAAATAAGTTTACTAATAATTAGTTTATTGTGTTGGCTTTTTTTATACTCTGATAAATATAAGTGTTTATTAAGTTTTAGTTTTCTTCCTGCAAAATTTTCCATATTTTCTAAAATAAGATTATCTATTATTTTTTCATTATCTTTTTTAGATTTTGTTTCATCGTATAGTAAACTTGTTGTTGCCATTGCTCCAGCATTAACAAATGAGTTTACTGTATGATTATCTAATTGAATAACATCTTTTATAGAATTAAATTCGTGTATTTCTTTCGAGTTACCAATTTTATCAAGAAGTTTTTTTATACCATGAATATTTAATGCCAGAGCAAGTGTAAAAACTTTTGAAACTGACTCTATACCTACTTCCGTTTCATAGTCTCCGAAATTCATAGTATCTCCCTTAAGATTACATATCGAAATAGAATATATATTTGGATTACCCTTTTTTAAATCTGGAATATAATCTGCGTTTTTACCTTTTTGTTTTAAGTCTTTAACTTTATTGTATATTTTTTCAACATCTTCATAATGAAAAGACATATGATTCCTTTTATAATATAATAATATAATAACAGAATAACAGAATAACATAATAATATAAAAATTGTAAATATATAATATATCAAACATAGTTAAAGCCTTCTAAGATACATATATATTAGCAGTTATTCGTCGTATAAGACCATATCACGTGTAAATTATTATAAAGATTCCGAAATGTCTCTCATAAACACATACTTACAGTTAACAAAAGAGTATGTTGGAAAATATGGGGAGAAAACTGTTGTATTAATGATGGTTGGTTCTTTTTATGAAATATATGGTGAAAAAAAAAGCAATCCAGATGGTTCGTTATCTATTTCTGGTAGTAGAATAGAGGATATATCTAAACTATGTGATTTATCAATTGCGCAAAAAACAGGACAACATGTTATGGCTGGTTTTACTCACACAAAAATAGATAAGTATCTTAAAAAATTACAAGATGCAGGATATACATCGGTTGTAATAACACAGGATCCGAATAATCCAAGCAATCGTAATGTAGAAGGAATTTACTCACCAGGAACATTTTTTAACCCCGATGCTGTAGAGATATCAAATAATTCTATGTGTATTTGGATCGAACAGGTGTCGCATATGAAAAATAAGTCGATAGTTGTTGGAATTGCAAATATAGATATTTATACAGGTCGTGTTATTATGTTTGAATATAAAACAGAAGATAAACATAACCCAACAACATACGACGAGCTTGAAAGATATATTTCTACATATAAACCTAGCGAAATTATTATGATTACTAATTTCGGTGATAAGATTTTAGAGGATATTATAAACTATACTGGTATAATGTGTAAAAATATACATAAAGTTATATTATCAGAAGAGGAGTCAAAAGAACAAAAAAAGACTACAACACAAAATTCAACCTCCAGTTATTTAGTTGATAATGCTCGAAAATGTGAAAAACAAACATACCAAAGTGAAATTTTAAACAAGTTTTATAAATACAATATTGTTAATTCATTTATACAGTCTACTGCAACATATGAATATGGAACACAGGCATTCGTTTTTCTGTTACAGTTTCTATATGAACATAATCCAAATCTTGTAAATAAAATACGCGAGCCTGTGTTTGATAATAAAAGCGACCGCGTTATTCTGGCAAATCATTCACTAAAGCAACTAAATATTATCGACGATGATAATTATACAGGCAAGTATTCATCGGTTTCAAAGTTTCTTAACCATTGTATAACACCGATGGGTTCTAGAAAATTCAAATATAAAATTCTTAATCCTATATTTGATGTTGATAAATTAAATAAAGATTACGATATTACAGGATATTTAATAGATAGTAGAGGGGAGCCACTTATTACAGAGTGGCGAGCAAATATGGGAGAACTAAAAGATATTGAAAAGTTACATCGACAAATTATTCATAATAAAGTTACTCCTAGAAATTTATTTCATTTATACAATAACTTGCTTACTATTTCTATAATGTATGATAAAATTAAGGCGGATAAAACTATAATGTCTTACATATTATCCGAATTTGAAAATAAAAAAAACAATTATGAATTGGAAGGCCTTCCTATTCCAGATATTTCAGACTTGTGTAAAAATTTGCGACTATACATAGAGACACACCTTGTATTAGAAAAATGTTCTAATATTGACAACTTAAATTATGAAGATAACTTTATTCTACCATCCGTCAGTGAACCATTAGATAATATTGTATATGATTATGAAAATTCTTATATAGAGTTGCAAAAAATTCAGAGTTATTTTTGTGATCTTATATCATCATGCGAAAAAGCAAATAAAACAGAGAAAAAATACGAATACGTAAAAATACACGACACTGAAAAGATGGGATATAGTTTACAAACAACAAAGCGGCGTGCAAAATTACTAGAAGAACAAATTAAAAAACAAGTTAAGATACAACCAAAAGCAGAAGTATCTATAGAATACGAAACATACAAAAAAACTACAAGTAAAATGGTATTGGATTTGTCGGGATTATCTTATCCAGTAGCAAATGGCAGTAACTCATCGATCCATTCTGCGCAACTTGATAAAATATGTAACACAATTATAAAATCAAAACAAAAAATGAAAATAGAAATAGAAACGGTGTTTATGGGATTTATAAAAAATATACAAAATATATTTGAAAGAGATATTCAAATAATAGTAGATATGGTAACAATGGTTGATATTTTACAAAATCAAGCTTATATTGCTTTGAAAAACAAATACTGCAAACCCGTTATTAAAAAAACTTCGAAAGATAATGGTGTGAGTAGTTCTACTGAGACGATCGAATCATTTGTAAAAGCGCAAAATTTACGTCATTGTCTTATAGAACACATTAATACAAGTGAACTATATGTTACGAATGATATTGAGTTGGGTTGCGGAACAGAACAAAACGGTATTCTTTTATATGGAACAAATGCTGTAGGGAAAACAAGCTTGATAAGAGCGCTGGGTATTTCTGTTATAATGGCTCAAGCTGGTTTATATGTTCCATGCTCAGAATTTGAGTATATACCATACAAAAGTATATTTACAAGAATTTTAGGAAATGATAATTTATTTAAAGGGTTATCAACATTCATGGTTGAGATGTCAGAGCTGCGTGTTATTTTGAAATCTGCAGATAATACAGGACTTATTTTGGGAGATGAACTGTGTTCGGGGACAGAAATGGATTCAGCGATAAGTATTTTTGTAGCGGGTCTTAAAAAACTACATGATGCAAAGTGTAGCTTTATTTTTGCAACACATATGCACGAGATTAATAAATACGAAGAAATAGAAGAACTTGACCGACTATCTATGAAACATTTAGAAGTTACGTATAATAAAGAAAAAGATATTTTAGTATACGATAGAAAGTTAAAGGATGGACCAGGGTTTAGTATGTATGGATTAGAAGTATGTAGGTCTCTTCATTTACCAGAAGACTTTTTAAAATATGCTAACGAAATACGGCTGAAATATAGAAATAATGAACAAAGCATCCTTTCGGCAAAAACAAGCAAATATAATGCAAAAAAAATAAGAAACATATGTGAAATGTGTAATAATGAGATAGGAACAGAAATACATCATTTACAACATCAAAAAAATTCTGACGATATGAATTTTATAGGACATTTTCACAAAAATCATGTAGCAAATTTAATATCTATTTGTGAAAAATGTCATGATACGATTCATACAAATGGAGACCAACATCGTAAAGTAATGACATCACGTGGATCCATTATAATTAAAATGTAAAATGTAAAATGTAAAATATATAATACTGTAAATATTAAATAAATATTTACAGTATTATATATATAATTACTATAATAACAGAATAATATAAATGAGTAGTCAGGCAAAGATGCAAACAGTCGGTGAAGCGACAAGTTCTATAAAAGGAGTTTTCCAGTCAACATTTAGTGGTTTAGCAAATTCTTTAAGTTTACCTCAATTAAAAGACTCATTTTTTCAAAATATTATTTATATTTTAATGGTTATTATTATATTAGTTGGCATTTTAGTTTACATACAAATGGTTGGAACAACAAGTGTGAATCCTCTTAGTCTTCCACCAACAAAACAGGTGAAAAAAATAGAAATTCAAAAGGTAGTAGAAGGTTTTGATATGGAACAATCTAGTGGATTAGAAGAATCAGCTTCAAATATAGATTTAGTAGGTGGAGTAAACAGAAACGAAAATATAGGCACAGGTGGTGATGGTGACTTATATGAAAATATATACGACAGTCAATATCATGGACTATATGATAATCTTTATAGCGCAAATAATGATATGTTGGATGATTTAGCAAGTGATGTATTTCATAATGATCCTCCTAAGAAAAATAAGAAATTTAATTCATAAAATTTTGTAATATTAATTCACTATGAGTATTAATATTAACAATATTTATTAATATTAATACAAAAAATTGATTTATAAAAATGTATATAATAACTATATAAGAACGAACTCAAGAAAAGAATGATTATTCCTATAAAGTGCTTCACGTGTGGAAAGGTCATTGGTGACAAGTATCGTCACTATTTATCTGAAGTGAAAAAAATGAAGGTTGAAAAAGATATGAAAAACAACAAAGTTATATATTTGACACAAGAATTCGTGGACAAAACGCCCGAAGGTTATGTTTTAGACAAAATCGGGTTCAATAAAATGTGTTGTCGAAGACACTTTCTTACACACGTTGATATTGAGTAAGTAAATGTCGAGTTATAAAATTATAAAATAATATTGAAGCGATATTAAGTAAAATATATATGCGTATTTTTTATATTATATAATTTTTCATTTATAATAATATATTATCGTATTATTATATAATATAATAATATAAAATGGGTTCTCATTCTTATAAAAAACATAAAAAATCAAAACATAGTAAAAGAAGTAAGCGTAATGTGCGTCGAAAGACTCGCAAAATGGGTGGCGGTATGGGTGGCGGTATGGGTGTTGTAGTTGAAAGTGGTTCACCATACAGATATATAAATCAACCAAGCAATTCTCAAATTGCTGGATGTCACAGCGATAATACAACGGGAGGAGGTGCATACTCTTTAAATACTCCATTAGCGGTAGGTGGACAAAGCGGTGGAGGACAAGTATGCACACAAAGCCCGTATCAGTTTTTACAAAAAGGTGGTGGAAAAAAACATATGAGAAAAATGAAAAATATGAAATATAAAAAAGGTTCAAGGCACATGAGAGGTGGAAATGGAACATTTTGGGATTTTGCAAAATTTTGGAACCCAAGTTACCCTGGACAAGGAGGCAATGTATTATCGTTGTCCAGTAAAGGTATTTCTCCAGCTGGATTAGGAGCACCTATTTCTACAGCAGGAGATAAACCGATACCACCCATTCAAGCATGGCCAGCAGAGAAATTAATTATGCCACACGATTATACAAAGGGTGGTGCACAAGTAGGAGGAGGTCGCCACACAAGAAGAGGTAAAGGAAGAGGCAGAGGATTAAAAGGTGGTGGTATTTTAGAAGACATACAAAATATAGGACGTAGTATTATGTATGGCGCTGGTTCAGCTATCAACGGATTAAGTGGATATTCTAATGCAATATATAATTCAAATCCAAGCCCAACTGTTCAATATTCTCGAGGATTATCTTCAGGTGAATATAAATATAACGAGTTAGGACCAAAAGGTAACGCATCTTTAGGGTTAAAAGGTATATATGATCAGGCATACGCAAAATCAGCAAGTATGTAGAATATAGAATTAAAAAACAGTTAACAAAATAATATTATTTTAACAAAACAAAATAATATTATTTTAACAAAAATAACATATCACAACATAATATATAAATGTTTTTAGATTTTTTATATAATTTATGCACTCCTGCAAAACTGTATTTTATTATAAGTTTAATTCTGTTAGCAGTATCATTTTATTACGATATAACAAGGAATGAAAAAGATAAAATATGTTTAGGAAAAGTAAATTGTAAATTAGAAAGCAGACCAACCTTTTACATTTTGAATATATTGTTTATTTTACTATGGGCGGTTATTCTTAATTTATTATGTAGTTATGGTTGGTCAAAACTGTCATGGTTTCTATTTTTATTTCCATATATAATATTGGGTATCGCATTTATAACAATAGCAGGACTTGTTATTTACATAGCAAAGGGTAAAAAGTAAGTAAACAATAAAATGACAAAATTTTAAAATAATAAAACAATAAATTATATTCAAATTTTATAGTAAAAATATGAATATAAATGTAAAAAGTATAAAAAAATACTAATGATATAATATAATAGTATAATTTAATAAAACATGAATTCTGAATTAGCATGGCAGATAATCGATAAATATTTTGAAGATAACCCAAACATTTTAGTCCAACACCATTTAGAATCATATAACGACTTCATTACAAAAGGAATTAAAAGAATTTTTAAAGAAAAAAACCCAATCGTATTACAAAAAGAAGAAGATGTTTCAAAAAATATTTTCAAACTAAGATGCGAATTATTTATAGGTGGTAAAAGCGGTGGTAGAATATATTACGGCAAACCTGTTATATATGATGACGAAGATAATGGTTTAGTAAAGAGAGCACATTTTATGTATCCCAATGAGGCGAGGCTTCGAAATATGACATATGGAACTACTATTCATTATGACATAGATGTAGATTTTATAATGCGAGATGCCGAAAATAATATAAGAGTAGAAACTTTGGTATTGGAGAAAATATTTCTTGGGCGGTTTCCTATTATGCTTCAGTCAGAATTATGTATTTTAAATGGTCTCAATCCATCTGTAAGATTTAATATGGGTGAATGCAGAAATGATCACGGAGGATATTTTATTATCGACGGAAAAGAGAAGTTCATAATTTCGCAAGAAAAATTTGCAGATAATATGCTTTACATAAGAGAATACGACGATGAAGGCGAAATGTATAGCCACTCAGCCGATATTCGCACAGTATCCGAAGATGCATCGAAACCTGAGAGAACAATGTCGGTAAGAATCATTGCTCCAAGTTCTCGATATTCAAATGGCCAAATTGTTGTATTAATACCAAATGTTCGCAAACCGATTCCCCTTTTTATTGTAATGAGGGCTTTGGGTATTCTATCTGATAAAGATATTATAGAATACTGTCTGTTGGACATAGAAAAGAACAAAGATATGGTAGATTTATTTATTCCATCTATTCATGATGCAAGTAGAATTTTTACGCAAGAAATAGCTCTTAAATTTATATCTACATTTACAAAATCAAAAACAGTATCACATGCCAATGATATTTTGATGAACTATTTTCTTCCACAGTTAGGAGAACTAAATTATATAAATAAAGCGTATTATTTGGGATACATAGTTTATAAGTTGTTACTAGTATATACCAAAGTCGAAAAACCGACAGACCGCGACAATTTCAAATTTAAACGCGTCGACTCACCTGGTCGTCTTTTATACGATTTATTTAAAGAATATTATTCACTTCAACAAGCAAACATTCGTCTAGCAATTGATCGCGAATATTACGGTAATACGTCTAGGTATAATACTATAGGATCATTTCCCTCTCTTATTTCTCTAAATAAAAATGAGATTTTTCAAGACCGTATTGTAGAGTCAGGATTTAAAAGAGCATTTAAAGGTAACTGGGGATCTGTAGACTATACAAAAAAAATAGGCGTAGTTCAAGATGTAAATAGGCTTTCATATAATTCATTCATTGCGGGATTTCGTAAAATAAATTTGCCAATGGACTCATCTTCAAAGTCAATTAAACCTCGTCTATTGCATAGTTCTCAATGGGGAATCATTGACCCCGTAGATACACCAGATGGTGCAAACTGCGGTTTACATAAAAATATGACATTAATGTGCCATATTACAACTGGATTCTCGGGACAACCAATGATAAAATGGATGCGCGATATTATAGGAATGAAGTTATTAGAAGAGTGTCCTAGAAAATACTTATTCAACTCGACAAAGATATTTATAAATGGTGCATGGGTTGGAGTTGTTTCAAATCCCGAACAAGTAAATATTCAAATACGAGCGTATAGAAGATATGGATTAATTTCTCCTTTTATAAGTTCGCATTGGGAAATACAAAACAATGAAATGTTTATTTTCACTGACGGAGGGCGTTTATGCCGTCCTTTACTATATTATGATACGATTGATTCGAGGTTTGCATATGAAAGAAAAGAAATATTGGAAGCATTAAAAAGCGACGAGTTTAGTTGGAAAAGTCTTGTTGTTGGGATGAATGAAAAAATTATCGCGGAATATGTAATCGATTCTCCTGTTATATACACACCACGCTCACTATATGGTATTGAAACTATCGTAGATATTCAAAAAAACAGAATTCCTTCTATTATAGAATATGTTGATACTGCAGAAGAAGAGTCACTTCTAATCACTCTTTCATATACTGCGCGGGATAAACCGTATACTCATATTGAAATCCATCCTTCTATATTATATGGATTTATGGGGAATCAAATTGTATACCCCGAAAATAATCCTCTACCTAGAAATGCATTTGCATGTGGACAAGCGAAACAGGCTGTTTCTTTATACAGCACAAACTTTTTTTCACGAATAGACAAAATGGGCGTAATGTTGAATTATGGACAAATACCGTTAGTTAAAAGTCGTTATTTGAAACACATAAATAACGAAGAACATCCATGTGGCGAGAATGTTATTGTAGCTATTATGTGTTACTCGGGATACAATGTAGAGGATTCTATTTTATTTAACGAAGGGTCAGTCAAACGCGGAATGTTTCGCACAACATATTTCAATAGTTATGAAACACACGAAGAGTCTACTAAAAATAAGGGCGTAGCTGTGGATTCGCATATCGTAAACATTGAAAGCGAAGCAAACGTAACAGGATTAAAACCAGGCTACGAGTATAATCATCTTGATATGTATGGAATGATAAAAGAAAACACGGAATTAAATGACAAAATTGTGTTAATAGGAAAAGTAAAGACAAATTTGGAAAATCCCGATAGACCGATCGATGACTCTATATTTCCTAAAAAGGGACAACTCGGTTTTGTAGATAAAACCTTTATCACTGAAAGTGAAGAGGGGACACGACTAGCTAAAGTTCGCATTCGTGAAGAGAGAATGCCTAATATTGGAGATAAGTTCGCTTCTAGGGCAGGACAAAAAGGAACTGTTGGTGTTTTAATTCGCGAACAAGATATGCCATTTACTAGCGATGGAATACGCCCCGATATTATCATTAATCCTCACGCAATTCCATCTCGTATGACTATTGGACAATTAGTGGAGACACTAGTAGGTAAAACGTGTTCTTTATATGGTGCTTTTGGGGACTGCACAGCATTTTTAAATATTGGACCTAAAGAAAAACAGTATGGTAGATTATTGGTAAATGAAGGATTTCATTCAAGTGGAACTCAAATATTATATAATGGAATGACAGGAGAACAAATTCAGTCTGATATATATATTGGCCCCACATATTATATGCGTTTAAAACATATGGTAAAAGATAAAATTAACTATCGTGCTCGCGGACCCAGGACTTTACTTACACGTCAAACGGTGCAAGGGAGAGCCAATGATGGTGGTTTGCGTGTAGGTGAAATGGAACGTGACGGAATCATAGCACACGGCATTAGTCACTTTTTACAGGAGTCTATGATGATTCGTGGCGACGAGTATTTTATGGCGATATGTAATAAGACAGGAACGATTGCGATTTACAATAGTATGCGCGATTTATTCATAAGCCCTATGGCGGATGGTCCAATAAAATTCACTGGAAATTTATTAAGTGACATGAATATTGATAAAATAACGCGATTTGGGAGGTCTTTTAGTGTTGTTCGTATTCCTTATTCATTCAAATTGCTTATGCAAGAGCTCATGACAATGAATGTAACGATGAGAATTATCACAGAAGATAATATAGATCAACTTGATAGTATGTCATATTCGAAGACAATTAATAAACTTATGTTTGATGATACGCCACAAACTACGGATATTATTGCTCGTGTCATTGAATCTAGTAAAGAAAAGAGTTCTCAAGGATATATTGCTAGTAAAGTAGCGCGAAAATCTGAACTGGATAAAAAACAGGAGAATACAAATGCTATTTTACTTGACAATCAAAAGGCACAAGAAAAAATGCTTAAAGATATCGAGATTCTTGGATGGAGATTAGAAAGCCGCGATTTAGTAGAAGGAGAAGAAGGAGAAGGAAAGTCGAAGAGATATAGGTATGTGTTTGTATCATTGGTTCTAGATGATCGTGGATCTCCGACAGAAATATGGGACGGGTCAACTGAAGGATATGGACAATTTCCCAATACTCACCCTGTTGGATGGTCAGAAAAAGATCTTTTATATCCTGGTGGAGAAAGAATTCCCGATGAAATTATGGCGAATGAGTTGGCAAGAAATCAGACACCAAATAACTGGTTAAGCTCTTATGTAAATATCCTACAAGAGTTTCAAAAAGTAATGTATAGAAAAGAAGTAATGGAAGAAGCGAAAAAACGTGCAGAACAAGGTATAGAAGAAGGAGCAGTGGCTCAAACAATGCAGTTTCAAGTTCCAGGATCACCAGTCTATGGTGCTTCACCTCCTGTGTATAGTGCTTCACCTCCCATGTATAGTGTTTCATCTCCCATGTATAGTGCTTCATCTCCCATGTATAGTGCTTCATCACCTGTTTTAGGAGCATTAAACCCGCAGTTAAGTTTTGGAGCAGCGGCAGCGGCAGCAGCATCAGGACAACCAATGAACGTGACGCTTCAAAATCCGTTAGTTCCCGTCATATTACCTGGTGCTCCAGTAATACAAGGACAAGGGGCACAAGGATTGTTATCTGTTGAAAAAAAACCTGAAAATGTAGAAAAAGAAGAAGAACAGACGAAAAAAACAGTAATGGTTAGCCCTTTTCCAAAGTAAACTATAAAATTTTATTTACATATATTTTTAATTACGTGTTTATGAATTTAATAAAACAATAATAAAATTGAATTAAAATTATTGTTTTGTAATATAAATATAAGAAAGAGTAAAAGAAAAACCAAGAATAAATAAGAATGTCATCAGCACAACAACAAAAAACATCGAGCGGATTAATTACAATGATTCACAAGTCAAGACAAACAATTCTTGAACTGTTAAGAGAACAGAAATACGATACTTCTGATTATGAAAAATTCGGAGTGAATGAAGTTCACGCAATGTATACAAATAAAGATGTTCCCAAACAACTAGATATGATTTTGACAACAACGGATGGACCATTCAAAAAAAAAAGTGTGTATGTTAAATTTCATTTAGGAAAAACATTGCGCGTAGAAAATATACAGGATTATGTAGATGATTTGTTTAATATAGAACAAGTTTTGAATAAAAAAACAGACACTCTAATAATAATAATAAAACAAGACATGAATCAAACATTAATGAATATATTAAATGAGTTTTGGGATAGACACAAAATATTTATTATATTATTCAGTTTAGAAAGACTACAGTTCAATATTCTTCAACACCAGTATGTGCCTAAACATGTAATTTTAACAGAAGACGAAAAGAAAGAGTTGTTTAAAAGATATAACATTTTGAATGTAAAAAATTTACCCGATATTTCACGATTTGATCCTGTCGCACAAGCAATCGGTATGAGACCAGGCGATATTTGTAAAATAGAACGACCCAGTAAAACATCGGTTATTTCAAATTATTACAGATACTGCACACCAACCCTCTTATAAAATTATATTTCGGATTACATTAGATATATTGTATAATTTTTTGTATAAAATATATCAGATTACATATTTTAGTTATTAATATTTTATGATTTTTACATTTGTTTTTATAAAATAATATTTTATTATGATATTATAGATATGTCAGAAATAATAAAATATTATTCAACTGTGCTGAGTGGTTTAAATAAAAAATACAACGAATATACAAAAAATTATGTAGAGGAATTTATAGATTTTAAAATACCTGTATTCAAATGCAGTTTAACACAAAATGATTTAAATTCCAATTATTGTATTAATCGATATTCAAAAGACCCATTAGCATCAGGTTATGTTACTACAAAAGAAAATATAGACTCTTTGAATACCGAGTATTTGAATTTAACAAAGGAGTTGAAGGCAATATTTATAGAACAGTCAACATATATAGACAATTTTCAAATAAAAGTAGATGAGTTAAATGATGAAAATAAAGAGTTACTTGAAAAATCGACTAACATAAAAGATATAAGTGCTACATCAAAGCCGTTTTTTCAAAATGAAAGACTTTTATATTATAGATCTTTGATTTATTTATTATCTATTGTTGCTGGTATTATTTTTGTTTTATACATGTTACAGTCTACACCATTCCTAGAAGTGGCATCGAGTGTTGCTACAAATACTAAAAATCTTGCCGAAACGGCTGTAAAAGGAGCAAAGGGATTGGCAGTAGATGCGGTGAACTCCGATGGAAATGACTCAAATAATATGGTTAGAAATATTATTATATTTTTACTTATAAGTGCTGTTATTATTTCGGTATTTTATTTTATAGTTTACATATTAAGAAAAGTGAACCCACCGTTAGAAAAAACAAAAACCGAAAAAGAAATAAAGAAAATAGCCGACACATGCTTAAAAGACAAAAGCGAATCATGGATTAATACAAAAATAGAATCACTTAAAAAATTTCTAACAAACAAATAAACAAATAAACAAATAAATAAATAAATAAATAAATAAGTATTATTGGGTAATAATTGCATTCCACAAATACATTTTCTATTCATATGTTATAAATAATTATTTTAACATGGAACTATTAAACATGTTTAGCAATTTAGCACCTATCTCTAATAATGGATATAGACAACAGTTATATACCGATCCTGGTATTTTACAAGGTATAGAATTTTTACAAAACGAGAATAAAGTAAAGAAGGAAGTAGAGCAAAATTTGGATTTAAATTTAATATCGGATTTGCATGGAACAGAAAGCACTATTGTCCACTCTGCTGACAGCTTTAAAGAAGGCATGGAAACACAAGAAACAAAATACAATAATCTTAAAGACCAATATAATCTTGTTTTAAGTTCATATAATCAAGTTATTAAAGATTTTCAAATAAACTATGACGGTAGTGTAGCTACTACACCATCATCAGATGTAGCAAAGGTAGAAAGAGAAGCAAAATTTAAAACGTTAAAGGAATTATCTGCGCAACTAAATGCGATAGCATCTCAGCTAGTCAATAGTGTTAAAGATAATACTAGCGCCGACTTTACAGCTTACTCTAACATGCAGTATGAAATAGATAATGTCCAAGAAAAAATAGTTCGTATCTATAAAGAAATGCAGGAAAATAAAAGAAAAAATCCTTATGATATAACTACTTCATTAGCAAAAGAAGAAGAAACAGCTTTGCTTACAAAACAGAGATACTATGTTTATATTATTTGGTTTATCATCTTAGCTATTGTTTTATATGTAACAATAACAAATTTAGTTGATACAGAATCATCGTTTACTGTTTTATTAGTAAGTCTTATTTTATTAATAGGGTTGTTCATATTTTTCGTATATAGTAAATGGGGGGTTGAATGGTATGACTTTAAATACAAACTTAAGAATTTAAGTCTTCCTGATATTCCAAAGATAAACTTTAATCCGTTGGTAAGTATTAAGTATACATCATAGTTAATAATGGATGTATTATTATAAACATATATTGGTTTCATTTACAATATTTGTTATAAATATTTATATAACAAATATTTTTATCTGAGTATAATTATATTTAAGAATAATAAAAATAATTAAAAATAAATAGATGTATAATAGCAAAAGTATAAATGATGGTGTAGAATTTATAAGTCAAGCAAATACTAGAATAAGTAAAACCTGTAACTCTTTAAAAAAAAATAAATATAAAAATGGCAACAAAAATGGAGAAGGTTTAGTATTAGAAACTGATACGATTGAGGGGTTTGATATTAACGATTCCGCTGTTACTGCTAAAAATGAAAAACAACTAAGCGAAATGAATACTAATATTAGTGGATATGATAACAAGATAAATAATTTACAAACTAGTATAAATAATATTACAACACAGTCACGAACATTTTTAAATTCAAATGATCAAACCTTATTAAAAAATAAAGACATAAAAATATTAGGTGACCAGTATGGTAGAGTAAATAATTCTGGAATATTTAAATTATATCCAGATTCGAATAGGTGTGGTATCCCAGAGACACCTGTTTCTACAAATATTAATATAACTAGTGCGGAAAGAACAATAGTAAACCCATATCCTATTTTATCGGATCCTTCAAATTCAAGAAATGTTGCTTTATATGGTTCCACGATGTCCAAAGGACCCAATAATACATATCCATGCAGCGATTATGCAGGAACAAATATATATGTATCAACACCTATAAATTTTTCATATGTTACCGATATGACATATGATGGCGCGTTTCAAAATAATAATTCGTCTCCCGCGTTAGTCCAACAAAGTGATATGACTGGTGTAACAGTAAAACAATGTGTTGCACGAGCAATGGATAAAGGATTTAGTGTAGCCGCGCTAAATAATTATAATTCAAGCACGAAAAAAGGAGACTGTTATATCGGAAATGGAACCGTTATGAACGGTAATGACCCTAATCATTTTAAAGTAATAACCGAAACAGATTCTATATTTGGTTCAGCTGCTAGTAGAAGCAATGTTACATTTGCAGCTGATGGAGGTGTTTATGCAGGTTCCGCTACTAGTAAATTTGATGCAAGTATAATGCCATCTGGGTCGGCTGTTCCTGTTGGAGATTTGAGTCCACAATATGGAGGAACGATTAGTTACCTTTCCGCAAGTTATGCGCATGATAGGGGGTGGCAAAATTGGGAGGATTTACTACGTTTTAATTATTCTCCAATTGGTTCTCCTGGCGGAAGATTAGATACTGCTAAACAATATACGTATTATCAACCAGTTATAAGAATCTATACAGGGCCTGATTATTCTGGGAGACAAGTAACGTATCCACGGTGGGAATGGGAACCCACTACAGTTACATCTACAGTTGCTCCCGTTGCTCAAGGAGCTGTTTATATTAACTATACATGTGGTAAAAAAAACAAACCTCCTACAGCAGAAAGTGGTATTCCAATAGGACAAGGATTTAATATAGATTGTTGGGATTTATATACGAAATATCCTTCTTTTTCCCTATACTTATCTGATGATGGAATTATTACTATTGTAAATAATTCAGGTGATCGAGAAACAGGTGGTTTAAAATGGACAAGTTCAAATACACCAATAAGTATTCAATTCATTACGTTATCTGATGGAAAACAAATTAACCCGAGAGCACCACGAAGAGATTGGGTAAATGGTAGTATTAATGGTGGTGGAGGGTTAACTTCTTATTCTAATAATACTCCTACACTAACAAATGGATCGTGGATTTCATCACCCAACGGCTTATGTAGGTTAAGATTTGACAGCAATTCTGGCAAGCTTATATTGGAATATTCTTTATATGATGTCGCATTAGATCCTAATAATGATCTAATAGGAGTAGGAGGTGGATTTTCCAAGTATAGTCTTAGAGATAAAGACAATATAGTAAAAGTGGATAACCCATCAGTAAAAGGAAAAGTTGCGTATATCGATATAGATAATGGGTTACACGAATATACGACGGGTTCAACCATGGTAAATTTTGATAGCAACTATAATCCAATGGTTGGGTTTACTCCATCAGGTTCTGCTAGCAAACTTTTTTCGGGTGCCATGGGGACAGAAGCGAATTGTCTTACAAAATGCAACGATACATCTACATGTGCGGGATATACATATATTGGTGGAACATGCAATACATATGCAGAAGGACAAATATATCCAAAAGGAGAAAGGATAATGATGTTAAAAGCAGATGGAATAACTTTGGATAATTCGGTAATTACACAAATTCGTAATAAAAAAATAGAAGGATCGCACCATTCTTGCAATAAAGTAGTAAATAACACAAGTAGCACGATGTATAGCTCTTACCCAGTAACATCAAATATGACAAAAGATCAAAAGTGCGCACTTGGTCTAATATTGGATGCACAGATGGCTGACTTAAATGTGAAAAAAAATGAAGCAGTTACTAAAGGAAATGAAATAAAAGGTAAAATAACTGGTATTTATAATGATCAAAATTTATTAAAGGATAAAATTAATAAAAAATCACGTTATATTGAAAAAGGATTAGTAAAACAAGAAAAGGATAAAGATAAAATAGATAAATATATAGATTTAAATAATACGAGCATAGCTACCGTTACTGATACAGAACTATTGTTAATTAGCGATAATTACAGATATGTTTTGTGGGGTATTGTAACAGTGTTAATTAGTATGGCAGCAATAAAAACATTTAGAAATGCATACTAATAAAAAATAATTAAAAATAGTTTATACAGAATAACATTAAATAATATTAAATACGAATAAAACGTATATAGCTAATATTATTTAATTAATTTATTTATTTTATTGTAATATTGTATATAAATGTCTACACCAGCATCAACAGCAGCAAATTCAAATTTAGTTGATTTTCAAAAAACATTTACAGGTAATTTAGAATCACAGCTTACAAATATTGGTAACTTACAGACTCTTCAAGTTAAATTATTTAATGATTTAGAGAGATTGGCTGGTTCTCCGAATATAAATTCTAAAGATGTTCAAGATCAAATCGTAGATAAATTTTCCCAAATAGAAAACTTGACGGGATTGAGAAGTAATATATTTGAAACAATAAAGTTAAACTATGGTATTACGCAGTCAGATTATAATATTCAGCGTAAGTCATATGCACAACAACTTGTTGCACTACAAATTATTGAAAATGATCTTACAAATACATCTAGTAAGTTGAAAGAATCGTTATTAATTCGCGACAATGCAGAGAGAATGGTTGGTATTAATAACTACTATACTAGAAGATATGAAGCGCATGCCGATATTATGAAACATATTGTTTTTTACTGTGGTATTATAATATTCGTTATATTTTTAATGAAAATGGGTGTAATTACAGATGAAATTGCTAGTTTACTTATTATAATTGCTCTTTGTTTTGGTGTTATAATTGTTGGTAAAAAGGTGTGGGATTTATCAAGGCGTAATAATATTGACTACGACAAGTATAATTTTCCATTTAATCCAAAAGACGTAAAACCAGAAGATACTAATCGATACATTATGAGTAGAAAAACGGATAGAACATTTGGACAAAGTGCTCTTTTAGATGTATGCAAGGATATTAGAAAGGAAACATTTGTTCCTTTTCAACTTAAAAATCCTAGGTGTAAGATAACGAATCCCGACGACGACTCTTCGCCGATACCATCAACTGATACATTATATAACTGTAATTCTGAATATAGTATGATTTAATTACAATAATGTTACAATAATGTTACAATAATGTTACAATAATATTATAATAATATTACAATATAATATTATAATAATATAACAACAACATAATAATGCCTAGTAAAGCCGAAGCAGAGAAAATAGATAGAGAGGTCAATGAAACAAACAATGAACACGCAGATGAACTTAAAGGTGCAATGGGTGGAGGTGGGTGTTCGGCGGAGTTAGCAAAGCAGTCGACAGGTGCATTAGCGGCAGTCACAAATGTAGCAGATAAAATCAAGGCCGCTTTGGCTGGTACTAGTATTGGTTCGGGATTAGGATTATTTGGTGATGATGGTCTAAAAAAAATATATGAAAATGCGAAGAAAACGAGAGAAACAGCTTTATTAAATGAATATATTGCAGAACAAAATTATATTATGAATAAACGCGAAGGATTTGAAATGAGTGAAATGTTTAAAGGTATACGTGAACGTTTTACGGTAAGTTCTACTCAAGGCGGAGCGAGCGAATATGATACTTTATTAGTTAATAGATTTACTGCAGAAGCTAATAAAGATTTAGAGGAGTTAAACAATAAAAATATTGAAGTAATTAATTTAATAACTGATTTAATAAAAGTGACTCAACAGCAGAATATTGCTGTTGAAAACATGAAAAAGGTAATGGAAGATTTAGATGAAAAAAACAAAAATTTAGCAAATATGATATATGGAGGCAAAAGCGATTTATATACGTATAATCGCAAATCAATGTATGAGAGCAAACTAAAAGAAAGTGTAGAAAATTGGACACTAATTCCTCAAGTAGTATATTGGACTTTAGTTATTCTTTGGGTATGTATTGTCATGTTATATTTAAGAAACATAACATTTATGTCTATTGGTATACTGTTAGGTTTAATATTGTATCCATATTTTTCGACTCCTATTTTTCTATGGATATTGGACAAGATCCAAACAATTTGGAAATTTATATTTATAGCTGTTCATAATAGGATTACTGTATAATGTTTAAGTGCGATTAAACAAATAAATAATAAGTAATAAATAAAAATATTTACATGATATTTTACATGTAAAAATTTATAATTATTTTCCAATTTTATAATTTAATAAATCTAATTCTCTTCTTCTACTTCGTCGTGATTGTAAATAATAGAGATATTTTTCCAGCCCTTAGTTGCATATTTTCCATATTTCTTATTAAAGACTTCATAAATTTCATTACCGCTTGGAACATTTCTATCATAATGCTCATTATACCAAATTTTAAACGACTCATACATTTCGGTTTTCTTAACATAGTGTCCATCAACTTTGCGTATTTTATCGCGAACGAATTCATTGATGTAATCCTGACTGTTACGATAGTTCTCACTGCTTGCAAGAACACCTGGCGTGTCTTTCACCATACCACCTGTCTCGAATGCTTTCTCAACGAGCATGGCCAAGAATACAGGCGCCCATGTTTTGAATTTTTCATCAAGGCGTTTATCAATCAAATACTGGTATGGTTTATCGGGGTCATCGTCGCGCGGGTTTTCGCAAAAGATTGCCTTGTGATCTACTTTACGAATACGTCTCCAGGTGCCTTCGTCATTTGCTTTGATGTCAAACAAAGTATTTGTGCAAACAACCAATTTAAATTGAGGACGAAATGTAATCATATTCTTAAATAAAGCGCGCCCCTGAATTTCATCTCCACCTGTAATTTCTTTCATGGGACCTTCCTCAAGGCGCATTCCTTTAGATGGTTCTTGCATAACAGCGTATCGAATACCTACCAATTGTGCAATTTCGGAAGATGTTCCACCAATGGATGCGCGCTTGCTTGTGATAAGCGAGATAGGAACAACTGCTTTATATTCACCCAAAACCATGGACATTAATTCGACAAGTTTAGATTTACCGTTGCTGCCGCAACCAGTATAAATATTGAACGTCTGTGGATAATTTACGCCGATAAGACAAGATGCCAAATGTTCCCACATATATTTCCGCATATCTTCTTCGGGATACAATTTGTTAATAAAGTCATTAATCTCGGCCATGATTTTGCCATGTTTTTTCGGATCAAGTGGGAAGTAGTCAATATTTGTGCTTTTCGTGATATAGTCATCGGGTTGTCCCTGCCGTGCGCGTTTTTCTTTGAAATCGATTACACAGTTATTGCAACACAGAAGGTGTGTTTTAGTGTCGACATTTTGTAAGAATTTTTTATCATAAAACAATTCTTGTGCTTCTTTCATAATATTAGCTTTGACTCCTGTATTTTTTAATTTTAGACAAATATTAGATATTCTGTGTTGAAACTGATTTGGTTTTCCTGATTCGTCGGTAGAAGCTGCTGCTCCGTTTGCGGAAGAGGATGCTGCGGCGGCGGCGATAATTTGCTTGTTTGCTTTTCCTGAAGTTGCTGGACCACCTGATGTTCCACCCATAAAGCCGATGCGTCCGATATAAACGTTATACATTTCATTTGAGATCATTTGTTTTAGTGTAATACCCGAGTCACATTCAACCCATCGATTGTTTTCAAATTCATACCATGTATTGTCGCCGAAGTTAGCACATACAAATCGATTCTTAAACATATTATATAAAACGACAGTCAGATCAACCATAGTCGTTTCAGGTTTGCCGTTCATATTTACCAACTCATTTGAAAGTGTAATGTCAACATAGTATTCGATGGTTTTCTTATATACTTCGTTGTATCTTTCTTTTGCATCATGTTGTGCCCAGTATACAATTGAGCGACGTGTGAGCCCATCTTCGTTCTCCATTGAAAACGTCTGCCATTTATCATAAAACTCGCTAATTTTATCATAACTGAATTTTTCGGACTGTGTGCTGAATAAAATCCAAGACAAGAATAGTTTGTCACTTGTATTGCGCATAGCCCAGCCAACTCGTATCCATAAACTATACTGGTTGTAGTATTTTTCTGGAAGACACATAGTGTAGTCGCTTGTTTCCTTGATATAATGTTCGCGAGGTTCGAGGCTACTAAATAACCTATCAATTTCATCTGTAAGTTGTTCGCGATTTGTAATTTCAAAGATACTATTTGTAGAATAATTTGTCCGACGACGCATTAATAAACCGCCACCAACCTTTCCATTGGTTGGTTTTTTTACTTTATTACTTTTAATAGCATCATATTCGCGTTGTATAGATTCGCGATTTTCAAATTGTGGATGTCCATCGTATTGTGCGGATAGAATATTAAAATTCTTATTATAGTCGAAGAATGCTACATTTTTAGGTTGATATTCCCAAATATAGTCAGATTTTTTGCTGGCATCGTTTTCATCGTCGCTGGCATCGCAACCATCTTCGCCGTAGTCGTCGGTTTGTTCATTTTTTACATATACAAAATTAAACTGTGATTTAAGTTCGTAAGCTTCATGGCCTGGTTTTCTAGAGCCGTATAACTGCCAACCGACGGGGTTTTGGATACGGGATATATTATCGTCGAGTATATCATCCCATGTATTTTTCAGTGGCAGGTGTTTCAAAATGTCGGGTATTTTTTTAAGAATAGCATTTCGAAGCATGTGTTGAATGATCCTGTCGGCATGAATACCGATAATGAGATGAATACCGTCTTTTGTAAAGTTATCGTCATCGGTATTTACATTGGGTTTTTCAAATACGAAAACGCTAATCTCTTTTTTTTCGCCATCTTCAATATTCAACATATTAGAGATTTCATCCATATAGAGTCCAATAATATTTTCAATATCATCTTTTGTATGTTGACGAGTGTCAATATGCGATCCATATCGAAAGTCCAAGTCAACCAAGATGGGACCACCATTTGGCAACTGTTTTTCTGTCAAATATTCATGGCGACGATTTGCGACGACATGTTTCGAGTATTTTGCCCAAAATTCTGGTAATTTTTCTGTTGAAATACAGAATGTTCCTCCTGACACGCCATGTTCTTGACTGGGAATTCTAGTATGTGTGAAAGATAAATTTGCACACGAGGGGTCTCCTTTTTTAATATAAAATTGTTTCATATAGGTTTCATAGTCGCTTGCACTTGATGATTGGGTTGACATTTTTGATGATTGTTTTTTGTTCTGTGTTGAATGATTTTGATATTCCATTTGTATATTATAGAGAGAGATATTTTTATATCAATTTTTCTATCTTTCAAAATATCCCTAAAAATAGAGAACTGTGTTTAAAGTAAAAGTAATATATGTATAAAAACGACATAAAAATAAAACGAATATATTATATATTGTTGAAGTATCGTTAAAATAATACCGTAAACTTTTAGAATGAAAAAAAATACAAATACACTTATTAACATATTTGATGACGATATTGAAGAAGAAGATAATGTTAATAATGTTAATAAAATTGTAACAGCGGCAAAAAAACCTGTTGGGTCATCATCGTCGTCATCAGAAAGTGCCTCGAATGTATGTATTCCTAAAGAAACGATTGAAAGATTATTAAAGGATATAAAAGACATGTTTATGTCGTCGCTTGAAGATATGGGTGTTTACTACAAACATTCTGATACGAATATTTTGAAAGCTTATGTAATGATCGTTGGGCAACCCGATACATTATATTTCGGCGGATATTATTTTTTCGAAATAACTTTTCCATCCGACTATCCGCATGCTCCTCCTCTTGTCGAATTTTTAACAAATGATGGAATTACAAGATTTCATCCTAATTTTTATAAGTCGAAAAAAGTATGTTTATCGATGCTAAATACATGGAGGGGGGAACAATGGACAAGTTGTTTAACTATAAAGTCTATTTTATTGACGCTTTTATCTATAATGGATAGTCAACCAATGTTACATGAACCAGGTGTTACCGATAAACATCACGATTACAATAATTATCATAATATGATTTTATATAAAAATATTGAATTTTCTTGTATTCGATTAATGGATGAATTTATGAATACAACTATTATTCCTTTTGAAATCGAATATAAAGAATATTTTTATAAAATTATGTTGGAAACATTTAAAAAAAACGCGAAAGGTATAAAGGAGGTTATTACTAGTTCTACAAAAATAAAGAATATTAATAAATTTTACATAATATCTGGATTATACAATATGTCTTTTTATGTGAACTTTGACGAACTTTTAATTAAGTTAATTAAAGCCGCACAGAAATATGATGCAAGTATTGAATAATAATTGTTATAGTTGTTTGACTATTAAATTTAACTAATAATAAATTGCATAAAATTGAAATAAACAAATAATACTATATTATAATATACAAACATTCTATCAAACAATCATGCACTTTTGTATAAATTGTAGCAATATGTATTATATTCGGTTGTCAGAAGAAGACCCCAATTCGATTGTATATTATTGTCGAAACTGTGGACATGAAAATAAAAATATATCACTTGATAGTGTTACAATTTCCAAAACAAATTTTAAGCATAATAAGCAAAAGTATAATTCAATTATTAACAAGTATACAAAAATGGATCCAACTCTGCCTCGTATTAATACTATAAAGTGTCCGAATCAATCTTGTGACAGCAACGAAGCGGGAAAGGAAAAAGAACGAGAAATTATTTATCTTAGATATGATGACATTAATATGAATTTTGTATATATGTGTTCGACGTGTGATACTGTTTGGAATATAGAACAGTCGCTATCATAGTTTGTATTATGATTGCATTTATAATATTGTATAATATTTAGAAATGATATTATACTATAATAAATATTTTTTGTTTTATATAAATAATACTGTTATTTATATAATATAAAATTGAAATAAAATCAAAATAATATATTATATATAAGAGACACCTAAACAATACAATGCAAAAATCTGATCCAAAGTATGATTCTGCTTCTGATTCTGATTCTGGTCCTGGTTCAGATGATGAAAAAGCAAATAGTGATGACCAAAGTCCTAAAAAAGATACATTAACCAAGGTAAAATCAATATTGGGATTTGGCGATGAAGATTCCGATAATCCTAGTCCAAATGTTTCTGATTCTGAAACCGAAACTGAAAATGAAGCGGGTGTTAGTGAAGGGGAAGAGGAAGGGGAAGAAAACCCAACTATCAGGGATGGATTTTCTAAATTATTGGAAAGTTTAAAAAGCGCCGTTAAAGGTAGTAAAAGTGCAATCGAAGATGTAGGTGCAGACCTAAGTGAAGGGTTGGAATTGGGTATGGGTATGGGTATGGGAGCCGATAAACCATCAAGTCGTAAAGGAAAGTCTGCGTCAGCGGCGAAGACATCAAAGACGTCTAGAAAAAAAAAGATACGCGGAGTGCAACCGACAACAGAGGAATTGGAATACAATAGTGATGAAGATGAAGGCGAAGGTGAAGGTGAAGGCGAAGGCGAAGGCGAAGGCGACGATGATGATGAATCTAAGTTAAAAAAATTTGACAAAGAATTAAGGAACGAATATTTGGTAAACTTTCATCCTGAAAGTCTTATTCAAAATTATGACGAGATTTATAATTTAGCACGAGTTGTTAGGGACTCAAATGGTGCAGTTATTGACGGTTTGCATAAAACATTACCTATACTAACAAAATACGAAAAAACAAGAATTTTAGGACAGCGCGCGAAACAAATTAATGACGGCGCGACCCCATTCATAAAAGTGCCTGAAGGTGTTATAGATGGTTATCTAATTGCGGTTAAAGAATTAGAAGAAAAAAGAATACCATTTATAATTAGACGACCATTACCAAATCGTGGTTCTGAATATTGGCATATTGAAGATTTGGAAGTTATTTGTTAACACTTCCAGCGTTTTCCGCAATCGAGACAAGATACAAATGTAGTCATTGGCTCATCTGCAGATCGCGTTTGTAGTTGATAGTATGTGCATTTTTTTGAATGACATTTGCGACATGTAAATTTATCCGTAGATGCTTCAAGTTTTGGTTCATACTTATTCTGGTCACGAATTTTCTTGTCTTCGATTAGCTTTTCCCACTTTTCAGGACTCATTTCTTGGTGACTCATAAATGCTAACTTATGTGCTTGTATTTCGCGAGTTTTCATCATATTTAGTATTCTTTCATTTTTTAAATTTACATATATGGTGCGAAGAAGGTCTAAATAAATCGCAACAAAATATATATTGTCCCATTTTTTAACAATACATTTTTCTTTTGCTTTTCCTAAAGAACTATTGAAAATACCTTTTTCAAGATTTGTTGCAATTTCAGAGTCTGCAATAATCTGACTTAACTTTGCTCGAACATTTTCACGAAATTGTATAGGGTTTGTGATTTGACGCATTTTTATTAAGATGGGTGTGATTTTGTATGATTGTTATTAACTAAATGTGGTTGTATATTAATAACAATCGAATTGTCTTTATTCAATTTTCCTATATATATAAATCTATAACTCTATAAACCTATAACTCCTAAAATGCAAAATTTAAGGAAGGTTCAATGCTGAAGATAATGCGCCAGTTGTGTTAAAAAATATGCCCTTAATCATTTCAAGTATATATACAAAGAAAGCAAGAAACATAAGAACCCAAGGAAGAAGCACTAAAAACCACGAGAGGTTGCTAAATCCCTTTTTGCATAAATACGATAATACCCATGTCCATAAAACAATAAATACAACCTGAACTACGTATGATGTTTTTGTATCTTTTTTATATGTAAAGTTAAGACTTTGTAAAAAAGAATTATTGGACTCGTTTAAAGTAATTTGCTGAGATATCGCATTTAATCCAAAGTAAGAAAGTATTACTAAAACAAAAGAAATTATTAAATAAATTTGAGCGGGTGTGCAAAGCTTGTCGAACATTGTAAATTATATACTATATATAATAATTGATAAAAAAATATTATCAATTATTAAAAATACTATTATCAATTATTAAAAATACTATTATCAATTATTAAAAATACTATTATCAATTATTAAAAATACTATTAGTAACTATTAGTTATTTTTTATTTACTATATGAATATTCATCTTCGCTCAACTCGCTAGATTCATCGGTTTTCCATCCTGAATTCTCATTATCATCATCATCTTTTAACATATTTTTATCACCAGTATTATCTACAATACTTGTTTTAACTTTTGGTTTACTTTTACTTAATACATTCTTAGTTACAATATTTCTAGTTTTTTTATTAAAGTATCCATCTTCTACTCCTTCTTCTCCATCAACGCATCCATCACCGTCATTACTTCCATCGTCGGAAGAATTATCACTATCGGTGTCGGTATCACTATCATCCTCATCCTCATCACTTTCATGATCGTCTGCATTACCTGCTACATCTACATCTGACTCACATCCCGCTCCACCATCTACTACAAATCCGTCTTTTAAATATCCATCGCGTGTTTTTCTGTTTTTAGGAATAGATTCTAACTCGTCTTCTTCATCTTCATCTTCGTCTTCATTTGCAACTAGTGACTCGAAACCTCCAAATAAATGTTCATAAATTTTATCCCATTTATCCTTTGTTAAATTTACATAGTTATTTTTATTATCACGCGCAACAAGTGCACACCCTCCGAAAAATAATTCATTATCGACGGGAGGAGGAAACTCATATTTATTTTCGTGGTTTGCTAATCCGTCATTTTTAGCCCATAATTCTACTATTACTTTAGTTGACGAGCTTTCATCAACACTTTTTGAAGAATAATTCCACTCTGTTCTTTTAATAAATCCATCAACTTTTTTAAATTTACATTTTTTTGATAGCTCTTCAGGGCAAATTATGTTTTCTTTAATATCATACTCTTTTAAGTCTCCATTTTTTTCAACAACAATAAATGTAATATTACTTTCTTTACTTTTAACTTTTTTAGTTTCACCTATAATATTTTTATTAAGTTTTACATCTATTTTTTCATCACTTGTTGAATTTGAATTTGAATTTGATTTTGATTTTGATTTTTTTTCACCCTTATTTTCCATGGTTTGAATGTGTGCTTGAATATATCATTTGTATGTAATCGGTTTAAATAGTTTCTCGTATAATATATAAAGTTTAACTTAAAGAGATAATTATAAAAAGAGCATACAGCATAAATGGAGACAGCTCACAAACAAAAATCTTTTTACCCTAATAACAAAAATAATAAAAATAACAAAATAGATAAAAAGACTAGTTATACAAATAAGCCAACTCCTATAAAAATTTATTTTCCAAATATTTCTTTAAATAAAATAAATGATATTATAAATCCTGATAAAAAATTAAAAAATAAATCAATTAAATCAAATATAAATAGTAATTCTAGTATATCAAAATATTTAGTAGATGAGAGGAATAAGACCATCATTTATGGTGCTACAGGAATATTTGAAATATTTAATAATAACTTATATCAACTATATCCTGTAGACAGATCGGTTAAAGAAATGATTATTAATAATAACTTGAATATTTTGCTTGATAGTTCATATATGAAAAGATCTGATACAGAGTCATATCAGATACCATATTCTTATACTGTTAAATATAAAACAATTAAGACATATAAAAATGATACTAAGTCAAATATAAAATTTATAATAGAAATGGAAAATGATAACTTGTATGATTTTTATGTGTTGATTACATCAGCGGAAACAAATACTAATGAAAAACATGAAATAGAAATAAATAAATTTGTAAAAGATGAAATATTGTCGTTTTTATCGAGGTTAAACTTATATAGGTAATTATATACAATAGTTAAAATGTGGGGATGGATAATAAAAGTTACAGTCATTTCATTATTATTAATATTTTTACTACATTATTTATATTCATTCTTTAAAACAACATTAACATCTCCAAAGTTAAAAGATTTAGTAAATAAACCCCAGGCAAAATATAATACAATTTATAATTCACTTAAAAGTGCAGGCGATGGGGGTTCTCAAAATTTAGGAGAAGATATTAAAAATAACTCCAGTAATTCTGATAACTCCGTTGACTCTAAGTCATCTAATATGAAAGATGAATTGAAAAAATATTTAAAAGAGTTAAATGTTGTTGGCAATAACACTAGCGGCAGTAATGGTATTAGTGCTGTAAATACAGCTATCGAACATACAAATATTATAAATCCTCATAATGAAGAAGTCAGTATATATTCTCCCGATAATATTATAGGCGGTGTTGGTGCAAATGGTATATCTACACGAGTAAATAATATACCTAACTACATGCCTAATTTGAATAAAATAGATTCACAATCACATCTAGACTTTGGAACACCATCTATGTCATCATCATATGCCTCCGCATATTCTCCTTATTGATCAATGAATATAATATTTGTAATATAGTTAAAGATATTTTTATATTACAATACATTACAATAACCTAGCAGTATGTCGCCCCACTTTAATGATATAGGTTCGACTAGAAATAAAATGAATTTATCAGAAATAAACACATTATCATTTGATGAACAGAATGAAATACTAATAAATTTTCCTTCAACAATTAAATTTTCTTATGAAAGAAGCACTCATAAGAAAGTTTTATCGGACATATATATAATTATCCCAAAAGGTAAGAAATATTTTGTATGGTTTACGCACAGAAATAAAAAAAATATTTGTATTTTTCTCGAAATAGGGTATCAGAATAAAATAATGAACATATTTTATCGACATGTTTCATTCGATGATATATTATCTTATGGAACTATATTTTATGGAACTTTATTTAGGACTAATAAAAATGATAACTTACAGAAAAATGTATTTGATAACGAAATTTTTTCCGTAGAAGATATTTTTTATTATAAAGGAGACGATATTTCAACCTACATATATGAAGACAAATTAAAAGTAGTTAAAAATATTTTTGATACAAAATTACAATATAATACTTCTTTTTTTAATAATGGGGTTGTTTTTGGATTGCCTATTATGACTACTGATTTTTTAGAAGCATGTGATAAGGCCGAGGAGTTACCTTATTCGGTTTATTCTATTCAGTATAGATATTTTGGGAGAGAAAGTTCAAATAAGTCTATGATCGAGTTTTATCATTTTGGAACTAATAGCAATAGTTGCAGTAACGGTAACGGTAACAGTAATAGTAGCAATAATAGTAGCAATCATAATATTATTAGTTCAACAAAAGTGACATGTGATACAATCAGGTATAATGATACTATAAAACAAAAACCAGTATCAAATGAAATATATAAAATTTTCTTTATAAAACCTGATTTACAAAATGATATTTACTATATCTATCAAAGTAATACTACAAATTTTGAAGTTATTTCGAAAGAAATAGCACATATACCAGATTATAAGACGAGTGTTTTAATGAATAATTTATTTCGTAATATTAAAGAAAATAATAATTTGGATAGTTTAGAAGAAAGCGACGAAGAAGAAGAATTTGAAAATATACAAATAGATAAATTTGTAGACTTAAATAAAATAATTAAAATGCGTTGTATTTTCAATTACAAGTTTAAAAAATGGGTTCCTGTTTCGGTTATGTAAAAACATATTTACAAATCGGAGTATATATTTATGTTAATGTCTATATCTGTGTCTATATCTAAAATAAAATATTTTATAAATATATATTATTTGATATAATGTTATCATTGGCGCCAACACAATATTTGAATGGAGAAAATGTTCATGGAGGACCTTTTACAACTGACCAAACTGGTGGTGTTGCAAATTCGGGAAATACTGCATTTGGTGAAGTTGGAGGAAGTGCAGCTGCTTTAAGGGGTGGTGGTTTATATTCCATAAGTGGTAGTGGCGGAAGCCCTAGTGCGGTTCAAACACCCTTAGGTAGTTCTTGTGGTATGATGAAAGGTGGCGGAAGACGTCGCAAGCATGGTGTAAAACGTAGTAGAAAGCATAGACGATCTCATTCTTCGAAAAAATATGCTCACAAACGTAGTCTTAAGTATCGCATTAAACACAGGCGTTCACGAAGACATTCTCATTCCAAGAAAGTCAGAAGAGGAAGAGGACAAGCTGGTGGATATCATCAATATATGGGAAACACACCATTTACGCTAGGATACAGAACTCCTGGTTTTAATTTAGCTCCTAATATGAGTGCTCTCGCAAATCCTGCCCCTTTTATGCCTTATAACAGTTTAACAGGTGGTAGGTAATTGGTATTAAAATATGTTTATATAGACATAATTATTTTTTATTTTTAAAATTTTTATCCATGGTTATATTATTATTTTATTATATACATATATACATATATACGTATATACTTGTTATATAATGTTGGGCAACGTAACTATTGTTATAGTATTAGCTGTAATATTATTTATATTTATAGTAGGTCATTTTTGGATGGGAAATTATTATAGAAATATTAAATTTAAAACACTCTTAACGGTTATTACAACATTTACTAGTATTATGTTTTCATCGGCAATAATTGTTCAAGTATTACAATATAATAACCAAAAAGCAAATGAAGAAATAGATCGTTATAATGGTTTATCTAAAACTTTTTTAGATGATACATTAGAGCTATTTATAGATCATCCTGAAGTTAATTATTATTACAATGAACTAGTTGGTATAAAGAATATAGATAAAAATATAAAACGAAATTATGTTTTAGAGAATCAAGTTTCGATGCTTATATTTTCCAAACTAGCAAAATTTGCAATATTCTCTCAACAAACGTCCGATAAAGAAGTTAGTAAAAAAATTGAAAACTGGATGGGACACGTTGCTGAAACTTTTATGAAATCTCCCACATTACGAGACTATTGGACAAATGAATATAAACCTAAACTGTCTGGTCCAGCATCAAGAAAATATATGGAAACACATTTTAAATTATAATTAATATTATAATCGTATTATAATCGTATTATATTATTTTGAAATTTATTCTATTCTCCAAATAACGCAGACACATCTAGTAAGCATCCCTTTCCCATAAGACCTAATTTGCCTTTTGCCATATTGCGTTTATTTTCATGTTCGGCTTCTTCAGTATCAAAATCAACACAAACATCGTGACTCGTTTTCGGTATCGAAAGATTAATATTCAATTGGTCCGCTATACTTTTTTGCCCCGATTTTTTTGAACTGGGGTGTATCTTTTTCGACACACTCGTTGACTCACCTTTTCGTTCCGATGATACTTTCCATTTTGTCGTATCTTTACTGTAATTTTGTTCTTCGTATTCTTTGTTATCGCATATCAAAATTTTATAATTCTGTGACTTATAATATTTTCGTCTCTTATACCATTGACTCATGAAAATATCATGCTCATCTATAATATCAACCACAAGAGGCGAACTATGTTTTTGACGCAGAATTCTTCCTACTGACTGGCATACATCCGTCTTTGGCGATGCCAAAATTAAACTTGTAAGCGTCTTAATATCCAGTCCCTCTGACGCCATAGCGTATGTCGCTATAATTACCTTTTTACTTTCGCTTTGTTTTAGCGCAGCTTCCTTCATTCCACCTATATAGTATCCCACCGAACCTCCAGCTATATTTCGATGCACTATTGCATCGTGTAAATATGTAATTAATGACTTATTATGCGCTAGTATCATAAACTGTTGATCTTGATTCATTTCTAATTCAGCTGCTAAAACACGCAGAATAAACTCGCTTCTATGACTATAACTACACAACTTCGAAATCATCGTGCTGAATTTCGGATTACCCATATAGTCATGCTGCGTCTCATTAAACTCCTCATCGTCTACGCTATATACTATACCTTTCACCAATACGCTATGCTCTGATTCCGTTTTCTCTTTATGAACTACTGGCCCAATAAACATCTCAAATACTTTTGTTAACCCATCCTTTCGCTCCATTGTCCCCGATAACCCCAGCGTATATGTCGTATTTACTTTCATCATACACCTCGAAAACACCTCCGCGCCCATATGATGACAATTGCTTACTATTGGACCAAGGCGCAGTCCATCCATCAGTTTTAATACAAAATTGTGGTTGTCTTTCACCTCGATATCATATACAGCATAACCCTCGTCTGATTTTCCAAAAATCTGCGCATTTTCTGGTGTTTCAAGTGGAGTATAATTTTCACTATATAAGAAGGCTGTTGCTGTTAACATACCACTTGGAGATAGTGCTTTATATAACTCAAAACTACCAATATCGATTTGGTCGGTAATATTATACATACATTCAATATAATCGCCGATTACTAGCTCATCTGCACACTTATATCCTTTTTTGGTCAATATTTTGTGTTCTGGTGTGCAAACAAATGAACCACACATTAAATATACTTTCATCAGCTCTTTCCGATGCCTTTTCCATGCATGTGTCATTTGTGCCCATTCAAATCGTTCCGTCGTTTGATTGTAGCTCAGAATTTTTGGTAATGCATCTACCAATTTATCAACATCCTTCTCTATTCTCACATACTTATGGTATATACCAGTCGATATACCGCGTGCTATCCACATGTCATATAATGCTCCGATTTCCATAGGTCCGTGTGATGTATGAACTAGCGTATTGCGCGGAAAACACTCATCATATATAGTCAGACCAAACTGTCGGAATGTGTCTTTCGGATATTCCTTCATAGACAAAGACTGTAACATGCCAATTACTATATCTTTGTTTTCTATATCCATTATTTGTCCCTGTATTTTACCAACACGAGCACTAGGCAGAAATTGCTCTATTCTCTCTATCCACTGGTTCAGTAGAAACGACTTATGAACAATTACAAGAGCACACTTTCCCAAACGCGATACTATATTTAGAGCCATTACTGTTTTACCCTTACCTGGATCTACGTCTAATAATCCACCACCACATTCACCTACGTGCTTTATATACTTATCTACTATTGCAATTTGATACGGACGCAACTCGCCACTGAATTCCAACTCGATTTTGTTTCCTGGATTTATTAGTATTCTATCTGGCTGTCCATATGTATCTATACCAAAATAGCGCGGCATATACAATTTAAGCGGAGATTCCAAATATATTGGAAATGGATTAGGTTGTATTGGCGATTTAGGAATAAACGGCTTTACGGTTAACTCTGTTCTTATATAATGCTGCTCTTCTACAGATAAACATTCTTTGAAAATTGAATATCCCTTTTCCCCTAAGTATGTTGAATAATTGTCATTTTTTTGTTTAGACGAACTAGATGTAAGAAGATCGTGCTGAATAGGATTCGGAATAGCAACAAGAGTAGACGATTTTTTCTTCATAGTGTGTTATTATGCGTTGTTTTTTTAACAAGATAAAATAAGGTGGATACTAGTATTACTATTTTTATTTAGCCATTTTCAATTTTAACTATTTTGAAATTATTCCAAAATAATTGATAAATAAAAAATATAATATTATGATATACGGAAATGTTGAAAAAAAATGATAGTGCTAATAAACTAATGAACGGTCAGTCTTTGTTATTTATTATTTTTGTTATTTATATTATTTTTAATATACAAACACCCGAACCCATCGCTAGTATTATCGACTCTACTATCGGGTATGTTGTTATTATCGGACTGTTCGCCTTAATGGCCGTAAATTTGCATCCTTTAGTTACACTTGTCGGAATTTTTGCTATTTATCTACTCTTTAAACGCTCCAGTATGGCTACTGGATCACTCGCTATGGTGAAATTCCTCCCTACCGAAAACGTAAAAAGCCAATACTTGTCAGCATTTAACCAATTTCCTGTTACTTTAGAGGAAGAAGTTGTCCAAAAAATGGCTCCTTTACAGTCTGGACCAATGATGGCTCCTAAAACGTTTTCCCCCGTTTTAGATGACTTGCACGAAGCAGCAAATGTAAATTATAACGGAGTTGTATAAATATTAGACCATAATGCGGTTATTTTTTATTTTATTGGTATGTTAGATTATCAATAAAATAATTTGATGCATTGTATGAATTGTATGTATATAGAACTATATTCTCACGTTCGCGTAAATGCCCGTTTTCCTAAACTTAAAACAATAATTCCTAATACAATTGACAAAATAAACTGAACTGATCCCGATTGCATTAAAGAATTAATTAATTTCATACCTTGCTCTCGTGAGTCTTTACCTATTTCATCTTTGGATTCTTTGTATAATTCCTTGCCTTCTTCGCCAGTGGGTTGACAGTCTATATATATTTTATCATCGGTTGCTTTACCTTGATAGTTGGGACCGTTTGAATTAATATACAATGTTTGGGTTGTAACTGCTGGATATAAATTTTCAACTCTAAGCTTAGATAATTTTGTATTTAATTTATCTACCGCGGTTTGGCTAATCGTCTGTCCACTTTTTAACATATCGAATACGATATTGCTTTGCTTACATGTAGCCGTATTAACATAAAAAAAATAATATGGTGTATTAGGAATAAAATTATTTAAATTAAAATTATTTATATTTATTTGATACCCTTCGTTAACATTTACAGATCTACCTGCAGTTTGTTTTGTAAATTCATTTATAATATTGTCTAAAACTAGACCACCTGATTTTAAATTTGATGACGACGATGAACCTGCTGACACTATAAATGGTATTGATACTAATAATTTCTCTTTATTGTCACCTTCATGAGTTATTACAAATTCAATATCTGCTCTAGTTCCCTTGTATGTATTTTTAGATGGTTGGAATATCTGTATTCCAGATACATTATATTTTTTTTTATTTAGAAATGCCTGTGAAACTGTTCCATCCGATTTTAAATCATAATTTATTTTTAGCATACCTCCAGCATTATATACTACACACGAGCTATCATTATAGTCATATTTATAGTCACAATACATATTACAGTTTTCGGCTTTTACAGTAGTGTCTATATTTATTGGAAAATCACATTCATTCATTTTATTTTTCTATTTACGTATTGATATATTATTATTATACTAAATATATTTTTTATTTTATATAAATTATATATTTTAATTAAAGCATTTAATTAAAGCATAAAATTAAAAATATATAAGTAATATATATTTAATATATAGGTTATAGGAATTATAAAATGTCAGGATTCAGTAGACCATTTCGCGAATCGTCATGGTTTGATAACTTTTTTGATATGAGTGCTTATCACCCATCTACGGATATAAAAAAACTAGATTTTCAAACTATAGAAACGGTTGTTATAAAAACAGATAAAATTGATGTATATGATTTAGTATTTAACCTACAAATGCCAAGTATTGTTCCAACTCCCATGGTTAGTTACACAGATGATAAAGCTGATCTAGACTATTACTGTAATAATAAAATACATATTAAATTATTTTTTAAAGATCCGCGTGTATTTGATAGTCTAGCAGAAGGAACCGCATGTGTTTTATCTCCACCTTTATACGAGAGTCAACAAGGAACTACGTATAAAAATGTAGGTAATGATAGAATTGCTATAAAAAAAACTGGAATGTATGTTAGTTCATATACAAATTTAGATACTACAATAGATAAAGCTGTTCAGGAAGCTATATCATTGGGAAAAGTTACCCCCAAGAAAGGTCCTTTTAAAGAATCAAAAGAAGGTGTTACTATAGAAAATATTAGTGAAAAATTAAAAAGCAATAGTGGTTATCGTAAAAATCTTACATATTTTATTAAACAAAAAATATCAACAGAAATTGAATCATCTCCTTTTAAAGCATATGATATTCAATATAGCAAAGATGCCGAAGGTGAAGGTTTGGTATCAAGTGAAGTATTTTCTTCTATTGACACAAAATCTAAATCTTCTGATGCTGACACTTATATGCAATTTGATTTAAATTTAAATGATTATGAATTCATAACAGATAAGAAAACTAATACAATAACAAGTGTTGTAAAAAAAACACATACCGAGCCTACAACTAGAGGTCCAGTTTCAGATATTAAAACCAAAGATTCCGTTTTGATGTTATTAAAAAAAAATGAATGGATTAGTGTTATATTCAAGAACATAACTATACCATATGATATAAGAAGTATTCCCGCTGATATGGTAAGGGTTGAGTTTGAAATTGAAAATTCACAACCAAAGGGTTCTATGGGACCTTTGAATATATTTTATAAGAATTTTTTTTGCCAATACCTCAACATGGTTCTTAACATGTCTAATAAATTGCCAATAACGGTCCATGATGTTTTATTTCAAAATGAAGATTTGAAATTAGCACTTCAAAAGGCAAACCCAAAATATTATTCTAAGATAGCTCAGATTAATAATATGGCTAGGAAAGTATTGTATTATTATTTAAAAGACATTGATAGTTCACTAAATGGAGAATATACAAAATCTTATGGTTCTATGACTAATAATATAAAAAAGGCTACAGAACAAACAGATAAAATTGTAAATGGAGTATCTCATCCAATTTCAACAGATATTAGCGAGCTTAAAGCAAGCGTTAAAGAATCGAACAAAGATATTAAAGATTTTGCTGATTTTTTTGACCGTTCAAAAATTAAACTTTTCAGGGCAAAATTTATGGAAGCTCTTAATAGAGCACATCTTTCCACTGGTTTATCATCAATATCAGATGATAAACTTGAAAAAGTATTAAGTGAAATTACTCAACGAAATGAACCTGGAGCAATGAAACCAACGGTTGTTCCTCGTAAACTAGTGGAATCCTCTCCTATAGAATCGCCTCCATTTCAACCCGTCGCTGGAAGTTCTGGCTTTTCTAGTCAGCCTACCGATTCTACAGGCACGCATGGTGGTGGAATTTATAATACATATGAAGGAGGTGATGACGATGGTGATGGTAGTGAGGGTGAGGGTGAAGGTGGTGCTGGTGAAAGTGTTTTGCAAGAAGAGCAAGAAGGCGGTGTAAGTGAACCAATATTTCAAGCCGATGACTATAACCTTATGATTCCAATGGATATTTATAACCTAGGAACCGATATAAATGATATGACCGTTAGAGTTCATAAAATACATCTTAAGAATATTGCTAGTCTAACTCAGAGGGATGATGATGATTTTTCAGTAGATCTTCAAGTTGGAGATGCTATTAGATTTGTTTATGATAATGTAATAAGATATGCCATTATTTGTGGATTTAAACCTGGAAAGCCATTAAATGAAGATGGAACAGATAAAAAAATGGATATGCCAGAGTTCAGAAAAACTTATGAAAAAATAAGAGCCTCGCTTCAATCCGCGAACGTTACTTTAAGTCCGAGAGCATATCTTAGTTTAACTAACTTAAGAGGTATTAAATTTCTTCCATTTAACTATGTTGATAATAATTATAGCTTTGTATCATATGATAGTGGTGAATCCGTTTCTGAAAGCGCTAACCCCGAAGTAAAACGCGCACTTAATGGAAAATTTGATTTTTCTTGTAAGATAGAAAGAATACCCTTATTGCCAAATGGATACAGACGTCCATTTTCTGGTAGGTTTAAAGAAGGTGCTAAAACTTTTTGGAATAAGGTTACTTTTGGATCTGCAGAGGCAGATATTGGTAAAAATTATAGTTTACCCGAATATAGTCTTCCTTCATATATGACTTTAGAAAAAGTGCTTGTTCCACCTAATTTTGCACCGATTGTATCAGAATTGAAAAATTATAGAGGCAAAAATCCTAACGAAATATTGAAAAAACTGATAGAAAAAATGGAAGCAAATGGACTGAATGATTCTAATGATTGTGAGCAGAAAAAGTTTGTTGAACAGGGTAAAACCGATTTTAATAATAGAAAAAAGTCGTTTTTTGATAAAGCTTCTAATATAACGGCATCATTTTTAAAAGAATATTATTCAAATGGTCAAATACAAAATATGGATGGCGCAATACAATTTATACAGAAATTATATATGAGACCTGTAAGTGATGGTATTTTTATTGGAAAAAATGGTTTACCACTAAGAACTGCTACTCAATTAGTATATTGTTTAAAATTAATACCCAACGACCCTGTAAAAAGTATGAAATTATTAATTAAAGCATTGTCTCAAGATAATGTTCCATCAATAAATCAAAGAACGCAAGAACTAAGTAAAGGAATTATAGCTTCTGATGATGAAAATATTGGTCAAAGGAGTGAAAGGTTTAATATAACTGGAGGCGGCATTGATGCAATGGACAACATTCAATATGGTGGTGCTGACCCAGAAAAAGCTGAAAAAATTATTAGTAATACAATTGCTCTAGTAACCACTCAGAATTTTTTTGATGGTAAAACGGAAAAAAGTTTTATTGATACCTTAGAAACTGCTTATAATCTTTATAACCCCAATGAAATGCAAAATATACCTACTACATCATCAAGTATGGTAACGTCGGCAACAAGTGGACGAGGAAAAGGCATTGGTTCTAGTTTATCGGGAATGGGAAAGGGAATGGGAATGGGAAAAGGTATGAAAATGATAACAGGAAATGGAACAAATGCTGGAACAGTAATGGTAACAGGAAAGGGAAGGGGAATGGGGATGGGGAAAGGATCAGAAATTGGTAGCGACTCTTGTGGAAATAATACAAGTATAATATGTAATGGCCAAGATTTGGTTATTAAAGTTACTCTTAATTTGCATGAATTAATATCATCATGTGTGGATCCCAATATGATACAACTTATTGGTAGTAGTTCGGATCATGGAAATAGCGAAGAAGTCGAAGAAGGTGGACAGGGTGAAGGACCATCTGCTACTGATATTGCTTCTCTAGCTCCTCCTCCTCCTCCTCTTAGTTCTGGTGATATTTCTGATGCTCTAGTAAAACCAGTTCTTCCCAGTCAGTCTAATTCTGGTGTCAAAGCAGGTCAACTCGATAAGCCTAAAGCTGCTCCCGCTGATGATACTCCTACTCCTCCTTCACCAGCGGTTGTTGTTAAAGCTGCTGATGCTGCTGCTGATCCTGTTGCTGATCCTGCTGATGCTGCTGCAAAGAAGGCCGAGGAAGATGCTGCTGCCGCAAAGAAGGCTGCAGAAGATGCTGCTGCAAAGAAGGCCGAGCAAGATGATGCTGCAAAGAAGACTGCAGATGATGCTGCTGCTGCTAAACAGTCTGCCCTCGATGCTGCTGCTGCTCAAACCAAATCGGATGCCGATGCTGCTGCTGCCGCAAAGAAGGCTACAGATGATGCATTAATAGCTAAATTAGAGGAGAGTATTAAAAAAGTTAATTCTATGAAACCAGAAGTTGATGATCTGGCTCCTACTGTAGATGCTTATAATGCAAAAAACATAGAAGCTGTTAGTGCAGCTGTTAATAGGTTGTATTCTGATAAAAGTAAAAATGTAAAAAATGTATTTGATACGTTAATTAATATACAAAAAGGAAAAGATGATTCTAAAAAAATAAAGGATTATATTTCATTTATTAAAAATATGTATAAAAGTAACGACATTATAAAACAGATTGAAAAGAGAATAAAAGAATGTGTTACTGAACGTGCAAAAATAGAACCTTCTATAAAAAAAATGGTTGAAGCACTTACAGAATTTCATAAAATAAAAGATGAGATAGCCGAAGCTGAAATTAAATTAACCCAAGCCCTTACACAAAGTGTCGCTAAAATAGATGCACTAGTATCCAATGGGAAATTTGCTAAGATGCTTGCAGATTTTAATGAACCAGAATCATCCGAGAATTTAACCATAATGTTTACTAATGCTATTTATGCTTCTCTTATACGAAAGACAAGCGATGAACTAAAAACATATAAACCTTTTCTAGATAGTAAAGATAAAGCTTCACTATTAACCATAGTAAATGGTGCTCTTGCGCAGGTTGATGCTGGTTTACAAGAAGGTGGCGACGATAGTGAATATAATATTAAAAAAAATACAAATAAGTCTAAAAAAAATAAAAAATCAAATAAGCGTAAAACAAAGAAAAGAATAAGTTCTACTAGTAAAAAAGTAAAATTTAGTAGAATATAATAATTATATTTTTATGTAGCAAAGTTAGTATATAATTTAATAATTAATAAAATTATTAAATTATTGTAATATCAAATCACTTGCAATATTTTATTGTAATATTGCATTAATAACATCATCTACATTTTTTAAGTTATTAAAACAAAATTTATTTATTTCGGCTGGTGAATATTTAAGCTGAATATCATTTTCTATATTATTTAATTTCGCATTCTGTTCTTCATTTAAAGTCGTAGAATAAAATAATTCTAGTAATTGTGTTATCATGATTCGTGTGCATTTTGTAAATTCTATATGTTCGTCTAACCTACCAGGTCGTTTAAATGGTTCACTAATTTTATTTGGATCATTTGCTGTGCATATAATAATCCTGCCACTTGTTTCAACTAATCCATCCATGATTGTAAGTATATCAGCATCATTTATTACCGACTTTTGTTTCATCATAGAAGCTTGTGGACCATTTTGTTTTCCTTGTATAAATCCATCCTCATTTTTTTTTGTCGTCTTTTTTCTACCATATTCATTACTTGCATCTCCATTTCCATTTTCGCAACTATTTGTATCACTATCTACAACAATCACTCCACTACTTGCATCGCTTACCATACCCATTCCCATAATTCCATTTAATAAGTTAGCACTCATTGCGGTCATTGCAGCCGCAGCATTAGAAACTGTGGATTTTTCACTGATACTATCTAATATTTTATCAAACTCGTCAATAACATATAACCTCTTATCTGTGGGAATATGTCGACCATTAATATAGTCACCATAAAATATATTTTTAATATCCGACACTTTTTTAATTTTATCTATATCATTTACATTTACAATATGTCTGTCAAGTAGTCGAGCAATTGCCTTGATAGTAGAAGTCTTACCACATCCTGGTGGTCCATAAAATAACAATCCAAGTTGATATGGTATTCCGCGTGACTCATACCATGGCTTATTATTTATAAAAAAATCAATACGTTTAATAATTTTATCAACATCCGTGAAAAAACAATTTTTTTTCAAATCTTTTGTCGTATTTAACTGGTATTCAGAACATAAAATATTCGATAGTTTCTGATCTTTTCTTCCATCATTCCAGTCATCATCGTTGCTACTTGAACGAACACTTTCGCTCTGAAGAAACTCATATATGAATATTTTGTCATTCATCTTGTCTTCGATTTTTTTATTATATGTCTTTTCACATTTTTCAATAAATTTATACATCTCGTCTATACATTTGTCTCTACTCATCATAATTGTAAAATTTATTTTCTTAAAGTCTGAAGCATCTGAGTTTTTTTTCTCTCTATGCGAATGTATCTTTTCAATTGATAGGTATATTCCATTTTCTATTTCAATCGGCAAATTTGTTCGCGGAGTATATATTTTAGATTCATTGTTATTTTTATCAATAACTTCAACATATCTCAAATTTATAACCGATAAATCTGTTTCTGTTTTTTTTCGCATCTTATCTATTTTGTCTGTATAATAATCTAGAATATGTATCATGGGGTCGGGATAATGAATAACAATAGAAATAGAATGATATCCTATAGTATATTGATTACCTTGATACATTATTCGATGCATGTTAGCTTTCTTTAAGAACATCATCATTTGTTTTGTTGTTTCATGATTCATGGAATAAATAAGGTTAATAAAATCAGTAAAATATTTATAAACATCGCTATGGTGTAATAAAAATAAAAATAAAAGAATAATAACTACATCTATATAATAATTTCCTGTTTTTAAATTTTGTATCAAAATTATATCACCAATACCACCTAAATTTGGCATTGGTAGCATTTTAAATAATAATAGTTGTTACTGTATATGCGAGTGAGTGGTTACGATAAATATAATATAGTAAGTGGTTTATATATTTATAATATTATACCTCTAAATCGATTATAAATATATTATTTGTGTCATGATTACATGATTTATTAGTAGTATGGTATAGAATATTGCATAGCTGTATCATATATAGTGGCTTTAAATGCGTCATTGTAACCTTCTACATATACAGTATCTCCATTATAAATATTATCGCATCCTTGATCACTAGTGCAACTTCGTCTTTTATATGTTACGGGTAATTTAACAGACTGATTCTTATCGCTCATTGTATAAAATTGCCACTTATCCTGGCTCGGGAAAAGAGGTCGTCCCATTAGCGAAAGAATAGTTTCGGGACCATTAACGCGTGTTAATATACCAACTTGGCGATATGCTGAGTTTACGGAACGGGTTGGCACATTAATCGGTATTCCTCCTCTTATATCACCACCCATTACTGTGCCTGTGGCAACATCTAATGCACTTCTCCCGTATTGATTAAAATATCTGTCATCTCGTAAAGGAGGTGTATATGGGTTTAATAGCACATCGGCTGGACCGCGTGTATATCCTGATCCAAAACTTGGTATTAGATCTAAAAACCCACCTCCACCTCCTCCACCGTAATCTTTTCTAGATACTTCGATAATATTAGAATTTGTAGTTACTTGCTGTGTTGAGTTGTCCCTGTTAAATTGCGAATATGCTAAATAAATAATAATAGAAGCAATAATTAAAAATATTACGAGTGTTATATTTTCAAAACATATTACACCTGGTGGGCATTTCTTCGACATTATATAAAAATATATATATTATATTTTTATACTTGATTTATACATTACAAGTGAATTTCCTATTTTCTCTCGCTTCTCTTACTTCTCATGGTTTAAAGTCTTATACGGGGGCAGGATTAGTCTTGGCAGAACCTGCCCCTCCTGTAAGTAAAGACATTCCTGGGAATCCGCCTCCTCCACTTGAAAACATTTTACTAATTGAACTATTTTCAAATTTATCGAGGAAACTTTGAGCGGTATTCAGAATAGGCTCTATTGATTTAAGATTGTTAATCATTTCATTTTGTTGAGAAATCATGTCACCACCCTGACCTCCTACACTGGCTAGTGTGTTATATGCCTGCTCCTTTTGTGCATTGTATCCCGTCGCCATACCTGGAACTTTTATTTGCATCATAGGATCAACGGATTCAGCGCCTACAGAAGCGGGTTTTAATTGTGTCATTCCAGCTTTCTCTGTTACCGTTTTTGCAAGTGGTTTCTGAACTTCGCTTGCAGCAACTGGTCCCATCGATGCAGGATTATTTGCAGGAGTAGCGGCGGGTTTAGTGGCTATAGCAGTAGATGCGGCAACAGCATCGTCATATGCCTTTTTTGCTAGATTGTATTTTTTTTCCATTTCAGCTTTCTTTGTAGCATCTTTTTCATCGTCCATTGCCTTCTTCGCATCATCCATTTCAGCTTTTAGTTTACTAGCATCGGGTTGTTCAAAACCCTCCATCATTGTATAACCCCTATTTTTAAACATAACAATAAAATTAGTCAAAATTGTGGTTGTTAATAAAACAACAATCATATTTTTACTAAAGTATGTGGTCAAGAAGCCAGTAATAATAAAAATAGCGACTGCTTCATAGTTATTTCTCAGTAGATAATTTGCTGCAGTTATGATTGCAAAAAAGAAAGAAACATATAAAACATATTTATTTGATAAAATATTACTTGAACTATTCGTAAATTTAGGTGAAGACCTTTTGGATTTCATTATATATGTTATATATATGACATAGAAAAAAGGTATTATAAAATAATAATAATTAAAATATATAATAATAATTAAAATATATAATTATTATTAATATTGATACATGTATTCATTAAGTTATACACAAATATGTTAAAGTATGTTAATAAAATTATAATCTTAAACTATATTCATCATCTGAAGATATGTATTCGTTTTGATATGCATTACCTTTTGACTTTAATACATATTCTATTTCGTCTCGAATATTCTGAATTTCTTGTAGTAAAAGCGTCTGATCTACTTTTACGCGATTTAATCGGAACTCATCTGATTTAATATTTTTTGAAATTTCGCGTATATGATCTGATAATATTTTTAGTGCCTTTTTTTGTTTTAATTTTTCTTCTAAAATAGCATCATTATATTTTTCATAATCATATACGATAGTTTCTAATAAAGAATTCTGTTTACTTAATTCCTTTATTTCTCTTTCTTTATCTATCATTAACCTCTTTTTATTATCAAGTAAGTTTTTCATTTTATAAATTTTTAAATCTTTGTTGCTTGTTGTTTTTGCATAAGATTCATCACTCGCGTCAATCGGTTCTATGTATTCATATTCGTTATCTGAGTATGAATCTTCTTCACTGCTTGGATGATACGATACTTGATCGGATTCATATCTTATGGGTTCTACATTATGAGAGGCTTGGGTAGCTAGAGAAGCATGAGATTCGAGAGAATTATTATAATTCGTGTTAGTATATTGAAACCCTGGGCTTATCATAGATTTTCGCATAAATTCATCTAAATTATACTTTTTATTATTTGATATTTTTTTACTAGAAGACGGACTTTTCCCTTTTGTCATTTATATTATTGTATATATTTATATTCATATTTATATTGATAATTATATTTAATTACACGCTAGCATTTCCCAATGACTTTGCACACAAAAAAATTCTTTTCATACTAAACATTATGTCTAAAAGAGTAAAAGCGGCGGCATATATTACACCATGAACGGCGGCTACAACATATTTACTACCATCTGGTGGAATCTGAAAAAAGAAATCAGGAATAAGTAATATAAAAACAACAATAAATAATAAGGTTTTTGTAAAGTTTAATATAAAACCAAACATAAGTATATTATATATTTATATTATGTATTTTTATTATACATAATATTCATATTATCAATATATACTTTATGGTTGCTTAAATTGTTGAGCAACGTTCATTAAATATTTTAAAATAGTAGGTATAAGTTTAAAAAATATAAGCCAGATGACATAATATATAAATGAAATAACTATTGCTGGTATAATTTTATCTTTAAATTTTTCCCATAATGCTGAAAGTTTTGCAGTTATAATTAAATACTGCTCATTAAAATATAGAGTGGTTTCGGAGAAAATATCTTTATTATTTTTTAAATTTTTCTTTTGTTTGTTTATTTTCTTTTCTGTATCTTCTTTTATTTTTGTTAGCTTTTTCTTTAAAGGTGTAAGCATTTCTTCTTTCTTTTTTTTTATAATATTAGGTAGCGTTTGTTTAAAGAATTTAACAATTGATTTGGGGAATAAACTAGAAGCTTTCTTTTTAACCGAGTCGGGTATTAAACCATATACAAAATCTGTAAACACTTTTATAAGATCATTTATATATTCTAAAATAGTTGTTATAACATCGTCATAAGGGATAAATGCAAAAACACAAAAGTATATTATAAAAGTAAATAAGAATGTGCATAAAAATTCCATTGTAAGTTCAAATTTACAAGGCATTCCACCAGATAATATTTTCGATGCTGACATTTTACCACCACCACTAGAAGCAGGATCTGAACTGGCTGGTGCTGCTGCTGCATTGTTTATTCCACCAAATGGTCGACTAAGCTGGGATAATCTATTCATTTATATTGTATTATATTTTGAGTATGCTAATATATATCTATAATAAAATTGTTATAAAAATATTATAAAGTGATATAAAATTATTATAAATATATATAATATTATATTATAACATTTAGAATGTCTTTAAAACAAATTCCTGTGTCTACTAGTAAATCGTCTGAACCTTTACTTACTGAAAATGATTCTCGCTACGTAATGTTTCCTATACAAGATAATGAAATATGGAAAATGTATAAAAAACAAGTTGACTGTTTTTGGAGAGCAGAGGAGATTGATTTATCGAAAGATATCATTGAATGGAATAGTGATACGTTAAATGATAATGAACGATTTTTTATTTCTATGATTTTAGCTTTTTTTGCAGCAAGTGACGGGATTGTTACCGAGAACCTAGCAGTTAGATTTATGAATGATGTTCAGTTAGCAGAGGCTCGTGCCTTTTATGGTTTTCAGATTGCTATGGAAAATATACATAATGAAGTATATAGTTTATTAATTGACACGTTAATTAAGAGCAGTGAACAAAAGGATAAACTATTTTCGGGTATAAATAATTTCCCATGTATTAAGAAAAAAGCTGATTGGGCTCTTAAATGGATAAATGATAAAAGAAGTTCATTTTTTACAAGACTAATTGCATTTGCATGTATAGAGGGAATATTTTTTTCAGGAGCTTTCTGTTCGATTTACTGGTTAAAAAAGCGAGGATTAATGCCTGGGCTTACATTCAGCAACGAGCTCATTTCACGCGACGAAGCACTTCATACCGAGTTTGCAATTTTATTATATAATAAAATGCAAAAAAAATATCCTAAACAAAAAGTTCACGAAATTATAAAGGAAGCTGTAGAAATAGAAAAAGAATTTATATGCGAAGCATTGCCTTGTAGATTAATAGGGATGAATTCAAAATTAATGTCACAATATATAGAATTTGTCGCGGATAGATTATCTATTCAATTAGGATATGAAAAAATATATAATTCTTCAAATCCTTTTGACTTTATGGAAATGATCAGCATAGAAGGAAAGACCAACTTCTTTGAAAAACGTGTTAGCGAATATGCTCTTTCAGAAAAGACAAAAACGGATACAATATTTGACTTTAATGCTAGTTTTTAATGTATACCACCCATGCCTATACCATTGTATATATTTTTTCTTACTTGTCTTACCTGTTGTGGGTGTGACTCTGTATTTGGTTGTGGTTGTGGACGCTGTTGTGGTTGTGGTTGTGGACGCTGTTGTGGTTGTGGTTGTGGACGCTGTTGTGGTTGTGGACGCTGTTGTGGTTGTGGTTGTGGACGCTGTTGTGGTTGTGGTTGTGGACGCTGTTGTGGTTGTGGAAAAGGAGCAGATGATGGTCTTTTAGGTAAAACAACATTCTGGGGTTGTATAGGTTGACGATGTTGTTGAATGCGTGTATTGTTTTGGACTACACCTATATTTTTATTCATTTTTCTGTCAAGTATACTTTTAATATCTTCTTTTTCTAGACGTATTTTTGATTCGGTCGCAATATTTTGTTCTTCAAATCTTAATAATCTTGGGTCACGTATTGTTTGGAAATTGTATACATTTATATATTCATCTTTAAATTCATAATTCAAGTTACGAATAGTGATCAATCCATCTGCTGTAGACATATTTACTACAGTGGCGGCTTCTTTTCTACAAATAAGTCTTTTAACACCATCACATAATTGTAGAATGTTTTTATCTAAAATATTAAAAAAAACACTTCTATCAATATATAATCCAACGTGTTCTACACGTTTCTGCATGTAATTATCTTCGCCTCCCCATGCCCAAAAATTAGGAAATCCATTTGTTATTTCAAAATCTTCTCCCTTTATTGAAAAAATACCACCAAGCGCAAACTTAAAACCATAAAAATGCTTTACTATACCAGGTGTAGTATCATAATTGATTATATTTTTACTATACGGAACAGTATCCACGTCGTTAAAAACAAATGTAATATTTTTATAATTATCGGGATACTTATACTTTAATGCCAAAAATCCTATATTTTTCATAGCACCACGGTTAAATGGTAATGTATTTTTCTGTTCTACAAAATATATTTCGTAATCTGTTTTAGGAATATCTTCTAAAACATGTTTCATATATATCGTAAAAAATTCCTTATGTTCCACTCTATCCCTATAAGGAATAATAAAAACAATCTTTGGTATAGTCGGGATAGTTTGTATAGACGTATTTGGGGTGGTAATTGGTTCACTTATTGAAGGTGTTGTGTTTATTTCCATGTTACTCATAAAAAATACTATAAAATCTAATATAATTTATAAATGATATAATAATAATAATTTTATTTTTTTAGCTTTTTGGCGAATACTTTTCTAAAATAACATTAGGGATCAATTGTTCTTTAATACTTTCTAATTTTTTAAAACATTTATTTATTGTAACTTCACTTGTTTCACTAATTTTATTTACATCTTTTTTAGATATATTAAGTCCACAAATTTGCGATACGAAATATATAATACCTGCAGCAATAGAGTGTGGTGTATTCTCGGGTATTAAATTATTTTTCTCAATCCTAAGAGCAATAAACTGGCATAGTTTTGTCAGCTCTCCATTAACGTGTAACCTTGTGCAATATCTCTCAATAAATGCCTCGGGGCGTGTTTTGCAGAAACTTGTCTTCTCTGAATTATGCATATCATTTTCAATCTCATTTATAATACACACGGCATTTTTACACCCTTTTGTTGCACTTGTATTGTCTAAGTTAAATATTGTAGCAATTTCTTTTGCTGTTCGCGGGCAGTCGTGAATTCTAAAAGCTATGTAAACGGAAGCCGCAATAATACCATCACGATTAGATCCTCTAAATGTCTGATGTTCTGATATTTTTTTGTGGCATCTCAGTGCTTCATCAATTATAATCTTTGGAATACCAGCGTTATTTGCTATGATTGTAATATGTTGAAACTCGTTATATTGGGTTTTTTCTTTATGAGGAGATGCCTGCCATTCAGTATATCTTCTTATTTTTCGCATTTCATATGAAGACACACCGTCACATAATATTTTACAACCGAATGACGATTCCATGAGCAAAGGGTTTACAGGTAACCCACAACGCGTGGGATCACTTGTCTGGTTATCATCGACTCCATAATATCTCCATTCGGCGGTCTGATCTACAATATCTTTATAAATAATACTACATTTCGGATTCACGCAAATAAGAAATCCTTCATCCGATAATGAAACAGGCGATTGACATGTGTCACAATTTTCGCGTTGACCTGTATTTCTGTATATACATTCGACACTAGAGTCATCTTTTTTTATCTGTTTTTTATCTAGTTCTATTTCAAAAGATTCGTTGATTTTTTTCCACAAATCTGCTTTATTACTAATACTACTTATTTTATTTTTGTATGTTTTATGTGTAGATGGTATTCGAGATAAAGAGGACTCATGCATGTTATACTTGTCTTAAAGTATATTAAATATTTTTTAATTCAATTTTATTCATATTAAAATGTTTATCATGAATGTAATAATAATAATAATAATAAGTAATCAATAAAATGAAAATAAAAATAAAACAACCAATAATATATAAAGTATTAATATAGAATGGGTAATTATTCAAGTATAATAAAAAATAAAAATGATGAAAAACCATTAAATTTTAAACAATTGAATTCTAACAATACGGAATTTCTAGATAAGTTAAATGAAGTTGCTACAAATTATATTTTAGGACAGAATTTTCAAGATATGATTCGTCTAACAAATTCTAAATATTGTGATGATTTAGTAATTATAACATCCAAAATATTAAAAAAATCATTTTTTTCTACTCAAATTCAAGTCATTTATAAAAAAACATTGGAAGGTGACAAATATGCTAATGTAGGAGAAGCTACCGATGTATCAGAAAATGTGTCCAAAGAACAAACAAAAAGAATGTGTATAGAAATTGCTAAATATTATGTTAAAGTTGCTCATTTATTTGCGGCAATAATAACTACATTAAATCCAGTATTTTCGTGGAGATCATCAGCAAGTTCATCGCGTGCTATACTTAGTCCACACATTCCAACAAGTAATGATGAACTGGAAAACGATATGAAGGACTTGGGTATAGAACCACAATTAGGAGATGGCATAGAAAAAACGACACTAGAAAATAAGCATTACATATCGGATATGGCAAAAAATGTTAAAGTAGAAAATTTGAATTTTTGCAATTCGCGTATTTCCGATTTAATAGATATGGACGAGGTTACTGATTTATTTAATAGTGAGCATGATATACAAGACCCTAATCATGTATCAGAAATTAGAATTAAAACAAAACTATGTTCATCTAGTTTAAACAATATTGGAAACACAGATACAAGCACACGTCAGGTAAAGACGGTATATGATCTACCTGGATTTGCAGAACTTACACGTTTATATAATGATAAATATAATACTAGCAAAGGTCGATTCGATAGAATGTCTGCAAAGAGTAAAGAGGAGAAAAAGAGGAATGTGGATTTGCTGTATACGCTGTTTACGGGTGATATAAGTCCTCCTAAAGATATTAAAAATTTCAGAGATATTCCCCTCCATTCGTTCTCGGATAGTATTGATTGTGAAGGTGTGAATTCAATGTTGAATAAAACATATATAGGAACAACTAAGGATAAGTTGTTTGTAGACTATGTAGAGCAAGTAAAAAAAATGATTTATGATTCGAACATGATAAGAAACTCATTGCTTGAAATTATAGACAAGGTATTTATTTCTAATGTGGATGTGGGTGTAGATATGGCCACGGACGACGTGTCACGTGAACATCGTGACGATAATGCATCAGAGTCTAAAAGAATGAAATATATGATTGATCCTGATTTAACATATGAAGAGCTAAATGAATTAATAGCCGAAACAAGAAAAATTATACTAAAGTTGTATGTAAATTGTGAGAAAAATTTCATATACACATTGAAAATTTTACAGGCGATTATAGAAGCGCAAATTTTCGAAACAGGTCAGCGACAGATAAAGGAACTAGAGCGAAGTATTGATAACGAATACTAACATAAATATATCAAAATCTTTCTAAATAGTTTTGAACATTACTAAATAGCATATTCATCGATTATATGATAAAACAAACAATTATCATATAAACTTAACTAAACTAACCTAAACTAACAACTAAGGTTTACTTCCTTCCACCACGTTTGTGAGTGCGGTGGTGACGTTTGGTTCTGTGGCGTCTTCTGCGACCACCCTGCTGGGACTGGGATTGAGCCTGAGACTGAGCCTGAGACTGAGCCTGAGACTGAGAGCTTCGGCGGCCTTTACGACCATGTCTTTTAGTTCCTCTTTTTGCCATTTTATATATAACGTATAGAAAAAAATATTATTTGTTAATAAATATTTATTAATAAATATATTGTTAATAAATATATTGTTAATAAATATATTGTTAATAAATATATTGTTAATAAATATATTGTTAATAAATATATTGGTAATAAATATTTATTAATAATTTCTAAATAATTTCTAAATAATTTCTAAATAATTTCTAAATAATATAAATAACTGTTTTATTTATTATTTGACCAAATAGTGTCATTATCCCAATACATACGATCGCCCTTTTTAATATTATATATTTTCTTAAATATCATTAAACGAGACATCGGACAATTTGTTCTATATTTTACTAAAGGATGCGGATTTGTTTTAATATTAAAATTTATCGACTGTTTATATATCGCCTCTCTCCATTGAAATGCTATATATATGAAAAACTCCTTAAGTGATACTTCCTTTATTTTTTCTGTCGCACCTGTTGTAATCAAATAGTCATTCAAATAATTTACACATATCTCTATACCCGATATATCCGCCATACTTTCTCCCACCATTGATGACGCATTCATCTTTATACCATCCCATGATGCAAATAATTCATACTGCTTAACAACATTTTTTACTTTATTTTCAAATACTGCCGCATCTTGTGGCGTCCACCAGTTTCTCATATTTCCTTTATGATCAAATAATCGCCCAGTATTATCTAAACAATGTGATAACTCGTGTCCAAACGTATATCCTATATGCGACAAATTATACTCCAACCCTTTAAGGTTCAATGTTATAAACGGCTCTTGTAATATTGCCGCTGGAACATATATATTGTTTTTCGTAGCATTATAAAACGCATTCACTATATACGGTTGGGTCCCCGATAATGCTAAACCACCATTCACAGTAAAATTAATTGTTGGAAGTTCTACATAGTGCTTCCTATCGTGAGCTATTAAATATTCACGCCTCGCTTGTGACTGTGCATACATTATTCCATATGCATCCATATTTGGAAGATCTACATCGAAATCCTCTATTAAATATTTTGGATATACCGTCTCTATAGAAATCGAACTCAGTTTTTTTATCGCCTCTACTTTAGTTTCTGCCTGTAACCACATATTTTCCTGTATTATTCTTATAAATACATTCCTCAAATCATTCCCCAATGTATTTGCTAAATATACCGCCTGAGAGTTAACATATTTCTCAACATATAATCTCGACAATAATGTATTAAAACAATACGACAACCCAAATAATGGAAATAGTTCGTTTGGAAGCATACCTTGCTGCCCTTTCGCATATTTTTTGAAAAAATTAAACCTCATTCTATGTGTTTCCTTTGAATACATACATAATTGCCTTAAATACATATAATACCAATATGCTTTCCATTTGGGAGTTTTCCAGTCCGCATGTAACTTATTCATTATACAAGTTAAATAACTTATACTTCCCGTTATGTATGTAGTAGGAACCGTCTTATAACCAACACCCTCAGCAAATTTTTTCCAATCAAATCCGTATTTCTTTTTGCTCTCTTCCACCGTTACTACATTATAAAAATCAGGCGAATCACCCGTCGTATTACAATCCATTGAATTTAACATGTCTATTTCACATGCAATTACATCACGTGGATTTAAACCATGCCCTTTACCTAACATCTTATCATATAACTCCATCACAAATTCACAAAATTTATCTGCAAAATTCTCCTTAAACTGTTTTGTATATTTATTATTATCACGCCCAGTAATGTATAAATCGTAGTCATAAAACGACAAATCAGGAGACTGTATATGACTTCGTATATTTACCGCATCTTTTTCATCTTGACATATTTCCCACGATATAGGACAACCCCATGATATTATTTCGCATTTATTTATTTCTGATAAGTAACCTATTAAGTCATCTTTACCTACATATGACTCATACTCATTTTTCATATTATCCACATGTATTTTTATTTTATCAAATGTAAGATTTTCTAATTTCATTGACTCCAATACATTCTTTATCTTTTTAGATACAGGGTTGCTATTATTTTTACAATATTCATCTGCCAAATGAATTATACGATAGTTAACAGTATTTTGAACAAACCTAAAGTTATCCAGTTTTATAAAATAGTAATTTTTGTAATCCATTACAATATTTTGCTCCTTCATCCATGCAAAATTTACATACGTATAAAAGTCTCTCTTAGGATCAAGATTATTTTTCTTTTCTATGTTTTCTATATTGTTAAACTCGTCTTCTAAACTTTGCTCAGTATCTACACTTTCTTTGTTATTTTTTATATTTTTAAGTGGAGATAAAAGAAATTTAGACTTGATTAACTGAGTATTTATATAAGGCATTTTTATTAACTTAAAGTTCCTATTTACTTTCGTGTTTTCGTATTTGTTATATTCTATATTTTTTAACTTGTTACCTGTTACTTTTCTGGTTACATGTTTTTTTTTGTTATTTAACTTCATAATATTGGTTATATTATTATATATTATAATACAATATAATATTTGCTTTGTTATTTTATTACTTAACTTAAGTATATTTTCAAAAAGCATAAAGATAAAATATTATGTAATATTATAATGGTCCAATCAATGAAAGCCTTTTTGCTGCTAGCAAGTTTATCCTTTGCTTCGGCTATTATGCTAGTGCCGCATGACGGGAATGAAACGCGGCCAAGCATCCATGATGCTTTAATTCCTGAAAATTCTACAGATACGTCAAAACATTTTGTTAATCATTTAAATTTTACAAATGATGTTAATACTAAACATCGCCCATATTTAGCTATTGTTGAAACTAGAAAGTTATTTGAAAACGAAGATAATGATGAAAATTATTCAGATGATGATGATAACGATGACGATAACGATACTGATGATAGCAATGATGGCGAAGAAAGTATTCCTAACGGAAGAAGCCTTCTGAAAGTTCAAGCTAGGCATTCTATTGCTGCTCATCGAAAAGCTGCACCTGCTACTCCAAAAGCTGCACCTGCTACTCCAAAAGCTGCACCTGCTACTCCAAAAGCTGCACCTGTTGTTGCTCCCAAAGCTGCACCTGCTACTCCAAAAGCTGCACCTGCTACTCCAAAAGCTGCACCTGTTGTTGCTCCAAAAGCTGCTCCTGCTACTCCAAAAGCTGCTCCTGCTACTCCAAAAGCTGCTCCTGTTGTTGCTCCCAAGTCTTCTTCTAAGTCTAAATCTAAATCTAAATCCAAGGCTTCTAAAAAGTCCACAACTATTAAAGCTGATATTAAGATATCGGCTCCCACTCCCACTCTCGTTGTTAACAAGTATTCATCGGTTGACTCTAAATTATCAGCAAAGACCAAAGAACTTGCTAAGAAATTTGAGTCTGCTTTCACTGCATGGGTTGTTACTACTGAAGGTCAAGAGGCTATCAAATATTGTCAGTCTCTCGGTATTGCAAACAAACAAGGTATTTACAATGGATGCATTGAAGATATGCGTGTTACCAAAAGCGAGTCTATTGCAAAAGAGAGCGCTATTGCTGCCGAGGAATTTTTGTCCAAAGAAGTAGCAAATCCAAGCAAACGTTTTTGCGTAGCATCTGGCGACCCTCATGTTACCAACTATGATGGTATCTTGTTTCACATCCAGGAACCTGGTATTTATACTGTTGCACGCACCCCCGATGCCGTATTTGAGATTCAAGAGAAAATGCGTAAAAATGGTAATAATAAACCAGGCGTGCCTTCTTGTATGACTGGTGCTGTTATTCACTATAAACAAATGAATATCGAGGTTGATGTTGCCAACTTTGGAAAAATCCGTGTCAACGGTCAGGAAATGGATCTCCCTGAAGATTTTACCCTTACTTTTGGAGGTCTCCAGATTAGGTATGGAAAACAAGTTATTGAATGGAAGGGTGCTAAAATGCAACCCGCTGGTCTGAAAATTACCACACCTAATGGCTTCTCTGTTATGGTTTCAGGTGGTTATTGTGGTGTTCTTGAAACAAATGTTCCTACTGCCTTTTTTGGAAAAATGCAGGGTATTTGTGGTAACGCCGATGGTGTAAAGAATGCAGCCGATTATATGGATCATAACGGCGCAACAATGAATGTAAACTATGGTGCTAAGAACTGGGAAATGGGTGGATATAATGGTCCAGATTCTCCTCTTTCTAAATGGCAGCTTTCATGGAAGCCTCATGGAACCGAATGCTATTTCGCCAAAGATTGCGAAGGTGGAGTTCAGACACGCAAAGTTATTGTTGTTGCTACCCCCGCTCCTACACCCGTTCCCACACCTGTTCCTGTTGTTGTCACTGCAGTTAAATCTACACCTGCCTCTGTTGTTGTCGTCGGTTCTCCTACTATCGCCAGCTCTAGCTCCAGCTCTAGCTCCAAGTCTAGCTCTAGCTCCACCTCTAGCTCCACCTCTAGCTTCACCTCTAGCTCTAGCAGTCATCACCACGAGGTATGCAAGCCTGAAGTATTTCCCAATACCTCACCCGAGACAATTACAAAACAGGTTGCTGAGATATCTGCAGACACCAAGTCTAAAATGAACGATTTGTATGTCAAATTCAAGTCAATGATGGATGATTTGAAGAAGAAACATCACGACCAGGTTGAAGCAGATAAAAAAATACTTACTGATGCAAACCTAAAAGCTTCTGACAGTTATGACAAGTATACAAAAATATTTGACAGTTCTAAACAAATATTCCAACAAATCAATATGTTAAATGTTACTTTAAACCATCATCACTCCGTTGTCGCACAAGAGTCTGAATACCTAGCCAGACTTGAAAAATTTAAACCAAAATTCCTATACTCTCTTGATAACATCAAGGCCCATGTAAGTGGTATTAAAAACGATATTCATGCGACTATAGTTGAGGGTGCCGACAAAAAGGGTCTGCTTTCAATCCTGGACGATATTCGTTCTTCTACAGATAAATCGGCAACCCTTTTGGCCAAAGCATTCCTCGATCATTATGACAAATATAATAAACAACTCAAAGTTGATACTAACCAGTATGACGACGAACTTAAACGTATGGGATTTTTAAGCGTGACTTATAATACTTCTGTCAAAGAGAGCTCTACGTTGTGGAAAGAGTATTCCGACATTCTCGGAATCGCCAAAGAATTGAAGAAAAATTATAAAGGTTCTAATGCCGATGAGAAATCCTTTGATGAGCTTATGTCGAGAATTGCAAGTGCTTTCAAAACCGAAAGTAGTAAAAGTGATGCTAAACTATCTACCCCTAATACACAGTGTGCTGCTGATGTATTGAAGGCGCATTTGGATCATAAACGCGTGTAACCACGTGTAAACATATTTAAGTTAATAAATATTTTATAGTAATTAATATTTGTTTGTTACATAATAATAACAAACAAATAACACACAACACTACACTGCGCCGCTATTAACTATACTTTTTTATCTATTTGTATTTCTTTTCCAAGATTTTTTATTATTTTTCGTTCATAGTTGTTATAGTTTTCAATAGGTTCGCATATTGATCGCATCATTGTCAAGTATTCAATTTGTTTCCTTTCTGTTTCCATCCAGTCTGGATTATCTACTGCCCATTGTTGTAATGCAGTGCGCTCCTTTTCGGCAATTTTTACAATAGTGTTTTTCATCATGTTGTGATTCTCATCTTTCTGCCACTTGTCTTCATCTTTTATATACATGATATCACGTTTTATATCTGTGCAATGAATTGGACGTTTATGAATGTCCAATTCTTTGAGTCCTTTTATCATAACATCAGTTATACCACGTGTTATACCATTCGTCTTTGAAAATAGTAAATCCTCCAATGTTATTTTTAACGAATCTATAAAATCCGATATATTCAACGCATCTTTGCACTGTTCATTCAAAAATACATTCAAATTAAAATTGTTATTCATAGTTGTATTATTAGTTGTATTACCTATTTTCGGTATTATATTATTTATCGTCTTCATAAGTTCCCCATTATGTTTGATTAAGTCCTTGACTAAATCCTTCAACTCTTTATCCGTTGCAGATTCTATTTTTTCTTTAATTTTAGTTTCTAAAACAACATCATTAATGGTATTATAATCGTCTTCTTTGGTTACAGAAGTTGACTCGTGTGTTTTGACTGAAATACATGTTCGCTTATGCTTTGCTAGTCCTGGACGATACTTATAGTTATTACCACAAACGCAAACAAATGTTTTAGGGTTACTGTTAGGCGTTTTTTTGTTACTCTCGGTTACTCTTTTATGCTTGTTGGTAACAACGTGTCTATCATAGTCGCTTTGCTTAGAGCATTTAAAGTCACATGTTTCACATACAAAAAATGGCGTTTTTTGGGCGTTATTTTGGTTATCCATTTCCATATATATAGAGTAACATAAAAAACGCCTAAACCCTTTTCGTATAATATTTAAAAAATGTAAAAAAGTTATCGTAACAAAATTTTCAACTTAAAAAACAAATTTAGAGCATTATGCTCTGAGTGATGTTTTCATTGTTTTTTTTAAATCTAGAACTGGTTTTTGAAAAAAGGACATTTATAAATGTCCATTTTTGAAAAACGGCCCCAAGAGTTGAAATTTTTATACATCATCACTTATTCAGCATCCGCCTTCCCAATCTCGCGATCTTACCTTTATGCTCTGGGTGGGTGCATTCGTTGTGGTCACGTGGCAACCATAATGCTGTGGATTCATAATTTGGTAAAAATAGTATAATTTAAGATATATATTGATATATATTGAAAAGATGTCCTAAAATTGGTAAAGTAGTTTTTAATAAACATGATTTTTACTTTTCAGGACATCTTTTGGATACCGTCTATAGTAATATACTGCAAACGATTGTGCTCCATTTCGCCAAGTATGATTTTGCGGAATAGGGCTGAAAACCATCTCTCCAAACTAATTCTTGAAAATCGCGAATATTGTTGGAAGACATATTATGAAAACTTATCTTCTATTTTTTTAAATAACTCTTTTCCATATACTAAATTACCAGTAGGTTTATAGTCATTTATCGGTTTGAATTCCTTTTTATTTGCAGGGTTTTCTGTATTATTTTTATTATTAACTTTACGCGTAAGTCCCATATTAAATGGGTCTAAACTATTTGAACTAAGGGGGTTGTTTATATACTGGGACGGTGCTATGGGATTTCCATTTTCATCCAACTCGTCCACACGATTACCATGTTCATCTATTACTACACCAGTCTTTTTTTTAAATTCTGTTCTTACATATGATGGAATATAGTGCTTCCATGAAATGAATATTAAATTAGGGTGTGTATATCTAACCACAAACCCATTGCTTGTAAGCTCTTCTAATATATAACTAATACATGATGCGCGATCATATGACGCAACACCTAACATAATTTCTGGGATAACATACCAGCAAAACTGCGTGTCTGTCTTTTGACGAGAAGTTATTTTTATTTTTTCATGAATTCTGTTTAATATTTTATTATAGATCGACAGTTTTGATAAATCATACGTCTTCTTTTTTTCGTATAGTTCTTCTAAATTTATTTTTCGAATTTTATCACTATCCTCTCTGTTTCGAAATAGTTCATCCATCTTATAACACTTAAATGATAAATAGAAAAAAATATATAGAATTAATCTTATTGGTTTAATATAATAATTAAAAATTATTATTATATTTAAATGACAATTACACACTTAGTTATCGGTGGTGGAGGACCATTCGGGTTATCCGCATTCGGTTCCTTAAAATACTTACATGAACAAGCTTTTTGGAATATAAAAGATATTAAATCTATATATGCAACTTCTATCGGCGCTTTAGTAGCAGTATTGATATCTCTCGGATACGACTATGACTATATTCAAGAATACATAGTTAAAAGACCGTGGGAAAAACTATTCGAAGAAATCGGTGTGCAAAATATACTTAACTTATATAATAACAAAGGACTAGTTGACCAGTATCCGATTTTTATTAAGACCTTCAATATGTTATTTGATGCAAAGGGTCTCTCGCCTACTATAACCATGAAAGACTTTTACGAATATTCAGGTATAGAATTAAACTTTATCACATGTGAAGCAAATTATTTTTCTAGAATCGTTATATCACATAAAACATACCCTGATATTGAATTGGTTAAAGCATTATGTATGACATCCGCATTTCCTGTTATTTTTACACCCACTATTATAGACGATAAATGCTATATAGATGGAGGTATTTTTAGCAACTACGCAGTTAATATATGTTTAGAAGAAACAGGATGTAAAAAAGAAGAGGTTTTAGGTATAAAAAAATATCAATCAGTTGACATAAATGAATCTTTTATAACTAAAGAGTCGAATATTGTCGATTTTTTAGAAAAAATATCTTTAAATTGTTTTAATAGAGTTAGCGATGAGTTAATTATAATAAAAATACCATATCAAGTAATATGTAAAATGAATATATGTTCAACATACGATGCATGGATACAAATTCCTTTTTCTTCAGAACATCGCAATATGTTAATAACACATGGAGTAAAAACAGCAGAAGATATTTTAGAATCTTTCATTTCTCATCGCGATTCGCTTGAATCACTTCTCCCAATTGATAGTTATAAAAAACAAGAGACGCAAGAGACTCGTGAGATTTAATTTAATTCAATAGTATAAATAAATAATAGAAAATATACAAAAACTACACTACAAATACAAACTATTTATTTGTATTTGTAAATAACAAATATATCCAATCCTTATATCTAAAGAGAACTGTTCAAAAATTGAGTTAAAGTATCCTTTTCGGGTTTTGATTTAAACTCAATAACATCAGATCCAGTGTCTAATTTGATTGTTGGATATCCTGACACATCATACTTGTCGGCAAGTGCAGTATCCTTGTCACAATCTACCTTTACAAAATTTACTTTCTTACCATTGAATGTTTTGCTTTCATTTTCTTTTACGAAAGCATCCCACTCGGGTTTTGCATGCTTGCAATGGGGACACCATTCTACACCGAAAAAGTATAATGTAACTACTTCTTCATTTGGGTGGTCGTTTCTTATATTCATGCCGTTTGCATAGCCCTCGAGAAGAGAACGATCGGACTGAGGAACAATATATGTTTTATAGATATAGTAAGCACATGCTATTAAAATAGCAGCAAATGATGCTATTAAAATATATCTAGTTATAGTTGGGAGAGAATTTATTACCTTTTTAAATTTGAAAACGGAATCTGCCATTGTATAATATATTATATATATAAAAGATTAAATATGTTTTGTAAATAAACGAATAACATACTACTAAATAATTATTAAACAGTTTAAAACTATAGTATAATTATAGTATAACTAAACATATAGTTTTCCGATTCCTTTATCATAATGCTTTTTCGTTGTTCTGATGGTAAATTAATAGATATTAAAATTCAATCATTTATAAATGATAAAGAATACTATGATATATTACTAAAAATCAATACATAGAACCTTTCAAATAGATGAAAAATTATTTAAAAATTGTATACAAAATATAAATAACTAACATAATTACGCTAAGTTCGAATATAGTGTATAGTATAAAAAATGATTTTACTTTAGACATAGATGGGTCTAAAAATAATCCTTTCATGTTAAAAATCACACCAAGATTATTATAAATAACAGTAAATACGTATAAATATAATCCAACAATTCCTATTTTTATTATTAAAGATAATAATTTGCTATTGTTTATTTTTGTTCCATATGTAATTATAATAAGAACTAAACCTAGAATAATAAAATACATAATATTTTTAGTTGAATCAAAGAAATTTTTTATAGAGTCTATAGAACCAGTTGCCATATTATATTGTTATATATATATATAAAATACATATATAATATATAGGTAAATGGCGTATATAAAACCACCAAAAACTATAAAAAATAAAAAAATAAAAAAACGAACATTTACGCGTAGTGATTATATGAGCGGGGATGGTATGTTGACTAGTGTATGGGGACCTGCTGCGTGGCATCTACTACATACTATAAGTTTTAACTATCCTATAAACCCCACAAATGAAAACAAAAGACAGTATAAAGAATTCACTGAAAGTTTGACAAATGTTCTTCCATGTAAGTATTGTAGAATGAATTTGAAAAACAATTTTAAAGCTTACCCGATTCGCCCATGTCATATGAAAAATAGAGAGACATTTTCTAGATATATTTATAACTTACACGAGGCTATTAACAAACAACTGGATAAAAAATCGGGGCTTTCTTATTGTGATGTTCGCGAACGTTATGAACATTTTCGATCAAGGTGCACACAAAATGATGCACCAAAAATATTTAAGTTTGATAAAACGCGGAAAAATAAAAAAGAAAAAGGATGCACTGAACCTTTGTATGGTAAAAAAGCAAAATGTGTTATACAGATTGTTCCTCAGGATGAGAAAACTCCATCATTTGTAGTAGATAATAAGTGTATCAAGGTTCGCGGCAAATGAGTTGAGTGACTTGATTCATATTTATACAACCTTTAAAACATGAGACGTAAGAGGTGCGTGAGATTTGTGTTAATTCAATAATTCATAAATATAGAATACAATATATTTATAAATTTACACATGAAATATTATTTTGTAAATACTATAACTTATCAGCCCAAGGAATCGGCAACTGATTCATCAACCCACGGCTATTATAATTCGGAACCTTTTTGCACTCAAATGACGGCTCGGGACATCTTGCACATGGGGGACATGGCTGACATTTTTTAGAACTGTTATCAGACGAACTGTCACAGTTTATGCTAGGGCATGCAGGGCATATAGGAGGAATAATTTCTGATTTAAGAATATACATATCTTCTTGTCCAGGGGGGATCCTACTTCTCGGGACACCTTCATCTTCTTTTACAACTGTTTCTTTAATATTATACATTGAACCATTCATGTTTCCCTTGGCTACCGAGTCAAATATACTTATAGCATTTATATTTCTATCTGTTAAGTCTCTATAATCCTTATAATCCATATAGTTGGAGTATTTGGGTTTTCTTGTATTCATATTAGAGCGGTCATTATCATCGTCGTCATTATGTAACTTCCAGTTTTCTTTATTTGTAAAAGGACTTTTATAGTCAGACGATTTGTCATCGAGTTGACTTACACCTCTTATAGTGTCTTCTTTTTTCTGTTTGTTATAATCAGAATAACTATTGTATATTCCTTTGTCTTCATTTTTATTTGTGTAACCTTCTTGACTATAACACATACCTAAAGTAGAACACAAAACAAGCGCGAGTAATAGTATAAGAAATATATGAATTTTTGTTAATTTCATTACTAATTGTAAATATAATATAATATATATATGGAAAAAAATTGATTAAGATATATTTATATTATTATAAAATAAGAACAAAACTAAATACAAATATGACAACGCCTAGAAATAAAAAAATACCAAATATTTTAAAATCATCGCACTTCGAAATACCTGTCATAAATATTGAAGATACAGAATCGGATACAAAATTAGACTATACTTTGCCATTTATAGAAATTGGTATAGATGAGGCGGGAAGAGGTCCAATGTTCGGACGCGTATATGTGGGAGCAGTGGTTTTACCTAAAGATAGTAAACGATTCGACTTTTCAAAAATGAAAGATAGTAAAAAATTCCATTCAGATAAAAAAATTAAAGAAGCTGCTGAATATATTAAATCAAACGCCATCGCATGGAGTATTGCGTATGCCGAGCATAATGAAATTGATGTAAAAAATATAAGAAAAGCAACAATCGACTGTATGCATACCGCTGTCAATAACATAATGGAAAAAATGAATCAAACGGCAGACAAATTATACTTACTTGTCGATGGGAATGATTTTATTCCTATGATGAAACTATGCGGTGACTCATATATACAAATACCTCATATTTGTATTGAAAGTGGTGATAATACATATGCATCGATTGCGGCTGCATCTATATTGGCTAAAGTTGAACGAGACGAATACATTATGCAAATGTGTAAAGAAAATCCAGATCTTAACACACGATACGACATGGAAAATAATAAAGGGTATGGAACAAAAAAACATATGGATGGTATTAAAACATATGGAATAAGTAAATGGCATAGAAAAAGCTTTGGGTTATGCAAAGAGTTTTCTTAAATGATAATATAATACAGGTATAGTTATCTTCTTTTTCTGATTGCTGGAGCAATAAAAATTCCATATACAATATACAAAATATAAGCAACAACGAAAAATACGATTAGTAAATTAAATATTTTCATAATACTGCAATATGTAGAATTATCTGTTGAGTCGCATTTTATAGTAGTTCCAAAAACGCCAAAAATACCAGAACCTAAAACACCGCCACCACCAATAGTTCCTGAACTTCCCTTTGCCATAGTTATTTTATAGTATACTATATATATATGTATATAGTATAAAAATTCATAGGTTTTATAATTTCAGTAAATTGAAGTAAAAAATTATATTAAATAAATATACAGAATACTAAATTCAAAAGAAACAAAACACAACAAACGCGATAACCATAACACAAAATGAAAGTTCTTGTTTTTGACACCGAAACATCTGGATTACCAAAAGAGCGCAACCCTTCTATTTATGATACCGACAAGTGGCCTCATGTTATGCAGGTCAGTTATATTATATACGATATGGAAAAGGGTGAGTTAGAGGAAACATATGATACCTATATTAATCTCAATACATGGATAGTAGTTGATCCAGTTTCTGAAGGAATACACGGAATTACGCGAGAAATGATGAATGAAAAAGGAGTTCCTATTCATGAAGCTTTGATTAGAGTGAGAGATGCTCTTTCAAGGGTGGATTTGTGTGTAGGACATAATGTTTCATTTGATAAGAGATTTATTATGGTTGAAGGAATCCGCAACAATATTCGAATGAATTTTCCTTCCGACTACTGCACCATGAAGAATAGCAAAGAAGTATGCAAAATAGAATACACATTTTCAAATGGATCAAAAGGATTTAAATTTCCTAAACTAATGGAACTATACCAACACTTATTCCCAGATATCCCTCTGCCACAAAATCTACACAACTCGCTAGCGGATACTATTATTACTTTGAAATGTTATTGCAAATTGGCTCATAACGTAAATTTGTCACTTGAATCGCGAGATTTCAGGGCACTGTATCGTGAAAATTGCTGCTAAATACTGCTAAAATATAAAATGATTACTTGAATAAATATTTCAATGACGTTGAAATATCAACAGCTGAAGGAGTGCCTTCACACTCTATTTTGCCAAAAACAAAAGTTAAGTAGTTGAAATTATTTTTATATTCAAATTTTTTACGACCCATATAAACTAAAAATCCTATAACGGTTAAAATAAACATTACTACAATCAGTCCATTATTAACTTTTATAATAAAGTCATGTGTTTTATCTATCTTTTCTTTTTCATTCTTAGAAGCCGTTTCTGCTTGTTTATTAAGTTCTTCGCGTTTTAAAAATAAAATATATATAACAGCGGTAATAATTAAAATAGGAATAAAAAAGCCATATTCGGTTTTTGAAATAAGTATAAAAATAACGTATAAATAAAAAGAAATACTAAATATTTTATATAAACTTTTATCTGGAATATTTTCGAGTAATACAATTAAAAATGTAATAGTTAAATACACCATCATGTGTTTCAGCATTAAATTATTATCCAATACACGTCTTAACTGACATGGAAATAAATTGGAAGTAGAGTCCGCACATATCAAAAGAAAAAATGTAAAAATACAATAAATAGGAACCTTATCATTTATACTAAAAACCGTCATAGTTAAAAATATATAATATATTAATACTATAAAATATTAATACTATAAAATATTAATACTATAAAATATTAATATATTAATAAAAATAATACAATTTACGAAGAACACATTTCACAAGTATTTTCGTCATTTCCACCATCACCGATAGAGTATTTATTAAAATTAATATTTTCACTACCGTCTAAATTTTTTTCTTTTTCTCCACTTCGAGAGTCTTCAGGCTCGATTGTAAATTGTTGTGCCTGGTGTTTTGGTTTTCTACGCAAATAGTAAATTCCTGTTTTAAGACCACGATTCCATGAATAAAAGTGCATAGATGTGAGTGTATTATAATTTGGTTCTTCTAACCATAGGTTAAGGCTTTGACTTTGACATATAAATGCTCCACGATCTGCCGCCATATCTATCAAATGTTTCATAGGGATTTCCCAAACCGTTTTATACTTATTTTTAATATGTTCGGTTAGTCCAGGTATAGTTGACGCGTCTAGTTGCTGAATACTACCACGATTTGCAATAATATTGTTTTTTATTTTTTCATTCCATATTCCCAATTCTATAAATTCTTTAATCAAATACTTATTCACCATAATAAACTCACCAGCTAAGGTTCGTCGCATATAAATATTACTAGTAATTGGTTCAAAGCATTCATTATTACCCAATATTTGGGATGTGCTTGCGGTAGGCATTGGAGCAACAAGAAGTGAATTTCGTATACCGTATTTTATGATATCTGAACGTAATGTATCCCAATCATAACGACTAGGTGTAGGTTCAGCGCCCCACATATCAAATTGAAAAATGCCATGTGACATAGGTGATCCGATAAAAGAAGAATAAGAACCAAGTAAATCTGGAGTTTTTTGTAGGTTTTTATATTCGTCATCGGTTAACTTAAACTTATCACCTGTAGACGTCTTAAAATATTCATTTGGAAGATCAAATGGCGCAATTCTTAGCGTATTAAAAAATTGGCATCTCTCTTTTGCAATAATATTGGACTCTAAAAGTGATGCATGATATATGGTTTCAAATATTAACTTATTAATTGTAGCAGCTTCAGGGCTATAATAAGGAATATTCAATATAAAAAAAACATCAGCCAATCCTTGCACGCCAATACCGATAGGACGATGACGCAAATTGCTAACACGCGTTTTATCAGTGGGGTAATAGTTGATATCGATAACACTATTCAAATTTCGAGTAACAACGCGGACAACATCATGTAGTCTTTCATAGTTAAAGACATATTTAGCATTATCTGTATCAAAGTGAACAAATCTGTTTAGAGCAATGCTTGCAAGATTGCATACTGCCGTCTCATTTTTATCAGAATACTGAATAATTTCTGTGCACAAATTGGAGCTCTTGATGGTGCCAAGATTTTTCTGGTTGCTTTTATTATTTGCAGCGTCTTTGTAACATAAATAGGGTGTGCCTGTTTCCATTTGGCTATCGAGTATTTTAAACCAAAGATCACGAGATTTTACTTTGCGTTTAAAGCTGCCTGCTTTTTCATATTTTTCATAAAGAGAATTAAATTCTTTACCATATACATCGGCGAGACCTGGGCATTCATCGGGGCAAAAAAGACACCAGTCATCGTTTGTTTTAACTTTTTCCATGAAAAGGTCAGGAATCCAAAGAGCATAGAATAAGTCACGTGCGCGCATTTCTTCATCGCCTTGATTTTTTTTCAGGTCTAGAAAGTCTACAATATCGGCGTGCCATGGTTCCAAATATATAGCGAAGCTTCCATTTCTGCGCCCACCTTGGTCAATATACCGAGCGGTGTTATTAAAAACGCGAAGCATAGGAACAATACCAGTTGACAATCCATTTGTTCCCCGAATTAAACTACCCGCTGCCCGAATATTATGAATATGAAGACCTATACCACCAGCCCATTTTGATATATTTGCACACTCTTTTAAAGTATTGAAAATACCATCCAAGCTATCATCTTCCATTGAAATCAAATAGCATGAACTAAGTTGTGGACGTGGTGTTCCAGCGTTAAAAAGAGTTGGTGTAGCATGTGTAAAATATTTTTCAGACATAAGAATAAATGTCTCACAAGCCTTTTCTAAATTTTCACCATGTATCCCAATCGATACACGCATCCACATATATTGTGGGCGTTCTTGGACAACACCATTTATCTTCATAAGATAAGAGCGTTCAAGTGTTTTAAAACCAAAATAGTCGAATAAAAAATCATTATTAGAATGTTGTGATACGAATTTTTCTAAAAAGTCACTATTTTTTTCAATATTGTTCCATAGAGACTCAGAAATTAGTGGACTATGTCGTCCTTCTTTATCTGTAAATTCATAAAGACTGCGCATAACATTTGTAAAAGATGGATCAGTATTTTTATGATGATTAGAAATAATAATATAAGATGCTAGAGTTCCATAGTCGGGGTGTTGTGATGACTGAGCAGCACATTGTTCTGCGGTAAGTTCATCTATTTTAGTTGTTGGGATACCATCATATAATTGGTCAATAATCTTTATAACTAGTGCTGAAAAATTTACGGAAACACCCGCCTGTATCCCCATTTTCTTGACTCGTGTCAAAATTTTATCGAATTTTACTTCTTGTAATGATCCATCACGTTTCTTTACATGCATTTGGCTTTCCCAAATATTATCATTTTTATTCATTTTTATTTGTAGTTACTTTTTAGTTTAAATATATATAATATGTTGTATTATTATTAAACATATTATATTTATACCGTTTTATATAATTATTTTTTAGTTATCCAATGATTTACTATTTACTTGCGACTTTTGGTTGAAAATCTTCTGGAAGACTTACATGCCTTTCCGTGACGGGGGCGATGACGATGATGCTTTGTTTTCAATCTTAACCTGCGAGTGTATTTAATGCGTCTACTACCACCACCTTGGCGCCTAAGAAGTTTATATGCTGTATGCACTTGTTTGAATTTAACAGATGCTTCTTCTGGATTACCTAAATTCTTATCTGGGTGTAACTGTAATGCCCGTTTATTAAATGCTTCTTTAATTTCTCGCGCTGTAGGTGCGGAACGAGGATCTATTTCCAAAACAATTAACGCATCCTGTCTAGACTGGGGTGTTGGATACCTACGAGCTAGCATTGATCGCGGACTATCGGGTTGTTCAGCATGAGCAGCGCGTGCATGTCCTTGTGCATGTGACTGTTGTTGTTGATATTGTTGATGCTGTGACTGTTGTTGTTGCCATGATTGTTCTTGTTGACGCTGTTGCTGTTGTTGTTGTCGTATATATTCTTGCTGCTGGCGCATACGTCTTTGTTGTTCCGAGGTAAATTCTTCTTCTTCCCTTCTAAGACGTTCTCTTTCTATTTTTTCCCGCTTTCTATGTTCGATTTCTTCTCTTTCTCGTGCACTTTTAGTGGCATGTTCTCTCTGCTTTCGTTCCTTATCATTATGGTATCGCTCCATCGCCTCTAGATAACTACGCTCGTTTCCTTTTTTTGCACCATATTGTTGTTCCAACATACTATAAAATTTAGCCTGCATTTCGCGAGCTCTTTCAACCGCACGAGGTCTAGCTAACGTTGCACTTATCATACCTGGTCCTCTTAAAGGTGATCGAGAACGCGGTTGCGGTTGTTGTTGTAGTCTTATTCTTTCTAAATCTGCAGCAGTAGCTTCACGAAACTGTGTAGGCATAATACGCGATCTTTCATATTGTATTTGAGCAGCTCTAGCAAATGGACTAACCTGCACTGTTCGAGCTTGTTGTTGAGCCATTAATTCTTCCTCCATTTCTCTTATAGTTTTTTTAGGTATTGTAGGTTTTTTATCGCTCATTATACTTTTATATGTGTATTTGTATTATATATTATATAAATATAAATAATATTTACCAAGATAATAAAAAACTAGCAATATAATAAAATATTTTTTAATTATATACGACTATATTATTTAATAAAATGAAAAATATGACAACAAAAGGATATTTTTCTTTAAGTCACATTCTAAATGTGGGTTTATTTATAATTTTAGTAATACTTGTATTATTTTTTATGGGAGTTATAAAAGTATACCATGCTGAATCATTCTCTCCAAATATGAATAATAATAACCAACTTGAGCCAGGTAAATTTCCTCTATCTGACACGCAACCTCTTTTATATGGTGATTATAATGTAAAAGAAAACACAAATGTTACAAAAAACAACGATTATAATATTTGGAAAGAATATCCCGTTTATGCTAGTTCGTATAAGCAAGAAACAAATAATAAAAGATACTGGACAACTCCTGACAATGGAACATGTTCGCCTGCCGAATTCTGTGGAACGCCTTATGCAAAAACAGAACAGAAAAAAGATATAATAACGAAACCTATCCCAATAGAAGCAAATGTTACGCGAATTAACTGGTGGGCTGCAAACACATGTGAGTAGAAAATATAACATTCTAAAAAGTAAAAAGTAAACAATAAATATTCTACATAAATTATTTATTGTTTATCATAAGTTAAGATCTAAGTCAGATATCACAATAAGACATCCCGAGTCAGTAGTCATTTCTGCTTCATTTATATTATTTTTTTTTCTTGGTGCACGTTTTTTAGGCGCTCTATGTTCATAACCTGTTTCTCTTTCTTTAAGAATAATATTCCATACATTTTCTATTTTTTTAATTGCATCTTCAAACCATATGTCGTTTTTTCTTATAAGAACGCAACTATACTGACTAAGATACCAATATATATTTTTTAACCATGTAATTCCAGAATTCTTATCAACAATTTCTTCGCACCATTTATCATATTCGTCGCGCGTTAAATACAAAGGAGCATATTCATAAAACGGTTTGCCGTCTTTCATAAAATACGCAATGACACCCTTCAATGTTTTAGCGGATGTTAAATGAAACTCGGAATCAATATCTGACGCGGAATCATGTAAAAACGCCTGCTCATCTTCATACTCTTTAAAACATGTCTCTAGAAAATCACACTCATCACAGTCACATACATGCATCTGAAGTTGTGTTTGTATCCAGTATTCTTCAATCGGTATTCCTGTCATTTCGCGATTTACTATATTTTTAATTTCCAACATGCGACCATATAATGGTGATGCAGGATCAATATTAATACCATCAGGTGATGCACCCAAGAAACTATATTTGGGATGTCTTATACATCCAAATTCCCCAACTTTTGTATTATTTCTTTTTTCATATAGCATAACGGATAATTTTTCATATTTTTGTCCCCAGTGTAGAGGAGAATTTGTATTTACAAATGTTTTTTCTACTATTACTTGTTCTTTTTCAACACCATCTATGTCGTCTCCGTTACCCGCGGCGTTAATACCGAGTGGTTTACATTTCTCATAAACCAATTGGTTTACACACGATTCTGATTTAAACACTTTCCACGCAGCGCTCGCGGTTATGAGTTCATTTCGGAATATATACCACCCCGCCGTTCTTTGCTCATTTTGTGGTATAGATTTTAAATAATCTATTTTTTTACTAACTTCAGCAACATTTGGAGCCTCCAAAATACACGTGTTGGGATAAGAACGAGGCGGAACAATAGTATCGAAATATTCTTCCAAACAAGTATTTATAACTTCTTCTAACTGATTTTCCATTTCTTCGCTAAATATAAATAGGTCAGGATTAGTAAACGAGTTATCTGAAAAAGTCGACTCAACAATTTCATATACAGAACTTTCTAATTTTAAGTGAAATATTGGATCGCTAAATGATAATGGATTATTTCTTACATTTTCATCAATGCAATATAATATAGACTCACGGAGTCCGTGTATATCGAATTCTGTTAATATATCATTACTATCTGTGACATCATTTTGTGTATCACTATCACTATCAGTATCATTTTCAATATCGCTATTATTTTTTAAAAAATCCCACAATGATTTATCATGATTATTATCATCATTATTATATGATATTTGATTTGTAATACATTCTTGTAATAGTATACCATTTATTAGAACATCTTCTGTTTGAGTTTCTATACAGGGCATGATAAGTGTGCAAATTACAAGAATCTAAAACTATAGTATGGGTATGGTTTATGGTGTTAATATAACTAAACAAATATTTCTAAGTTAGTATCAATTTTATATTAGATATAAACAACAACATAATATAAAATAGTAATAAGTGAATAAATATAAATTATAGTAAATAGTTAACTATCTTTATCATCGTCACTATTATTATTAGAGTTATTTTTAGAATTAGCACCGCTAACTATTATATTTGCAGGAGTTCCAGTTACTCCAGCATTTTTAGCAGCTTTATTATCTCTTGTTTTATTTATTTTTTTAGGGGGAAGAGATTTAAGAGTAGACTGTCGTTTTTCGCACCGTTTAAGTGTGAATTTTCTATTTACTTGATTAAATAAAAGACAAGGGATTGTTTTTATAATACCTGCTTCTCTATCATAAATAACATCTTTTGACTTAGATAGACGTTTTTGGTCAAGACTAGTCGTTAAAAAAGAAAGTAAAATTTTTGACTCTTTTACAGTTAAGTTATTAATTGTAGAATAGTCTTCAACAAACGCGCGAATTTTTTGCATTTTTATTGTTTTGTCCAGCTTACTCCAAAGCTCATTCGTATGTGTTTGTTTTTCTTTTTCAAGAAAATCGTTTATATTATTTACATCATTTGCATCTCTTGGGCTTAAATTATTATAGTTATTATTATTTAAAAGCATCGACTTATATTTTATATTTTTCAAATCTTTCATATCTTTACTCATTGTATATATTATATATAAAGTAAAGTTTAACCTTTTTTTCTATTTGTTATATTTATTATATAAATTATATAAAAAATGAAATCGGTTTCAATCACGGGAAAAAGAAATACAGACAAAATAAAAAGTTTAGAAAATCCCGATAATATTTGCGAAAGAAGTTCTATGAAAAAATTTTCAAAAGAAATGATGACATTTTATGAAAAACACGATGAGCAGGTATCTGTTGTAAATAAACTGTATATGGATGTAAAGCCGCTTGAGAATCGTGAGATATTCATAAAAGAAATCGAGAAAAAAATAAATGGATATAAGCAACAAGATATAGAAAAAGAGTTATATGATAAAGATAAGTTTATAGATATGGAATATGTATTATCTGAAATAACGGGATGTAGATTAAAATGTCATTACTGTTGTGAAAAATGTTATATTATATACAACGAGGTGTTATCAAAAACACAGTGGACGGTTGATAGAGTAGATAATGACTATGGACATAATAAAGGAAATATAGTGATTGCGTGCTTAAATTGTAACTTGCGACGAGGGACAATGGATAGCGAAAGATTTAAGCTAGGAAAACAATTTAAATTTACAAAAAAAGATCATAATATAGAGTCTTAATATTTGAGTATATAACACAAATTAATTTACCAAAAAAGCATTTAAAATGAACTTTGTTTTAATAAATACAATAAAAATAAACACCGATCTTTATAAAAATGACTTCTAGTATATCATCTTCTAATTCTAATTATACAACTCAGAATGACCTTTTATTAAACAATCTTTTAAAATTTTACGAAGAGAATAATAACATGGATTATATGTTGCGAATTATAAATGGCGAATCAAAAATTTCTCTTAGAATTATAGATTGGTTTGCTACTAATTATGCCAAAAAATATTATACTGTTTATGAAATTCCAAATACAGAACGTCGTTTCAAAGTATATGTAGACTATAAATTAAAATTAAAAGCATACTCGAAGAAAAGATTTGATCCATTTTGTAGATGGGATCGGATAACCGTTCCGTATAAAGATGGTAAATATATTCAGACAACTATAGGACAATTAAATTTTTTCAAGTGGGCACTAGAGAACAATGTAATTCATTTTATAGAAGAAAACTATGCAAATATTGAAAAAGATATGAATAATAGAAATAGCACATCAAAGAATAAGTCTTTGTCTGGTTCGGCGGTATCTAGTTCATCCAATGACTCATTAAATAGTGAAACAAATGATATTAATTGTGTTATCGGTAATGATTGTATTGACAACGGTTTGACTATATCATCTAGTTCGAGTGATATAAATAATAAGACAAGAAAAAAACGCGAAGAGTTATCAATTTCAGCTACGAAGAGTATTAAAAAGGAAAAAGTAGAAATTGTTGTAAATTTTAATTAAAGTAATTAAAGTAATTAAAAATTCAAATATATTTAAAATATGATAAAAAATAATAAAAATATAAATACAGTATTTTTATTATTAGAAATAAAATTTGAATATAAATAATGGGCAATACAGTATCAGTAAAAAAAATAAATTGTGAAGATATGCAAAAAGCGTGTAGTGGCAGCAACATGGATAATTATATTATAATAAATACGTTAGACGCCAATATGCAACTATGTCTAATAAAAAACACAATTAAAATAGAACAAGAAGAACAAATTATAAATTCTATAATAAAAAAGACTCGAAATAAAAATATTATAATATACGGGAGAAATTGTAATGATGAAAATACATATAAAAAATATGAACAACTAGTTAGGCTTGGGTTTACTAATGTATATATATATGTAGGTGGAATGTTTGAGTGGCTACTGTTACAAGATATATATGGCCAAGAACTATTTCCAACTACTAGTAAAGAGTTAGACATATTAAAGTATAAGTCACATAGAATATTTGATGTAAAATATATAGAAAATGTTTAAGTTCATTATTCTATAGTCGGATATGTCTTATAGTGAATGAATAAATGCATCAATTTGTTTTAGTATTCCAATTTTTGCATCAGGATTTTTTTTCAAATCTACGTCGGCATCGATAATTAATTTTGGAATATTTTCACTACTAATCCATTCATCGTGATACTTGTCACATTCCTTCAAATATTCAAGTGGAATATTTTCCCCTTCTCTTGAGCGAATATTTATACGCTCTAAGCATGTTTCTGGGGAAGCTTTTATATATACAATTGCGCTTATAGGCACATCATTATTAAACTCATCGTGCCATTTATTATAAATAGTATATTCATCATGTTCTATATCTCCCTTGTCGTATAACATTTTTGAAAACACATTTCTGTCGGTTCCAACACATCTTTCTGTAACAATATACTTATATCCCTTTTTAATTGCATCTCGCAAAAGCGCCAGACGTGAAATATATGCAAGCATTTGAAGACGGAATGCGAATTTTTTTTGATCTTTGTAATAGTTTGAAAGAATCGGAACACCTTTGTCATCTACAACAGAGTTCCATGTATCAACTGGTTCTTGAATAAAGAGGATATCGGTTCGCCCTTGGTTGCGATAATACTCCTCAAAATCTTTAACATTTGTTGACTTTCCAGAGCCGATGTTACCATCAACGCTTATAATAGCTGGAAGTGATGATGTAGAAGGCGACGACATTGGTTTGTTTTCAGAAAAAGGTAACGACATTTCTGTTATTATATATACTAAATATATTCTTTCAATTTTACATACTCAAAATAATATATACAATATATCTTGATAACTTCTACTATATAATATATTAAACCAGGTTAAATATATCTTGATAAAAACATGTAACGACACCCCACAAGCTTAGTTCCAACAGTCCTTTATTATTTAAGTTCAATATCAAGATGGCAGAATCAGCATCAGCATCAGCATCAGCATCAGAGTTAAAAAAAGTAGAAGTAAAAAGTGACGAAGTAGATATACACATAGATTTATATCAAAAAAAATTATCAAAAGCCGAATGGGACTATATGGAAATACCAGAATCTAAAGATGAAATTGAAATTCTTAGTTTAATTAAAAAAGGGTTTTCAAACGTAAATATAAAATATAACACTGCAAAATCTATTATAGGTGTTTTAAAGACATCCATAACGGAAGAAACTATGGTATTTTTGTTTAATAAATATTTCAGAAAAAGGGTTGAAGAAATATGCGAAGAGTATGATTATACGGGGTTTGACTGTGATGAAATAATTGGTAAAAATAAAAATTTAAAAATAAAAAAAATAGATGAAATGAGAATAGTCAATAATAATTTTCAACAAGATAATGATAAAATATACGAGTTTGTTTTACTAGAAATTATAGAACAGTTGATCGATTATCATGAAGATAAAAAGGCGAATTGGTTTTATTATTACTATACGCTAAAATTTATGAAAAACAATGAGATTGAAAATTTGAATAAATATGTTATGAAATTTGTAGATAATGTTTTGGAAAAATATGAAAATGACTTCAAGATAAAAACATTTATTCGTTATTCTTATAATTTTATTGAAAAAAATGAATACCTATTGAAGTATCAAGACTTTTCATTATATGAACATCAAAAACAAATATTTACTGTATGTAAAAATCCAAATCCAAAGCTTATATTATATATTGCACCAACAGGAACGGGTAAAACTCTTACACCGATTGGATTATCAGAACCTTTTAACATTCCAAATCCTGATTCTTCTGTTGGCGGATTTATTACTAAAAAATATAAAATTATTTTTGTATGTGCTGCGCGACACGTAGGTCTGGCGTTAGCTAAATCAGCAATAAGCGCAATGAAAAAGATTGCTTTTGCATTTGGTTGTAATAGTGTAAGCGATATAAGGTTGCATTACTATTCTGTAAAAGAGGCAACGCGTGATAAAAATGGCCGTATTCGTAAGGTGGATAATACGATTGGAGACGAAGTGGAAATAATGATATGCGATATTAAGTCATATATTCATGCCATGTTATACATGAAAGCATTTAATAATGTTAAAAATATAATTACATATTTTGACGAACCGACAATTTCGCTTGACTATAGTGAACACGAATTTCATAAACTAATTAAGAAAAACTGGATAGAAAATCAAATACCGAATGTAGTATTATCGTCAGCTACGCTTCCACGCGAGAATGAAATTCAAACAACTATTTTAGACTTCAGAACAAGATTTATGGGAACTGAAGTTGTATCTATAGTCAGTCACGACTGTGCCAAGTCTATTCCAATTATGAATAAGGACGGTTATGTAGAATTGCCGCATTTTCTTTTTGAGTCATATGATGATGTGTTAAAGTCAGCGAAACATTGTAGTAATTATAAAACACTTTTGAGATATTTTGACTTGAATGAGATAGTAAAGTTTATAATATTTGTAAATGAAGAAAAAATGTATACTAATGGTAGATATTCGCTGGAACAATATTTTGCAGATATTATGGATGTTACTATGACAAATATAAAATTATACTATTTGATTCTTCTTAGAAATATTATTCCATCAAAATGGGACGAAATTTTCAGTAAAATGAAAGTAAATCGTGTTAAACTTCATGAATCGAATATTTATTTTACCACATCCGATGCTCATACATTGACAGATGGACCAACAATTTTTCTCACAAATGATGTTGAAAAAATAGCAAAATTCGCAATTCAAAATTCGAAAATTCCCGCCGAAGTGATCGACGATTTGATGGAAGCTATAGAACACAACAATGTATTGTCGAATAAGATCGACACATTGGAAAGGGAAATTCAAACCATAGAAGAAGAAAAAGAAAAATTAAAAGATAGTGACAAAGATGGAGCGAAGAATAAGGGTTCTGGAGGTAACAATATAGTTGTAGACACAAGAGAAATAAGAGAAAAGCAACAAATGATAGATATGATAAGGTATAATGTTAAACGTATTGCTTTAAGTGACATTTTTGTCCCCAATAAACTAGAACATATAATTCGATGGACACAAAGAGATGCATATACAAATGAATTCTCTGCTAACTTAGATGAAAGCGTTGTAGAAAAAATCATGCTTCTTCAAATCGATAATCATTGGAAGATACTGTTACTCATGGGTATTGGCGCAATAACAAATCATACAAACGTAAAGTATAATGAAATAATTAAAGAGTTGGCTCAAAATCAAAAATTATATATTATTATTGCATCTTCTGACTATGTATATGGAACTAATTATCAGTTTTGCCATGGTTATATTAGCAAAGATTTGAGCAGTATGACACAAGAAAAAACGATCCAAGCAATGGGTCGCGTCGGAAGAAATAAGTTACAACAAACGTATACTATACGTTTTAGAGATAATGAAATTATAAAGACTCTTTTTATTGACTGTGATAATAAACCTGAAGTTGTAAATATGAATAAACTATTTAGTTCTGTTTAAGATAAAATAATAATAATACGTAAATAAGTTTAAAAAATAAATAACATATATTATTAAATAATATACGTTATATTATACTGCTTAATTAAATGCCCAATCAATTTGAAACTTGCAAAAGGTCATACTTGTCTAGCAAAGACTATAACTCAATTCTTATATTTAAATGCGATGGTTGTCATTTAATTAAATCACAGCTTCGCGCAGTTGCTGATAAAAAAGAGAAAGGATACGTATGCGAATATTGCTTTAAACAGTAACTATTATATGTTCATACCATTTATACCAATAGTAAATGAATGTATTATGCTCTGATTTGTATTCCAAAAATCTGTTCTTACTTTGGTTCCATGGTCTATAAAGGTATGCGAACTAAATCCAGTTATTACCTTGCTCCAAATACTTTTGAATTCATGTTTTTTATGCTTAAATTCCAAAGACTCGTCGTGTAGTTTTACATTTGAATACCCGTTTGATCCAATTATTACCATACCTGCTGCACCTGTTGTCATATATTTTGACTCTCCATCTATGGAGTATTGTTCTAAATTATGATTGTGTCCATTTAGATACAAATGAACACGATTGCTATTTAATATAGACTGAAAATCTTCGGCATCTATTTCGTCAGCTTTATGATGTCCAACTACAAATATCCATTCATTTGGGTCTATATTCGATACTGTCGCATTAAACCAGTCAAGCTGTGTTTTACAGTCTTGTGCAATAACATTTTCATGAAACATGCATTCGCCCAGTTGAGGTGAGCAAGTGGGATATTGAATACCACATGGATCCCACTTAGAACGGTTATTACCCCTATAGTCGTTTACACACGGGTTCGTATCTAAAACTATAACGTTTAAAGTAATAGAAATATTAGAGTATTCACTATAGTTAAATACTACGCGACGGTGATAATACCTGTCGTCCATTATCCACTGAGGAATCGTTTGATTCAACTCTAATTGTGCTGCAGGATTAAAACCATAATCATGATTACCCAAAGCATTATACCAAGGCAAACCAATATTCCCAAACAATTCGACATAGTCAGAATTGACCTGAGGGTCGCTAGTATTTTGAATCCCACAGTAATAAAAATTGTCGCCAGTATTTAATACAAGTTTTGGATTATATTCAGATGCATATATTTTCATAGCGTATGCAGTGCTTTCAGCATTTTTAAGATGGTAACCACCGAGTGATGCAGATCCCCAATCTCCTAAAGAAAGAATATTTATGTCACGAGGGCTAAACTGTGTAGTATATCGCGGCACCATATCTATGGGCAATGTTACGACGTTTGGTATAAGTAGGGAAACCGCAGATACGAACAAAAGAAAAGATTGTATTTTCATTTATCTAAACAAAGAAAAGTATTTATGTGTATCTATATTAAATATTTTATAGTTATCTTTTTAAATAACTATAAAATATACATTGACTGGATATTGGTTTTAATAAAATGTAGGTGTTGTTTTACATTTCTTACCATTTTGTGAATTACAATTCAATAAAGAACTTTTTGGGTTGAATCCTTTTAACTTTAAAGACTCTATTAATTTATTTCTATTAGAGTAACCTTTTATTTTTAGAGGTTTAAATTCCTTACCATATACAACATAACAACGTTCTTCGAGAATCATAGTATTAAGTATATTATATAATATTATTTATTTTTATTTTATAGTTTCATTTAAATGTCAGCATAAAACACCTCCGCGAAGTCGCAAAACTAAATGAAGTGTGCTTTCCTTTTGGACGTTATAGTCTGCTAGAGTTCGTCCATCTTCTAGCTGCTTTCCAGCAAAAATGAGACGCTGTTGGTCTGGAGGAATTCCTTCCTTGTCTTGAATCTTTGCTTTAATAGCATCGATGGTGTCGTTATTTTCTACTTCAAGAGTAATGGTCTTACCAGTGAGTGTCTTGACAAAAATCTGCATCTTGTTTGGTCGTGTTTAACGTGTATCGTTATAATATATATACATATTTTATTTCTAAGTATATTTGGATATTCATTATAATAGAGTAGGAGGATTCGGGATTTGATTTTCTTTATCTAATTCTTCCTTCCTCTTTTTTTCTAAATCGTCTACAATTTTATTAGCCTCCGATAATTTGTCATTCCATTTAATTTTACCTGATTTGCTTGAAGTCCATGATTTAGGTAAATCGGGGTGTTTTTCTATTTTAAAATATTCGCGCTCTTTGGTGTGTGATCTGTCTATCCATTCTCGATAATATACAACATACTTTTTCATCATATGATGTTCTAAACCTAGAGGCAGTGTCTGCGCGCTATGTTTTCTATTTCGTTTTTTAGTAAAAGAAGTATCATCCTTTTTATCTTCTAGTTGTATTGTTGTCATTATTATTATTGTATTTATTCTATAAAAATAAATTTAATTCGTATTTTTAATTTATATTTTTAAATTATAGTTAAGTATAAGTAAAATAAAAAGTAAAAACACAAATGTTAAAAAATATGTTTGGTTTAGTAGATAATGGCCAAAATCCAAATCCTAAGTCGGCTCAATACATAACCAATAATAATAATAAAACTAATGTTTCTCCTGAAACGATAAAAAAAATGAATGTTTTTTATAAAATGTTAGATGCCGTATGCGTTATGTTAGATGACATCGAAATTCCATTTTATCTGGATTGTGGTACCCTATTGGGTTGTATTCGTGAAGGAAGGTTATTAATGCATGATACCGATGTAGATATAACAATACATTTATCATTTTGGGAAAAACTTCTAGAAATAGACTACTTAAAATATGGTCTAGTTTTGAAAAGAAAATATAAAGGATTTCCTAACTATTCTGGTGGTAACTTAATATCTGTTCATCTAGAAAATGAAAGTCCAGATTATTATTGCGACATTTATGCAAACCCTGCATTCCCAATACTATCTGTAGGCGCAATGGGTAAAACTTTATATCCAGTTCCAATAGATCCAGGACTATATTTAAAACAATTGTATGGTAACTGGATGGAACCATCTAGTGGACACGCTGATACAGAGTTCCATAGAAATAATGGACTCATTCTTAGCGAATATAAAAAATATTGGGATTTAAGATACAATATATATAAATGTAAATTTTAATATAAGAATATTATAAGAATATTATCATAATAGTATAATATTATCATAATAGTATAATATTATCATAATAGTATGAACTTAAATGTTATAACTCCGACAACTATAGCATATATTGTGATAATAATAGTTGCATCTGTTATATTATTCTTTTGTATCGGATATTGCATTTCAAGGCGTCTCAATATATAATATAGAAAATTGATATAAATAAAATACTATATATTAAATAAGCACATCAAAAACTTAATCGTCTCAAAACATCGTCTTAAATGGCTGGAAAGAGCAAAAGCAATAACAGCGGCAAAGGTAAGGCAGGAGCAAGCGGTGGCTCAAAGATGAAGACAGCAATGTCGGCGCATAATAATCCAGCAGCGCGTATTAGAATTCCACAGACAATTGGATTACCAGGACAGATCGCAAATAATGCAGGTGGGTATTCATTCCCCCTGCCACTCGAACAGGAATGGACGCGATATTTGATTATTGGAAGTAAGGCTGATAATGGAAGCTTCTATCAGTGTGGCGGGGCTATTGCCACTACAATTTCAAGGTGTGTTATGGCGGCTGTTTCGTCGCCGACTACATGTGAGCATTTGATTCGGGATATAGTGGACGTGTCTATGAATGCTCGTGCCCCCAAACAGGAAATGACAATGATGTCACTTGCGGCCGCGATCGTATTTCCTCCCGACAACACATGCAAGGCACAGGCACTGGCGGCAATCAATCAGGTATGTCGTATTCCCACTCACCTCTTCATGCTGGTTCAATATATTCGCGATATTTCGCAAGACAAGAAAAACCCAGGTAAGGGATTCGGAAAGGGTGTTCGACGTGCGTTGACTGAATATTATACATCGCGCGGAGGGTTGGAGCTGGCCGTTCTGGTGACAAAATATAAAAATCGCGAGGGATGGACACACGAGGATTTGATTTCACTGCTTCACATCAATCCTGCGAATATGAAAGATGATGGTGGGCGTCTTGTATTGGAGTGGATTATGAAGAAGGACAAACCTGAGCGCCAGATTGCGGCGAATCCAGCAAAGGGGATCGTGGCGACAACGCTGCCTGCAAAAATGGAGAGGACTGAATTTCTGAAACGACTCATGGCAATTCCAACTCCAAACATGGGTGTTGCTGAGAGCGGTAAAGGATTTATTAAAACTATTATGAACGCTGTTGGGTCGGTTATGAGTGGCGGCGGTGGCGTTGCAGCACCTGTCTCAAAAAAAATTCCCGTTATGTTCGAAATAGCCCACCCAGAAAGCTCAATGGTTGGCACACCTATAAAATTAATGGTCGATGAAAAAGAGCAGTTATATGTTGCCAAGAAGACACTTGCAGATATGGGTGTAGCACCGATTGGGAATATGGTTCTATGGTATGGCGGCAAAGGATTATCATCAGCTAAATCATTACTAGATATTTCATACAATTCTGCTAATAAAATATACGTTCTATCAGGAACAGAACCAGTGGAAGCTCCTAAACCAGCACCTGTGGTAGCACCAGCACCAGCACCAGTAGCAGTAGCAGCAAAGACAGAGGGTCACGGAGATGAATCGGAATCGAAAAAAGTGGCAGAAGATCCTCTTGTATCAACAGCTAGATTCCTGAAGGCACTGCTCGAGTTGTCAAAAACGGGGGAAACAAAAGATGCGCCCAAGGCAGTCGCAATTATGGAACAAAACAAGAAAATTCAGCGCGAACATTTGCCGACGGAGCTTTTAAATACACCGCAAATCTGGAATACACTTTTGAGCGGAATGGGAATGACTGCATTGATTCGCAATCTCGGAAAATTGTCGCAGGTTGGCGTCGCGTCATCAAGGTCGCAGGATATTATTAAAATGCTGGGCGACCCTAAAAATGTCAAGGAGTCAAGGGTTCACCCACTTCAAGTACTGGTTGGAATGAAGACGTATTCACAGGGAAAGGGCGATCTCGGCTCAATGACATGGCCTGTAAATTCATACATCACTACGGCGCTTTCAACGACATTCAGGCAGTCGTTTGGAAATATCACACCGACAGGAAAACGGTTTATGATTGGATTGGATGTATCAGGGAGTATGTCGATGTCTATGTGCGCTGGTGCAAAAAATATTACACCACGCGAGGGGTCGGTTGCAATGGCGATGATGACACTACACGCCGAGGGGGCACAAAATGTTCACATCTATGGATTCAGTCATATATTCCATAATTTCAATGGAAAGATTCGCCCTGAGATGACAATCCAGGATGCAATTAAAGCCACCGATGTGCCGTTTGGAGCTACAGATTGCGCTTTGCCGATGACGGAGGCGCTTAAAATGTATATGAGTAGCGGGGTAGGAATTGATGTATTTTGCGTATATACAGACAGCGAAACATATGCACCAAATATTCATCCTCAAGTGGCGCTAGAAGAATATCGCAGAGTAACGGGAATCGATGCCAAGCTGATCGTGATTGGAATGGTGGCGAATCAGTTGACAATTGCCGACCCGAAGGACAAGAATACACTGAACTTGGCTGGATTTGATACATCTACCCCAGAACTCATCAGCATGTTTGTGCGGGGCTTGATCTAAATATACTATGCTCTATAACAATAATAATAATAATAATATGAATGTGAATTTATTATTATTTAATTTTTCTCTATATAAAAAATTGATTATAGATATTATAATTAGTTTATAACAAACAATAAAAATACAAATCATATAATGATAACAAATGTAAAAAAACTAAAATACTGTCTTATTTTAAATGTCATTGTTCTGTTTATAATTATTTTATTATCATTTATATTTAGAGATGGTGGATCATATTGGAACTTTGGTCCAAATAAAGTTCTAGTTATTATAAGTGTTCATATAGACACATGGAGTAAATATTTTATATTATTAACAATAATAACATTAATTAATATTAGCAAAGTAATTATTGAAGAAATAGGGATGCCGATTTTGAATTTTAATATTTATAATCCAGACAAAAAACATATAACCGAATTTACAAAATTAGAGCTTCATGTTTATGGTAACACAATGTATGCAATTAGCAATATACGTCGAGTATTACTTCTTATACTTAATATATCACAAATAGATATCGCAATTTATAATATATTTGTTTGCGAGGTTACATCTATATTTACAATTCGAATGTTGCTTAATGAAAAACACTTTGTCCGCGATATATATAATGATGCAGAAAATCAACAAGAAGATATGCAAATATTAAGAACATAATTGGTATTGACTATATTATTACTTTTTTTGTAATAATATATTTAGTAAGTGGTTAAAAATATTATAATATATTATCAATATTTGTGATAAAATATTAATAAACCATTAATATAAAATAGTATTATACTAGATGCTTATAAATTTATATATTTATATAACTGTTATAGTTGCCTATAATATATATAATTATGTAAAGGATTTACCTTTTAGTTATATTACACAAACCAATTATGCATTATGTGGCGAAATGAATAACACATTTTGTATTCGTATTTCATATTTTGTAGTAGCTATTCTATTATACTTGCTAACTATCAAGTATATCAATATAACTTTACCACGAGATACTCCTAAAATTATAAATACAATTACAAATGACAAACCTTCTTATTTTGGTTTTGGATCTTTGATTGGGTGCGGAATATCGATACTTTCATATATTTTTAATATTATTCTTGGATTTTCATCATTTAATGGTTTTAAAAATAATTCGATATTCGCTATAACTAAGAGTCTTACAACTATTTTTACAGGAATGATGATGACAAGTTTTTCAGAAGAATTGATATATCGTGGGTTATTGATTGGTGTGACAAAACAATTTTTAAATACGAATATTTGTGTATTTTTGTCAGCTTTGGTTTTTGGATACGTTCATGTAAAATGTTCATTTAAATATGGTATAGCAGCTTTTATTACTGGTATTTTATTAGGTTTTGGTTACTTACATTATGGTTTATATTGGTGTGTTGGTCTTCATGCTTTATTTAATTTCATCGAAACCTCATTATATACAATAACTAATACTAAAGTTACTAATAAATTAATGGGCGGTGAAAGAAAAACACCAGATGAAGATGGAATGATGACACCATTAGTTGAGTTAATTGTTTTATATAGTCTTTATTATTTTGGATATTTTTAACTATTTAAACCTTTTCTCATTTCAAAAGCCCATAACAACAAGTAATAAAAATATAATTATATAAAAATATAATTATATAAAGAGTTTAACTATATAATATAATATAAATATGGATATTATTTTAGG